TCTCTTCATTAATTGCCTGGCTAGTTCAGGACTTTTTAGTACATCGACATTCTTACTATTTAATAATAATGTTACCATTTCAATGTTGTCATTTTCGAGTACCTGTCTCAATACCCTATTATCATCTATAGATAGATCGATTCCCTTTCTTTCCAATAATCCATGATATATAGCCACACGTCCTACTACATCTCTGACTATTCTGTCGTTATATTTAGTTATATCGTAATCTTCATAGTCAATTAAAGCTGACAATGCTTCGTCTCTTAGATTTTCAATATCAATTCCTTCTACACTGATCTTCTTTTGTCTGAACAAATGCAGCAGAACGCCATAGTCGAGAGTATCCAATATAAAATTCTTATAACTCTCGACACTATCTTCCGATATTAGAATAACAGCAAGTATTTGTTCTTTCATCACGTTGATACGGTTCTCTGTCACAAAAGAGATATAACTGTTATTTCGTAACGAAAGTAATAAGCTAGACAGAACATAGTTTATTTGATTCCGTTTGTCGTTAACTTTATTAAGTATATAGAGCAATATATCTGTGTTATTTCCCATAGCCGCTTCAAGTAATCCTTTAGGATTTTCCCAATCCGATGGATTTTCAGGTAATAAGCTAAGTATATAACTTACTTCCTCGGCGACGGATTTACTTTTTGAACCAAACGGCTGGACACTGCGTTTTCGAAGTATTCGATTCTCAAATTCTTTCACTAACCGATCCCATGACACCATCTTCCAAGTAGGTAATACTCTTGCCAGAATATTATAGTAGAACTTATTGACGTAACGAAATTCAGATATATTAACTACCACTAGCTCTTGTATTTCTGGAGGCAATTGATCTAAGATAAATGGATAAATTAGAGTATTGAGTGTAGGAGGTCCAGCAAGCATATTATTCAGGTAGGGTATAACATGAAAGTTCGGCAGTCCTAACTTATAACCAGTATATTGAGCTATCCACCTGAAATACGCAAGGAATCCTTCAATGAAATCAACTGGAGAGCTTGCCACCACTTTGACACCGATTCCTGCCCTATCAGCGTTATAAAGACGAATTAGGTAATTAAAAGCATCATTATCGGCTTGGCTAGTTATCTCCAGCCTTGAATTAATACGAACAGTATGGTATATCTTTCTATCACTAGTACTACCAAATACATTAATTTGATTACCTCCTCGCATCTGCGAATATTTCGTCAAATCATATAAAGGAATATTATATGCCGCCTCGTGTGTTAGGTTAGAGTATTTAAATCCTGATTCATTAATTAGAACAAATTTGAATGCGAGTAAAGGACTATCTAAAGCAAGTTTCAGCTCGGTATCAGCCAATAACAGTAGTTGTGCGGAATAAATACCACGAATAGCAGAATCTGACAAAGTGTAACATGCCTCTGGTTGAAGCTTACCTTCGCTATTTAAGCAATACAAATAATAATTGCATAAAGTGGCCATAGAGTAGTTTATTTATCTTTTTTGATATATTACTTTTGTAATATATCCTATCTCATAAAGATACTGGTTGGGATTGCTAGTCTACTGCCTCTACTGAAGTCTGGACTGGTAAACTCAAATAAGTAGCTAGTTCTTCAGCTTGATGGGAACTCGAGATAGAAATACATCTCTCAAACAACTCCTTTGGAAGAAGATAGAAGTACTTATCTCTAGCAATATCAAGTATCTTACTAGAACTCTGCATAGAGGCGCTACTTGCTAACAACAATCTATCTATTACTTTCAACAACTCGAATCTCGGATCCGATATTAACTCAATAATTCTGTCAGTTTTGTCAATATTCGATATCATAGCATCTATTATAGTGTCGTCGTTTAAATCATAAGTATGCTTGAGCAACAAAGGAAATGTCCCATTGTCAACATAAAACTGGAATGAGAGTATACTAGAATCAGTTATCTGTGGATATCCAAAGATATCAAGAATCTGTAGTAGAAGATCTTTCGCTTCTCGAATTCTCTTGTTGCATATATTAGACACAACTCTATTATAATTTATTAAAGTTCCTGTTTGATGTAGAATCTTAATAGCATCAATATCGTACAGCATCAGTATAGCTATATTCGTTCCATGGTAGAAAGTATTTATAGTGGAATGTAGAAGCATGTGTTCCGATATCACGATATTTCTCTCTTCTAGGCATATTCTTACCGCTTCATAATCATTTTCTGACAAGTCTATATCCTTGCTTAGTATCGAAATTATTGGATTTACTCTATTTCTCTTCAAAAGTTTCTTTAATACTGAAGATAATTTATCATACGGTAAGTCGTCAATCAACATATATAAGGCAGAGTCCTCCATTACTAAATCTTTATCAATAGCATCTATTATATCATCTATTGAGGTTGTATTTCTGATCTTAAAGTATATAGACGGAGATGCAAGTGCTATACTAGAACGATAATCTTCTAGACCTTGTTGGTCAAACACCTTTTCTATAGACAAAGTTGTTCCATATCTAAAGAGTAGTTGAAGGGTAGTTTCTGCAAGTACAGTGTTTCTATCGTATAGAAACTCGAACACCTCGTCAAATATGTCAGTTCCAACTTTTCTGTCCAACAATACTGATATAGCGGACTCTTTATTAAGACTTAGGTAAGATGGTAGCTTTATTATCTCTAGTAATAATTTGATGTTAATACCGGTCAATTCTAAGACTGTTTCTTGAGCATCCACAGCTGCTAATAATTCTATTAGTATACTAATAGCAAGAGGGTTGGTTATTTGTTCCAAGTGTATATCATGAATTGCTTCCATATTAATACCTTTCAAACAATCAGTTAGCTCTTCAATTTCCTCCTGGCTTAGATCTGTTTTGACCGCTAGTTCATTAAATCTCTGAATTCGGCTTCTAATATGTGCCTCAGACATCAGAAAGTAGAATTTCTTACAGATAGTGGCATTGGTTCGATCCATAAGAATTCTCCGTAATAAATTCTCAGATAAAGAGTTTATGTTCATTCCTGATATAGGGCTGATAGGGGCAGTTAGAATAATATTGTTGTTCTCATTCCTTATATATAAGTTGAATCGACCTGGTAGATCTATAACATTATATCGATATAATATTGAGTCGAATAGAAGAAATCCGGAAAGAAAGTCGGACAAGCTATCCAAAGATATCGGTGTTGGTATACTAACTACTATAGTACTCTTGCAGTCCTCGGTGATACCAATCGAGAGCTTCGGATGAGAGTTCTTATCTCCGTGTAGAATGGAACCATCAGCATCATAATAGTAGACATGCGGCGGAAACTCGTTGACTTGAGTTTTTACCTTTCCAAACAATAGTGGATAAGCTAGAGGACAATCAAACCATTTATCAATATCCTCTGACAATATCTCCAATCCTTCACTAGATCGTGAAATAAACTGTTCGTCCGCAAAGACAAAAGGTAAAGATAATTGATTATTCGTCTGAAGTTTCAACTCATCTCTATACATAGAGGATGAAACATTGAGTAGAAGTATATGCGAGTAGATACCCTTTAGCGCATCTTGGTTCAACTGATAAGTTCCAGAATTATATTCTGGAATCTGACTACCCTGTCTAGTCTCAGACACCAGACGATAACTGTACATTTTCTTCCTCAAGATCACATTCGAAAAACTATATATGATAGCTGGGTTGAGAAGTTTAACGAAACTAGATGAATCTGATTATTTGTAACAAGTATATATTGCTGTAGCAATATATCAACTATTCGCATATTATTGAATCAATTAGAACGCATAAGAGAACTTTTCCGACGGAAGATTAGAAAGTATAAAGTCCGGTATATCTGTGATCGGTACGGTATATGGAATTATTATCAGATGTATTCCATACATGGCACAAACTTGACGCTTAAACTGATCTCTTCTCCATTGCTGTATAGTTTCATAGCCACCCATATTGAAATGTCCGTCTTCATAATGTTGTCTTCCGTTATACTCAAAAGCTATACGTAACTCTTCGTTGTATCCATCCAGCTCCAGATTTTCTCCTGTCTCCGGATTCTTGAGCCAATCGGGTCTTATAGTAGGAAATGATTTTCCAGTAAGTTTCTCCAGTGTTTCCTTGCATTTCAATTCTCCTTTAGATATTCTACGCTTATTAGCCTGAGAGTAGAACAATTCAGGTTTCCTGATCACATCATCGTACCTTGTCTCCATTCCGAAAGCAGTTGCAACTACATCATTTGGTAATTTGGTTGGTAAGCCACTGAAGCCAACTTCCGGTCTACTATATATGGAGTAAGATCTAGAAATAACCTTGGATGGTTCAATTATCGGTACTTTGCAAGTAACAGATAATTCCTGTCGAATGAAAGGAGTCTCAACTGGACTGACCTTCTTTTCTAGGCTAGCAGCTTTTTGAATTCTATCTTCTTCTATCACTTGGTTGACTTTAGAAGCTATAGCCTGTAAAGCTTCAATCCGGAAGAACTTTGAAATGCACCATATTAAAGCAACTCCTATAAAGAAGACTATCAACCACCAAAAGATCGACATTTGATTTGATTTGAAAATGTCAGGTCCAATTTTGATAATCGTAGGTAAAAGTTGTGAGATTGAGATAGTTCTACAACCTCTGGTTTCCTATCTAGGTCAGTCTTGTAAAGTTATTAAAACTGAAAATGATGTGCTACAAGCAAATTCTGCTATCTTTATCGATAGTAAACTCTATGAACGGTGGAAGAATAATTATTCCACCAGTATTCTCATAGTAACAGAAGATATAGCTCATACAGTTCAAAGTATACCTAGTGATAAGATATATACTATTACTTACAATACTGATAAAGTTATGACGAGGTTACATGTGTTACTGTTATCCAACTCCAAGTCATCTCATAGTGTTATGAATAAACTTGGCTCCTTGTATATGCTAAGCACAAAATACTCAAGAATAGCAATTTGGAAGGAGCCGGAGACTAGTCTGAGTAATATACCGACTAATTGTGTATGGGGAATTGAAAAGGAAGTTACCTGTATTATATTCTACGATATTCCTACCGTAGATGAATACTATAAATTCGTCAAACAGATAATCAATAGATCTAATTATCCGAATAGAGCCAAATCTAGTCTCTATGTGCATGTTTATCTACTAACTTACAACACAAACAGATATAAGACTGATACTTTGATCAATAATATCAATACTAGATTGTCTACTATGAGAAATATGTTATCTCTAGCAAAACAACAAATATCGCTAAAGGACTCGAAACTAGTCTTCGAAGATAGAGATTGAGTAACAGTTTGTATGTTTCTTTAAATATGGCATTCCACATTAACTCTCGCAACATACATCTAATATTAGATGTATGTGACAAATTAGTATGTCTTGGGACGTGGAGGTGGTTTACCTCCAAATGCCACTCTCCATCTCGTTCCTAGAGAGTTAATAGTGCCAGGTAAATTATTATCTGATATAGTTCGAACTATTCTGCCTTCTCGCACACCTAGAAATTTGAAGAGTGGATCCATAGTATAACCCTGTGGTAGTTTATTCTTAGTTATTGCCCTAGTTGTCAAGAACTGTTTTTCTTCTTCGGAGCTCAGAATATGAATATTATGGGGTTGTAGACGGTGCGATGGCGTCTCACGATTCAGCTCATCTAACTCAAATGCCCATAGCATATCTTGATATTGTACTTGTCTCGCTATCTTTTGCATACCCGCTTCACCATCTACATACCCTCTATTAGAAACTAGAAGTATATCATTGAAAATAAAGTTAGGTGTGCGTAATTGTGAGATAGCTGATTCATACTTCTTAATATCTTCTTTTGTAATTTGAGAGCCGGAAATCTGCCCACCTGAATCAGCCAATAAGTTTCGAAGTATTTCCAGAATATTCGAGAGATACTTTTCTGACTCCAATGGTAATATAGTGAGCATTGATAGAATGTTAGTAATATCCTCTGTCAATAATTTATCTCTTTCCGATTTGACGAACGAATTATGTAAGAGAACAGCTATTAAATTATTAGTGGAATTCTCAAAAGCAATCAGACCAATCGTTTGCGCATTTCCTGACTGAGAATATTTTGGTTGCCAACCTTGTAAAAGAGTATAGTTTCTCCATTTGAACATCAATCGCAATATGGAAAGGGGACCTCTCCAAACAGAAGGTAGCAGTACCGTGTTTAATCTATTCTCTACATTCTCTAACGGATCTCCGAAGCTCATAGCGGTGTTAAAAGATGTAATTTCCATTCTGCCAATATCTTCCGATACTTTTTATTATATTGACAATACTTATACGTTGAGAGATAAGTACGGTAATGAATTTATATATCCCTGCATGTATGGTATGATGTTAACCAGCAGTATACTTGTGTATGCGGAAGATGAGACTACTTTACATGTTAGAAAAATTAACAAAGGTGAGGATACTGTTTATAGTTTCGATGATCCAATCGTTCATATATCGGGTAGGTATCCTGATATATGGGTCCAAACTACTATATCTGCTTTTGTTATTAAGTCTAACGGAGAAATTCAATCCAACACCTTTCCTAGCAATATTAGACGTGTGTTTTATACCGACAAGCATTATGCTGACTATATAGTGGATGAATCTTCAGTAATCGAATACTACAATGATGAAAAAGTATCTAGGTCTGACAATGTTAAAGCTTTCTATTTCGATAATTCAAGGCTACATGTTATGACGGAACCGGACATACTTTACGCCGATAGATATATGAAAGTCTATAAGAACTTAAATAATTTGGCAGAATCTTGTGAAAATTCTAAAAGTGCATCGAAAATACAGGTGCGAAATTCTAATTATAACAAAACCAAATGAACACTAATAATATGAGTTTCCCTGGAACTTCTGTCCGAAATATTCCGTCAACCACGGTTGCCAATATGTATATTATTCCAACCACACCAGCTGTTCAAATAAATACACCCGTATCACCGCTACTTAGCAATGAAATCTATACAGGAGGAAGACGTAACGGTACACAATCTGGTTATAATTCAGTTCGATCACCAACTACAAGAATTGTAAACACTCCCAACGCTACTAATTACCCTGTCACAATTCTACCTAGTATGACAGGAAATCCTTCTAGTAGCATATCTGTGTCTTCGCCTCCAAGTAGATTAATTACCCCACTCTCCGGTCGAGTAACTAGTCCTACTACAAATATGACTACCCCACTCTCCGGTCGAGTAACTAGTCCTACTACAAATATGACTACCCCACTCTCTGGTCGAGTAACTAGTCCTACTACAAATATGACTACTCCACTCTCCGGTCGAGTAACTAGTCCTACTACAAATATGACTACCCCACTCTCCGGTCGAGTAACTAGTCCTACTACGGTTATTCCTCCCCTTGTAGGCCCAAATACCTCTCGTACTCCTGTTATGACAGCCGTATCTTCTCCTATTCCTCCTAGTGTTCGTAGTCCTGGAACTAGTAATAACTTGCCATTGACTCTTCCAATTTCTCCAATCTCACAACCACAACCCCCTTTGAGTCCGAGTCAAATAAAAGCATTGAGTGTGAAACCATCAAGTCCCGTCAAGACAATAATAGGCCACGCCTCTTCCACGGACAATCGTGAGCAAATCAACAACTTTATCCGCAATTGTCCCGTTGACTCCCTGTGTATGATGGTTCTGAATCATATGGGTACGAAGCATTCCGATATTAAGCGCACTGTGGGAGATATTATAAGATCAACCGAGTCTCTTGCAACTCTTCGCAATTACTTGATACAAACTGGTCTTCTCGAGACTCTGGATACTGATGATGTCGTTACTATTTTAGCGCCGACTAATGAAGCATTTCTTAAGGCAACTCAAGACGGATATTTATCCGGTAAAAGTATTGAAGAGGTTAGAAGTATACTTAAGAAACACGTGATAGTTGGTAAATGGAGTGCGGATATGCTAAAGTATCAACCGAACAATACTCGGATCAAGTCTTTGGTTGATGGTTTTTATGTCAGAAACGATTCTACCGGTATCTACATGTATGGAACCAAAACTCAAGCTAAACTCTCCGAGAAGCATGTTGGCTACAATGGGTACGTTTACGAAATTGACGAAGTAATTCTGTAAAGCCGCATATTATACATTAATTATAATGTATAATTATACTCTAGAAAAATAATGGATAGACTTGTTACTGAAGTAGACAATAACAGGCATCTTCTAAGTAAGGGATTTGGTATTGATTTACCCATAGACAGCGATCATCTACATGATCTCTATCTTTATAAATATCCTACTGAAGAGAGTTTATCTTTGTATCCTCCATCCATAGTCGCTCGCAACTCAAGTCTACGGTTTCTTCTGGGTAATGATTGTCAAGTTATAGGTAGTATCAATAACAACAGTAAATTGACCGGTTTATTTACTAGCGGAACCGATAACATTCTTAAGTATGCTAGAATATATCGTGAGACTGGTAAGTTGGTAGTAATAGATAACATTGGCTCTAGTGTTGCAGAATTTATAGCGGGTCCTGGCTTCCAAGATATAGGTTCTGATCTGATCGAGTATATGAAACCTTACGTAGTGGCATTGTCTCTTTTACCTAATTCACTCATAAAGAGTGGATACAATGGCGACACAATGACATTGGACGAAGACTATCTGTTGGGAGCTATTCTAGGAAGCAATGTTAATGGTACAATTAGTTATTTGAGAGAGACGAGTAATACTTTGCCTATTTTCCTCTTGTGCTTCGGAACTACCGAATTCCTACGACAGATATTAACTGAAGCTGATGGAATAGACGACTTTCCTCTTGTGTTGGAAATTATGGCTTATGTACCCAATGCGATCTTTTATGAGCTATACAATGATATAATTAAGTCATGTAATGGAAATAACTATGTTGCTGCTAAATCTTTCCACCTTTGTGAAATGGTCAAATTGTGGCTATTGTCCGGTACTGTGACCGAGGAAGAATTGAATATTACTAGAGATTATGAATACGAAGAATTTCAACCGACCGAAATAATGTACAAGTACTACAAAGAAACATTACGTAAATAAGTTCTACACATTGCATGAGTAATGTGTAAAGAAAGTTTATTAGCTACATTTCGAGTTTTCACAGGAGCTTCCATAAAACAACTCTTGGAAGTATATGTATATGGCTATCAACAGTAGGAATATGCCGAAGGTTTCAACTATCGACTTAAAGTGCTTTATTATTGATATGTTGTCGGGATGTGTCCAAACATCTATAACTGACAGAACCACAAAGAACACTCCGATAATGACTATACGCAAAGCACAGTTATCGTGCTTTAACTTAGATAAATTAAAGAAGAGAGGAATAACTACAAGCATTGTTATTGATAAATAATTAACTTGGAAGACACTATCTTCGTATTCACGAATAAAAGTTGGAATAATATACCAAGTCCATACAAACATGATTATTGGTATGATAGCTAATAGAACTATAAACCAGTCATAATTAAGAATAGATAGAACATAGATGACAAATAACCATGCAAGTATTCCTAACACATAGAGAGCTCGAATATAAAAGACTTGATTGTTTGTGTATGCTGTTTGTGTAGGCAAACTATTAGGTGTCGGATAATCGCTAACAGGAAAATTGTTAAAGCTCATTTTCCTGTTTAAGAATAGGTCAATTAAAGGTAAAGGAAGAGAATGTCTGACGTTGTTTCTGGAGCATACACAGTTACTTTTCCAGTTTTAGATCTGGAAAAGATACATAAGGAATTATCTGATATGCTTATGGTTTATCTTTCTAGAAAGATAACAGACATAGACAATCAAATTAGCGACCTGAACGACTTTAATGATTTTCATATAACTAAGAAGAATGAGCTAGAGACTCGCAAGAAATCTGTACTATCTTTGCAGAGATTTCCAGATGATGTAAAGGATGTTCTGTCAAAATACAAACAATATCGAAATGCTATTTATTTCGGAGAACAGGATACCTTGCGCCCCTACATAGATTCCTATTTACAGATAGCTTCTAGATATTTTGCTCTTACTATATACAACAAACCCAGAATCAGTGATAAATGTGGAACCTGTGGAATGACTCTACTAATCGGCTCATGTAGTAACTGCGGTACCAATCAGGCAACTGTATTAGGTAGTACTTCTCCTATTGTATCACCGGTGGATAACTCTGAAAATCTTGAGAATCTCATTAATGCTTTTCACCGATTACAAGGGGTAGGAGGTTCTAACATTCCTTACGATCTCTATAATGATGTGCGTAAGTACCTAGCTTCTAACAGTAAACCTCATTCGAAAGGTGTGTTGGAGTTGAGCTCTTATACTGAAGATATGTTGGTTCAGACTCATGGAACATCCCTAAAGATGTTAGAGTCAGCTTTATCTAAATCAGGTTATTCTGCTTACTATGGCGATATGTATATTATAGCAAGAAATATATGGGGCTGGAAATTACCAACTCTATCTCATATAGAACAATGGATAATTAATACATACAAGGAAATATATAAACATTATCATCTAGTGAAGGGAAACAGAAGTTCATGTATAAATGTTATGTCCTTACTTTATGAACTTTTACGGAAAGCCAATGAGTTAGGGTTGATTACTTGGTTGTGTAAGAAAGTACAATTTAAAATGGTGTCTGACCCTGATATTCAAGCAGAATATACTTCTATGATACGAGAGATGTTCAGATTGGCTGGTATAGAGAACACTAATTATAGATTTCATGCTTTTGCTCCTTAATAACTTATATATCACTAAGATATATAAGTTGGTCTACATTAGATAATATCACTAATAATTCTAACCGAATATGTATATTATTTCGATAATATACACTGATTTATTTGTTGTTAGAGATGAATGTGCGCATAGACTTGTAGGGATTGTCAGGACTTAACTTTACAACTTTCTCCAATGAAGGGGAACTCGATACATGCTTCTCAATAAGTTCACGATACAGCTGCATTTCTTTGTGAGAAGTAACTTCGACACCCTCTAATTTCAGAATGAGATCTGGTATGTTCTTCAAATAAGGCTTTTGATGCAATCTTTGATAGCTGGATAACTGAATAAACAAATTTATTCTGGCAGAGATAGCTGGTATCTGTTCAAGTAAATCCTCGGGAAGAAGAAGTTTAACCGAACTGTTATGAACTCGCAACTTATAAATAACAAGCCGACCGCTGCAATTACAATTCTGTACCAAACTTCGGGTTGGAATTTGGACAGATCTACGAAGTAGAGTAAGTTGGATGTAGCGACTCACTAAACTCTTACGCTTCTCGACTTCATTAGAGTTAGATTTCATATAAGCCACATATCCTTCTTTAAAGTATTTATAGGCAGATCGAGAGTTGTGTTTCTCAAGGAAGATATCCTTGGATAAAGGTAGAGGAGCTACTTTAGTACCTGGAAATCTAACAGTTCCTGGTGTACGAATAAATTGGTTATGAATTGAATGCATAATTGAAAAGGGTTTTCAATTAAAGGCAAATACCCGCAAGAAAATTAGAATGAGTCTATGGATTCTAATTCTGATATTCGCTCTGGTTTTTATATTCATCTTTGCTTATATAGTTTACAAGATACTTACTGTACCTCCACAACCGGCTTATTTATGTCAGGGAAATAACCCACCTCTAGGAACGTTCGAATTATCGAATACTGGAATCAGTGGTACTCCTATCTTCGCATCTAATAACTCTTCCTTAAACGGTTTCTATAATCTGACATTCGGTACTCTTCGTAGATCGAAATTCCAATATGAGAATGGAAGACTAATATTAGATGGTACTGGTCTGGTTTGGACCCGAATTGTCAGTAATAATATAGGATATATAAGGCTAGCAGAGAAAAAAGACGAACTAGAAACTCAGCTATGGGTTGTTGAGAATGGTAGAATTATGTCTCCAGATCAAAACTATCTTGTCGTTATATCTTCCGTCTCAGGTGCTTACGTTCCCCAAGTAATATTAACTTCAAGATTGGATATAAATGTAAATAAAAGTACATCTTGCAATTTTAACTTTTTAAATGCAGAATCTAGCGAATTTATTAGGTAAGGATGACTCCTCCGCCAGAAAACTACTGAATGTTCTCGATCTACCAACATTAGAACACGAAGAAAGGGTTGAGTGGAACTGGTATGCAAGTATACTTCTATATCATACAGATATAGAAAGAGCTAAACAATCTTATATAAGTGCATTTCGAGACATAACTGATGTAGCTAAGTTTAAATGCCTCCTCAGTAACTTTCAGTGGTTTGTCTATAAACTCAAATCGAATGGAAAGATCTTGCTTTCTAGTCAAGAGCATGAGACAGATATGCATGTACTTAATCCGAGTATTGTTAAGTACGATGATAAATATTTGATAGCTCTACGACATACTAACTTTATTCGTAAAGGCACCGCTTATACGACAAGAGATGGTTCGCCTATTCGAACAACTTACACCATTGAGACATATGACAAAAATCTGTGTTTTCTCAGTAGCAAACCTCTCGTTACTAATATAGACGAACTCGGTAAAGTTGATATGAGAGTTCAGGGTGTTGAAGATATCCGAGTATGTTATTCAGAAGATCTTTGGTTTACTGGAATCACTTATCAGTTGGGTTCTCCAACAAAGATGGTAATTGGATCATTAGTAGAAGAAGACGATAAATATATATCTGTGTTAAGCCTTCCTGATCAAATAGAGCCATTCCGGGCACAAAAGAATTGGTTACCAATAATAGGCACAGATACATTTATTTATGGATGGAATCCTATACAAATTTATCATAAGTCAGGTAGCTTGGTAAAAGAATATAATTCCCAAGTAGCTGTCATTAAACAAGCCTCTGGTAGTTCATGCGCAGTTCAGTGGAAGCACGGATATTTGTGCGTTGTTCATCATATAATACTTTTAAACGACGAAAGACGATACATAAGTGCATTTGTTCATTTGAGGAGCGATGAAATCCATGTATCTCGTCCTTTCGTGATGGAGTATGCAAATGGGTTGGAATATATCTGTGGTATTTGTATTAAAGAAGCAGAATTGTTAATAACTTACGGAATAGACGATAAGTATGCTGCCCTATCTAGAATTTCGTTCGATGAAATAGAATCTTTGTTTACTTAGTCCTGATGCATAATATTCTTATATTATGTACATTCAAAATGTCGGTGAATATTGTCGAATACAATACATCTCATTTATTAGTGGAATTAGCGGCTACTGCTGAACAAATAGCAGCTCTAAGGACAGTTCTATTGCATGAAACACCGGGTGTCAGATTTATGACTGTATCTATTCCTACTAACACTACTGTTATGTCACCCGAGCTCATTCTTGCCGAGCTGGGAAAAATACGTTTATTTATAGATGATCCTAATATACTACCGTTCCCCAAATTTCCGTCGTCCGATACTGATACTCTTGTATATCAGATTGATTACACCGCAACAGAAGATGGATTTATTACTACATCTGACATAATAGCTCGTAAACACGTTGATGGTATCAGATTACCAAGAGGACATCGTATAATACCAGTGAAAAGAGGACAAACTCTCCAAGCTGTTTTATTTGCCCAGAAAGGTATCGGTCCTGCGTTTACTCCTGTTCACGTGGTTAATTCTAGAATTAAGATGAAAATCATATCTAATGTTAGTAAAGAGGCTAGAGATTCCTGTATTTATGGAGTTTATGATATCGAAGACTTTCCCATTAATAGGGTTCCAGAGTCAGACGAGTACGATATATACAAATGCGTGAGATGCGGTAAATGTACTGAGTTAGGAGTGAGAATGAAATCTGATGTCTATATAGTCGAGATACTGGCCACAGGCATAGATACTAGAGTTGCGTTATCAATAGGACTATCTTTATTGAGAGCTAAGGGTATTGACTTAGGTAGAGTAGTTACTTAATGTTGTACGATTAATATTCACATGATACATGTAACTTTATATGTATCAGTCAAATTGATTTATACATATAAGTATATATGTATAAATGAGTGAAATTAGTCGTCGTCGTCTTCTACTTCGTACTCTATAGGCTCTTCGTCACCACTATCGTATTCCTCTTCAACTATATCTCCTATTGGGTATCCTGAGAGATTAAGGCGTTGGTTATTTTGAGATGATGTGTATCCTGCCAGCAAGAATGGTGTGGCCTGACCTCCAAATGGTTGTGTCTCGGGTATCACTTGATTAGATGTACTGAAAGGCAATGGAGGCACAAAGAAGGTGCCAGGCTGAATAGGTGCTGTGGGTGGAGCGATACTTGGCAGTGTCTGACCTCCAAATGGAGCGATACTTGGTAGTGTCTGACCTCCAAATGGAGCGATACTTGGTTGTGTCTGACGAGGTGGAGGTGTAGTACTTGATGTTAATGGAGGTGGAGGCTGCCCAAATGGAGATAATTGCTGTGATTGAGGGCTAGTTGTTTGACTGAACGGCATCACCGAGAAAGGACTTCCCATCATTTGTGTAGGAGGATTCAAAGATGGTAAGGATACTGTGCTAGGTAAACCCATTGGATTAAGAGCTACCTTTTGTGGAGGCTCTCTTGGTATTTCGACAGTCGTTATATTAGAAGTGCCCCTTTGGTAGGATTTAGTGGTTCTCTTCTTGGGAGCACCGTCTTCGTTCTCTTCTGTATCATCTTCGCCAGCTGTGGGATCGTTACCAAATATAGCACCAGTGACACCTTCCATAGTATTGCTTTGGAAAGCAGCAAGAACTTCATCGGCTGTGAGGGCGGATTGATTGTTCTGGTCTTTAAAGGCATTGTAAGCTATAACACCACTCTTGACTTTGGCTGAATATTCTGGATCTCTATAAGGAGCATCTCTCGTTAGATTCACGTACTCGGGGCTAGCAGGGTCCACTTGAATATCATAAGTGCCAGGATACTCTATCTCACTAGTCAAGGAAACAAACTCAAGTACGACTGTCTTTCTGGCAATGGCGTTAACAATACTAAGGAGCTCGTTACGGGTCTGAGGATAAATATTGTAAACGTCACCCTCACTGGTGGTTGTAATACGTTCTTGGCGAGATGCAGCTTGATGTAACTGGGTGATACTATAGTTAGGAAGAATGAAGCTATATCTGGGTAACATACCGCCTTGCGTTCTGTCATCGAGAGAAATAGCTTCAGCGCCGGTACCTAACGTAACTATGATAACTCGATAAGCCAGAGCAGCATGAACGTTAGAGATATCCATAAACTGATTCATGACACCGGATCTCTTTGCGGGAGGTATTCTTCCTGATAGAACAAGGACAGGTATATTCATTGCAGCGAATGCTTGCTCTGCAATACTAACACCATCTAACCAAGTAGTGAAGATAATACACTTCGAGAACTTACCTCCAACTTCTGGTTGACCGTTGATTTCCATCAACTTATCACGAACAGTAAATGCCACATCGAACATCATTTCGTTCTGAATAGATGCGAGAGTCTTACCTACTTCACCAATAGCAGCAGGATTGACAGGTAAAGATGCCAACAACTTTGCGAACTTCAGAATCAGATCATCGACTTTGCGGATACGATCTTCAGCTCTTTCTATTACGCCACCAAAGTTAAAGTCTCTCAGGGGAATGAAACGAGTGATACGTCTCTGCTTCTTCTTGTTCACTCTCTTCGGCTGGATAGCGTCGCCAAGGATGGGTAGAAATAGACGAGAGATGAATTCGTGATAGAAGTTGTCTATAATTTGCTCGATAGTACTTCTTCTACCTAGATCTCTTGCCGAGGATTGACCGCGAGTTCTATTGATTACTTCACGCAAAGATCTGCGTCCACTTTCCGACGTAACACTTTTGTCACCTTCGATGTATGTTCTAACTAATCTATCGGTAACACCACTTACAGAGTCTTGTTCATTGGCTGAAGTAAGTATACCTTGAGCGACTGCTTGTTCCAATATCTTAGCTCTCTGGATAGCCTGACCAAGACCATACTCTTCACCGTTAGGTCCTCTGTAATACTCAAGGTTACTGTTTATGATATCGTAATTCTTTGTAGCGGTAGAGATATTAACAGCACGGAGAAACGTCTCTGCAAACTCCACTTTGTCGTAAGGAGTACCACTCAACATCAGAACGCCGCATTGAACGCTACCAGGATTAAGATTACGATAATCCATCATAAAGTTAAGGAAAGCTGTAACTGCTTTCGCTTTCTGAGTTGAGCCTCTCTTCATCTTGTGAATCTCGTCAATAATAACCATAGTACCGTTAAATATATAATACGATTGTTCAGCAGTCAATGGGACATGAAAGCTAACTGTCTCTCTTTTTGTCTTCTCACCGATTGTTGTTGTCTTCCATAACATACCGTGACTTAGCAATCCATTCTTCAGAGTGGACATTTTCCCTTTGTTGTTCAACTTGGTTGGGTCCTTCTGACCTTGACCAGCAAACTTCTCATAGGTAAAGGCGTATTTGATGGGAACTCCGTACAGCATCGCATCCTGACGAAACACAGCCTCACTGTTTCCGGGGCCAATTAATATAACGCTATAACCTAATGCTTTAGCTACAGCAAGGGCACATCTAGTCTTACCATAACCCATCTGAGATACATCCAGACCGGCTCCAGCAACGTAGACGATCTTGAGCAATCTATCTACATGTCTCTGCTGTTCTGGAAGAAGATGGTGCCCGAATTCAGCAAGGAATCTACTCATCTTCTCTTTAGGCTCAGCCATGGGGTCATCCTGTTGGATCTGATCTCGCTCCATTTTCTGCCTTTGCTACTTCAAAGTAATCGAAAAGAAAGCCTTTTATGCAGAAAGTAAAACTGAAAATGGCTCTCCAAATTTCTATAGCGGTAGTTGACGCTAATGGTTTACGAATCTGCGAAAATTTAGACCAATTTATTGTCAACTCCAATCGCCAGAGTTTCTTCAGTAGGTTTCGAGATGTCTGTAGCTTACCAGATTTCTTCCTTCCTTTAGCTAGTGAACTATCAGCCACAAATCCATCTGTCTTTGTTCTTGCAACAATTAACGGTGCTCAATCTAACACATATTTGCATTCCGAGTTTCTACCAAATAATATGGGACAGCTAGGATACACATTTATATCGAGAGATGATTCATTTGATAAGAATAAGTTATCCATTAGTATTTATGTCAAAGCACAGATAGTTGGATTGACATTAGGAACTAAAGAGATTGTATCTAAGCTCAATGGAAACAAGGCATCTTATGACGACTATAACAATAGAGCTATGGTAGCTTACTTAAGTTTGTCTGGCTTTGGTAATGTGGCTTTTCTGTTATACAATGTAGATCCTAAATATGATTCGATTAAGGCTTCCGTTGAGAAGAAGGACGATATGTATCGACAATCTGCTATTAATAGAAGTTGTTCCTTTATCAATGCAACGATACAGACTTTTACTAAGGATACTCTAGTAACCGGTATTATGATAGATTATGTATTTGTATTGGGCGACCTCGGTATGAGAACTCGAACTTATTCTCCCACAGGAATGCTAGATATACCTAAGCTCTTACCTCTGATAGAAACTGAAAATAATCAGAATATATTGAATAGTTTATACACACAATACGATGAGCTATATTTATCAAAGAAGGCAAATATAGTTTATAATTTGCAAGAGGGTGTCAATGACAAAGGACCGGATTTTCGACCCACGTGTGAATACCGTAAAGGTAGAGATAAAAGCTGTATAACTGGATGTTACGATATCTCAGGAATAGCTCCTTCGTGGTGTATACGTTGCTCATCGCTGTCTCTAAGTGGAAAACCGGTCAATTGCCTAAAGTATATGAGTATTCCTAGCAGTAACTTTACTGCACAAACTTCATTCGCAGCTATTTATTCAATTTATGAGCTTATATCATAAATTTCATGTTTTCGCCGGATTAGAAAGTTTATTCTTTCTAATAGGAAAATGTCGTGTAAGACTTGTTGTTATAAGGTACGTTGTGATTGCGATGGTTACTATGTAAATATACCGAATAGTCCTGTCGGTCCTGTGGGACCTAAAGGTGTATCGGGTATACAGGGCTTACCTGGACCAACTGGAGCTACCGGAGCTCAAGGAATTACTGGTGTAGCAGGTTCTAGGGGACCTCAAGGGCCTCAAGGAATAGAAGGTCTACAGGGAGCAACTGGTCCACAGGGTGCAGATGGATTAGCTATTCCTGGACCCACTGGACCATCTGGTATCCAAGGACTACAAGGCTTAATCGGGCCCACTGGACCTACGGGAGCTGTTATCTATATTGCTGGACCTACAGGTCCTATTGGCTCAACTGGACCAGAAGGATTAGCTATTCCTGGACCTACAGGCCCTCTAGGACCTCAAGGGCCTCAGGGGTTACAAGGCCTACAGGGAATAACTGGTCCAACTGGTGGCCCTGCTATGGGTCCTCCTGGTCCTCTTGGACCTACTGGACCTGTTGGTCTTCCTGGTATATTACCCATTGGTCCAACAGGACCCCGTGGACCAGATACGGAGATACCTGGTGAGATCGGTATAACAGGTCCTACTGGACCGACTGGTATACCTGTTCAAGGACCTGCTGGACCTACAGGTCTTTCTGGTTTACAGGGAGTAACTGGTCCAACTGGTTTACAAGGGTTAGTAGGTCCGACTGGCCCAACGGGAGCTACAGGACAACAGGGGTTACAAGGTCCAACTGGTCATACAGGTCCAATTGGTCAAGCTTCAACTGATGTAGATGCGTTTAATATTAAAGGTAGTATCGATCTAGGTATACTGAGCAACACACCTATAGCAGTATTCAATGGACTGAATGTTGGATCTAAATATGCAATTTCTGTTTTAGTACAAGGTGAACTAGGTCCAAGCGGAACTCCGTCTATTGATGTTCAGGGAATTACTCCGGCCTGGGGTATCGGTATTTATAGCGATACTAATGTTTATTATCGTAGCTTTACACTAGAAGCCAGTTCTACAATAATAACTGTTGTAGCTTTAAATAATACTGATGATGTCGTTACTATTTACAGAGATATTTCTATTACTGAGTACACAATCTAAGCCAGACATATATTGTTGCAACAATATATGAAAAAAGCGAAATTATCTGACTGGAAAAGTCATGACCACTCGATATTACGTTTCAGACGGAAAAGTAAGGCCGCCGTGCCCCGCTCCAGGACCCAGAGGTCCTACAGGTTTGGAAGGAGAGCAGGGTGAAACGGGAGTTACCGGTTTAACAGGTCCTCAAGGAGCACAAGGAGAGATAGGCTTATCTCCTACAGGTCCAACGGGACCTCAAGGATGTAAAGGAGAAAGAGGACCCAGAGGTCCTCCGGGGTCTGATATTATAGGAGTTACAGGTCCAACTGGTGAGCAGGGTTTAGATGGTCCTTTAGGGCTTACTGGGCCAACTGGACTATCTATTACTAGTATAGGAAATACAGGACCTGAAGGTCCAACTGGTGAACAAGGATTGCCACTTTTGGGATCTACAGGAGCCACAGGCCCTATAGGTGTAACTGGTATAGTAGGTGCAGACGGGCCTATAGGTCCCACTGGTCCTGTTACAATATCTACAATAGTAGGTCCAATAGGTCCCACTGGACCTACAGGTTCACGAGGTCTTCCAGGTACTCCAGGGCCAACTGGGCCTACAGGTTTACCAGGCTTATCTATTCCTGGCCCTACAGGTGCTACTGGTTTATCTACTTCTGGTCCTACAGGTGTTACAGGACCAATGGGTGAGGACGGTCCACAGGGACCCACAGGTCTAGTTGGTGTAGATGGTCTAATGGGATCTATCGGACCAACTGGAATAAGTGGAGATTTAGGCTCTACTGGTCCTACAGGTCCGGCTGGAGAAGCACAACTATCGAGTCTAGTAGCTAGATATGGTAGTATTAATGCCAGTCCTGTTCTTATGAACTTGAATCCTAGACAAGTCTTTCCTATCGGGCCTCTGGAACTTGATAACACTGTACCTGGTTCTATATCAATAGTTGATGCTTTTGGCTTAGGATATACCAATACTATGATATTTAATAACATTCCTCGAGGATTCTATCGTATCCATTTGATCGCACTGTTTGGCCTAAACTCGTCGGATGATTTCTTACCAAACTCCACAATATTACATGGCGCAGCTAACCAAAATGGCTCTCTTGCAGGAACCAACGTTACTAATATACGTGGTCCCAGTGTTAAAGAAATACATGGAAATACAGTTGCATTACTGCAGAACGGAGATACGTTTTCTTTCTATCTCACCAGCACTGGCAATCAAGGAACATTCCAGATTCTACCAGGTTCAGGCACTAGTATTCCGGGTCTTCCGGCTGTTTCCAGTTATGGATCAGTGGAAATACAGTTCTTATCTGGCGCGTAAAACAATAAGTTACATATAACCACTGTTATATGTGATTCAAAATAGTTTAGAATCCTGCAGCACAATTAATAAAGTCACTTCGTAGACGTTCATTGCTTAGAATGAGAGAGATATTGTCGGCCTTGTTGGATACATACTTGGATAATGATTCACTTAATCGAGGAAGTATCAAGATATAAACATAGAAAGATATTACGGCAAATATTATAAGAAGAACGGCGACTGTTAGAAAAGCCCAAATAAATACACTTCCAGTCGAAACCATTTCTTATAAAGGAACATTTTCTAACTTTATAAATGGGAAGGCAATTTGTCTCGAACACTATAAAGTCAACTATAGATACTACATCAAATATCGTAGTAAATCAGGCTCAGACTTGTACGACTCTCATACAACAATCTGCTCAATTCAACTGCACTGCTGGGGGAGATATAGATATTCAAGGAACTATAACTTTACGCAATGATGGTAGATTGAATACTTCTTGTATACAGAAAGCAGTTACTGATGTGGGATTTCAAGAAAGTATTCAAAATCAAATTGATCAGGAGGTAAAAGCTATAGCTCAGGCTTTCAATATTAGTGGCGGACAAGATATTCAACAATTAACTGATGCAGTCAATAAAATTTCATTAGCTATTAGTTCTAGCATAAGTCAAGATTGTGCAAATAGGGCAAGTCAAGTTGCCGTATTCAGTTGTGGAGCAGGAGGTAACGTAACAATAGGAGATAAGGCAGTAATCAATATCGAGAATTATGCCACAGCTGCTGCATCATGTGTTGCTGACCAAAGGACAGTAATTAATGCAAGCGTAGATCTACAACAAATAATACAACAAAAGGCCGATGCAGAGATACAAAGTCTTATTACACAACTAGCCTGGTTATGTATAGCTGCAGCAATATTGGTGGCATTGATATTATTTGGGCCTGAGTTAGCAGGCGGTAGTGGAGGAGGAGGTAGTAAGATTACCACTATATTATTAATTCTTGTAGGTATTATAATAGTATACTTAGTTGCTGCATACTTTCTGGGATGGTGGCCTTTTGCGGCTTAAGCCGCAAAAGTATCATGAAATGATGCTGTTTACCTCCTCTCCAGAAGTAAAAGTATCATGAAGTACTGACATTTCACATCTCAAACATACATGTCTAATACTTTATGATTTGTATCACTGTAGTGATACAAATCAAGATATATCAATGCGTCAACGAATCAAGACATCTATCCAGTTCGACAGTTCTAATTTAGAATGTAATAGAAATTATGCATGAACATGTAGATCGGATCTATATACTAGTACTAATTAACAACTTAACTATGTATCTCATCTTTCTTTAATTATACATAACTATTCGTTATATATAATATTAAACATAATAAATAGGGGTTTACAGATATATAGTATCACTTTTGATACTATAATTCTCTATAGAGTGCGTTGATGGATGTAAAAAGTGAGTCAGGAATTTCGGAGGCAAAATTCCAAAGTTTCGATTTGAATTCTAGAACAAATTCAGCAATAGAGAATACTTCACTATACACTAAATCCGAATAATAACTAAAGTGAGGATTTCACAATATATACGGGTTCATTAATAATGATCAATATATGATAACTATCATATATCTTATTGTAACAAGTATACCTTTCCATCTTTAGTATAAGAGATTCTGTCGGTATTAGGATCATAGTCGATTGTTGTTCCAGGCACTACCCAACCATACATAACTTTAGTTATCGATGCAATACTGGAGAAATTGTGTTTCTTGCGTAACTTAGATTCTAAATCTTCCAGATCTCTACAGTCTCTTGATCTAAGTAATGATAAACAATCAGATACAAAGAGACTACCAGTAATACTTGCGTTCGACTTACTATCAGAATTGCTAGCACTAATAATTATAGTATTGGAAGGTAAAACGTCGATAGAAACTTCACAACAGTCTAACATTATCACTGCTTCGTCAGCAATTTCCGATAAACCCTTAATAACAGATGACATCATAATTTCGGATGTTGGAGTTTTGAATCTGCCTCCCTTTCCATGACCAGAGAAGAAGAAGAATACTTTCTTACCGTAAATTATGTCTTTCATGTCTAGAAACATTGTATTAAAGTCAAACTTATTCTCCTGCAAGTTAAGTATGGCTTTACTATCGCTAGAAGTATAGACTTTCAATTTTCGCTTCTTGCACCAATCTGTTATTATAGATATATCCTCATCAATTCCTGGTAAAGTACCAGAATATGTGTAACCTACAAGGAGAGCTATCATTTTCTCCAAGGTAAACCATATATTAATAATTTAGTCGATACATATATAGTTAATTCTATATGTATTATTAATCGAATTCCTCTCTTATTCTTTCTCCAGCAATAGCTTTCTTTTGTAGTTCGAGAATTGGAAATATTTGTCTTTGTTCTCTTGTTCTATAGAGTCTATGTCTCTCCTCCTGGAACTTTTCTAACATATGAACGAATTTCTCCAGTAGATCAGCGGCAAAAGAATCGACTTCATCGATAAAGGGTTTTGTTCTTAACTTTCTCTCCTGGTAGATCATACATGCATAGAGATAATAAGCAGCATCGTAATCGTTCAGCAAGTATCCCCTCAATAACTGGTCATCATATCCGGGAGAATTTTCGGATGCAGGATGTCTATATTTACTTACTCTAGTAACAGTATTATGATAGAACATTATTTCCTCATGTGCAGGATAATCATAATCGAACATTTCATAGGAACCATCTGAAGCTCTAATCGGTATCAATCTGCATTCAGTTGACTGATACGGTCCGAAGGCTTGAAGCATTACATATCCTCGCAAATATCGAAACTTGTCTGGTAATAAAGGTGGATTTATTTTGTGTATATGAGGCGTATTTTCAAATATCATCCTATTAGTGATGAGCTCATTGAAAGGTAAACGAAACTTTAGCATACTCTCAACTGGCTTTATTAGCTCCACCCATCGCTTTTGAGTATACATGTCTTTGATTATCGCAACTTCGTTGGCATACATCTTTGAAGCATCATCCGCCACGTCACTTCGGATATCCGACAAGAAGTAAACGTCGTTGCGATTCGCATACAACAATGCATCAGAATCCTTAAAGAATGTGTTATGCACTTTAACTCTATCGGAAAGATCATTGGGTACAAATATGTAATTAGTATCGTAAAGCTCAAATCTCAGCTCTGGATAAATACCAGCTAATATCATAATATTAACACCAGGAGCTGCTCCAGCATAGACACATGTAGCGGGACCTCCTTTATAAAATAAAGTAAAGAACATTATATCACCTATCAAAAGCTTTAATTGGCCGGAGTGAGCAGTTCTTCCTTGAAAGCTTTCGTAAGATAACCGATTTTTCGAGTCATAGTCAAGAAGGGTGCTGGAATCATTAAACTCCATCTTTTAAAGATATTAATGTCGTCAGTCGAGAAGTTTCTACAAAGTCTTATTAAAGAAGAAGAGCAGAAAAGTTTAGATGATAGGGAGAGAGGATATTTCTCAGTACCAGATTTAGAGGCAAGTTTTCGTAAGAAAATTTCAATAGCTTGTGATAATCTTGGACTAGATATTAATACGAGAAACGCTTTTCTCCAGAGAGCTCTACAGCTTCCCAACTACAAGTATTTATCTACCAGAATGATAGTCATAGTTCTACAATTTCTCTACAAGAATCCAACAGTTACCTCTTTGTCGAGATTACAGGGCTTAACCGTAGATCATGTGAAACCATTCTCAGATCCTATGGGAGTTACTAAGATCGACGGAATGGACTTGCTTCGTGCTTTCTTTCAGTATGCCTCCATGTTTATTCCTCTGTAAATAATTTAAGTCTCTGTATATCATATGTCGCTTGATATATGATAATTGTTTTTTTCCTAAAATATAAGTTAAAACTTAACTTGTAGCTCAACATGTCTCTGGTTAAAGTTACTACTTCCGACAAGAAATCCTTCTCTCTTACCGAGAAACAAGTGCGACCATTAACTGTTATTCGTAACATGGTTGCTGATCTTCCTGGTGATAATCAGGATATTTCACTTGACATTCATAGCGTTCCTTTTTCTGCAGCTGTTGTTTACTCTGATATTATTTATGATACGTTTCAACATATCGGTTCTTCTGCTCAACTTTATGAATCTAAGATTGAAGTAATAGAACCTCAAATTGCTGCGATGATTTACCACTATGCAGAACAAGCTCTAAATTTGTTGGGTTTCGAAGAGTTGGATAATATGAGAATCCCTATTCCTACTGGTGACGTTGAAAGTCCTAAAGATGAGGAAAAATATCATTTACCTCACTTTACATTTAGTAGTGAAGAGACGAGAGACAAGGCGTTTATAGAACTTAACGATAAGTTCAATGATCATACGTATGTTAAAACTCTGGATAAAGAGATCCAACAGCGGTGCTGGTTAAGACGTAAATATCATGGTCTTCTTTACGCCCTTGACAAGTTAGGTTCTGATCTTCCCTATCATATTCTTAATGAATATATTCATGCTAGATTAATGAAAACAAGTGCTATGAATAATGATACTAATGAGGACAAGCTTGACTTTGAAGCTATGTGGTTAACTAACCCTCTCTTTACTATTGAAGCGAAGGCTAAATTTATCGAGTCATCCAAGTATATATTAGAAGAACCCGAACCATGGTATTTGATGAATAATCCATATGATACTAAATACATTGAAGCTAAGACTAACGAAGCTCTGAAAGTAGAGTTGTTCTCTCGTACTGAGAAGTTCCGCCAGAGCATCGCTAAGCTAGCTAGTGAAGTGGGTATCACTGAGAATAATCTACCTAAAGATCAATTATCTGTCAATGTAGAAACATACAGAGATTACGCTGATGTTCTGAGTGGCTCCAAATGGGAAGATTATCCCAATATTGTCTTTGGACATCCTTTCCAACCTCCTGTTAAATTTCCCGATATTCCTGAAGATACCGGAACGACATCCACAAACAATGTCAACACACAAGTATAATTAGAAACATATATGTATGCATACATATATATATTACTTATGTTTTCTCAAAGACTTCATCTTGCGAGCATAAACTCTTGATTCTTCTCTTGATTCTGCTAGAAGATTTTTCATACTAATGGGTCCGTTCTTGAACAATTCCTCTCTATCTCTGTCATAATTAGCAGCATCATTAACAAAACTAGCGTCGTTAGAATTGACTACTCCTTGACTATGGATTTGCATGCGATCAAGTGAACTGATTAGTGTTTTGTCGAAATCTTTACTATAATCTAGAATAATTTTACCATTCTTAAGAGTCATATAGATTGGAATAATACCAGGCTTAGCGGATTCATAATAAAGCTTCGAATATATGCGCTTGATAATAAAGCTATTACGTATTCTAGTTACTGCTTTGGCTTGAGGAATATAGTTCTCAAGATTAACAATATCTTGGTTCCATGTATCTTGTAGTACAATAGATTTAGGGAGCCACTTATATTGTAAGAGATTAGAATAAGCAACTTTAAGTACAGCTATTCTCTGCGTATGATCTAAACATTGATACTGAGATCTAGTAATCTCAAGTAAGGAAGAAGGCAAGGTATTTAGTTGTTTAATATTGTGGTCTCGTACATATTCAAGAACTCTATATTGATTGAATGCCAGTAAACATAACATCTTGAACTCATGACTAGGAGACTCGTAATGAAAGGTAGTTGTAATCTTGTCTACAAGCCAAACAATATCACGTTGTAATTCTGCATTTACCTTGATATTTGCTGTAATCTCAGGAGATTGGGGCCATGTCTCTTTAGATTCTCTAGTCAATATAGACTGTTTAACTTCGGTTATAATTGATATGTCAGGCACATCTTCTGTCTCTTCTACCTCGTTATTATTTAAAACTGGAGCATTAAATCTTTTGTGTAACTCTGTTCTGATATCCTCCAACGTTTGAAGAAGAGAAATCAAGACTAGATTATGTCCTTCGTCCCAGTAATCAGTCTTGAATGCTAACTTACGATATGTAGAGCGTAACTCGTAAACAATTTCTATCTTCGAAGTTAAGGATAATAAATCATAGACAGATAATGCTTTGATATCCTCAGTTAACTTATGTTTAACCTGTCTATGTATTTCCTTATACTTACCATATGTAGGATTGAATCTATTGCGGCAAGGTATACAATGAAGAGAGTCTCCGATTCTGTCGTTGTTACAGTCGGGCGCAACACAGCCAGACATTTTTGAAATATGTTGACAAAATTAAACTTATCTACATAAGAGCTGTGACCTTACTCTACTTCAAATATAATAAAATTTTCTTTCTGCAGTAATATGGATATAGTTAATATTCGGAACAAATCTAAAGTCCATAGTCTATATATTGGTAGATTTTGTAGCAAAGGTGGTTGGGATTTACAGAGTTCTAAGTGGCAAAATAAGTTTGTGATATCACAGCAAAACTCGCGAGAAAATTGCATATCTAATTATGAGCAAGAATTGGTGAATGGGAAACTATACAACAGCCTCTATGAATTATTAGGTCATGTTCTAGGTTGTTGGTGTAAGCCTGAAGCCTGTCATGGTGATATTCTAGTCAAATACTGTAATAAAGTAATTTATAACGTCTTGATAGAAAACAATTATTGTGGTTGTAATCTGTCACAACTATCGGGAATAAGATCTGCTGAGCTATATTTATCATTATTAGAAGTGAATTCGAATATAATTGCTCCTTTAGCCTATCCTAGAATTGAGAAAGTTAGACGTGATGATACTATTCTAATCTCCTTTCCTGATATCTCAAACTTTACTCTGTATCTGTCCGTAGAAAGTAATCCTAGATGTCAGATACAAATATTAGCAAATAATCTAGAAGACTATTCCGGTGGATTTCTCTGCTGTTTATCGGTGTATGGTATAAGGGTGCCTCCGTTATGGAAATGTTTATATAATTGTCTTCCGAGTATTCCAGAATCAGAATTACTATCTAGTTCAAGAATTTATTAATATACATTACATACTGCAATGTATAAATACTGGATTAAGTATAGGGTTTATATGTGGTTGAATCATTTCTAGCAATACCGATAAGATCAGATAGACATGTACGTGGCTTATAGACAGTTTCTGGTTCTTCTGATATAACCGGCGAACTTACCGCGCTGTCAGTCACATTTACGCTGACCTTACCAACTACACGAAACTTGCCTTCTTTGTTGCGGAAACACTTGAATTTTACCGTTCCATCTCTCTCGACCTTTAGATAAGCATTATCTGCACCACCCGCGCCATCTTTACCATGGGTGCGATTACACAATGAACAATTGCGATATTTCTCGATATTATCAAGGTTATATATACTATTACCAGTGCGACACCGAAACTTGAAATTACCTTCCACTTTAGCCATCGTAATTATTTCTGCCTCATTAGCAGTACAGATATAATCGTCGTCCACTTGTTCGGGCTCAGGATACGTCAGTACTATCTTCGTATCATTGCAACAATTAAGCAGAGAATCTTCGAACATAGTAAGAGGGTCTATTTGTCCATCTGATGTATATCGATATGGAAACTGCAATGATAAGCCTTTCCATTGAAAAAGTGGTAGAGGTGACTTATATCTGGTTTCTCCTGGCTTAGTGCTGTAGATCATTCTTAAACTTTTAACACTAGAATAGACCTTTGCATCTATATAGTTTTGTAGCTCAACCGGTACTCTGGAGACTATTTCCTTATACAATTTGGCTAATTGATGATGTTTACCCACCACCTCCGGCAATATAACATGATACGATATTTTGTGAATATAAGGACAACAGCTAGTATAGATAATTATCTTTAATGCAGGATTCCACGCATAAATAGCACATATAAGAGAATACAATATCTCTCCAGAAAGATAAGCATACATCTCTGAAGTAAGATTATCAGCATCAATATCGAATCTCATCTTACTTACATCTCTTATTCCTTCTACTACTTCATGAAAGCATCTTATCTCTGGAGGAAATATCTTCATATAATTGAATATTTGAACAGGAGTCTCGAAATGTGCGAACTTATGAAGAATAATGTTTCCAGACTTTATTTCGTAGCGTATAATAATGCCTCGCCTACTCGGAACTTCTGACAACTTACTATACCAGTAGATTCCCTGTTCTCTACCTTTGTTTAAAAATCTAGATACTATATCAGACATCGTTTGAAATGTATAACTACAATATTTTGGCCGATAAGAAGAATCCTAGTCAAATTTCTGTTAGTATAGACTTTCTACAGGGACTATATTCGATGTATAATCTAGCCAGTCTTTATTTTATGAAACCAGAGACCGATGCCAAAGTGCTGAACAAGATCACGAAGAAATTTGCCTCTGTTAGGTTTATGCGAAAAGATGTGACTGATACAACTATACCGGTAAATTACAAAGATGCTTACAATTTTCCTTTATATAGGCCTTCTGACTTCGTGCATTGCAGCAACTCTAATTTTGATAAAACATTATTACCGTATCATATAGTACCCAATTTCGATCATTATTACGTTTCCGAAATAATATCGCAACAGAGTAGCAAAGATATCTTTACCAAGTCTTGTGATGACGATGTGTCCAGATATTATCTTGGCGTGAAAGCCGATGCTAGAAATGTATTCTTAGTTAAAGTAGTATCTAGTAATAATAATATTAAAGACTTCCTAACTGGATTTTCTGCAGGACTGATGTGGTACAGCCAGTTTTTAGACGAAGAAGTGCCGGATGTCTATCTCTACGATTACGAAACTCCCATTTGTCTCAAACCGAGTTATGACAAGGAGACGATGGATAAACAGTTGCCTAAAATAGCTACAAAGGTACAGGTAAGTAAATAAGTAGTCTCAAGAAAATATAAATACATATATTCCAGAAGAAGATATATGTATAAATATTCCGTGAGACAAGGTGGAGTGCCTATTACTAATACTTTCTCCGTAGATATAGACTTTATACAGGGAATGTATTCAGGTTGGTTATTATCATCAGTTTATGCTATATCTGATAAGCGCACTAATGTAATGGAACAACTTTATGATGGTGGTTTCAGACTGTATCTAGTATCAATAGATAAGGTAGACGATACTGAACTAAAGTCTGTGGCTCATCAAGTACTACAAATCGGAAAAAGATCCATAATGTATTTTCCTTCTGAAGCTGTGCCGGATGCATTTAATAAAGCGGTCTCATTTCCAATATCTTTCTGTTGGAGTCTTCCCTTGGTTCACAAAGTGGGGGATATAAATCCAATGCTGTTGCCTTATCACATTGTACCCAACTTTAGCAATAATTATGCTATACTAGAAGATACAGATTATCTCCGGGATATGGTAGCAAAGCACACCGAGTTGGATAGAAATACTGACCTAGAAACATTGCAATCGATATTGTTTTCGACTCCTATAGATGAAGACCTCTGCAGATATGCAATCGGAACAACTATAACTGGTATGGAGACATATTTACTGAAAGTTCCTCTAAAAGCGAAATTGGATGAGTTCTTGCAAGGTTTATTGTCCTTATATATAAGTCACTATCAGGACTCAAGATATCGTAAGGTACACACATATGAAATGCCCAAGCTATACATGTACGATTATGGAAAAGAAATACTTCTAAAACCGAGTAAAGATAAGAAATCAGTAACTATTCCAGTTTTGGTAACTGAAATTGCGTTTAGTTAATATCAACTGAACCAGTTTCAGCTCCAGTTATAGAAAGTAATTGACTTTATACATTGTATATTAGATTCTAATATACATAAGATGACCAGTATAGTTCATAACACTCTAGGATATGCATTTTCATATTCTGAGTATAGACATCCTCCTACCAACAATCAACAAATAATAGACCAAGTTCGGAAGTATCTGCTGTTGGATGGTAGCATAAATATTGCTCCAGCAGACAGAAATAATTTACTTATACATATATACGAGGAACTGTCAGAAAATGAATTTTGGGTGCCTTTATCAACTGATTTCTTGAACTTTCTTTCTGACAGAGGATTGGAAATTCTATGTCGTTTAGGATCTGGTGGAAGCAGCGATGCATTTCTAGTTCTACATAATAACTCTGTAAAGACCTTGTTACTGGAATCTAATCGTAACAATTATGGAATAAGTCTAGAGGAGTCTCTAAATTACCTATCTCAATCAGCTTCTAAGGTACAAGAGATATTCAACATACCAGATATCGATATCTACATTAACAGAATGTTTGACATATTCTATTCAGATATACCATACTCAGATGACAATACCTATTTATCTATTTCTATCCACGATTTCCATGCTCGACCCATATATCTTCTGGAATATATGACTCATACATTAGCTGATTTAATCAATATTAACAGAGATAAGTGGTTAGACTCCAAAGTAGAGTTTGAGACATTTCTAAATCAAGTTAAGTTGTTCGATAGTCAGTTTCATGATTTCTTATGGCGGCATAATCTGGAGTACCCTGATGTTAAGCCAGATAATATTATGATTAGTTATGGTAAAGGCTTTTCATACTTTAAATACGTAGATGTGCAAGGTATTCTGAAACGGAATCATGGAAATAGAAGTTATAGCGGGAAAAATACTGGACTAATTGTAGAGTTGTTGAGGAGGGAGCTAGACTCTAGTGAGAAAAGAACTAGATAGAGTCTAGTGAGAAAAGAACTAGATAGAGTCTAGTGAGAAAAGAACTAGATAGAGTTGTTGAGAAAAGAACTAGATAGAGTTGTTGAGAAAAGAACTAGATAGATCTAGTGAGAAAAGAACTAGATAGAGTTGTTGAGAAAAGAACTAGATAGAGTTGTTGAGAAAAGAACTAGATAGAGTCTAGTGAGAAAAGAACTAGATAGAGTTGTTGAGAAAAGAACTAGATAGAGTCTAGTGAGAAAAGAACTAGATAGAGTCTAGTCCGGAAAGAACTTCAATCTATTAAACTCTAGTCCGGAAAGAACTTCAATCTATTAAACTCTAGTGAGAAAAGAACTTTAATCTATTAGACTCTAGTCCGGAAAGAACTTTAATCTATTAGACTCAATATCAAGTATATTAGACTCTAATATACTATCGATTTAAGTTTGGAATAAATTAATAATAAGGTCGGCAAACATTGCTGACGTATCTAAATCGAACTAATACGCGATCGATTATGAAAGCTACTATAAATATTAACAATATATTTATGATAATAAGGCTGACAGAACTACCTATTACTTCGGATATCTTTGCTTGTACAACTGGTAGAAATAATATAGCTGCGAATATACTCACAAAAACTGGAAGTCCATACAAATCTATAAATTCTACAACAGGATTATTATCGCACATTGAAAATCAATATGACTAGTGAACAATTTCTGGACTCGTTTCTTAATCTGGAGCTTTTAACGGATGAACAACTTATTCGTCTGAGAGATAGATCAGAGAATATTTTGAATAATCGTAAACGTAGAAATACAACGAAAGCTAATACACCAGTTACCAGAGGAGTTTCTTCTGGAGTGATTCTTCCCCGAGAAGCTCCCCAAATTGTCCCTTCTAGTCAAAGTCAACCTCTTCAGTATTTACAACCGGTAACAAGGCAAGGAGATTACATCCAGCAACCCATCGAATATCTTCAGCAGATACCAATTCTTGCTTCTCCAGTGTCTCAAAATCAATATATACAACATCCGGTACCACAACAACTTGTCTTATCTCCTAACAATATTGTATATCCCTCTAATATTTACAGATACTAATTCAACCTCCCAGGATTTACATTTCGAAGGTACCGATACGATATTCATCTTTGTATATGCTAATTGTATATACATAAAATATAATGGCAGCCGTTTATAAGACTGGCATAAGAAGTGGAGAGCTAATAACCTCTACTATTGGTGCCAAGCAGAATGCTGGTACGGTAATGAGAATAAGAGGAGAATACCCTGTTAGTGCTGCAAGTATTCCTAACTCTCAGGAAGAATGGCTTATAAGAAGTGAAGAACTATCATCTATTCCTTTCTTTACCGATATGACATTACAAGATCGTGCGACTTGGTTGTTGAGCCACACAACCTCAAACTCAGACCTATATTTAAGTGACCCCAGCACCAATATTTTCGTTAAGTTTCTTAGTATTAATGGACAATACATGTTAGAATCTCTGTCTCCAGAGAATATAACAATGTTACTTGCTGGAAATCCGCAAGACCCAGAAGGATATTGGGATATACATTACGTTTATGGATTATTTCCTAAGAAGGCCGGATCAAAAGCTCGTCGACATACATTAGTTTTTCGTCCTAGCAACTGGAGAGTCATTGCAGAGGACGCAGGTTTAAGCAAAACTGGCTACCTAACTATAGATGTAGATAACTCAACTATATCTCCTTACTATAATTCTTCCGGAAAGCTCAATATAATGTTCCAGACCTATTCAGAACACCTACCCATTAAGTCGTATAGTATAGTTGTCAATAAGAGAAATGAAGCAGAACTTTACGATGTTATTTCTCTGTTTCAGTTGATATCTGAGAGAACTGGTAGTTCAGTAAATGTACTACAAGAAATCAGAGCTAATATCAAGTTCTTTACTCCAGCAGTACATAAGTCCCTTATACAGAAGGTGATAAGAACAGGAGCTAGAACAGTAACTCATGGTCAGAGAAGATGGAGTGGTGAAGATGTGCTGCTTGTTTCGTTTATTATGCTCTTAACAAGTCCCGGATCCTTTGTACCAGATCTGCAGAAGTTTGTTACCGGAGCCGAGTCGGCATTAAAGAGGTTGGCTGTTAGTATTTGCGAAGACTCAAGTTTAACTAATTACTCTGCTATAATGTCTTTATTGGCTGGTGCAATGATAGCATCTAAGGATTCTTCCTGGAAGCCAACCAATTCTTTGTTATGCAGATGGATTGATGCGGCTGTCGAAGCCTACAACTCTAAGACGATGTACATATATGAGAATAGAATGCCAGATAACTATCGAATTCTTGACTGGAACGAGAGAAGTGGTTCTTATTTCTTATTAACTGAGTTAAAGTCATTTGCTACAGACCTATGCATGTTAGCTAGTATAGATGCTAACCTAGCTAAAGTTACTTTCGCATCTGAACTATTTGATAGTATGCCTCTTATACATTGTATAGATCAACATTCTTTGACCGAAATAGCATATTATTATTCGTATAAGACTGTTAAAGCATATGGAGATTATAGCAAACTATTCTATGACCTATGGGGTAAGGTTACTGGTGTGAATCCAAGAAAGGAGAGATACGCGACATACTGGAGAACTATGGAATCAGATCCATTCGTAATTGAAACAAGAGCAGCCCAGACATACATTTGGGTGGCTAAAACACAGTTGGGTAGTATAGAACGCAAGAAATTAGATACTAAGTATAATCTACAATATACTTTGCACGAATCTACTCTTGCTGGGTTGATTGGACCAATAGAAGTGAGAGTTGGTAATACAACAATAATGGTAGTCAATAGACCTGATATTAATTCTGATCTAATGGCTATACGAAAGCCTAGTAGAGATGACAAACAAGAGATACAGTTGACTGAGGATGAGCGAACAAGTGCTATACATACGGTATCCAATATGTTAGCTAATGGTCATAAACTTGATATACCTAATTCACTTTTCTGGATGAAGGGCGCAATAGTCTATCGTCAAATGATAGATGGGAATGTTAAGTATATTCTATCCATCGATGGTAAATATGTGAATTGGGAGATTTACAGACAAATAAGCTTCTTGTATTCAGAGAATGACTATCTAGAACCCAATATATGGAATGCTATTACAACTTCAGGATCAGGTGTTTCTGTTAATGCTGATTCTACGTTACTTAATATATTACAGACAACTAATATTCAAGTTCTAAGTAGATTTCTTAGTTATCTGGCGTCACCCACTTCAGTTATAGAGATGAATAAGATGTCGCGTAAGGGAGTTGGACAGGAATATACTACAGTACCGGAGGATTCTGGAGTATTTAACTTGCTTTGCTCTCTATCTGTCCTATATCCATCCTACATATCATTGAAAGATACTCGCAAGTTCGTAATTATTGGTCCAGGAATGCTTAAGATTAAGGATATAATCTCCGGATATTATTCGTCTTCTACTAATGTTTCCCTTTCGGCCTGGACGCCCATTCACGATACAATAAATAGGAGGCTCTGGGATCATCAGATTGAAACAGTGAATTATATGAAGAACAGATTCGATAGAAGTCGCAGAGGTAGCATAATATGGATACCTGTAGGTCTGGGTAAGACCTTGATTGTTCTGACTTATATAGCAAAATTGATAGAGGAGAACAAAATGCCTCTATACTGCATATACACATTACCACCTTCAGCTATTGATAGTATATCTCGAGAAATATCCTTCTTTGGTCTCCAAGTTCATATAATAGACATGAGAAAGGATACCGCAGATTTCTATAAGAATCCAGTTACCAAAGCAATTAATATAATTCCTCACGATACCCTGAGATTAGTGCCATGGTTGACTAGTATTGCGGCGAATACTCTGTTTATTATAGACGAATTCCATAAGACGCTGAACAAAACACAACGTACAAGTACAGCCCTGGAACTAGCTAGATTATCTTACGACTTTGTTGCAATGTCAGGTACTATCGCTACTTCTGATAATGTAGAAGACTTGATACAATGGTTAAAGCAAATTGTAGATTTCGAAGTCACGGAGAAGAACTTTTGGGTTGCTATTGGGGCCATGATATCTCGCAAAGTTAGCACTAAGTTAATTATAAATCGTATACTGGATGAAGCAACTATGTCTGAGATAGATAGAAATAGATATAAAGAGTTGTCAGACAATACTAGAATGTCGAATACCCAATTTATAGAAGTGATTAACATTTGCCGTAGAGCATGCTCCGGAAGAATGGTTCAGCTTGTTATTTATTATTTGGGACTGGGAGAACGAGTCTTCTTAGTTGCTAAGAACAAACAAAATGCAGAAGAATTTAGGTCAGTTTTGTATAGTAACGGAATTACTAATATATTTGTGATTGGAATCGATGGTATGCTAACACTACGTCCTGGAGAAAACACTCATATATCGGTTGTTATAACTACTCCAACACATAATGCTGGATATAGTTTATCTACAGTTCGGGTGATGATAACTTCTGTCTACTTCACAAATCAGAGCGTTAGAGATCAATTAGAGGGCAGAATTACTCGTATAGATAGTATTGGTCCTGAAGTAAATATAATCACTGTAACCGCAGGACTATTAAGTCAAGTCTTTGCTAGATATGAGAGGGCTAGATCTTTGAGTGCCGCATTAAAGGAGTTTGCAGATGATGTTGGTGTGGAGTTGTTATAAATAAAGTAGAGCTAGTAATATAACATAGCTATAATATTTGTATATCAATATATTGATATACACAAGTATCGTAGTTACATAGGAGTTAATAGCGGGTTGCTGTTCATATATTAATAATTATAACATGCGAGCAGACAACAAATTCTGGAGATTATCACTATACCATTGCCAATTTGTCCTCCATACATTACCGATAACAGATACAGTAGATAACCAATCTATGACTAATTCTTCTGCTACTTCTTTACCTCTTGCGTAATACAGTATTACATGGGAGCTAAATATTATAAGCTCATTCTTCATATTATGTTCTATGATGTAGTCGACCATATGTACTCCTATTGCTGGTGTACCACAATTAGCATAATATGATAACACTATGCTAATTATCTCTTCAGTTGGGTTGGGTATCTTATCGAAGTTCTGGGCTAATTCCTTTGGATCGGACTTTGTATCCAACTTTCCTAATAAATAAGTGGCTATAGAATAGTAGCCTGGATATAGTTTGGGATTTGTAGTTATCACTAATCTTGTATCCGATCTACTACCATATCTGATGTAAGTATTATAACATCTCTCAAAGACAATCAAGATTTGCCTATGTTCTTTGAATGCTTCATTGTCGAAAATTGATCCTACCTTACCTCTTTCACGTAACAATTGACCCAATAATTGCGGACTATCAGTATATATGGAACGGAAGAAACTAGCATGATATGAGCTATTATAGAGCAATCCATTCTTTGAGCTCGTGTATGGAATGTATTCCCTCTCAGTGGTCACTATGGTATATCTAGCTTTATTATTGGGTAAGTTTCGAACTATATCGTAGATGCAATAAATTGGTATATCTAAATTTATATTCCGTTTCCCAGTTAGGGTAGTCAATACTTCTTCTAACCCACTCAGATTATTTACAATGCGACGCTGCATAAATAGAAGGCGAGATTCCCCCACGAGTAGAGATATAAATCCCATATTCGTCTCTTTGAATGCATAAATAACATAATGATACTTACTGTATCCGAATAGTACATGCTTTCTGCTACCTGTTAACTTGAAGTGACATAATAATGTAAATCCACTAAAGCCTTTATGTTTGATAAATAGCTTTGTGGATACCGATCCAAGTATATAAGGTTGACGTTGATAGTTCACTAGCTTTAGCTTGTTGATGTAATCTTGGTCATAAATATTACGCGGATCAGTGAATATCATATTATCCGGTCGCATTAATAGTTCTTGTGTAGATTTAAGCCATTTGTTGTAATATTTGCATACTCTTCTACCACTAATAACCGTAGCAACATTAGTATAAGAGAAGATCTGTTCCAGTAATTCAGTAGGTAGAGACATATTATTTTATTTAAAATAATGAATAAACAACCCAGATACGTACTCGCCCATCCACTTGAGTGCTTCAAGAAGTTACCTACTGAGATACTCTTTGAATATATATTAGCAAAAATATCAAAGAGTTGTTTATTTGTTTGCAAGGAGTGGTACCAGAATCTAAGAGATTATTTACCATACGACAGTTGCGTTAGAGCATATAATGCTTTCAACTACGGTATCACTAAATTAAACGTTACTTTATGTTTACGTTCTTTACCATATTTAGATTGGTTTGAGTGGGATGATCTGTACAACAAATATGTAATGAAGACTGAGACTCCTCCAGAGATTGTTTATGGACTAGCGGTACATAAATTTGCTATGGGTTCATATAATGATATTAATCCTACTTATAGCGCTGAAGTATGTATAATGCACAATTAATTAGAAGTATTCAAGATGCTAATCGCTAGATCAGATGTTGATATCAATAAAGTTGTCGATGATTCTGTATCGTTCGCTGGTAGAGGCGACTTTCTGAAACTTGTACTGAATCACCCCAATATTGATATCAATTCAAAAAAGTTAATAAGTGACGTCTGTTTCAATGAGGATGTAGACTCATTGCTCAAAATACTCAATAATCCTAAGTTTGATGGCGAATCTCTACTTACTGGCTTAAATGAATCATGTGCACGTGGAAATGTGAAGATTGTCAATCTCTTTTTAAGACTGATACCTCATAACTTCACTCTAAATGAGTCACTTGATACAGCTATCTTAGTCAACAACTCTGAAATAGTGCAATTGTTGTTGGATGATGGTAGAATTGAAGTACCAGATCATAATTGGTGGTGCATCAAGTTCTGTAAGACCCATAATCAGCACACCATAATTGACATACTGACTAAACATTATGGAAATAAGATCGTGTTCAATTAACATATATGTCGTTACGACATATATAGTTGTTCAATTCTAAAATTGGTGCATTCTCAAAATGTATATCGCTAAAGTACCTCTGCACGTACTAGAGGGCTTCGTTGCCTTTCTTCAAAAGCGCAATATTGTTCCTTCCAAGTCTTTCTCTAAATATAACATGGATGCTCTTTCTTCGTCTTTATCTCTAGATATGTCTGATACTGAGATGAGAAATTGTTTGTTGGAGCTACTGTCCTCCAATAATATCAACGTTATCGCGTCTATGTTTCTTCATTATTCGGGACACGAAATAATATTACCATCCAACATGGTTCACTATATCATGGAGTTCGTATTAAATGCTCTAGACGGAGATAATATTCTTGAAGTAGCATGTATCTTTGAGAACCCGAATCGTTGCAAGATTTGTTATGAAGCCACTAACATAGATATAGTAACTAGTATTCTGCAACATATTGATTTGGTTTCATTCTTTAATTCCAAAGATACGAAAGCAGAGAAAATATTAGATAAGCTAATTCAAGATGTGCCCGTAATAGTGGAGAGAATAATATCTAATCCAAGATCTGTTTCTTCTTCGTTATTAATGAATAGCCGCCTCAACAAAGATAATCAGTTATTATTATTTCATTTGAGGAGGGATAACATTACCTCGATAAGGAAAGCCTTGCTTACTAGAGTAAATGGACAAGATCTAATACTGATTGGTGGCGAACGAGATCCCTTGTATTTAGAGTTTATGAAATCAAAGCATGCTAGTGTTTTCAAGGTCATATTAGCAAGAAGACCTTCTTTTCGTGCTTGTTCAGAGTGAACATTATATAATACGGATGTATTATATAAGTAAAATTTCCATGGATTTGTCTTTGGACGATACTCAGCTGCAATATTTCTTTGAATATTGCCTGACCTGTTACGAGGGTGCTAAGATATTCTTTGACTATATTAGCCAAATTCCTCCGGATAAGAGACTAAATATTTCACTGTCTTGCCAGTTACAGATGGTTTCAGAGATGGTTCGAAACAAATCATTTCATAAGTGTCTGAAGGCTATAGCATTCTCCCGAGTTCTAGGATTAATTAACAATATAGTGAGTAGGGATTTGATTGTTGATCAGCAAATAGCATACTTCTCGCTTGTAAGCACTTTATTAGATATACCGAAACTACAAATGAAGGCTATTATACCTGTAGATATCAGTAGAATGCCAATAATTAGAGATGCAGTAGTGTTAGGCGCAATAAAACATTATACTTCTACTGGTAATATTAATAGTCTGTATTCTTGGCTAGACTCCGGGTTTTGGCCAGATTATCAGTGGAAATTTAATAGCGCCTTTCTAGATCTCTTAGAGAGAGATGCAGTTAAACCTTACATTGCTCCAAAGACCAGACTGTGGGAATATGAAACTTCAGTAACTACCACACCAGGAGAACCCATACTCGGAGTTTTGCTTCGTATTATGATATATAGAAACAGACTTGATATGATATACACATGTATCTCATTAAGAAAATATTTGATTAGTTGTTATATTCTAGCTGACCTACTGAAGGATGATAAGAGTACTATGGTAGCTTACGGAAATGGTGCAAATGAGTTTATGGAGTCGTTTAGAACTTTAATTACTGTCGATATTAATATAATTAAAGTCTTTGCAGACCTCTATAAACAGACTGATGATTTGAGTTACGATAGGGCGTTGTATGTATTGCTTATATTAAATTTGAACGATGAGTATTTGATACCTAAGATTGGTGATCTAAATGTTATATCTAACATGAAGTTCTCTCTTCAAGCGGCTATGTATCGCTGTAACATTTAAACGTTACTTATAATATAGAATTGTCGCTAGAACACCTACGTACGTCCTTTCCAGAAATTATACATGTCTATAGACATGTATAAGACTTAATTAACGCAATAACCACATAATTACTAGAAATAATATTAGTAGAATAGCTAAGCCAAGAACGAGATACAATATTAATTTGCTACTTGCTCCATCACTAGGAGGAACAACTGGTGGAGGAGGTGGATTAACTGGTGTTGTGGGATTAGTCGGAGTATTACTGAAATCACAGTTTATAACCGACTGGAGATTAGGATTAAAGTTAACATTACCTCCAGCAATAATTTGAGTCAATGTACTACAGACTTGTATATTAGCACAACTAGGAACTCCTGCTGATACGTCTAAGGGAATTAAAGCTGTAGTAGGATTAGAGCAAGGAACATACCAACAAGCATCTGGGGCAAATGATAATCCTAGACCTTTGGCTAGCTGATAATCTTGACTAGCTTGTCGATTAAAGCATGAACAATCTTCAGTATTGTTATTCACACAATAAGCAGAGGATACAGAATCTACTAATGTTGGTGGCGCAATTCTTCTCCACTCATCACAAATTCCTCGAGTAACGTCATCATAGGTAAATAGATTACTGCAGGATGTAAGTTGACTAACATCGGTACATCTATCTGCTTTTCTAGCACAAAGTGTCGGTGCTACATAGTTAAGATATGTCTCATTCTTACCGAAATTCGTGGCATAGTCCAGAACTGCTTGTGGGTTTGTAAAGATCGATGCATTATAGTAGCAATCGGTGGAGGGACCCGCATTAAAGAATTTGTTTCCGGGAGCATTGCCGCCCAGATTTGGACAAGTTGCAGGATCAAAAGTGTAACATTCTGCGTTAACATAAGCAGTTCCACAAATATTAGTTGCATATCTTATGGGTACGTCAGCGCTTGTCCATCTACCGTCAGGATCTCCAGGATAACTTGTATCTCCAGAAGTAGGACCATCTGAAATTATAGCACCGAATCCTCCGTTATATCTACAGACTTGTTGTTTCTTACCACAAGTATCATATTTACCAAATGTGGTGTTCTTTTGTTCGATGCGACCTAGGATAGTGATAGCACCTACACTCACAGGAATATTTGGATTGGTGTCAGAGGACATTTTCCATAATCGTATAATTATCTAGATAATTATCTAGATAATTATACAGAAGTTGAGGACAAAAGAAGTAAATTATATTTCTGGATTCAACTGGAACTCGAACCGTCGCAACAGGTAAGGATAGTAAATGTAGTGAGAATAGTACAGAGTTGATATAGTAAATGTAGTGAGAATAGTACAGAGTTAATATAGTAAATGTAGTAAGTCTAATAACTAAGTCTAGTACAGAGTTAATATACTATATGTAAATATAGTATAAAGATACAAAAACTAAGATGTTAGATATAGTTGTTCTTTTCCTTTTTCTGCTACCCATATCAGTATTAACTTGTGTCACTCGAATTCAGAGTCTGTCCTATAATGGACGAACTTCGCCGTCTATAGCTAAGAGTATGAGGGATCTCTTATTTCAGATCTCAACGTCCTTTGGATTTGATATTATGTATTTGTACTACATATATTCGAGGTTACATCTTATCGGTCCTTTATTGATCGCTTTTTCTATGTTGGTTATTTCTAAAGTTATTAGTATTCAAGCTCTATACCAAAATCGTTACTCTCGAAGCCCGGTAATTCCTTATGTTATGATTAATACAATTGTAAAGTATGTTTATTCAGGACACCTTTCTTACTTGAAATTTCCTATTTTAGTTTTCATACTATCTTGGGCGTTAGTTATATCTCTGCAACTTTGTATTTATTATGGAAAGCGAGTTTCAAGTCGTATTCTACTTGTAGATAGTGGAAGTTCTATCTCTAGAGATACAAGTTATTTTCGAATTAAAGTCGGCTCTACAGGGAATAGTGGCCGAGAGTCTGATGTCTCTTTAATTCGAAATCAGAATTTGGATATAATCTCTTCATCTCAATGTAAAGAGCATTCTAGAGATTTGGCTTGGTATCAAATGATATACATACCATATTGGCAAAACGGTATAGTTGGTTTCACAAATAGTAGTAATCAATTGATTATCTCCTTCTATGACGACATATTGTCAAAATTACAACTATCAAATGTAGAATCTTCTCCGGACTCCGATCTTGTTCAAACTTTTCTACAACGAATTAACGGAACTATTATTATTGAACCTCGATATGATTCTAACTCTACAGTATTCTGGTTAATTGCTCTCGTTATTCTGGTGGTCTTTATCAATAGTAGTTCAATAGTAAATCAACTGAGTATGCTATTATCTCTAAATTAATATAAGAAGTATATAACAAAGTTATATACGTTAATAACAACGTTGAAGAAGTATAAGAATTGAAGAGACTCTGACTTTGTTATATACTTCAATATAAGAATTAAAGAAGTATAAGAATTAAAGAGACTCTAACTTTGTTATATATGTCAATATAAGAATTGAAGAAGTATAAGAAGTAAAGAGACTCTAACTTTGTTATATACTTCTTCAATATAAGAATTGAAGAAGTACATAACTTTGTTATATACGTTAATATCAAGATTAAAGCCTCTGACTTAGAGCCAATCGTATTTGACACATCCGACTGGATTTGTAGATCTATATTGTCCAAGAGGGCAAGGTACGATCTCTTCTCCGTCGTAAGGATAATTATCTCCATTAAGTCCCCAATTTCTCACACTAAAGTCATATCCACAGATGATATTTACGGCATCATAAATCGAGCAAACAAAGTTAGTTCTGCCAGTATTTTGATGGCTTAGATCTGTTTCTTCGACCAAGGCTTGAGCAAGATTATATCCTGGTCTTGGTGATGTTCCTGCACGTATATAATACGGTGTACATATAGTATTAGGATAGCTTCTGCAACATTGATCTATTCTCAAACCTATACTATAACACAAGGGATTAAAGTCAGTGTTTAGAGTGTGATCAGTATAATCACGATAACATTCTCGGAGATCTGCATATATAGCTCTCATACGTGTGACACTAGGACAGGGAGGAATTTGGTCAATCTTTGTGCATGTACCCAGATAACAAGATAAATTATTTCCTGTTACACAGTCGCTATTATCATCACAAGGACCATATTCTGATGAGTAACAGAAAAGCCCTGAGAAATCAGGGGCCGAGGAACATACTTTATTCGCACCACTGCAACGAAGAGAACTTCCTATCGGTGCATCAGGAATGCATGAAGTGGCTTGGATACTTGTTGGCAAACATTTGTAGGTGCCTGAATCTAAGCGACATGTAAGTCCGGAACCTTCACAACGTGTACCGCCAATTCGACATCTCTTACCCGAGGGAACTCGGCATTCCCATGGAGAATCCGGAGTTCCTTGTGGAACTCTGTCTTTATAGCATTCTTCGTCACCTTTACACATATTATCCTCATTAGGACAAGCGTTGCTGTTCGGTATGTCGACTTCGTCAAGTTGCCTCACACAACCAGCATTGACAGTGATTCTGAGTCCATTAGGAGCAGGTAATTGGGCATTGGTAAATAAAGCATAACCTCTGACAACTCCAACAGTATTATAATCGAATGTATGTCTCCATTGCCAGAAACCAGGATAAACCTGCGTAGGTTCTATTCTTCTATCACAGGAGTTTGAACCACAAGGAGTCAGGACATGAATTCGAATCAGAGCCGGATCATTTATCATCATACGGAAGGTGACATCTAGTTTGTCCCAAGAACCATTAGTTGGTGGCATATAGAAATAAGCGACAGAAGTACCAGCAGGATAGGTAACAGATGGATTGGAGCAAGTTACACTACCAAGGATAGTATTAGATTCTCGGAATGCAATGTTCGCTGTAGTATTGCAGCCGAGAACAGGTGCTCCAGAACATCTTGACACTTCTGTGGCTGCATTAAAGGCATTTACTGCATTATTCAAACATCTGCCCGATACACAGTTGTATCCACCTGCACAAACTCGAATCGCATCACAGGTAGCACCTTGGAGTCCCATACACAGAGATCTATCACATACAGTATTGATAGGACAGTCAGATTGAACTGTGCAGGTTTGAGGTAAATTACCATAGCAACTAGTCGAGACTTGAACTGTGTGGCCTTCAGGAGGAAATTGTGGGGAGTTGGCCAGAATAATATAACCACGACTAACTCCAACAGCATTCGTGTCAATATAATGATTCAGTAGGAACGATCCATTGACGTGAGTAGAATTGAGTTCACGCCCACATTGTAAGCTACCACATTCAAGCATAGTACGAATAGAGATAGGCGAAGAGGCAGAGTTTGATACAATTCTAAACTGAAGATCTAGTGAATCAAACGATGCATTTGTGGTAGGCATTCGGAAGAATGCAACTGGAGTTCCGATGGAATATGAAGAAGTTGGAAGAGAGCATCCCAACGATGAAGCTAATACATTTGACTCACGCAAAGTTATAGTCGTTGTTGTATTGCAAGCCATAATTGGAGCTTGGCTGCATGTATTGACTCGTGATGCCAAGGAAAGTGCGTTGCTAGAATTGTAAACACAGATTCCGCTAGCACAAATATAGGAAGGATAGCAAGTAACTGTTGAATTACAGATAGCACCTTCGATACCAATGCATCTTCGAGGAGTACCATCACAAACGTAGTTAAGGGGACAATCAGTTTGTAGAAGGCAAGTATCGATAGGAGCCTGGACAGGTGCAGTTATGGGTACAGTAACTGGAGTACTTGTGGGTTCTTGGACAGGTGCAGTTACAGGTACAGTAGTTGGTTCGTTTACGGGTACAGTCATTGGTTCGTTTACAGGTACAGTAACTGGGGTGCTTATAGGTTCTTGCACTGGAGCGTTTACAGGTCCAGTAACTGGGGTGCTTATGGGTACAGTAGCTGGTACACTTATAGGTCCAGTAACTGGTTCACTTAACGGTTCAATAGATCTAGTAACTGGTTCATTTGGAGGACTACTTGACGGTTCAGTCGCAGGCTCAATAGGTATACTCAATGGTGCAGTTACTGGAGACTCAACAGGTTCATTCGAAGAATTACAGCAATTTTCCAAACAACCTTCAGATTTACATGTTGAAGTTGAACATTTCGACGCACAGGAGTTCAATTCTGTGGCCTTTAATGTTGAAAGCACTTTATTGAGACATTTGCTCTGGGCATCTTGGCAATTAGTACATTTGAGGCATCTTGAACAAGTCTTAATTCGAAGACAGAGCTTTGAACAGACGTCCGTTAATACTTCGACGACATTAAGAACTGATCTTTTACAGAGCTTATCTGAGTTATCTACTTGCTCAACAAATCGCTTTTCATAGTTAGGTACACCAAGAGATAGGCGTTCTAATGTTTCATCGAACTCTTCCCAAGAAGAAATGTTTGCAACATTAACTGACTGAATGTCAAAAGATTCGTTAGTAGAAACTTTGTTTTCTGGGTCAACTGTAAGTGTGACCGCTAAGATCACTACTAATGCGACTGCTACAGTCGCGCAAGAAGACAATATAGCAATAAGAGTTCTTCGCCGCATGTTATCTCTTTTTCAGGTGTCTGGAAAAAGTTTCGCATGTCAAATTTAAGTTTTGGATTGGGTATCGATTTTGGAATTCTGAACTTTGGGTCGATAGAAGTCAGAAATAGAACTAAAGTAGTAAATCTCTAAAGATCCAGTCTGGAGATTCTCTCTAAAGATCCAGTCTAAAGATCTAATCATACAACTAAATATTAAACAAACAATATAACATGCTAATATTTGGGGGTAATTAAGTTTGATTAAAATTAATGATAATGTATCGATTGCACACGTACACGAGATTAATTCAGAATGCAACAGATTGTAAGATGTTATATGTAAGAGAGGGACATGTACAACAATTCTACAGAAACCCCCAAAAAGAGTTCGGGACAATATCACCTCTCCTCGTTGCCAAATCTGGATCGACAAGTAATTTTCGTGCACGATTTAATATATCTCTCTACAAAGACTATATAAAGATAAACATAATAGATGAAGGTTCGCAGCCTCCTGTGCTTTATATTCCTTCGGTGGAGAATTTATTGAATAATAATTGTAAATATTTAGCAACTCCTTCCTTTGTCAGAATACTTGAAGCTATGGAAATTTATGATCTTGTTTACCTATGCTTATATCCTATTTCTATCTGGAGATGGATGGGTGACGGATACATATCAAAGTTGATAGTTTCTGATGAAGAAGAGCTGCTGAGTAATTTGATGAAAGCGATACTTCGGTTCACAATTGGCGACACAGATATCTTCTTGAAGTCCTTTATTGAGTGTCTGAAAGAACATAATGATAGAGTATATCAGATAGTTCGAGAGACCATGATTAAACTAAATTTCCAGGATTAACGGAGAAGCTTCAATTATTTAAGTATGTATTTAGTTGAATATATGTACATGTCTTTACTTCTATACTTAAACACATATACCAATCTAGGTATATGTGTAGTCGTCTTTTTATGCTTCTAATGTTGAACTGGTCAGACCAGTGAGAGTATTTGTTAGCTCCTTGAAGTTATCTATATATCTTAACCAACGAAATGGTAACTTTCCACTAACTACATCATCCATAAGTTGTTCGAACGGAAGTGTATTTATGTTCCTGTTCCAGTACTCTACATTGTATATTTGCTGTAGAAACTTCGACTTCAAATTCGGACAATAATCAAGAATTGGATCTAATATCCATTGTTTGGTAGATGTGTCTTGACCGTAGAAGTATCGGGAGGATGAAATCATGTCGCAAATCTCCTTTGCCATCGAAGGAATTAAATGTCCTCTTCTATCTAAGAAGTATACGTCCTGAGTAAGTAGTGCGGTTCCTAAAGTTAAAACATCTAGGTTGTGAAATTTACATAGTAGATTGATATCAAAGTAATGGCTACCCAGTCTTAATATAATGTAGTTAAGTTTCATATCCGGTTCTGTCTCGAAGTAGTCCAGACATAGATTAGAATAATTTCCTTCCGGTTCTTCGCCAGAATATAAAACATTATTGACAGCATTTCGTATTTCTACTGCTACAGACATTATCATGTATCGTTCCGTCGTTTTATTTAAGCTCTGGAGACTTTCCACGAGGAAGTTATTAAAGTCTCTTTATCTGGTGGCTCCGATAGAATCAGAATATAATATTACAGGTACTTTTTATCTGTCATCGTCTATAATAATTACTAATGATTCATTTCTATCTCTTCTGAATAATATGACACGATATTATCCAGTTAAATTTCCAAGAAATAGAGTGGTGGGAATATCCGACGAAGAACTATATGGATGGATCAGAGCTCAGGACACTATATCGGATTATCTGATTTCATCTTTATCTTTCCATAGAGATTTAGATGTAGCAGAAGTATGGAAACTTTATTTGTCTAAAGGAATAGATGTGAGTTTTGATACTATATCTTTCTACGATCTGACGATAGATTCACTTCATCGACTTATTCGTGTTTCCAGCAACTCTAAAGATATAGAAAGTCTGAGTCAAAGGCTAAAGGGTACTAAGGTAGATAGGCAAATAAGAAAACTTCTGGATTCATTTATCTGCAATCCTAAACTTTTATGTCTTCGTATGAGATATCAGTTCTGGTACAGGAGGTATAAAAATATTAAACATTCGATCGAATAATGTATCGATGCTTATCAGTATTCCGACCCCAATATATTTATAGAGATGTAGTTGAGCAGATTACCTTACCGAATACGGGTAAACCGATCAGTGATGTTAATATTAAATATGCAAAACAGCATCTGGCTTTTGACGCTTGGGTCGAGAGAAAATCAGATTCGAAGGTAAATAATTCTAAGTTCTTATTTATCCACTTATCTCTTATTTCTCTGAAACGCAGCTATCGACTACCCGATCTTCTACAGAAATTGTTGGATGAAGCGGAAATTCATACTATGGCGCCTGAAATATACGAGGACGTTGTCATAACTCCATATTTACTGTCTTCACTGTCTATTAATGGAATTAATATACATCCCAGTTTATTGATGGCTATACCCAGCTGGTGGAACTATATGCAAGATCTGCAACATATAAAACTAACAGAATTTAAGTTAGACGAGTTACCAACTATGATAGACAATTACTTCCTAGCTAATGGTAACAGTTTGAACAAGCTTCCTTCAATGAAGAAGAAAGTAATGAAACATTATCCAAAGTTACATAGATTATTTGTTCTTCCATTGCGCTGTAAGAAAGAAGGAGCAAAATCAACAATAACATTAGTATGGAAGTATATAGGAGATGAGAAAATTAAGAAATGGTTGATTGCTTACATACTCTAACTAATATTAGAATTTAGAGACAAGATTAAATATTAACATATATCACAGAGGTGATATATGAAAATGTACCGGACAAGTGTAATAAGGAGACTGAGAATTCCTCTTTTGAAATATCTTGTATTCGAAGTCTGTTCTCAGTCTTTCGGCGGAAAATCATCGGAAACAGTAGATGAGTGGCTCTCGCATAGAATAGTTGGATCCTATCTATTATTCTCGAATGATAGCTTCCGAGTTATGATATTACTTGAATATCTGATCTTTGGACTTACTCAGAATCTTTACTCGTTGAATCTAACATCCAAGGATGCGTTATCTATCGTGAATCTAGCATCGAAAATACAAAATAGACCCATTCGACTTCAGATTAGTAAATTTCTAGACAAGTCAAACTTAAGTAAAGTTCTAGATTCTGATCAATTCGGATCTCCGTACTTTCTAGAGTCTCTATCTTTGTCTGGAATAAAGTTACCTTTATTGCCTACTATTATGAAGTTTCCAGTCGAACAACTAGCAAAAGCTGTGTTTATTCAGCCGTCTCTGGAAACTTTATCTAAAATTATAAGTGAATTTCCAAGAAGACCAGAGATAGAGAGTTTATGTAGATTTCTACGGAAGTATCATTTTGATATAGATGATAAGATACGTGGATTAATTCAAAGTCTTCCAGGTTTGTACTTTAGATTGAGATATCCAGAATGGTGCTGTATTTATATTCAGTCTAATAAATAAAATATTTCCGACATGTATAGAATATCAGCTTATGTTAGAAATATAGCCATTCTAAATGCTCGAGACTTCAATTGCGACGAAGCAGCTAAAGAAACTGAGAGTTATGGTAGCACAGTATTAATAAGGAAATTCTACAGTATTAGAAATTATATAAGATATATTGACCAGTATCTGGATAGACCTCGTTATATTTATTATATTCCTTCGAAAATAGACGAAAGCTATGAAGAAGTTGTATTTATTGATTTGTTGAGAAATAGACAAGTGCTCTTATCCAAGAGGATATTTTTGTCGTTCCAGCTCATGAAGTACAACAACTTGCCACTACTCTGTCTCTTTCTACATTGGAACTCAAATCTGTCAATATCCGATGTTCAGAGTTTAGAGCTAAAGCCAGGAGAGCTACTTTCCTGTATTCGTAACTACATTCGATGTATAAAGCGAGTTGAAATAACACAGAAGATTGAGAAAGAGAAAAGGTAGATACAATACTGAAAGATTATATATCCCTGCTGAGTAATCAAAATCTAGTAAGAGAAATAACTAGACAAGAGGGAAATATGAGTTGGGGCCTTCGTAGCGAGATAAATAATTTAGTCAGAACTTTAGGTGTCAGAAACTTGGTTATGTCTTCTAAGTACCTTTCTATGTTCCTTGACTTATTCCGATCTATTACTTAGAGTTAATATATAACTTGTTTTGTATCTCCGCTATATCTAAATTACATATTGGTAATACCAATATGCATTAGAGTAAATAAGGCTTCTTCAACTTTAGTTATTTCGCTATAATTAGATCTAGAATGCATACTAATTGTCTAAATGAATTATAATTTAATCTGGAAAATTTGGAATTTCTATGACTTGAGAGGAGGGCGAAAAAAAATCCGGCATCTTTTTACCGATCCTAAAATTATAGACAATATGAAGATATTCTTGTTATTTGCTTGTTTCCTGGCTCTTGCTTTGGCTGGACCAACCTGTCCCTATTTTGACATTTATCCGACTAGCTGCCAAGCCATAGGTTATATGGCTAATGGTAATGCTACTTGTCAGGCAGTTAACCCACAATCCTATTGCAAAAAGCGTCATGATTTCAATATTGGTAATTGTGTCTCTTATACTCGTCAATGTCCTGATGGCACTGAGTGCATTAAAGAAGGTAGCGTTTACAATTGCCGTATAGCTAAGAATAATGCCTGTACTTACACTTCTAACTGTGTTCCTGGCCATACGTGTTCATTGGTTGGATCAGTCAAAAAGTGTACTTGTCCTGCTACAGCTGATTGGGCTACATTGCCTTGTATGACTGTAAATACTCCATATCCTCCCGGTATATACAACTGTACTGCATTAGGTCGTACTTGCATTGCAAACAATCCTCAATTCCCAATCTATGGTTATTGTGTGTCTAATGATGGTCAAGTCTGTGATAGTGACAATGATTGCCTGAGTGGAAGTAAGTGTCATGCCTGTAAATGTACTCCTCCCTCTCAAATGCCTAGATGTCAGAATTGGAATATTGCTATGGATAAATTATCATCTTTTGAAGGCTGTGTTCGTGATAAGATTGATCCTGCGGCAACCCCTGGAACAGCCCCTATTTGTGATATTACTATTTGGGGACAAGCTATGGAATGCTGTACTTATGGTGCTAACGTATGTTCAATAAATTTGATAGGAATCGATTATGGAAACCCAAACACTGTCGCCGAACAAATCGTTATCTCTATGTCGAGTACTGCTCCTTCTGGACGTGATTGCACTCTTCGAGGTCATGCCTATGATAAGTGTTCAATGAATCTGTACTAGGCATCCAAGCAATATCAGAAGTAAATAATACATATATCTATGGATATATGTATGTACTGGATCTTTCCTAGACGTAGAACTTAGAATTGCTTATAGCTTGAACTCTATTGGAATCATTCTCAGGCATCAAACTTAGACATCGATTGTTGAGTCTAGTAGCTTCCTTCTTTTGACCCACATAATAACAGGCCATGGCCATCCAGAAATCAAATAGATAGGTAGATAGATCAACTCGAACGGTGAGAAAACTGGAATCAACTCTATTTATCTTATCAATTACCGTATGACCAATAGCGTAAGCTGCTCTGTATTTCTTAGCGAGGCAAAAGTATCTAATTGCTAACGTGTATGCTTCCATTCTTTCTGGATTAATTTCCATAGCATCAAAGAGATAACTCAGATTGTCTGCGGAAGGATCATCAATAAATATTAGTATACATGCTACATATCTGTGTTCAGTCCAGGTATTTGAATAATTCTCTAGAAGTTTGTCGAACCACTTTCTTGATTTTACAGTATTACTCATATCGTGGTATGTCCTAGCTATATAGAAAGTAATTCTGTCATGTATGTCTACATCATTAGGATCAAGTAATCCTGCCCTCAACATAATTATGTCCTTAGCCATGGTATATTTGTCATTGACACGGTATCCACGCTGATTGTTATCCAGATAACCCGAAACTACAGCTTCGCTGCTATGATTAGTTGCTAAGTACTCGTGAACAGGACATCTCCAGTTGATTGCTTTAGTTGATCTGACAAAGAGATTACCTCTGTACATTATACTTGAAGTTCCATTACCTCTTCGCATTTCCACAAGATAGAGATCCTTGGTTAAATCTGATTTGGGAGTTGTAATGTACAGTCTTGTATCCGCATCCATAAATAATATATACCAAGAATCATCTTTATATAGAGATTTTGCATGTTCCAAAGCTATCGTTCTATTCTTTGCATAATTTACCCAAGTGTCAGATGTTACTTGATATGGTAAGTTATTCTCTTCCGCGAACTTCCGTATGACAGAAATAGTGTTATCTGTGGAGCCTGTGTCTGATATAACTATAGCATCAATATAGGTAAGAGCTGACTTCAAACACTTAACTATATTCGCCTCTTCGTTGCGAACTATAGCATTAAAACAAACCTTAATTGACATATTTTCTAGACACCTAACAAAACCTAATGGAAGATCCTATCGACATTCTTATTAAGCAATATTTGACTGGCAATTCAGGTGGAGTTTTTGCATCGGAGATACTTCGAAACATAAATATTTACTTGAGATCTATTGGTAGACCAACATTAGTTAGTACTGATATTAACACTAGGCTTTATAAGGGTGGTTATGCCTATAGTCCTGGAAAGAGAGATGATAAGCCAATTTGGGTCTTGGGTAATAATGCTCAAGTAGCCGCATATGTTCAACCGCAAGTTCCTAATGTATACGATTCTGGTGAGCAAATTGTATACACAAGTTCGGCAATGTATAATAATTTGAATACTCAACAACAAATGATGTATTCGTCGCTCCAACAGAATAATATAGTTCCTCAGACTTATTCGAGTCAGGCTTCTCAGACTTATTCGAGTCAGGCTCCTCAGAATAACATAGTTCCTCAGAATAACATAGTTCCACAGGCTTATTCGAGTCAGGCTCCACAGAATAATATAGTTACACAGGCTTATTCGAGTCAGGCTCCTCAGAATAACATAGTTCCTCAGAATAACATAGTTCCACAGACTTATTCGAGTCAGGCTCCACAAAACAATATAGTTCCTCAGAATAACATAGTTCCACAGAATAATATAGTTCCACAGAATAATATAGTTCCTCAGACTCACCCAGTTCCTCAGACTTATTCGAGTCAAGCTCCACAGACTCACTCAGCTCCTCAGACACATAACAATTCTATTCTTCTGTATGTTGATTTAGGCAATTATCATAACATGGGAGAAATACTCCGTGTTGCAAACGTCGATAAAGTGACTACAATTAAGTGCTACGAAGATGCCGCTGGTAATGTTAATAAACCTACTCATCCAAAGATTAAGTACTTTCATTCGACGAGATCCATCGCAGATTATACAGATATGAGGATGACATTCGATATTTGCACAGATTGGAAAGCGGCTACTCATACAAGATTTCTTATTCTTAGCAATGATAAGATCTTTGGTGCATTATCTCTTGTGCTCGAAGATATATCTGAAACATCAACGGAGCATTCTTCTCATACTAACACTGTTTCTCATATTACTTCCCTAACTAACGCAGAGTTATAAATTAAGATATATACATTATTCTATAATGTATATTATTCAGTGATGTGGGGTTGTCGGATGTATATCTTTCTGTAATGTAGAGTTATAAATTACTAGATCATTATTCCGTAATTTATAACTTTATGTTACGATATCATTATTCTCCGTTATTTCATAATTCATACTACTAAACGTTCTTCGCTTGTTTGTTCTCATGATTCTCGTTTATACTAGCTTTGAGAAGATATGGAATCGGCGTATCAAGCTTTTCAATATGTCCGGTTTCTGGATTTCGGACATATCGAACGAGAGCAATAGAGTCTTCTTTGCTAGCAAGACGTTGCTTTTCGACGATCGCTTTTTGTCGCTGCGTCAGAGGTGCGGCTTTCCATTTTGCATAATCAAACCTATCTTTAGTAGATGGTATTATAGTCTGTAGTAGACGGTAAATAGACTTTCTCAATGATTGTCGGAAATTTCCAAACATGTTTATCTCAAGTAGTTGTATAGATCTGTAAATATAATTACAAAGAACTAATTTGCAATATTTAATATATTATATCATAATATACTTGCCTGTCTAACTAAATATAATCGAAATTATCGCTACGAGGTCTATCAATGTATCGAGGACCATTCTCAGGATCAAGAGGTAGTTCAATGCCATCTCTGTTTAGAATATCTTCCAATATATCTGTCATATTGTTCTCATGAATCTTTGTAGTTTCCTCTCCAGCTTTATCTCCATTAGTTCCCTCCACATTCTGAAGATTCAATGCATAATAACTGTTTTGAGCAATACTCTCGCGAATACAGTCAAAACTACAATAACAACCCATAAAACCACCAGTTAATCGAGGCTTTCTCACTACCGCCCTTTCATGAACTATCTTACGAAGGCATTGCCTACAGTAACCTGTGAAATAAGTACCTATCGAATTAGCCTCCGGAATATCTCCATCAACAACTTCGAAGTGCATACATGTCAACATATGACAACCTCCGTACATGCTACAATAAGTTTGCTCCTTAGGATGCTCGGATTCATCATCGTCTTCTAGTTCATCGTCCACTGACTTTGATGTAGCAAATGATATTATTGGCCCCAATACTCTATTAATATATAAACTGGTAGTTGTGGTGTTGAAGTATAGATCAGCAAATTCTTGCACTCCTTGCTCGTCTAGATTTACTAAATGTTCGTATGTTTCCTCCTTTACCATATCGAATTGCTCTATTCTACCCGTAATTTTGTAGTTCCATGCGCTAGCAATTGCTAATTCATCAATAGTCATGACTTCTTTATCTGGAGGAGGTAGTAATTCATATAATTCCTTGGTAGTCTTATTCAAAGTATTACTTAGGTAAGCTGGAACTGGTGCAAACTCTCTGTCGGGATGAGTACCTATGGCGTGCTCTACTACCAGAAGAATCAAATTGTTAGCGTAGGTGCGAGCTTGTTCTAATAGTTCAAATAATGTTTCAAGATCGTATTGTTCTATCTCTAAACACATACGAACGCCGTATACAGATTCATAGCTAATATCAGATGTGATGGCTTGCTCAATGACAGACAGCAAGTCTAAACCATTGTTAGATAACCAAGTTATGTATTCTTTAGTAGACGCCAGACTACACACAATCATGATTCCAACAGAGTAGGCATGCTCGTCAGCATTTGACTCACAAAACATCTTGATCAGAGGTTTAACATATTTTCCAGCGTCGGCCTTATAGCATTTTTCCAACAGATTATTAACATAGTCAGAAAATGTCTCAGAATTAAGCCGCGAGAGATCCTGAGTGTTGATTTCTTTCAATATATCCGTTATGTCACCTCCGGCTTGTATAGCCCGTGTCAACTCAGAAAGTCGCAACATTTTGAATAATTATATATTATACGATAATAATATATCACTAAATAATAGCTAATGAAGTCTTAGATTCTGCCTCCATAATTTCATTAGTAGAAAGAACATTGCCCCAGTCAACACCATAATATAGATTCGGATTAGCAAAGGACGACCAGACTTCTGCTAAAACTCTGGCAGATCTAGCAGTAGGAAATATGCGGGTGGTAATGAGCTTTCCCTCTAGTAGCGTTACAACTTTATCTATTCTATCTGCATCGTATGCGTATTTAGCTGCCGAAACTCTATCATACATAAATATAGCAGCATGGATAGCGTTAAATACCATCTCAGTTATTTCTCCTCTGACTTTCTCAAATATATCTGGGTATTGAGATATATCTTCCTCTGGTACTATGTTACCATCAGGATATGTATGTAAGTTAAGAGAAGCTAACATATGATAAGAATAATGGTATGTTGCGAACAAAGTCACCCAGTTTAGTTGAAACTCACGAGCTAGTGACGTTATCGTCTGATACATATAAGAATAATACCATGAATTGTATATAGGTCCTGTTACTGAAGCAGTCTGTATAACTGTTGGTTCTATCGGCTCTATATTTATACCTAATGTGGTTATAATATCAAAGCTTGACTTTCTAACATAAGATATCGGTATACGGGATAAATGATCGTAGGATAGCATCTGTGATAATAGTTTAGCTACTGAATCGCTGACTTGACTATACAGAGATCTAGAGTAGGCATCCAACTCTGTGTCAATTCTTCTGCGTATATTAGTTACATTACGCTCCTCAGTTTGAAGTATTGTTTCTAGTTCTTCTAAGTTAGAATCTGATGTGATGCCTGTAAGATCTATAGGTTGATTAGACATTATGTTAGATATCGCTAAATCTACGTTAGCTTTCATCTTAAGCTTGTAATGATCAACAAAGTAGTCAAGAATCTTTCCGTACCAGAGTTGAGGTGATGTATAGAATTTCCTCAGTAAATCCTTGGCTCTTTGCGAAGTATATGTATCTTCTGGAATATTTGGAGAAATATTAAACATTTGTAATGCTAAGACACCTAACGCCCATACATCAGTATATGCACCGACAGATGGCCATTCTGGAGCTAGATAATTAGAATTGCTACTAATTATGAATGAAGTATCATTAGTATCATATGTGATGAGATTACTAGGTATGCTTGAATGATTTCCCAATAACGATGTAGCGGATGTAAAATCTACGATCTGCATTCTACTCACTGATCCAGCTTCAACTCCTATAATTTGATCGGAGAGAGATCCATGGATAATGTTTAAGTTATGCAGTGATTCTAAGCCTGACGATATAGAGTACAATAATAGACATGGATCTTCTAACTTTGCATTCTTTCTATAACTAGATAATGGAACTACGGATCCTGGAATTCTGCCTCCGTAGACACCACATACACTGGCTAGATACGTGTTTGATGGAGCTAGCCCTAATATACCTGTGGCCCTGATAGATAAAGGAATTACAACATTATAAATAGAACTAGAGTATACTAAGAACTGAGACTGATATCCACTTGCAGCATCCGCTACTCTGAGAGAGTTTACAAAGTTACCTTGACCAACACTATTAAGTCCGCAAAATGTTGTTTCCATCGTTGCTATTGGACTTGGTACTGGAGACAAGACTTCCGGAATTATAGGAGATAGATTAACACTAGAAGCAGGATTTGATGCCGATGATGAAGATTCTGAAGCACTTTGAACAGAAGGTGTTTCTCTTGCAATCCTTCTCTCGGAGACTATTGGTCTTACAAGTCTAGGTATCACTACTCCTCTATCCTCTCTGATATTTGTTGTAGTTGTTTGCCTTCGGTAATTTCTAGGGGATCCTCTAGAAACAGGAGAGGAAAGAGACTCCGACTCACTCGAGTACTCATCTTCTTCCGATCTGTCCGAAAATGGCGAACGTCGCGACATTTTCCTTACTGAGTCTATAATTATAATTATGAATTTTCGAATAGAGTAGGTAAATTATACATCAGTCAAGACAACATTTATAATTATATATCCTGGAGAATATATAATGATTACAGAGTAAATACGATAGATCTCTGAAACAAATAAGATATATTGGAACAAATTAAGTAGAAATAAGTTGAAGTTATAATTGCAATGACGGACGGACAACAGTACTTCATAATAGTTGGAACTAAAGTTGAATCGAAGGACACATCGTCTCTAGAGACGATTGTCGTCATTGCAATTATAATTGCAATGACGGACACATTACTACGAAAGTAGTAATAGTCGTCGATTCAACTAAAGTTGAATCGAAGGACACCACCACATCTTCTGATTATTTGTATCGCCCAACAATATCTCATTTACGATAGCATGCCCATCCGCGGATATACCATCTACCCTACCATAGACACGAAGATATATAGAGTAAGTGCTTCTTTCTTTACCCTCTGGATGTGTGTAATCCCTTAATGCACAGCCTCCGCATTCATAGGCTTTCTTCATTATCGTCATAGTACAGTTGTAAAGTCTCCACAAATCCTCTTGAGATAGAGATGTTACTAATCTATGAGGACTTAGTTTGGCCGCATAAAGTATTTCAGCTCGCAAGTAATTTCCTATTCCCTCAATAATCTTTTGATCATTTAGAACTAGATACAAAGGTTTGTCCCACATTATTCTCTGAACGAATGTTTCGAATGTGACATTATCTCGTATTAAACATGGTGGGGACTTTGCTCTCTTATCGTAATACTCAGAATAAGTAAATACATGTAACCACCCCATACCAAGTTTATCATCAAAATAGATAGGATTATAATGTATTATTCCGTGAATTGAATTCTCGCATAAAGTTAACGCAATCTTGCTGGTATTTGTAAGGGTATAAGTCCATTTCCCTGTCATTGCCAAGCTTGATTGTAGCACATAGTCAGAAGTACAAATAAATATCTTCTTACCGTGAGTACAGACACCTTCAACTTTACTTTGTGGAAGTCCTAGTAAAGTTGAAGCGTTAGATCTATTATAATTATTTAGCTGGATACTTGTTATAGTCTTACCGACTAATTGAAGATGTAACCAATCTCCTATAGTGGCTACTTCCGGTCCCTCAGGCATTGTATCAGATAACTTTAGACGTATATATTTAATAACATATACGAAATTAGATATGAAGAGTGTTACAGCTGGCTCCTTGGATATTTGAAGAAATATTGAAATGAGATGTACAAACAGCAATATAGCTATCAGCTCCTCCGACTAGTACTTCTGCATTACTCTCAACAACACGCTTTGTAAAGCTTGCGTCAACTATTTTACCTTCTTTACCACATTCTATGCATTTGGCCTTGAATTGCATGTATGTTTCTGCAACATGGTTGAGAAGAGGTATTTCTCCAATAGCTTCACCATCAAATCTTGTTACTAATCCTGCTACAACTACTGTTCTTTTGTTTTCATACCAGAATCGGACAACCGTATATAAATTTGTGATGAAGTGAGCCTCGTCAATTAGAATCACATCGTAGTTTAGGCCACTTTCCTTTATGGATTCTAAATTTTCTACAGTTCTTGTGTCGAAAGAGACGGGAAAGCTGGCACCAGAATGGGTCATATATCCTCTATCGTCATCCTTCCAGTTTATAAAGAGACACTTCTTATCGAAGACTCTAGAATACATGAAGGCATCACTTCGAATCTTCGAAGTCTTACCCGAAAACATAGGACCAAAATAAACTGTAATTGACATTTTAGTTATTAAAATGTCAAAGCCATACAGGTACTTAGTCATCGGAGATCTTCATGTAAAGAGAGATAATTTGAAGGAGATACATGAATTGCATCAAAAAATACTTCAGCTTATACCAGGAATAGATGAAGTAGTTATATTAGGTGACACTCTGGACAGACATGAGACTATACATATGCAGCCCTTATGTGTTGCCTCTAGAATGATAAAAGAATATTCTGATTTCGTTCCAGTAACTGTCTTAATAGGTAATCATGACAGATCCAACAATACAGTCTACTGTACTGATGAGAGTCCTTTTATTCAGTGGAGCATTATTCCTCCGCCACGAATTCGAATAGTAGATAAACCTATTCAGGTGGCTTCTACTCTTTATGTTCCTTATGTTCCCAACGAAAGATTTCAAGAAGCTATATCCAACTTCGATCTATCGACTGTTAAATTGATATTTGCGCATCAAGAGTTCGCTGGTTGTAGATATAATGGTATAACTTCAAATGTCAAAGAATCGTGGTCTGCTAGTATAAGAGTTATCTCTGGCCATATACACGACTGTCAAGAAATTGGTAACCTTCTTTATACAGGTACTCCACTCCAAAATGACTTCAATGAATCTTCAAACAAATATGTCTTTTATGTTGATGTCTCTGATACTGTGACTTACACTGCAGTACCAATAATTAGTGTACCTAAGATTACTATCGATACAAGATTACCTATTCCAGACAATATCTTCTCTTCCATAGGTACATCGAAGTGTAAGCTAGTAATACATGATAGTGTAGCAAATATTGAAACGTTTACAATGTCAAGTCTGTATTCAGCACTTAAAGCTATGCCAAATGTCAAGATTATATTAGATCGAGAGTACGAAACCCGAGTATTCATAAGTGGTGTTACTTATGTAGAGCTGCTGCACAGTATATTATCCGATGCCGAAAGAAACCTATTCTCCTCTTTAGCATTAAAATAATTTGATATCATATATTCTCTCGTAATATATGATTGGGTAGTAAAAAAATAAAATGAGTATCAGTGCAAGACCCATTCCGCAGGAGCAGAAGGTGACCAATGGAATCTATGGAGACATATACAAATCTGGAGATACAATAATTAAGCAGTCCATAATGCGTAAAGCATTTAATCCTGAGGATAGTACACTTTTATGTAAGCTCATACGTGAAGTGTCTGTTCATAATTATGTTTCTAACTTTGGAGGACCTATGAACCTTTGTCCTAAACTCCTAGCGTTTGAAATGGATAAGTTGAGAATTCATATGGAGAATGGTGGTTCTACATTTTCTCAATATCGATTCGATCTTACTCGTACGCAAGTCTTGATATTGTTATATAAAGCAGCAATTAAGTTCGGATATTATTATAGTCTAGGTCTTCTTCACGGCGATATAAGTGCATCTAATATATTGTTTGATCATTTGGATCAAGATGTGAGATTAATAGATTTTGGGTCATCGACATTTGAGTTGAATTCTGGAATGTATATAATACAGGCTATAATATTCTGTTCTCCTGAACTCTTAAGAGCAAAGATACTCTCTGTCACTGGTGCTCCCGCTCTAATATCTCTATCTGTTTCTTCGGAGATTTGGTCCTATGGTATAATTGCTTACTTGATGTTATCGAGAGCTATATTGCCTGAGGATAAAGATGGAAGATTAACTCTTGCTAATTATCAACAACTCTTTGGACAATGGAGTGAAATAAGAGGTATATCGTTACCTGCCCCTACATTTAGACCTCTTCAAGATTGTGCTAACTTATCGGAGACAGATACAGATTTCTTGCGCTTAATTTGTCAGTTCGATCCTCGGGCCCGACCTCGCTGGAAAGAAATAATCATGCATCCTATATTTAATCCAGTTCGAAACACTGTCAATCTTGAATTAAATGAGTTTATGATCGGTCGCATTGACGTGTCTATAGAACGTCCATTCTACTCGCAAATAGTCAATACTAAGGTCACTAACCGTCATCCTCGCGTTACATCTTTATTAATGGGTAAAGGATTTACTCTGACTCAATTAAGTGTAGCTAAGAGCATTATAAACTCTTGTGAAGTAGAACCAAATATGAGTGCAGTCATGGATATGACTAGATGTCTGATCTCAGATACAATTAAGGATAATGAGATATTGATTAATATTTCTAATATCCAGACTATATTAGCTCAACCGCTGTCTCTAGTTAATGTATGTAGTCTATTTACTATGTTTGAGAACGAGTATGTAGATGTGATGAAAATGAGAAGATGTCTTGTCGCTGTTTATCTGCTCTGTGAATATTCTTCTTATGTGGATGTTGTTCGTGATGCCTGCATACTTTTGAAAGATATTAGAGACGCAGCACCATCTGGTCTTGGATATAGATTGTGGCGACGAGTATGCCTAAAGTTATTTCCCGATGTTAAGTAAGAAGCGATTTGCATTCCGATTAATTATTATATAGCTATGTAGTTATATATAAATTGTAGATATCTTACTTCGAACGGTCGTGAAATGTAATGGTTTATCTAAATAGTTAGACGTAATAATAACTAAATAAAGACAAATCACAAGACACTGTAGACTTGATACCAGAGAATTTTGCATCAGTTATCAATATATACTTACTTAGAAAGTTTCTGATATTATCTATACTAATTTCGCAAGAGTATCAGTGTTTGTATCAGATCTAATGTGTCTGTTCTACAAACACTGATCATCCTAATCTAATTCAATATTGAATGTCTAATGTTCTTAATTTTCCAACGAACATTGTCTTCTGGATTCTTTGTTAATTATTCTGTATAATATCAAAATTCTTCATACCTAAGCTGAAAAGAATGTAGTGTTCGTTAGATAAATCTCATTAGTTCTTGTACGGTACTTCTAATTTAGCATCATATACATATTGTTACATGACAATATATAATAATTAATCGATAAAGCTACATTACGAAGCCACTCTTATATGCTTTACCGTCTAAACGAGGATATAACGTCCAAACTAAACTTCCTTTCTCCAGATTTCTTACATTAACCGAGAACAATATATTAGAATCTATCGCATACATGTCTGAATAAGACACATCAATTGATCTCTTCTGTAGTACCGCAAGTTCATCAACTGTATTGGCATAGTTGGTTACCCTCTCGATTCTGTTATTATTGGTCATATTCATCTCTAGTTCTAACTCTTTTCTTCTAACACTATGCAGATATGTATTAGGAGCAATTCTCTGTGGATTTAGTAAAGTTCCGATACAACAGTTACTAAGTTCTCTAGTGTAGAGATTTCGAGTCTTGAGGTGAGATAGATAGAAATCTCCGAAGCTCAGCATGGATGTATCAATTACGTCCGACGAGATCTGGTATAACGAATTTATCATTGTCTCCATGTTGAGGAACCTATCATGTTGCAACGATAGTGCTTTCTCAGCTTTCCGCTTTAATATAGCCAACTGTCGCTTATATGGTAGAAAATTCTTGGCTGCATATCTCTCGAATTCAACAGGATCTACTAATTTGTCAGGGAAGTTAGAATATTCCTTTGCATAGTCTGCTCGAAGCTTGTATAATTCTATCTTCTCAGCGAACTCTGCAGGAGTTATTCGATAACCTGCGGCTAGATCAGATTCGTACATGTATAAGGCGTCTTGGTAATCACCGAGAGGAGTTCCGCATCTGCATTCTAGGGAAGGAAGTTCTACCGTATGTATAAACACTTCTGCCATTACACAAAAAGAGGTAGAATTTTAGTAAATTGAATAATGAGTTTAACACTATTTAACCAACTATCGTTGTTAGCGGTCGAAGAAAAGTGGAAAAAGGTACTGCGAAATATGAGCGAAGGTATCTTTCCTCCCAAGTTCATTTATTGCCCCGAGAAAAGAAGATTATCCCACGGTAAGGACTGTATAATTATAGATGAGATTAGTCTTGCACAATTATATGTAATAACCTCTTTTATTACCAGGTGCACGTCTGATAGGAATTTCGATATCAGTTTTAAAGGTACGAAAGTGGCAAAAAGTTTGGCTCCTTACTATATTTATAGTTATTGCACGAGTAACAGATACAATAGTAAAGTGGCCAAGAAAATCATTCAAGCCTATGCATGTGGAAACATCAAGCGTTCCGACATGACGTTCCAGAATGGTAAATTAATAAGTATTGATGGAATCCATATCGTAGACGACAATATCGTCGAAACACCCACAAGATCCACAAGATTGCATAACTCGTATAATGGTTTCGAGAGCAATTCTGTCTCGGCTTAGATCTGTAAATATGGCCCAGACAGTGTACATAACATGTAATAGTAACTTAGATTAGGAAATAGAATTAGAGATATTGTAGAGATGTGAGAATTTGTAAATATACAACTCGAAAGAGTTGTATACTTAAGGAGAACTGTGACTGTCTTGTTTCTTGGATCTTTAGATATATTATCCTATACATCAATATACACCAAAGTCAATAGGTGGTATACCCATACCTGCAAGCAACGCATTAATATTACAGAAATGCTTAGCAGTTATGAATTCCTCTACTCTACCTGTAGCATTACTTGGATGTATTCCCTCCACCCTAATACATCGAGGTATTTCGTTAAGAAGTTCTTTGGCAGGGTTACCCCAGGCGACGAAGATAATTTTAGGATTTCTAGTATATAGTTCTCTTATAACTCCGGTAGTAAAGCCATTCCAATAATTAATCTTATCTTTGCCTTTAAGAGTTAATGATGTGTTTAGTAACAACACACCAGATAACGCCCACTTAGTTAAATCTCCGCTTTCAATACGTATGTTAGGATAGTTATTACGCAAGCACTTAAATACGTTAACAAGAGACCCAGGAATATTTGATAGCGGAACGTTGCGACTAACACTAAATGATAATCCCATGGCATAGGGAGACTGCCCGTTTGATGTTTGTATCGTACCAGGATAAGGATCTTGACCTATTATAACTACCTTCACTTCTTCGGGATATGTAAATCGAAATGCATTCATAACATTATCGATGCTAGGTATACAATTTGGCCAATCGACTTGGCCTAAGACATAATTAATTTCGTTGCTCAGAGTGGGTTGACTGAAAAATTGTAACCAACTATCAGATATTCCCTGAAATAATCTCTTCTTAATGTCTTCCATTGAATTTAATAGATTTTACGAAGAATATCTTACTAAGATAGATATTCTACTATTTACCACTATCAGTAATATGTGCATTCCTCAGACGAAGAATTATTCTCCGTGTAAAGTAGGCTCTCTAGAACTGATGAGACCTGATTTAAATACTAGCTCTCCTGCTTTATGTGTCTATATAGCTTATCTAGAAGAAGATCAATATTTGGATTTAAAGTCTCTCTTTATAGGATTACCTATTACTCGATATTTGACTGATCTTACCTATGTTCCTTCTGGCGAAATGTGTCTATATAAATACATACATCTGGGAACAGCAACTAATTCCATAGCATTTCGTATAGGTTACTCAGTAGTTAAAGTTTTCAAATCCTGTGTTCATCTGTGTGGCGTTAGGGATGATAAAGTAGCTAAGTTGTTGGTTTCTACTGTAATTCAATTATGTAAATATGTGCAGAGTTTCTTCGAGGTCTTATATAATAACACTTCTTTGTTATCAAATCTACCTGATAACCCTATAATAGATAACAATAATAATGTCTATAATTCTAAAACTTTGATTACTGATATGATAGCTTATCTATTAAATACTCGGCAAGAAATAAATATCTGTAAGTATACTATAGAAGCTCCTGAACCACAGATAGTTAATGCTAAACATAAATATCAAATTATAACTTCTTGTAACTATATAGTTACTGTGAATTTGGCTCGACTCGCAATGATTCTTTATGATGTACCAGATATAGTTATTGCATATAATAATTCAATTAATCCTCATATAATGAAGATATACTATATAAGTCCAGACACTGTAGACGATTCCAGAAAGAGAAAGAAGCAAGGATCTAAGACTCATGCGATAGGAACTATATCAAATATAAAGAAACAAAGTTTGGTCAACATAAGCGGATTAAATAAATGTTATATTGATAGAATGCATTCTATTGTCTGGAACGCAGTTTGTCAATATTTAGAACAAGTTAGTAACGGTCAAACATAAATCCGTTTGTTCCGGAAATGAATTTACTTGTATATTGTTGTACCAATATACATTGTTAAATAATAATTAATAACTGTAGATTACGGATGTACTAAAGAACTTTAGAGCTCGGATGTACTAAAGAACTTTAGAGCTCGGATATACTAAATAATAATTAAGAACTAAAGAACTTTAGAGCTCGGATATACTAAATAATAATCAAGAACTAAAGAACTGTAGAGCTCGGATATACTAAATGATAATTAAGAACTAAAGAACTTAGAGCTCGGATGTACTAAATAATAATTAAGAACTAAAGAACTATCTATTCTTAGGTTCCGAATTTACTTGTATATTGTCCACGACAATATACGTTATTAAATCCCGAGTACACTTCTATCTACGGAACAAAAAGTACCAAATAGCCAGAATTAATACAAGTAGCAGAATGATAATAAATACCCAAATAATAATAATGGATAACGTATCATCCTCCTCTAGAACACTTGTTGCATTGGGCGGTATACTAAAGAAAGATATTTTCTGATTATTAGTGCTTCCCGGAAAGTTGCAGCTAATATTAGACTCTCCTTGGGGTGTGAAGCTGACGTTACCATTAGCCACTATCTTCGTAATTGAGAGACAGAAATCTGATGGGCATGGTGAGGTGCCCTTTGTATTTGTGCTTGCAACATAATCAGCAACATCCTGAGGTATTATATAATATTGATTGCTAGAGCAAGGAATATAGTAACAATAAGGACTGGGTATACCTATAGACTGAGACAATAAATTCTGTAGCGTAACAAAATCGGGATCTTTGTTACGATTGATACATCCACATGAGAAATAACCTGCTCCAGTATTGCTACTACATAAAGAATTAACTGTGTTATAGTATATGGTCTTGCTATCTCCTCCTCTCCGTAACATTTCTTGCTCCCATTGTCTACATAAGTCGCCTCCTGCACCCACAGATCTAAGCATGGGACAACTATTAGTCTTGCTACCACCAATGGGATTATTAGGACAACTAGCACTGGATCTGGCACAGAAAATGGGCATTATTTGATTATACCAAGTATTATCTCTACCAAAGACATTTATCCACGTCTCTATATGTTCTGGAGTATTGATATCTTGTGGATTATATTGACATCTTACCCAAGGACCGTTATACGGATCTCCTAGAGCTTTTCTAGCAAATCTAGCATCCAGTGGAGGTGCACCGAATGTAGGACAGTAACCTCTATCTACTTGGCTACAATAGACTCCTCGAAAGCTACCAGGTGCTACACCAGGCCCACCACAATTGATAACTCCTGCTGGAAAACTTTGTCCTGAACTATCAAGAGGACATTGAGGGGTACCGGTTTTAAAAGGATCGAAAGATGCTTCGACTATTCGCAACCCCTTGAATTCGTCGTCGACAGTCTGACATACGAAATCATGTTCTGTAAATATATAGGCGTTGCTGACACCGATTTGTTTGCGATAACCCACAACTGCCATTTTCTATTTCTAGAATTATAATTAGTCAGTGGATATTAGAATGATTCTAATGAGTAAAGGGTATAAATACGATGCTTGTTAAGTTTCCTTATGTATATTCTGGCCAGAATATACAGAGATTTATATCGTTTACTCATTTCTTCTTGCTTCTCGAGTTAATTGCTGATGCAAAGGTAGATACATAAGTAAAGAATTGATGTGGTTTCGTTTCTGCGTCTTGAGCATAGAAACTAATGGTATCGTAATAACAACTCATAGCTGCTTCATACTCTCTTTTAATATCGTGAAGTACCTGAGTTACTTGATTAGTCAGGAACTTTGATTTATCAAGTTCGTGATTTGATTCGAGAAGATGCAAAGCTTCCGCGATTTTCTCAAGTTCATTGCTAATACAATCTGGGGACATCTTAGTTATTATCCGAAGATGTGGTATTTCTTCTTCGAACTTTAGAAGTTCTGGTTTCTGTGTCGATAACAAATCAACTAGATAATCTAACACTGATGTCTTTCCATCTTTACCTTTGGTATCGTTCAGTTTTGTTAGGGTGTCAAATTTGAAACCCTTGGATGATAGATGTGTGCCTCTATTCAAAGAGTTACCTAAGAATGAAATAGACCTTAGTATACCTTGGAATCGTAAACTGTTGCGAATTTCATGACTGACAGTAGTTAAGGTGGAAATGTTAAATCGTAATAGTCCAACTATAGAATCGAACTGATGTTGGAAAAGTAATACAGAAATTCGATTTTCTAGATTTGGTACATCTAGCATCTCCAGATAAAATCTATCTACTGAATTTAACTCTGATCTATCTCCTTGATATGAGAGCAAGTCTTTTCTTTCCACCTCGGAAAGTGGAAATATATGAGATAAGGAATCGAGATTTTCCAGACTTAATACACCAACTTCCATATTTAGCAGAGTAGTTTTAATTGCTTGGGTTGCTAGACGAAGTCGAGATAATAATATTCCTGTGTTGTTAGTACGTCTTATATCTAACAAATTGAGTTGCTTCTTTAATTTGCTTGGTGTAGTAGGCATCTTTATCTTGGCAACTTTAATCGGCGAAATCGAAAAGATACTCTCCAAGTCTTTCTCATTGATAAGTAGTTTATTAGGACTTGTGACATTCTGAACAGTCTGCCAGAACGAAGATGCATCAATCTTATCTTTAGAAATGGTGTTCCAGTGCAAACTTCGCAACTTCTTTTTCTTACCCGATCCATCGATAAATGGTTTAGGATACGGCGGAGGTGGTAATGGTATTGATTCTGGAGAAGGTGTAATTTCAACTAAATTAAAAGTAGAAGTTAAAGATTTCATGATCGTATCTCTGTTTTGACCTAAGATGAATTGAATTAGATCCGATTCCTCGGTTAGTCTTTGTAGGATAATCTGACCTTGCTCCCAAATGTAAATACTGTCCGGCTCCAGTCCTCTGAATTCCGATAATACTTTACCAGAAGTAGTTAAATTTCGAGAGAACATCATACCATCAGATACTTTCATTCCTGTAAAGTTTTCTACAAGAAGCAGTAGATCTTCGGAATTCAAATAACCTCTCATAGAATAATCCGAAGATTTCACAGGTATAGATATTACTCCATCAACCGTGATAACATCTGTGCGCCTACGCATAACTATCCTACCTTTAGACTCTAGTTTAATTATATATAGAATATCTTGTTTCAGCTCTGAGAGGCTAGTAATTGTTGAAGACTCATTTTCACAAAGCAAGGCCAATCCACTCGAAACGAATTTAGAGTTAGCCAGACTTATCACTTTGGCGAAATACTCCGATACGAGATCATCGGGTGGATCTCTTTCTGCAACCAAATAACGGCGTACTGTGGTCAGAAAAGACATTTTTTGACATTCACCTTTTAGGCTTGTTTTCGTTATTTGTAGTACAAGAATAATTTATCGTGGGTCTTAGTATCTATGTAGAAATGAATTTCTTTATTCTCAAACAGAATAAAGATAGGCTTATTAGTTATGGTTACTTCTTTTCCACTATTTTTTGAGTATCTTCTATTTAAGGAAGTCAGAGCACCTATTGTTGTCATGTCTACTCGGTTATTGAAATCTGCTATCTACTGAGTTGGAGACCTGTTCAAGTATATACTTGTTGAATTATCGGGTATTTTGTATTGGAAATGGAAATCACTTACGATTGCATTCCATATAAGAACACCAAGAGGCCGTTTCTCGATGTAGATAATCTCCTTACCGTCCATAGCCTTTACTTTTTAAAGTAAAATTAATGCCAAATGTCTTATCAGTACAGAGTACGATTCTCCAATTCCGCTCCGGAAGCGGCCATCGATGTCAAGTATAATCTAAGTCTTGCTATGTTACAAGGAGTTTATGCCTACAGTAAGCTTTTGTTCTCATATTACGGATGCTTTCGACCAGAATCTTATTCCTCTATGACTAATGAATCTCTACAGTCATATGCTAACACGAAAGAATGTGACCCTTATTCTCTCGCTATATCTGATCCATTAAATTACTCGGTTATTCGCAACTTTGGAAATCCTGAAATTTCACCTACTATGGATCCCTTTACTGGCTACCCCTCTATTCTAGGAAGAATTCATAATCAAGGAGCTTTAGATCTTCGAGTGAATACCAACTCTACTCCTGTATCTGCATTTCCAGGATACGAAGGATACGTACTTGCGATGAAGCTTGAAAGAGATACTTCTTTGACTGCCTCAGTAATCGTGATGACTGACAATATTTACGAGTATTTGCAGGGAGTAATATTGGCAGAATACCTTCACAATGCTCCAGGTAATTCAAGTAAAGGAGTTCGAGTATATAATTTGCCCGATCAGAGCAATTATACTATTATTTCACAATTATCTGGATTTCCTCTGCTGGATCTGCCTACAGAACTAGTTTCTATAATTACTTGCTACAATCCTTGCCAGTGGTTACTAGTCAACAAGAAGCTAAATAAGCTATTGAATCCTTACAAGTATACTGATCCGAAAGTTAAGAAGCTCAAGTATCTGATAACTAACAAACTCGGCGATAGATTAGATCGCAAAGACTACAGAGACTTAGATGCTGTGATTAAAGGAGTTCAATCTGGTCAAATTGATGATCAGGAAGTTTGTTACCGCATTCGCGCAGGTGCAGAATCATTGATGAAGGTTATACTGGATAAATGGTTAAGTAGTATGACCGTAGCGGATATTCTAAGAAAGGTACCAGATTTGTATCCTGCATATCAAGACTACATATTGGACAGATTATTAACTATTATTCCCAATTTACCGGAGTCTGATATAAATGCTATTCGTCGATTACCTATAATAGCTAGGCTAGGTAGTATGGATATCCTTTATCCAGCAGGATTAGAAGTTCATGAAATAGATGAGTTAATTCTCAAGAGTGATAATGTGAATATAAAGATACTTACTTCAGAGATACTTCTCGACAATCCTAATTTCGATATAGATAAGGAGTTCTACATAGATAGATTGTTGTCTGCAATCTCTGAAAGAGAGGTAGTTGGATGGAGAGCTTCACATACTGACTTTATTCGCTGGTTCTATTCCAACATTTCTAGGGTGCCTAGAAGCCCCAGAGATAATGAATTCGTAGCCATATTAAATAAGTTACCCATACTTGCTGATTTCGAGTTCGTTTACAAATCAATAATAAGTCTTCTGGAGTCCGAATATTTAACACGAGAAAGCTATCTTGCATTGGAGACTATTATAGTTACTAACATTCGTAAATACGGATATCCTCATGATATCTCCGATACCTTGCTAAATACTATCCAAAGTAGATTAATAGATTAAATATTTCTCATTTGCATTACATATTACTATTGGTAATATGTATCTGTAGTAATATGTATCTGTAGTAATATGTATCTGTAGTATTATATATTGTATCTGGAATCATGAAATTATTCTGAAGTCACTTCAAGTAATCATGTAAACTATCTTAAGTATATTTCTCGTATAAAAGCAATACGATATGTCGTTCCACGATTATACAGTTACTTTTCCCGATGGAAACCAGACTAAGATAGTTTACACTTTAACTCTTAGCACGTTGCAGGGAATCTATACTTATACTAAATTACGATCTTTATATTTGTATATAACAACTGGTTCCGGGTATTTCCCACCTTATGCAACTATGAGTAATGATACGTTTGTATCCTACGAGAATCTAAAAGGTTACGATGCTTACTATTTTCCCATAGCTAATCCGCTTCAATATTCACTGAGAACTGAATTAATAGAACCTATTTCTTCAGGAGGTCCTCCTTCTCCCAACGGATTTCCAGAGCAACTTCAGGTTCCGCAACCAGGAGGATTTCCAGGACAAGAGTTACTTAATCAATTCTCCCTTTTCGGATTTCCAGCATCTCTCGAACTTTCTTCCCAGAATTCTTTTAAACGAGCTCTTGAGGCAGATATAGTAAACACCATTACGAAAGTAGAACATCTATCGACTCCACATCAAGTGGACTTAAATCATAAAGGATACGTTCTAGGAATGGAAAGAGAAGCAGATAATTTGTTCGTTAATTTAGAAGTAGTGACTAATAATTTAGACGAATATCTGCAGGGTGTGATCTTGGCAGAGTATCTTTATAATCCTCCGGGTATTTCCACAAAAGGTATCAGATTATACTCTCCAGAAACACAGGATTACTTAATAATATCTCAATTATCTGGATTTCGACTACTTGAGCTACCTATCGAGTTAGTCAATATAATAGCTAATTACAATCCGTATCAGTGGTTATGCGTCAATAAATTACTGAACAAACTTAGTAACCCTTATAAGTATACTAACAATAAAGTTAAGGAAATAGAGCAAGTTCTAATCGAGAAGAGGCTACAAATAAATAACCTAAGAGATTTGGACTCTATAGTTAACGGAGTTAAGTCTGGACATATCAATTGTGATGTTCTGTCTTGTTATTTGCGTCCCGGTACTGAATCATTGATGAAAGCTGTACTGGATAAATGGTTGAATACTATTTCCATAATAGATATCCTGAGAGGAGTATCACGTCTATCCAAAGCATTTCGGCAATATATTCTAAATAAACTAATTCCTATAATACCTACTTTACCAGAGTCAGATTTATGGATAATACGTCGCTTGCCGATTATTTCAGAGTTGGGACGTATGGACGTACTTTATCCCAGTGGACTGGAAACCTACGAGATAGAACTATTAATTAGAGACAGCAGAAGCGAGGATCTAAAGACACTTACCAACGAGATACTAAACAATAATTCAAAATTCGATATAGACAAGGATTTCTATCTAGATACATTACTGTCTATTATAGAGGAAGGATTTTACGAAGGTGAAATTGATGAGTGGACAGCAAATAGAATGAACTTCCTAAAGTGGCTTTATAGTAACATGGCTAGAATACCCAGAAGTCATAGAGATAATAGATTTGTTGATTTACTTTTCCTGCTGTTACCAGACATCGGTGATTACGAGCTCGTTTATACTTGTCTCTCTTCTTTAGTCTATCATTCATCTCATTTAGATATTCGATCCTATCATGAGATAGATATAAAATTATCACGACGTATTGTTATCTATGGGTATCCTGAGGAAATGTTAGAACCAATATTGGATACTGTGCGTAACAAGTTCTATCCCAAGTAAAGATCTTAGCTATACATTAGATTACTAATGTATATTACGAAATTATTGTAGGAAGAATGTTGCCATTGAGCTTCGGGATGACCAGTTATATAGCTTACTTCGCGAATCCTCGGACAAGGAACAATGTGTTAGGAAGAAAAACAGATTCTCGTAGAAAGGTAAATTCTCTAGAGCCTCGAGTAGCCTATCTGCATCAGTATACAACTCTATTAACTTATATGTATCAATTGTTTCTACTATTGATATAAATCGAGGATGATATATAGCTTCAGATCTCCGCAAATACTCTATTATCTTAGAATTACATATCAAATCATTATCTATAACTACAGATGCTAGTATCTTAGCCGGCAATTTTAATGCTTTGATATACTTCAGTGCAGAACTAGAAGAATAGCAATTCAGTTTTGTACAGAGTTTATGTAGTAATTTAGGGCTAGTTAACTTACTCAATATTTTCACAAGTTGAGGAAGTATCGACTCAGCTTTGAATACCTGATCGAGAACATCTTCTGCGTTAGTCTCGTCTATTTGATACAACATATAACTTTGTACAGAAGTATAAACGTAGAGATGGAAATGATGCACAATATCACGAATATCGTAGTAATTAGCTAGTATATCTAGTACATCTACTGAGACACACGGAAATTCATAATATTTGTCAGATGTTACTAACTCGGATGGTAGAGGATTATCTAAATAAGGATCCAATCTACCAAATAAATAATAAGCTGGACAAGAATATGATAGAAGAGAGCTCAACAGAGTAGAGTTACCTGAAACGATGCATCTCTGTAATAAATATATGTAATAATCTCTGTACATTTCGGAACTTTGACTCTGTAATAATTTAAGTAGAGATATTAAGTGCTCCAGACTATAGGTAACACCTAGAAATCGGGAAGTTAGAGTTGGAGATTTATAATGTGTCAACAACTTAATCAGATCCTCAAATGGTAATCTATACAAGCTTTCTATGGTTATACCATTCTTTGATATGAATCCTTGCAGAATACGAGACTTATTGCAGTTAGTACTCATATGAGTTTCTACATTGAGAGATGGATAAATGCTCGTTAGAGTATACAGACGCTCTAATATGCTACTAACGTTCATTCTTTTCTCTACCTCACAATTCGTTTTCTATATCTAAATTATAGCTATCTCTGATCAGTTTCCACCTGTTCAAATAATTATACTAGTAGTATAGTAAATATATTATGGCATATACACTTGTAGATTACATATTTGCTCTCCAAATATGTAATTATGCTTTTTTCGCAACTGTCTCTTCTAATGGACCATTAATTCGTAAAGTTAGGGTACAGTTCTAGATACCTCTTATAGAAATCATGATCTCTATTTAATTTAATCCAAAGCATAACTTTCCTACCATGCTCAATATCGATATGGCTTCGTAGCAGAAAATCTAGAAAGTTATCAGTAAATTCGACTGACGATACTAAACTGTCATTATTTACAGCAAGTATAACATCTACGAGGTAGTTAGTATTAGGGTACAATTTAGAGTAGACAACAGAAGATACTTGCTGTATGAGACTAAGTAGTTCCGCTCGATACTTCTGATCGTTTTCTTCAAGATAAACAAACACTTTATCATGGAGATTGGTGCCCAATTTATTAATAGTATAAGCTAAATCCGGAATGAAACCACCGACTACCTCTAATAATTTATCAGATCCATCGTTGCGATAAATCTCCATATCAGTCAAAGCTTTGTTTGTAGCAGAGTGACCGAAGTATTCTACTAGTTTTGCCGCAATCTTTAGACTAAAGAATGTATTTGAATTATTAAGAACGAGATTGTGATAATCGAAAGAATATATGTTGTCGAAATTCAATAATTCTCTTTGATACAAAGACTCGAAAATATTAATTAATTCACCTCCATAAACATAGGATAGTATTTGTGACAGAACTCTAGGATTATTAATATCAATTGAATTTAGAACGGTAGAGTCGTCTTGCAGCAACCTCTTTATTTGATATAGAACTGTTGTCTCCATTGTTTGATATATCGCTTTCGTGATATATTTATTTCTTTTTAAGAGAAGATATTATATTAGGAAGCTCAGTAATTCTATCTAGTTCCAATAGGCCTATAACCCGATAAGGACGCATTTGACGTAAATAAACATGAGAAACACCTTTCAGATCTTCAGCAGCAAATTCTGCTTGTTCAATAACATCGTATTCAAGTTCAATTGGAATTTCAGTACGCCTATTATGATTACCGAGTATAGAATAAATATCTTTCTGTAACGACAAAAGCTCCATGTAGTTATTAATCATTAGTAAGAAAGAGTTATTGAAGTAGGATAGAATCTTATATTTCTTGCACAAATCATATTGAAATAATTCTTCACTACTGAATCTGACCACTATCTCTTCTTCTGCTACGATGTCCATTAATAATTCCATTACGTTCTTTTTGTCAAATAATAGAGGAGATATACCAGTAGCCTCTTCCAGAGATACATTTCCTTTCAATTCGGGTAATCCATCTAATTTGTTGCCTCTCAAAGAAGGTGGAATATACCAAGAGTACATAGATTGAAGTTTATTGTAAATACTGTTTTTCGCATTCTTGTAGAAATAAAGTTCATCTATCCGAACTAATAACATATCCTCTACCTCTACTATATCATACTCGGTTGAATCTATTAAAACATCAATCATCTCTCGAAGCCAGAGAGGATGAAAAGTATTGTCAGTTCGAAGATCTATTAAATAAGCATACATTGGGTAGGATATTAAAGCATTCAATGTAGAGATATAGCTTTCCTGGATAGGATCATCTGTGTCATAAGTAAGTTCCTCAATTTCAGGATTGTTTATTACCACGTAGTTCATTTCGTACTTTATTTGGTGACGCAGAAACAAAGCCTCAACTTTGGAAGTATAGCAGGCTAGCGTCACATCGTCATAGTTAGTCTCTGTCCTCCGATATTCGTTCGCGGATGATCTAACAAGAGAACTATACAATGTATATGACATATCTTTTCCTTACCTCGATAACATATATCTGAAATTTCAGATATATGTTTAGAACGAAATCCGATTTTCATGTAGTCAGCCAATATTTAAGAAAGCTGGAATTACTGTACTAGGTCAGATATAGTAGGAAATATTATTTCTGATTCGGATGTGGTTGTCTTGATAATATCTCGTATATTCTAAATTCTTAAGACGCTCGATGTACTTTTTACCTTTAGCTTTATCAATATAGAAGTATGAAGTAATTGCGACGTCGCATATTTGTGCTAATTCGTCGTTGTCTTTAGTTTCAATGCTTTCTAGTATATCAGTACAATAATGCCATTCCTTATTATTCATGTACTTGATCGCAGAATTAATTTTAGATAGGGAATCGTCCTTAATATCACTAATACTACCAGTTATAGTAATCAATCCACCGTAATCAAGTACGCTATCTTCTTCTGTTTTGATGCGACACCATTCTTGAAAAGGTGAGGCTATGAAACATAATTTCAGAGTTTTACCTATCCAGAAGTCCATTGGTTCGTCAACAGGTAGTTTATCTAATATATTAATAATATTCTCTTTACGATAAGCAATAGCATGAGTACCCCAGAAACTTGGCTGTTTATGATAAATAGTACCTGATATATTAATACCTTTCTGATTGACAGTTGTTGCTGCATATCCTAGCATATATGCATCGTAGGAATCTGGAGCATATTGTAGTGCCTGTTTTAGAAATTCAGGATTCGCCAGCAACCAATTGGGGAAGCATGCATCGTCCTCTAAGACTATAGACCATTGTGTCTCACATGTAAGAGAAATATGTTTAAGTAGCTCTACATGACTCAGAGCACATGCTACTTCTTGTAATCTAAATTTATCGGAAGTACCAGTAACCGAGGATGGTAAACTCTCTTTATTTAGATTTGAATAATCGGTAGCTGTAAATCTGTAGTAAGGATAACCTAATCGAGATAAATCAGACTCTATTCTATTCTTACGATCCACCCTTCTATCTAAGTTAATATAGTATAGTGTCAGCATTAGTTCTGGAGAAGATATTTTGCTACTCGATTTGACCCTTAAGAGCAAATTAATAAAATAATTGCTCTACTTTATCTCTTTTCTAATGCATTGCTCTGCTATTGCTGCCTCCACTAACAAACCTTGTCGTGCACCTGTTAAGCTCACAGATGGTGAGAAGTTGTATTGTTTGCGTCATGGAAACAAGAAAACCATGAAGAGAGTAGAACGGAATGTTACAGAAGATAACGTTCTAGATTTGGTCAAGAATGATATGGATCCTTCGATTGTCTGCGTTAAGCGCTTTCCTTACGCGGGTATTTCTTACGTGAGCGGTTACTATCCAGTCTATATTTCTGCTATACCTGAGAAGGATGAATTTAGAAAGCCGGGTTCGTACTTTCCTGGCTTGGCTCTGGATGCTGAACCTGTTGTAATTGAGGGTAAGGAATACTTCTGCTTTGCTGAATTTGTAAATATGCATTCTTTCTCTAGAAAGGGTATAGACAATGTATGTGGAGCTACTTCTCATAATATTCAAAAGAAAAGAGGTAGAACTGAAATACCTAAGAGGTCTAAATATCTCTGTTTTGATGAGAATGGATCGTTCACAACACCAACAAGTCCTAAACAAAGTCGCGATATTCTTTCTGCCACTTATGCATCCTTACTGATTCAACATCCCGATTTCTCTGCTTTGAAGTCTCTGTATCAAGAAAAAGGTGCTATTCAGATTGTAGGATATGGTGCATCTGAGCACTCTAACCTCGAGGATAGTTATACTGATCTAGATACTTTCTTTGGTGCAGAAGCTATTCTTGCCGCGTTGTTGACCGACAATATTCTCTGGGATAGTAAGACTGCTCTGAAAGCTAAGTATCAATCCATCGATAACGAGTCAAAGTCTAACAATGAAAGTAATACAAATGTTCTTCCAGTTAAAGTTCGCAAGAATGTTATTCTTGATTCTTCGTCTTCAACTGAGAGTAGCCCCATTGCATCTCCGCGACAAAATGGATTACTAACTGAGTCGGATTTAACCAGGGATCTGGGTATTATCTTATCAGACGAAGATAAGAAAAGAAAGCCTTCCAGCACCATAAATTTGATAGATACTCCCGACGAGGATGAGTACGGACTCGTAAAGAAGTACACCACTCTTAAGCAAACTATTTACGAATTACCATTCCATACTGATCTGTTCGCTTGTAGTAAAGTACCGAGAATAGGAGACAGTGTTTTCCGGTTCGATGGACATAGCTATGTTCCATATGGTATTTACGACATCGGAAATGTGGTTAAATGTAAGGATATGGCGAAGCTTGATATTATAGAGGATTCGGTCAAAGTTGTACGAAATGAATTTAACAATAATAGTGGTGTTATTATAGACGTAACCTCAAGTGAAGCTTCCTCATCTGTTATAGAACTCGAAGAAACAGTAATTAATCTGGCACTAGAAGAGCACCAACCTATCACGATCTCTTCTTCCTCGTCAGATAAACCTCTAGGGGAATTCAGGCCTTTACCAACAACTGGTAACAGAAAGGCAAAGAATTCTTCTGCACTTGCTGACTTATTACCTCCAACATCTGGCGTAGAATTGCCTTCTTTACCTCAGAAGAGTAAAACCAGCACAACTTTCTTCCTTAGAGGTACTAACCCTAAGTAGACACCATAACTATATATCTTGTTAAAGATATATCGTATTTAAAGCTAATTTCAAGGCCTATCTGATATATCTTATTAAAGATATATCGTACTCCCCTCCAGTTAACTAAAAAATATATTTAGTTCTATCAATATGGCTACCTCAACTCCCAGCAACTACATGAACAATGGATTTAATGGAAGTCAGAACGGCAGTGCGACTACTCCTGCACATCAAGATTACGTACAGCTTACCAACGAAGAGCTTATCTACAAGAAGAATGAAATGTACATTGGTAGCATGGTTCCTGAACATATTGAACAACTCCACTTTGATTGGAATACTGGAAGATTGGATGCCCGTATGTCTTGGTATATTCAGGCCTTAGTGAATGTTTATCTAGAAATTCTATTAAATGCTAGCGATAATGTCTATAAGTCTCGATTAGCTGGTATAGATCCAGGTATAATAGAAGTTAATCTAAGTAGTAATACTGTATCGATCAAGAATTATGGTTTAGCTATTCCGATAGAGAAGAATCATCTAGGAGTCTGGAAGCCAGAATTTATATTCAGTTATACAAATACTAGTAGCACTTACGATGATCATGTTGGTACAGCTGGTAGATTCGGTCAAGGTGCTAAGATCACTAATATCTATAGTCTTATGTTTGGTATAGTCGTTGTGAATAATGGTTACAAGTACACACAATATTGGCGTAATAACAAGACAATTCGTAACGAACCGGAGATCGTCCAAACTAGCGAACCTAATTCTACAACAGTTATTTGGACTCTTGACTTTCAAAGATTTGGTATTACTGAGTACACAATCGATATGTTGCAAGTTATGGCTCATGAAGCAATATTAGTAAGTATGTCCGGTAAGATTCCTATTACTATTAATGGTATTTCATATGACTATTCGAAACTACCCAGTTATGCAGATTTAGTCTCTATAACTCCAGAAAAGCTACATTACATGGTCGAGCAACCTCAAGGATATATAGAGTTTTGTTTGATAGCTACTGCCGGATACACGAGAATAATTAGTGTCTGTAATGGTATTCATACCAGTAGTAATGGTAAGTATGTGACTACAGTAAAGAATGCTTTGTTCACAGAGTTAGTTGCCAAGTTAAATGCAAAGTTTGATACTCGACCCAAAGAAGAAAGAACAAGAGCGCTAGTCAGTATGTCCTCGTTAGACAATGAATTTAGTCTTATCGTGAACTATTGGTCACGAGATGCTAAATTCTCAGGTCAATTCAAGTCGGAACAAAGCTCTCCTAGTCCGGAGTTGAAGATACCTCCGAGTTTACTTAAACGTATAGAAGACTGGTCGCTAGCTAAACGTCTAGTTCATAATATGAATGCTGTTCTTAATAGAATTATATCTAAGACGGATGGCAAGAAGAAACGCAATAAATATGAAGGTAAAGCAACGAGTGCCGATGAGGCAGGCGGAAGAAATAGTAGAAAGTGTTCTCTCTTCGTAGTAGAGGGAGAATCTGCTGCAGGTTATCTGGAGACGATGGTCGGCTTGATACCTGGAGGTAGATCTTTCATAGGTGTCCTTCCTTTTCGTGGCAAATTCATTAATGCCATGAAGGCAAGTATACTTGACCTAGCAAGTAATGAGGAATACAAGGAGTTCAAACAAGAGATGGGTCTATCAGAAGGTACAGATTATAATGATCCTAGTAATCACAAGTCTCTTCGTTATGGTAGAATTGTGATCATGGGCGATGCAGACGATGATGGTGAACACTTCAAAGGTTTAGTTCTGACCATGATTGCTGCGAAGTTTCCTGGCCTCATTACAACTGCTGTTGTTTGGACGCGTAGAACTCCTCAGTTGCGTGTTACTCATCTTGGAAAGACTTACGACTTCTTCTCAATATCTGAGTACGAGAAGTGGAAAGCGGAAACAGGTGTCAAAACTAAACCAGTATTCTTCAAAGGTCTCGGTAGCTCTAATGCCGAACAGATAGCACACGATCTTCAAATTATGAGAGACTTAATATTCGAAGCTGACCAAAACGCTTGGCATTATCTATCTCTGGCATTTGGCAAAGGTAAGACCGAAGAACGCAAAGGTTGGTTGATTCGTACTCCTGTCTTTGAACCTGTTCTACTTGATAAGCTAGAAATAAGTGTCTTTATCAATTCTATGGTAATTGCCTACAGTCGTGCGAGTATTCGCAGAGCTATTCCTGACTATCGCGATCAACTAAAGTTATCAATTCGTCAAGTGATGTGGGGATGCTTACAACATTTCGATTATGGAACTTCAGCCAAGTATATTACTGTGGCAAATTTAAGTTCTGAGATATCGATCAAAGTTAACTACCATCACGCAAACAAATCTCTAGAGGATGCAATTAAACTCATGGCAGCGGATTACGTGGGATCGGGTAATAACGCTCCTGAATTGGTTCCTAATGGTGTCTTTGGTACTCGTAAAGAGCTTGGTGACGATGCGGCTGCCTCTCGTTATGTTAAGACATGTCTGCAACCCTGGGTAAAGTATTTATACAGAAAGGAAGATGAGAAGTTACTGACTCGTAGAGTAGTAGAAGAATCCGTAGTAGAACCAGAGTTTCTGTTGCCAGTTATACCTCGTATTTACAACAGCACAAAAGGTATGGGTACTGGATGGAGCACGACTATTCCAAATTATCGACCCAGCGATATTATTTATTGGTATAAAGCTAGGCTTACGGGAAATATTTTACCTCCTATGATTCCTTGGTACCGTGGATACAAAGGAAGAGTGATTCCCCAAGAGAATAATGTTCTTATCGAAGGTATAGTTTCCTTGTTAAACGAGACTCAGAACTCCTATCTAGTGATGGTTAGTGAAATACCCATAATTACTTCGGTTCGCGATTATCGAGAGAAATTACTTCGTAGGCTGGAAGATGAAGGAGTTATCAACGTAAAGAAAGACGTTAGTGCGGGTAACAGTATTCACTTTGAGCTAGAAGTGGCCAAGTTCATGCAAGCTGCAGATGAGACTGGTAAACCAATAACGAAACCTACTATATCTACTAATAGCGACATCTATGATTTGTTAGAGCTTCGAAAGACTGTTCCGACTAGTAATATGACATTTATAGGTAATGGTAGTATTCCCGTGATTTATCGAGACATAACTCATTATATGGAGAATTACTATGATTTCAGATTACCCTTCTACACTAAGAGAAAAGAAGTTATGTTAGCAGATAAACTGGAGAAAATAAAGGAACATCAACAACGCATTCTATTAACACAGATTCTGGCATCCTATCCTGGTAATATTGTTAAATTTAAGAAAGAACAAATGCATCAGTTGTTGCGGTCCCATGGTATTCCAATTGAGTTACTTAATAAGAAGATTCTGTCTCTGAGTGAAGACAATATAGAGAAGATACTACAAAAGATAGAGACATTGAAGCAAGAATATGAACTTCTGTCTGTCAAAACAAGTGAGCAATTGTGGATAGATGACCTACTGGAATTGGAGAAGCACATACCATTATAGATTAAGAACAGAATATACATTATCTAGATAATGTATATTATTAATTTAAGTTAAGAAAGACTTGTAACTCTACTGACGAAGTTGATGGTATGTATTGCGTAATGTATGCAGTATTTGAAAGGAAGGCACATTTAGATATACATCACATAATATATAGACTTGAGATAAGGAAGAGACCAATAAACCCGGAAATCATATTTATCATTTGTAAACAATATCAAGTTCTTTCTTTCTACGTGGAACATATTTATATATCCGATGAGTTCTGATGAGGTCTAGCATTTCTGTCTCGAATTTGATATCGTAGCCTGTATGGGGCTTTAGAATTACATGTTCTAATATTGTTAAATGCTCGGTAGTGATATGGATCGAATTCACTACTAGCTGAACAACTTTAGCGACTACCTCTTGATCTCCAGTAAGAAACATAGAGTTATCGAATGCTACTATAATAGAATTAATATGGGGACCATCTGGAAATATATTAATGTTGTTAAGTACCCATCTTGTGAATCTCAAATGAGCTTCTCCATACGATCTCTTGTCTGGCATCCCTTCCCAGTACGGTAGAAGTTCCCCTTCGTTCTGGTGCGGCGAAATAAGCAAATCGGCTACTTTAGTAATATACGATAATTTGTCGGAGTAATTCTTTAGTACGGTCTCAGACAGAGCAATTATTTCTGCGTCGGATAAATTCTTTAAGTTTATTTGATCTAGCGATAAAGGTATAATGTTACATATCATTAACAAGGTTCTCACATAAGTATCGGTAATTGCAGTGAGATTTAAGTAGTTACTATAGTGTTGGACAACAAATAATTTATATGTACCAAATGTTCTAGTCCGTTGTACAAAATCAGTTAAATTGCCTATCTTTATGACCCTATTGGTTATGGTATGAGCTATAGGATCCATTCCTTCTCTTATGAATGTAGCTAGAGGAGTTAAGTTGTCCACATGGCCTATGTTTCCTATGACTTCCACTATACTTTTCATTACCAAACGAGACAGATACCTTTCCATCAAGGTTAATATTCTCCTTTGTTTAGATGCTACATTCGGACGAAAATCAGTGATACTGATATCCTTTACATATTCATTTAATTCTCTGCTTACCCTTAACCAATCACATGGGTAATAGCTTGTTATTTGGGATATTAATTCAGATGGAAGAGACATCAATGAAAAGTTATCAGCCGAGCTAAATCTTAGGACCTCTGTCGTACCTGCTATTCCAGCTATACCAAATGTTGAGACTGATGTAGATTTAGTGAAAATTCTGTCGGCAAAAAGAATTCCTGCTAAGTAGTCAGATAAATCGTCTGTTAGTATTTCTGCTGCTACTGGACGGTATTCTCCATGCCAAATTATCGAAGGAACAGGTGGATTTCCAATGTCATCAAATATTCTCGGTATATCGGGATTTCTGCATCTGCTGTAGAAAAATGGATGGTAGTTATGTTCATAGTAATTGCATTTACGAAAGGCATGATTAATAGGAATATCTGTCGATGTTAAACTTATATTTGATAACTTATATTGTAATACAGGTTCAACCTGGCTCATCATAGTAACATAAGTATATATTCCTTGAAGAGACGATAATGATAAGTCATAATGGCTTTGATGCTCGGGCCTGGGGTCATTTGGGGCATATATCCTATGGTCAGGTCTTGTATCGGTCAGAAGATATCGAAACATTCTTTTCTAATATATCTTCTTAATGATATAAGTTTTTATATTATAAATCTGAAAGAAGCTTGGTAAGTAAGACTTATAGACATGACTATGGAATTGATATTCCGAAACGTGGCTAAATGGCCGATCAGTATAATTAATCAGGGAGGGAGCTAAACTAGAAGAATTAAACAACTGCTTGAGAGATATATTTGTTAGTCTATCCTAATTCACTCTCGTGACATATACCTAACTTCAAACATGTTTCATAAGTTTTCATAGGAACATGTTTGAAGTTAGGTATATGTCACGAGCTTAATAAAAAATCCTTAATTGATTAATCATAGAGACTTACTAAATAAGACAGTTGTGGTTCTGCTATAATAAATTGAAGCTTACTACCAGGTCTGATGATAGACTTTTGATTCTTACTCGACTTCTTTTCCTGATGCACTTTGGAATTACAGTAGGATGAGTTGTCGAGATAGTTGTAAAGAATTCCGATAAATCTTAGAACTACGATTCCTGAGTACTTTCCTCCACTTTAGTTTAGAGAATTGTGGTAAATAACTTGGATGAGCCTTGGAACTGTAATGGATTAAGTCAGAATTCTAATATTGGCTGAGAGGTGGTTAAAACTAATCCTCAGATATCTTGGAATCATAACGAAATAACTTGGATAATTTGAACAGCAATGATCTATCCGAAGTATTTAGTGAGGAAGCAGCGAATCATATATTACCTAAAGTAATATATGATTATTAGAATGAGAATTATGTCTTTTCTTAGCACTTAATAGAAATAAACCAACACTAATAACAAGCAGACATAGTTGCGAGAACTTCCACTAGTCATTGGCACTAGAGAAGGATCTGGTTCTCTTGGAATGGGAGGAATATTTGAAACAGGCGTTGACCCATTTCCAAAAGTAAAGATATCAACAGTATTTGTTACGTCACTGCTAATTAATTCGTAGCCCGTAAACAAAGCATAATTTCCAACAGAAGTTCCAGATATATATCGTGTTGGAAACGATATTTGACTACTTGTCCATTCCAGGGTTTCGGTATCGAGTATATCGACAATATCTGTCCGGTCGAGATTTCTATCTAGACCTCCAGCAAAGATAGCATATTTTCCAATTGAAGTCGCTGCCAGAAAATAACGAGGTGAGCTCAATCTAGAGATAGTCCATTCTTTCGTTTCCAAATTGTAAATGTCAACAACATCTGTTACGTTTTCAAACATATTCTCAAGCATACAAAGACCTCCAGCAAATAAAACATATTTATTTACATGAGTTGCAGCAAATAATATTCGAGGCAAACTTAGCTCTGTTATTGACCAGTTACCTGTTGTACTATCGAAAATATCGACCCGAGACAAACTAGTACTTTCGAGAAGTCTACCTCCGGCAAACATAGCTAAAGGTCCAGCTGAAACTCCGATAACTTGACTGCGTGCCAAACTTAAGTTCGCTATTGACCACTCTAACGTTTCCGAATCGAAAACATCAACGACATTCGAAAACTCTGATCCTCCAGCGAACATAGCATATTGTCCGGCAGAAGCAGCAGCCAACAAAAAGCTAGGTTTACTAAGTTTGGCCGTAGTCCATTGATTATTTTCAGCGTTAAAGATATCTACGATATCAAAAAGAGATGTACCATTTGACCTGCCCCCAAACAAGGCATATTTTCCAACACTTGTGGCAGCACCTGCATGTCTCGAAGTGCTTAAAGATATGCTAGTCCATTCGAGAGTCTCACTATTGAAAATATCAACGGTATTACTTCTCTCATATCTTATAATACCGCCGGCAAATAGAGCGTATTTACCAACGAATGTAGCAGCTGGTTGACTTCTTGCTTCAGTAAGGTTAGCCGTAAATCGGATTAATTGACTGTTGGCGATTGCCAAACAAGAAAAGATGAAAAATAAAGAATGGTTCATATTTTAAATATGAGTACTTAACTTTGCAAAGTTAAGACTGGGACTATGTTATACTTACATATCTAACTTAGATATGTAAACCACTTTACCTTTGATATTCTCTATTCAATTGCTCAATGTCAATTCCATGCACAATATCTGGATCCTTAGCATCATAAGTCATAATCTTCTTGATCGTTGTACAGATATTCTTATGAGCAGACCAATTATTCCGCTGACAATTCGCATCACAATATAAACTTACACCACATTTAGAGCAGTGGAACTTCGGTTCTGATTTACGACAACACCAGCAGCGACGATCTTGAAGTAGAAATTTGCATCCCGGATCGGGATTTTCACAATAACCACAATTGCAGTTAAATCCATAAACGTCTAGAATCTTCTTTCTTCTATTCTCAAAGGACATTCCAATATAATCTGATCTGAGTTCTATCCCAACAGGTAGGTCTGACAACACAGTTGCAAACTCAACTACATTATCAATTTGCATCCTTTATCACTAATAGGAGTGATAATGCAGTTGGGTCTACAACTGTGATTAATAAATGTAATGAGACTAAGTAAGTGATGGCCTCCAAATACTGTTTCTAACGTGAAAGATTCAGATCTTGGACATAATCGTGCTAAGAAATTATTTAAAGCCGAATTCTCTGCTAGTAGTAACTTAGTAGCCCATAGGGGAACGATTATAGTATTGGGATATTCGATGGAATCTCTTATTTTGACATTTGTGACCACTGAATCAATAATTATCGTTTCTCCTCTGATAAAGCTTTTCCGAGTACATAAGCCGTAGTTGTCCTCTCCTAACTTTGTAATTACTACAGCATCCGAATCTAGGTTAATTGCGTCACTTATATAGACACTGACTATATCTTCCATAGCGCTGATGTAGGTGCTGTAATATTTTTATAAACTAACTACTTACATCATACTATTATTCTACAGGTGCTTTAGTGTAAAGACCCGAAGAATATTTCTTTGATTAGTGTGAATATCTATTATTATCTACCACAACCGAACTGCTCTAGACAAGCAGGAGTCAAATATTTAATATCGTTTCTACATTCATTAGACACATTACTTTCTTTGTTCCAATTCTTCGATATTAGTAAAGTTCAGACTGAGACGATGTTCTACTCCAGGATGAAATTTGATATAAACTTAAAAAAATAGTTCCAGGCATTCTTCATGCTACCTCGTCTCTATCTCAGAAAATTCGATAAAAGTTCAAATTCTAAAACAAGAAAGAAATGTTTGTCTCAGCTTTCGGTATTAGAAAAATCACGAAGTTCGTCTTCCCCTCGCGGTATTACTACTCGTCTCAAAATCTCTCTATTTGAGGGACAGTATCTATTACTGCTAGACACAAAGAAATCGAGTCCCAAACTACGATCGCTTTCGTTACCTACGTGCGAAATTCAAAGACCGGACGTGGCAAGAAACTCAAGCAGCCAGTTCCATACATTAGCAAAGCTATTGGATTCGAAGATTCGAACAATAAGAGAGGCTCCAGGATCGATGGTCAACATAACAAGAGTGGATTTGGAAGAATCAGCGATCGAGACATTTGATAGCCTTTCTCTGTCAGATCAAGCAGACTTTGATAAGAGAATTGATAAGTTATTCCAAACAACAGATATTCCTGATAATAAGTCTTCTGACACAATAAGCGAAGGAGATCTACATAGCACGCGTTGTTCCGAAGACCTGTATTACTACTGGAAGTACAAGAAGACACTGAAGGTATGAGTAAATCTATATGAATTGTATATTTCTGTAGAAATATACATATTGTCTGGGAATACCTCCTTTACAAAGGATATAGACGAATTTCGTCCAAATCGTACTTCGTTATTCCACGCATAATTATTGCTCTGTATTTACCATCGTGAGGAGTAGGACCGATATAACTGACAAAGATATGATATGGATATGAATTTACCTCTCTACCTATTGTGTTTTGTTTCACGAGGTCTAGAAACCAACTATCTGGTATAACTATATATTGATCAGTATATTTAACGAAGTGTGGTTGCCGAAAACTTGTGAAGTTGACGATAAACTCTTGAGAGACGTAATGATCCCGTCTCTTTATCCATTTCATCCGGTTTACCTGTCCCAAGTAATCCTTGACAACTAAACCTCTACATTCGTTAGTAAGTGCGCTAAAGATACCGCTAGTAGGCCAATTCTTATTCACGTTACTATCGAACGCAAAGACGATAATATTTGTACCAGGAACGACAGCATTGAAGAGCTTCCTGAAGCTAGAAACTGATTCAGAAGGAATATCTGCTATACATAGATAAGGATTGTCTCCAATAGGGCATCTACGGATGTTAGTCAGATGTAGCTCCAGTTCTTGTTGAGACATTATATTATCGATTTTTTATTTGTCAGAACTGTGAAGGAGTTAGGGGTGCACCTATTCGGAATTATGAGACGTTAACTAAGGAGGAATATACAAAAACTTCATCTGCCACAGTAGTTGCTTATTTACACTATACTTCACTTGCATAAAAGAATTGCGCAAGAACGTACTCAAGTTATGAGAGTCTTCCTAGATCAGTTAATGAAGGAATTAGAATAATTTATATATTGCTAGAGCAATATATAAAGCATGACGAATTAGATGTGTGAAATCGACTAGAACTATTATCTCGGTTCAATAATTATTTAAAATAACAGACCCATGAGCAACGTACTGAAAGGTCAGGATCTACTTGGATCTCCTGAAGAATCAATCGAAAATGCTCGTGCCTTACTTGCAGCTTTCAGTCAGCCTCACAAAATTAAATTTGTACCAGATGACTTCGAGAGAGGCAGAGATGTACCTCATCTAGTCGTTACATGGAATGATCGAGCTAAGTGGACCTTGCTGGGCATATGGAGGAATTAGAGAACCAGGATCGTTCACGACAGGTGGTGCAGGTTCTGCAGCTTTAATAGGAATATGTACTTTGTTTGGCCTAACAATAGGTAGAGGTAATCAACTTGGAGACATTCAAATAGAAAGTTTACCACTCGTGAACGAGCAGCGTCGGGCCGAAAATGAGCAAGGCTGGGAATATGTAGAAGTAAATGAGAATTCTATTGTATTTCTGAGGAAAAATGTCGGATGGCTCAGACATCAGTAAATTAATTATATATTGCAACGCAATATATCAGAAGACATAAGTTTCTTTGTCTGTTTCGCTGCTATACTCTTCCAAAAATAAATCATGTCGGATCGACGCGAAATATCAAAAGAAGAATACGAGGAGATGTTAGCTCAATGCCAGATATTTTGGAATGAATCTCCGCAGACACATATTTATGGTTGCAAAGTGGATACGACTAATATGGATAACTTTAAATTAGTTACATCCCGAGCTTATACAAGAGGTGAAACAATATTAACTGAAAAAGCGCTAACTACCATTAGTTCCAAGACTCTGGATAGAGGTAAATTACTTGATGTTTGGACTAATTATATTAACAGAGCTCCCATGTCGATTACTTACATGCTTATAGGTATGTTATATCCTCGGATTATTGGAAACGATTGGATGGAGAGAGCCGTAATATTAAGTAGGAAACTGAAACTAAATATATTTAATGCAGGGCGCTTTAGTCTATTCTACAACGCAAGCTACATCCAACATAGTTGTAACCCTAATGCTATGATTCAATATATTGATGAAACTACAGCGTCAATTACAGCACTGAAAGACTTACTATCAGGCACCGAAATAACAATAGATTACATACCTGGCGAGATGAAGAATCGACAGCAACTACTACAAGAAATGTATGAATTTGTTTGTAACTGTGGTTACTGCTCGAATCCACAACCTAACTTCAAGATACATATTATCGGTAAGTGGTGTTGGAACTGCAAAGCTGAAAACCCTGGTAAATGCTGTTCTCGTTGTAGACTTGCCAAATATTGCAATACGGAATGTCAGAAAGCTAACTGGCCTCTGCATAAGACAAAGTGCAAGATAGTTAGCAAGACTATGACATATAATTTGAGCGAGTTTGCTGTTGGATCAGTAACTCGGAAAACAGAAACCATTGATCCTTTAGTTCCGGAGTTGACTGAAAAGAAATAGTTATATATTACTGACGCAATATATAATCTCTCAACGAAAAAAGTCATGATATTATCATACGATAATATTATAGTAGTTTCTTAGCAATCACTTATACATATTGCTGGTAGGTTTGATGGAGCTGGACATCGAAAACGATTACTACGTAAGTCACAGTCTTCCAGATAGTCAAACTGTCCAATAAAGGGTGGAATCGGACCTTGAAATTGATTTCGATTTAGAAGTAGGCTTTCCAGATTCGTAAGCTGTTCTAAGGATGATGGAATTGTACCAGTTAACTGATTACTTTTGAGCTCCAGATTAACAAGATTTGTAAGTTGTCCGAAAGATTCTGAAATTGTACCAGTTAGCAAATTATCGCTTAGAGATAGTCTTGAAAGACTATGAAGTTGTCCCAAAGACTCAGAAATTGTACCTGTTAACGAATTATCATTTAAAAGTAAAGATGCAAGATTATCAAGTTTTCCAAGCGAGTCCGGAATGCTACCGTCAATACGATTGTGACTGAGATCCAAAAACCGGAGGTTCTTCAGTTGCCCCAAAGATTCAGAAATCGTACCACTCAAGGAATTTGAAGCAAGATATATGTACTGAAGATTTCCAAGTTGTCCCAAAGATGCCGGAATTGTGCCTGTTAACGAGTTTGAATTAAGAACCAAATATCGAAGAAGACTAAGCTGCTGTAAGGATGATGGAATTGTACCACTCAACTGATTCCAACCAAGCTGAATAACTTTCACACGTCCATTAAAGCATTCGATTCCGAACCACTCGCAAACACTAACATCTGATAGCCAATTCGTTCGAAACATCCAATTTGAACCATTCGTTGACTTGTAGAACTCAGTTAATACATTTCTTTCTACGTCTTGATATGTATATGCTGGTTTAGCCGCAAAATAGCCAATTAGAAACACTCCAATCAAGATCAAATAAGATTTTCCGATCATTCTGTAGGAGTATTTTTAGCAACAATCTAGATTTTATCAGAGTTAGTATGGCCTTTACTACTTTATTATTAAACAATGAATTATTGATAACAACACCAATTTCAAATATTACGATAATGTCCCTCTCATTAGAAGGAAAGATCTCAGAAGCAACGTCCTGTAATTCTTTCATGATTGTTGTCTCATTCTGATAGATTTCAACTTTAAAATATAGACTTTTCACGACATGTCGACAAAATATTCTCTTTTACTGCTTCTTTTATTTACTTGTAGTTGCTTCGCATACTCAGGTCAATATTCGATTTATCTGACTGTGGATACATATCCAGGAACCTACAACAATCCGAATATAATTTGTCAAAAAGAAGCTGCCAAATTTGGGCGCGGAGGAACTTGGTATGCGTTGATTTATGCTCCAAATATGATAACAAATACTCTACAGGCACCACTACAGACATTAGCGAATGGACCCAAAATCGTTAATGTTGACTTTACGATACAAATGACTGCTAGTGGTTTATCTCGTTACTCGAGTCTTGATAATTATGTAGTCTACAATTTCCAAAATCAAGAAGTTCCTTGGAGATCTTTAGTTTGGACAGGATATGATCCGTTAGGTCAAGATGGAAATAGATGTTTCTGGGGTACAAATAATACCGGCAGCGCTGTTGGATATTATGGTACAACACATACATTCGTTAATTGGTTATATTCTGGATATTTGGGTTGCTCAGGAACGGCCCATTACTATTGTATAAGTGATTCGTATTAGTATTTATAATTATTGTTCTGGAACCGCTCATAGTTTCATGTATACTACTACAAGAGATGTATGAGTTTGTCTGCACTATTCCTAGTAACTCATTACTGTAGATATATTGGAAATTCCAATATACCGTAATATTTATTGTCTTTACTGTCCGACTATAGGAATACTCAGAGATGCTGCACTTGGATATGCCCCGATTCTTTGAAAACCTCTTGCTGCAAAACATTGTTCAAAGATCTGAAGTTCTTCAATAGTCCAAACGGGAGCTCCGTGAAACGCCTTGAGAAAGGTAGTAGATTGATGACCACCAGTCACAATTAGAATCGGATATCTTTCCCAGACTTCAAGATTTACCCAAGGCCATTTATTCTGTCCTACCGCATGTATTCCCAATCGCATTGTTTTGTATTGATTTTCCTGCCTTCCTGGAAATGATCGGAAAAGAATACCGCCTTCAGTTATTCCTTCAGGCTCGAAGACATACTCGTTAGTATTGTAACGAGTATTAAATGCCTGAGTTAGGTCTCTACATAATTGTAATGAGCATTAAATGCGAATGTCTTGGCTTGTAATAATTGCCTGAGTTCTCAGTCTATAACCCGAAGTATATGTTTGCATTTTGATTTGTGAATTTTATTTGGGATTAAGACTGTCATAAGTTGTGGATGTTGACATAGTTAGTCGCAAAATAATCGGCGGAATAAATATTTTCCTAGTTCTTTTCAGATATATCATTACCTAAAATTCATTCATGTCTGGTTGTTTTGCCTGTAAAGGAAAAGGAATATTGATACATAACGTTTATGTTAGTTGTCCTTCCTGTAGAGGAATAGGACATAGAGAATATGTTCTATCCGAGACTACAATATGTTTCGCATGTAGAGGAAAAGGAAATATTCTGATTGCTCGAAAGGATATATGTCATTATTGCAGAGGTTTGGGACATTTAAAGATTTAAGAATAGTCAAAACTTATTTCATTGTTCTAAGTATCCCAGACCTCTGCAAACGTTACAAATATGTTGTCTCCTTTGTGACAACACTCCTTTACCGGAGCACGAGTCACACTTCCTTCCAATTAAAAGGAAATCGAGTACTATTCCAGATCTATTACAAGTCTTGCATGTGAAAGTGATGATTTCTTGAAAATCTCCTTTGCCAGAACAACGATAACAAATTACACGAATTCGATTATCCATAAATAAAATAAATGGGTATTCTTTGGTCGAGTCTAAGTACTGAACAAGCTATTGCGGGCAATTTTAGTATTGTTTGTAATCGAGGTGTCGATTTAATACTAAATAGTATAAAGTCAATGTTTTTGAAGGTTCTATGTTCTCGCCTTGAAATACTTGCAGAATCGAATGTTAAGACACATTTTGCCGTACTACAAGACATCGAATTACTTGTGAATTTTGACAAATTGACGAAAGTACAGGACAGCTACGACAAGCCTATTTTCAAGTTGGAATATGGTACTTATTATGTGAAACCGCATAATATGGAAGGTGGCTTCTTTGCCGATTATAATAGTAATGGCATTCTTTTATATGCAATACATCAACTACAGTATTTACCACTCCAAGTGAAGTCTCGTTCTGCAGAATTAAAGAAATACGTGACAGATTTATACGAACAATACTGTGCACCTTCTGAGATGGTTCTTATTGTATTGAATGAAAATGATAGATGGTCTCGTTCAATACATCGAAAACCTAGTCAATTTCGAGATCAATATCTTACGAAAGCCATGAAAGAAGCTATCTCTACAATCGAGATATTTAGAAATAGTTCGGATGTTTATCTTCAACAAGGCACTCCTTATCGATATGGTATGATGTTATGGGGTGTAGCTGGTTCAGGCAAGACCGCTGTTATAGAAATACTAGCAAGAAGGTACAATATGACTATCTACAATCTCAACATCAATACACCCTCGATTACTAATAGTGTGCTGGCAGGACTAATAGCAGATATACCTTCGAACTCGTTGCTAGTAATTGAGGAATTTGACAAACAAGTTGATACTCTTCAAAAGGGTTCTGATAGAAACTTAGACATAGGAGGGCTTTTATCTGCATTGGATGGACCCCAAAGACTAAGTTCCGGTGTGGTTGTAATAATGACGGCAAATCGTTTCAATTTCCTGTCTGCATCCAACAGAAAGTCGATGTTTCGACGAGGTAGAATCGACAAAGTAATTGAATTTAATGAACTCTTGAATATTGAGCTAAACATCTCTTCAAGTTCCTAATTTAAGTAACACTTAAATTAAACATCTCTTGAGTACTGAGCCAAACATTTCTTTCAGTTCCTAATTTAACGAACACTTGAATTAAACCTCTTCTAATTGAAATTACATATTTAATGAGTTAAATATGTATTGTTACTGGCTCACATCCGATTTCTCGTTAATTCATAATATTTTGTTTCCTAGTTTAGCATGATACATACTTAGATAATTTGAGTCGATATGTATTGGTTTAAACTAAGAAGCTACCCTAACACAGATATCGACTCAAATTATCTAAGAAACGAGATTGTTTAGGAAGCAATACAGCTATGCTCTATCTTATTATTTGAAATAGATTATTAAAAAAATAACCTTACAATTCTTTCATGCTCTTCCGGCTTTGGATTACAAAGTCAGATAAAGTTCTAAAATCTAAAACTCTCAGAAAATGCCAACGACAATTCTTAAGAAACTCGCAATCTTACTCGTCTCTTCTCGTAGACCTTCCAGCAGAGACTATTCCTCAGGAAAGCTTTTTGATTGGGGAACAGGTCCCACCCCATCTAAACACAAAGAAGCTTTGGAGAGATGCAAAGAAATCGAATCCAAGAGTAGCGTTGTCTTTACCACCTACGTCCGTGATCCCAAGACCGGGGGTGGTAAGAAACTTAAGCAACCAATTCCACGCATCCGTAAGGCTGTTGGATCTGAAGAAGAGAAGAATACGGGAAGCTCCAGGATCGATGGTGAACATAACAGCAGTGGACTTGGAAGGAGAAGCGATCGAGATCTTTGATCGGCTTCCTTTGTCCGATCAAATATGTTTTGATTACAGAGTGAACATACTCTTTGGAGCTACTGAAATTCCTGAACGCACTGCAAGTGATACTTATACCAAGGAAGAGTTTAACCGTATTCATAATTTGTTACTTCCTGATACAAGAGTAACTGGAAAAGGAACTGACGGAGAATACCGTTATGTTACTCGCTTTGCTCCCAATTGCTATTATTACTGGAGATATGAATACCTTGACTATGGCACCGTGGCTGTCATCACATTTATTCTAAGAGATGTAAAGTAAGATTATTAGACGTATATTACAGTAAGTAATATACAGAGATAAGACAAATGTGGAACTATTTCTGTGTTTGTTAGACTTAGCACTCAAACGGCGAAACAAGTAAGTACTAAATCATATGAAGTCTCCAGTCGTATAACATAACATCTTTCCAGGCTTTAGGAAATTTTCCAACCATATGCAAGGGAAGTCCCACTCCATCCTTATCTCTCCATTGTAACAATTTTCTTATGTAAACAGGATCTTCAATCCATTCTACAAGTTTGAAGAAGCATGTACGCAATGCATCAGATAAATCATAATCTAAATCCATTAGAATATCAAAGTATTCAGCTGTCGGTGGTAATATGGGAACGGAATATAATTTATCCTTATACTTAGTAGCAAACCATCTTTGCACATCAACATTACCAGACTCAATAATACCAATGTTACAGGCAGCTGGTTCATATCTGGTAGCCATGTCATCTAAAAGGAGTATCATTCCTAATTCAGCTGCTCTTGTTGCTACTCTTTCAATTCCGTCTACAGAACTCAACAAACAAGTACCCTCCTCACATTCAAGATATACTGACTCGGAATACAGATAGGTAAGAAAAAGGGACCTCTTGTTCATTTGATTTAATGTAGAGAGATGTATCACTCTGTCGTTAGAAAATGATAAGGCATAGTTTAATAGTAGAGAAGAACTTCTTTCAGCAATAGCATTTAAAGATTGTAAATTGGAATCATCTGTAGTTGATTCAGACAAATGGGGGTTAAATCTTTACTAGTAAAGAGAAATTCATAGGTCTGGTGCTCTCGAATTAAATAAACTAATATTTCTGGCAGCAATTCCATCTAGAATTTTAGTTTACAGCGAAACTAGACATAATTTATCATGAGAATGCATACGAACCCCCTTTTTGATTATCTCTCGGTATTGGTTATACTTAGGCGATCAGAGCATTACAGTGAAATAAACTCGAAATAATATTCTGCTCATGTGTTCTCTCCAGCCAGCAAAAACTTCTCTTCTAAAACATACAGATCATGTTTCGAACTTTTCAACAACTTCTCTCTAGATCTATGTCTTGGGTTGGTAGGACACAAAAGCGATACTCGACAGCATCTCTGGAAGAATATTATGCCAAGTGGAAAGAGGCACCTCTTACTGAACGCCAAAAGTCGATTATTGAGAAACGTAGCACCACGCAGAAAGAGAACTCTATTATCTACATTCGATATATTCGAGATTCAAAAACTGGAAGTATCATAAAGCTTAAAAAGTCGATTCCGTATTTTCACGAAGCTCAAAGAGATAGACTCGAAAAGGGTGATGATAAAGAGTCCGGAACCAAGCCCTATCTTAATGAAAGGAATACTGGGTTTTAAGATGGACTTAGTATGGACTAAATGTAGAGAGCTCCAGACGCGTACTAATCTTTCTGCTGCTAGCTATCCTAATACAAAGTATGAAAGCAATGGATACATCACTAAGTGTCCTAATGATTTCGAACTTCATTGGTATGAGGATAGACCTTTGGGAGATACAGCAGTAGTTCTTTATGATGTTGATATCGAAGGAAAATAAAGGAATTTCATATATCTCGTGGAGATATATAAGTTAAGAATAACTAGTATGCAACAGAGGGGCGAAACATTCGATAGAGCTTTTGTTTATTATCGGCCTTTAGCTACAAAGGAACTTGGTCTTGATTAGGGTTTGAGATCAATTTCTGAAGAACGTTAATCGGTAACATAGTTTTGTTTCTAAAGTTTTTGCCGTCGGTTTAGAGCTAAGAAGTTAAAACTAAATGTGATAATAGATCAGAATCGTCTTTTCTTTATATGTAATGTATATTAATGGAAGCTCTACTGCTTTCTTTGATTCAATCAAACTAAAGTCTAATGTATCTACTCCTCAAGCTATGTCTGGAATAGTAGTCATTTCAAGATAAATTAAAATAATTCTTGTTACACAGTCGAAAATAATGATAGAAGTCGTTGATGCAACCGAAATCATTGAACTCTGTATGAATGTTATCGATAGACTGTATGAGTGCAAATTTTCGGAAGATGAAACAAGCACAAACCAACGCGTTGTCGCTTTAGGCAATGCTCCAAACTTATGCGGCAGAGCTTTACATACATGCCTACTTCGATTAGAGATCATTTATGATAAGTTAAGTAAAAGCCAAGTACTGGAAGGTAGCGTTGCTATGGAAGCGCGTTTATATGCAGCTGCAGTAACTGTCCTTGCACCTAATACTGGACCAGCGATATGTCAAATGTTAAACAAGAATGTGGAACATAAAACTCTGGCATACAAGAACCTGTGCAGTAAACATAAAGGTCTAAATTTTGTTATTACGGGAGGTAAATTAGCTGGAGAGGTAGGTTATATTGCATCTATTATAGGAAAAAAGATATACTATCGAAGAATAGACAAACCAGCTGATATCGAGTTACCGAGCGATAGTAAACTTTTGTTATTGAAGTTAGTATAATATGGATCTTCTATTACATATTTCCATATGTAATCTTTATTTGTATATCTATTAATCATGTATGCAACGATGCAGCTCAATATATTTCTGGTGAAATATATCTTTAGGTCGTTAGAAGTCACCTTCTTGTACTTTAGGTGACTTATTTGGACGAGATAGAACCTGATGACTCAAACACAACGCGAATTGGTTGGGAGTTTTTATTCAAAAGAACTGAATCTTTGGGCACTATTCGAATACGAACTTGTGCGGGTGGATGAGAGATAGTTCTAGCTTTTGGTAGCCTTTCTCCAGTAGGAATTAAAGGAGGATACGATTTCGTCTCTATGGCTAGAGAAGGATGTAAACGAGTCTCTACTTTCTTCTTAGGAAAATAACACTCCTTCATTTGAAGTTTCTTTGCTGTCCGTTTGAGTTTCTTCAAAGATACACCTTCTACAAATTCAGATAGAGCTCGACTCTCATGAGGTATTCGAGACATATGGAACTTCTGTAACATTTGATCTTCAAATAAATCATAATTAGAAACGCGAAGATAAAGTTTTAGTTCTGGCCGAATCAAACATCTCCGATATTGTTTCTTTAGATTACTTTTAGTTACTGTCGTCTTGCCTAATTTGTAGATAAGATACTTTTCATGAGCATAATTAGTCATGATGTAGAAATAGCCTTCCTCCATTGTCTTGGAGTCTAGGACTTCCTCTGGGCTGTACTTGATGGAGTATATAAGTTTGTCTGAAGAGATAGATAATGTTTGAGATTTGAGAATTTTTGGAAATTATATTGAAATAACTTAAGAAATGTTTTAGAGTCTACCTCTTCTCGAGTTTTCAAAACATTTCTCGACAAAATTTAAGATAGAGACAACCACTCGACTCGGAAAACTAACTTTACATATGTGTCACATGTAAAGGACTGTGTATAGAGAAGTAGACTTATTATGAAAACAATCCAGATAAATGAGAAGAGTTAATCCATTCTACCATTAAGCCAAACATATACTCGTATCGATCCACCATTCGATCCTCTTCTTGTATAAGTTCCTCCAATGTACACAAGAGCGGTAAGATCTTTCGATGCACAAATGTGATATTTCGGAGCGTTATGATGTTTTTGTGACGCAAGCCTTTGTCCTGCGGTATCAACAATATACCTACAATCGTCAGGGGAATTCAAAGTCTACGCTAAGTATGGCTTCTCGAATAGCAGCATCTACTTCGGGGATGGTTTGGTCATCGATACAACGTATACTTTTATAAATTGGCTTTATTCAGGCTATTTGCATTGTTCTACAACAGCACATTATTATTGTATCACTGGTCCATACTATTGCTTTCAAGACACATTAATTTGCTAAACATCGATCATTTCCATGTTTATAGTTATTAACGAAGGTGAGGGAACTTATTAACTAGTAATACCGCTATTGAAATTTTGGTAGAACTACTAAATCTTTATATCATTCATTTCAGAATTATACTATTGTGGTTATATTGTCAATTTGGTAATTCTAATAATTATATCTTCTTACCGTGTAGGTCTAACAACGTCATTTGATTCTCACGTATCAATTAACACTTAATTTTCTTCCGAAACAGAAGATTCAAATTTATTTTCATACTAATCAATGAAACAGTGCTTTTCATTTCATCTTTCGTCATCAAACTGATAAGATATATGCTTTAAGAATCAATGAGAAATCATATATGCTTTTTTGCATAGCATATATAAGATATGTTACATTTATGTCGTTTTCAGTGTACTTAGATATTTTCTGTACATTACAGTATAAATTAAATACCGTTAATTTACAAGAAGGGCTAGAAACGAAAAGAGTAATAGACAGTCTGTTTCTAGAGAAGTGCCGTAAAATATAAAATGTAGAAAAATATTTTCCATATTTATAATAATAACAATACCATCATATCTAAGGGCATATAAATAATCTTATAGTTCGCATATATTTCTTGTATAGCTTGTCGAAAGACAATTGTAAATATTTATTTAATTCATTTTGTATATAGTTGTATATATTTCACCTTCCGCTAAACAAATGCCGAGACAAATACGTGTTTCGAGAGATCCTCCCGATAAAGAGAGACCGCCTGTTAGTGAAGACAGAGAAACAGTTAGAGATCAGGATGCTGTAGATCCTAACGCCAGGGAGAATAGACTATTAGCTGCTATTCTTCGGGGTACATTTACCCAAGAAGACAAAAGCATCATCACTTGGCCTATATGGGCTATCGCTCTTTGGGGAATCTTTCAAATTGCGGGAGCTGCTTTGTCTGTTGCTGCTGGTGCACTTCCGGATTCATATACTTCAAAACTTGGACTTGGTATCGCTGCAGGAGTTGCTGTTGTCATTGCTGCTGGACTTATTGGAATCTTTGAGAGAGTTTATTCAGTAAGCACTGAGGTAACAGGAGATAATGATGAAAGAATAAGGGCGGCTGTTGCTCTTATTCGTCAAAATGATGCACAAAAAGATGAGGAGATAGAAAGACTTCGGCGCGAGGTGAAAAGATTGAGAGGCCGTAGCCTAGCTTCAACAGATGTAGCTCCTGAGGTTTCTAATATTTTTGGGCCTGACGGTGAAATTAACTTAACTGAAGATGACCTGACGGAATATCGAAGACTATTGGCACAAGAGAGACAAAAGAGTAAGGGGCGAAAGAAAAAAGAAAACAAAGAGAAGGAAGAAATTCCCGATTCTACTCCTTCACATCCCACTCTAGTTATCGAGGGTGCTGATGGAACTCGAACCCAAGTTATTCCAAATAATACAAATCAAAGAACAGAAAATCATGATGCCGTCGATGATATGGATCATGAAAGTAGAAAAGAAAGAATTACCGGAGTTGAAGAATCAAGGTCTGAACACAACTTGCATGATTCTACAGCAGGTAAGTAAAACTATTATGTAAATACGATATATGTTTCTTACACATATATAGAACTATTGGAAAGTAATAGCATAAACTTGGAATATCGTCATATTATCGATATTGTAACACAACATAAATTTTCGCAAGACTTACATATGCAAATATAAGGGTTTTGTTCTAGATCATACTTTTCTAAATATTGGGAATCTCCAATATTTATCAACTTAACTAATATATTCTAGTATAGGAATAAGACTTCCGTAGTACCTGAAATATAGAGAACGAATAGACTATTAGAACAACACAGGCGATAATACATCCGATAATGTAACCAACTAGTGCTCGATTATCGCGTGCATCTTCTTTGGTATTCTTGACATAGGTAGGACGTAGTAAGGTGAACGTACAATCATCATACTCTGAATAATAACAGACTTGTGTACTATTAGTCCATCTTTCTGCATATTCTGTACAATTGAAGTTCCGAGGAAGAAAGAGTTTCGTCTGAAGAGTTGAATACATCGTCTGGTTACAAACATCAGAAGTAGCGCTTAGTGAGAAGCTAGTTACATCAACGTGTTCAGGATCAGTAAATGTGATGCAGGAGTCGAAAGATACATTACACTTAGTAGGTATCCACTCATGAGTAACTTGATACATACCGATAGAAAAAGTAATTATGCATGCGACGGAGACAATTCCAGCAATAACGAAAGTGCAGGGAGATAATATAATCTTTTCGTATATAGTGTTGCCTGACATATTGAATATTTTTAAATATAACTATTATATTCCCTTTGCGTTGATATGGGCTTCGGCATTCTCATATCCATATTCTTTTGCCAATTCGTCCATCAACTCGTGCATTATATCAAATTTTGTTCTCGATCCACATGCTTCTTCCATTGCGAGCTTCGGATTCCTGTAGAATCGCGGAAGGTTCCACAATACATTCCGACTTACGTTGATAAATATTTTCATTCCTATCTGAACGATGTTATAGGCAGATTGGGCATAAATATCTCGTTGTTCATCCGTATGTATGAATTCCCTTGCTAGTTGTTTGATGGTATCCCTGACTAACTTTACCGTAGCTAGTGATGGGTATCCAGTCCACTTGTCCGACTTGATTTCATCTGTGACTTTATCGGTGGCCTTAATAAGTCTATCGAACTTATTCTTCCAATAAGCAAATCCATTGCGAATCTTAGCGATAGTATCAGCTATCTTTGGATCATCCGGCTGATTGTCGCAGACATGTTGCATTGCCTCCATCACATCCTCTGCATCTGCTATGCTTATGTCTGTGTTATTGGACGCTTCGATTCCGGCTGCGATGAGTAAAGCAGTTTGTAGTTTGTTATTGTCGGTCATCTGTCAATTTTTGCCTGTTTATTCCTGACTATGTTATTTATTTTAATAAATATTTAACGCGTTAAACATGTAAGTTATTGCAGACACCTAAAGAGGTATATATTGTATAGATACACTAAATCTAACAGACAAGGCGATAACCAAAAGTCGAAATGTTGATATTTTCTAAAGAGAATAGAACTAGAGTTGAATAAGATTCCTGTAGTCGTCTTTTTTTGGACTACTAGTTCAAGCTTGAATTAAATTACATATTCTGTTTCTGCATATAGTAAGCACTATATGCATTTTGTCTTTATTACAGAAAACTTATAACTCACAGAAACAGTGGAGTAACATTACTCCACTGTTTCTTTCTTTTGTTTATTCCAGGCAATATCAGCAGCTATAGTAGCGCTGAGCTGTTCGTCAGGTTGTTCCATTATTCTAGACTAGTTAAAAACAATGGATCTATCTCATACTATGATCGTATCCCAAATAAATTATTTGAATGCCGACTTATTTAGTAGTCCGACAAGTTTATGTCATTGTGTTAGTGCAGACTTTAGAATGAGTAAAGGTATAGCTGTTCGATTCAAAGAATTGTTTGGTAATGTGAAATATCTAAAGTCGCAGAATATCCAAGTCGGAAACATAGCAGTCTTGCAATCCGGCAATCAATATATCTATTATCTCGTTACTAAGCAAAGAGCCTTCGATAAACCAACGTATGTGTCTTTGCACTCCAGCTTATCTTATATGAGAAACCATATGATATTGAATGGAATATCTGAAATATCTATGCCTCTAATCGGTTGCGGTTTGGATGGTTTAGATTGGTCCCAGGTTAGTAAACTGATAAGTAATGTCTTCTACGGTACTAGCATAAGAATTAATTGTTATTATTTGTAATACATATATCTAATGATATATGTATATTTGGATAGACAAACTTAACACAGACTCGCCTTATATAAAGGTTCTATTTATATAAGGCGTTCCATGTCCAGGTGACTTTGGTACATATTCCGCAATCATTTCTTCGGCTTTCTGTATCATGTCTTTGTAATAAACCATCATTCTTGTATAATATTCTTTAGATAATTGAATATTATATATCTTTTCGAATTCATAGTAGTTAACGCTAGGGTTATTTGCAGCCGCATTTGCTATTTCTGTTATGTTATTTATCTTGTTGCGATACTCAACAAGATAAAGTAAGGATTTCTTGGAAACTACAACTTGAGGATTGTGAAGTAAAGTAAGAACTATGTATCGAATGCGATCTTTACTGATAGGAGTAATCTCACGAGTAAATCCAAAAGGAGTATCCATAATATCAGTAAGCAACAGATGTAATACCTTAGAAGTTTGAAACTTTTCACAATGTGAAACTAACGTAAGCAACGATCTATATCCGCCTAGATGTATCAGTTCTCGAATAATAGGGCTAATCCTATCACAGTTGATATTCGATATGTAGGAATTGATAAAGTTGATATTCGATATGTACGAATTGATAAAATCTAAAGCTTCTTCGTCAGGTAAATATTCTAAAAGAGCAATCGAGCCTCGTATATAGATATTATGAAGGTCTTTTAACAAGATTAGGGAGGACATGATTTGTATAGTCTCGTTAGATTCTAACGAGACTGATCCCATAAAACTGGTAATAAATTCTCGTATGCCTAGATCCAAAGGATTCATATTAACGTCTTGTAATTGTAAACTTTCCATCAAATATTGGAAGTAGCCATAATTTCTCGTGGCTATTCCTAATAACATCAATATGTCACATGTTTCACTTCTTAATAAATACGCTTTAGTGTATGCTTCCATTATAGCTTTACTTCGAAGATTTATTATTGCGTTCACGGTTAGGTTAATAGATGCTTTAGATAGAAAATTGATTATAAACTTCTCCTGAATTGAAGAGAGATTAGCCTTGTTATTCAACAACCAATCAACTCTTCTTGCATCTTTTCCTAGTACTAGACCTTTCGTCATTAGAGATAGAATAGATTCATAGTAATACTTTGAAACTCCCATCCATGGACTAGGAAGATAAGATATAATTATGTCTCTTAGTTCTTTAGGAAGTCCGTACCAATCAAAGCCGTGTAATCGAGAAAAGAACTGAGAATTTCTAACAGTTCCATCGACATTGTACTCATAGATATAGTGTGATTGGTTAGTGCCTAATATGTGATCTACTAGTATAATACCCGATTTATACTCCTCGAGATTATCAGTTACAAGTTCCAGCATATATTCACATCCATCTTCCGTTGAAACTAATCCTCTGCTACTGGTAGGTGGAGGAAATTTACTGGATCTTGTATTATAGAAAGGAAATAAAGTCTTCTCAGGGCGGAAGAACATTTGTGGTGCAGAGACCGAATCACAAGAATGCAAAGGATAAGAGCGAAAGGTAGAATAGTCTCCCGCCTGTTGGATTCTGAGCAATGGTAAAGTGTCTTGATTAATATCTGTCGATTTAACTATTACCAATTCGAAATCCTTCGAAATCTTCTGAGCGTAAAGTATAGAGTAGGAATAGATACCTTGTAATTGAGACAAAGTCAACTGAATCTCTTCAGTAGTCGAAGAGCCATTACTCTTAATAATGGTGTAAGATTCCATGATATTTTTTAGATATCGATCTATATCAGAAGAGCTCTTGATGTTATGATACTGAAACACTTTGCCAATCTAAAGGACACCTCGCCGTGCCTCAACAAAGTATTCGATAATTTGAATTACTAAGTTTCGAAATTTGTCGCTGAAAACAAATCGTAATTCCAATATTTGGAACCTAGATACTATTTCACGAATTACAATAGTACCAGTATTTCTAGCATATATTTCAGTGAAATATATACTTAAACATGTTCATCGCTTTTGCATCCTGCGCACCTGAATTTCTGTGAAACCTGGTAATCTGGATTTCGTCAATCTCTTGCAAACTTTCCGTCTAGGATTCGTAAGACGATCGTTAGATCGAAGCTTAGTTGATGAAGTTTCTTTAGGATCAGTACATGTCAGTAAACACAATTCTCTTTAACTTACAGACTCTGCACAGATCAGACTCCATAAGTATACGATCTTTTCTCTGTTCCTTACTTGCAAGGTCTACTTACAACATTTATATGCTTGTACATGTAATAATCGATCGGTACTTGTCTACTATAAATACGAGCTCATTCCTAATTAGATATCGAAAGTAACTATAAGTTCTTGCAACAATTATTAATGACTCCGCTAGTTTATACAACTTACTTCGAAAATTTATTATATTTACATTAATGCTAAGACAGTAATTACGAAGTTCCGTAAATTAGTCTTACTATTGAATATCTAATTAAGTCTTTTGCGACTCCTCGAAGATAATAGTTTAGTCCATCAAAAGTAGGTAGGTTCATACCAATTAAAGCTTTGTGACAACACAGCGATAAGTCATTTTCTACAATTCCGTTCCTGATGGAACTACAAATAGAATAGAATTTCATGATATCTTACCATACAATGTACATCTGGAGATTCGCAACTTCTAGTACTGCTACATTTAGATGATATCCATAGTTACTCTCTATAGGAAAGTATGGTATTAAATTGGAATTATTAAACTTCGAAATTTGTTTTCCCTTATAAATTTCAATATTTGGGAATCACTCGTAAGTTCGGTCTTATTAACTTTGTCATATATTCAAATTTGAATATATAACTTAAATATGTTCATTGCTCCTACATCCTCTACATCTTGACTTTTTCCGACATGGCAATCCAAACTTGGCTAACTTTCCACATACTTCACATCGAGGTTTCTTAGGGTACTTTCTTACGTAACCTGATAATTTACAATTAACACAGGCTATCAGGGGAGAGACATCTGGACCCCATGTAGCTCTTTTCAGTCGGCAAGTTCGACAAACATTTATTCCTATAAGTACATAATCTGGTTCTTTACATAATTTACAAGATACTTTACTACCTCAGAGTGGTCCGTATCTAGGTATTTCTCCGCATTTACATCTTGAATTGCGAATCGGTTCGTAGTCATCTTCCTTACAATGTTTACAAGACAAGGCTATTCCGTTCTTGCCATAGCAACAAGTCTTACCAATTTACACAATCTACCTACAACATTTGTGTATCCCTCTGGTTTATGAATACTGCAATATAGTGTAGAACCAGGTATACTTTGTTAGTGATTTCTCGTTCGGTAGTCTATGATAAGAACAATGTATACGACCTGTTAGAAATGTGCCATATTCAGATGGTTCTCCGCAAGATTACTCAGACTATATCAGTAGTTAATTCTCCCTCAAACAATTCTGAGTAATTCCATAGCTGATATGGTCTGAGTAATCTTGCGAGACTATAGATATATTGAAGTAAATTTTAGTTCTTCCAGTTTATCTAAGGCATTTATTAAAGATTACTCAGTTGTTAATTTCTGGGAAGCCTTGAACTACCGAATTATGTCTACATTTGCCGAAATTAACAACTACAATATTGTTTTCTCGAAATGAATTCAATACCTTCAGACTGTAATTCTAAATTCTAAAGTTTGCACATGGACAATAAACACAACCTCCGTCTACTTTACATCGATATTTAACATATATCTTCATGAAGATATATGAATCTGTATAAGATGAGAATTTATCAGAAGTAGTTTCACTCAAACGCTTTGAGCGAATAAACTCGCTAAGTAGTCAACCAAACGTTGATATCTGTTCCTAGTCTCTCCTTTCGGTAGTATCTCTACTGTTCGAGCCATAACATTGCTGATTTTACTCATTCTTTTCGTTAACCGTACAACGAAGTAATCATCTCCCACGGCTTTGTTTATTAAGAATTTTTCGAATGAATCTATCATCATAGACGCTTCTTCGATGAAGCTAACTTCTGACAACTCAGAATTATTAATATTAAGATTTAATCGTTCTAGTAGAATCAAGAAAAGTTCATGACTATAGTAGCTACTGTCAGCCTCCAACATATAATTCAAACAGTCAACTATTTCTGCAGTTGTTATGTCCTTGCTGAGAGAGCTAAACAATGTTACTATTTTATGTCTGTCACTTGATGATGAGGTATATAGATATAGATAGATTATTGTCTTTTTGAATGCCAAAAGACCGCCAGAATTAGTTCTGAAATTTTCACTTACTATTTCTAGTATATTGCGTAGACAGGCCGCTATGTCTATTTCTATTGGGCTAGATTCATAACTTTGTCGAGTTAGACCAGTAAAAGGATTAGTATTATTCTTCACAATGGTACCAAGATTTGACTGTATATCTGTAGCAAGAGTATATAGATCATTATCTTCTGCTCCCTCTGTCAAAGTTAATATTGCATTAGTATTTTTGGTTTTTATGACTCTATTAACAAATAAATAGACAAACTTACTTGATCTAGAAACTATTCTGTCCGACTTCAGAAAAAGTTCCGCTACAACTATGTTGTGGGCATAGTATAGATCATCATAGTTGTGGAGTAGCCACTTAATATATTCTAGACTTGATGCACGTATCACCTCTGATGAATTAAAATATGCTACAATCTTCTTTTTCTCTAGACCTTTGTCTGTTATAGTCTGCATAAGTAGTTCCATGCCATCTCGTAGATTCTCGAGAATTGGTAGTAAGTTAGATATACTAATACTGCTGTTGATCAGTTTTAGAAGACAGGCGATTTGGTGTCTCGATAGATTTCCGTATTTAGACATCATGATCAAAGCTCCTTTCATTCTAATTTCGTACTTAATACTAGTGTCAAGTATCATATCTCCACTTACCAACTGATTTATATCTTTTGACACTAGATACCAATCTCTCGGATGGTAAGTAGTAATTTGGGTCGTTAATTCTACAGGTAGATCAAATAATGGAAATCCGAATAGAGGAGATACTAATTCATAATTTACCGGATTTCTCGTGTCGAATACTCGAAATGTAATTATGGGTTTGTCGGGAAGTACTAAAGAATATAAATTAGACATCAACAATAGTCCAGCTAAATAATCACGAGTGTTTATTGTTGTAACAGAGAGAATTCTACTGGATATATTTATTCCTTCTATCATTATAGAACAACCAAACATTCTCTGCTCCCATCTACTAACATTAGGTATAAATTCATATCCAGAAGGAGGTTCCATGATATGTAGCTCAGATTCATTAACTGGAGACATGTTTATCGGCGGTGAACTTGTGTTATTACTATAATTCGTCCTATAAAGAACATAATATTTATCTTCAAAAGATAACCAAGGAATCTTGTCTACATCTATTATTCGACGCAGAGGTTTCAAATTTTCACGTTCCCATTGCTCACATAAAGACAGAAAAACGTGAATACCTTGGAGGTTACCCAATGTCAGATCATAGTGTCGAACTGGAAATCCAGTTATCTCAACTCGATAACGAAACATTCCTTCTTTTATGTATTTCAGAAGAACTGCATATTACTTTCGTGTAATATGTAGCGATAATTATTATACTTATAATCTAGTCTGAACTATGAGGTAAAGTCCTAGTTATTTAACAATGCCAGCCATTCTCCGACATAATCACACAAACGCTGATATCTATCTTTAAGTTCTCCTTCTTCTAAAGATTGAGTAGTTTTGCTCAAAACTTCTAATACTATCTGAATTGATATATCTTGAGACGAGATACCATGTTGGTAAAGATTCCTTCGAAACAGTAAATCTTCTAATGTTTCTATTGCCGCCTTCGCCTCCTCGTTTAACGTTGCGACTCTCGGAGCTAAACTTTGATTAGAACTAGGAATTAGTCTATTGAGCAATATTTTTAGTACAGACGCGAAATCGCGAGGCACAGCAAGAGGTAAGATAAAATTTAGATATTTTACTGCTTCCACGGGATCTGTTATGACTGTACTAACTTGGGCAAATAAGTCTAGAACAAGAGGCATTACTGTTGATTCTAACACAGAATAGTTCTTGACTAAGTAAAGTATTATATTTATATAAGCTTTGTAAGAATCGGACCTATTTTCGCCGACACTAACAATATAATCTATTAATTTCTTCACATATCTACCAACGTTTATATCTATTATATCTCCAACGTATCCTTCCCTAGTCTTTCCGGTAAAAGGATTAGTGCCCGTCTTTGTTATAACTCCTTTGTTGGATATTATATCTACAGTCAATTTATAAATATCTTCGCTATCGATTCTGTGTTTTTGATCAAATATTAGGAAGAACTCATCTATTACTGCTATTCTATTTAGAAATAAATATATGAGCTTCGGTGATGGAGAAGAATTAATGAACTCATGAGTATAGTTTATCACTGAACTGAAAACCTTCTTTCTGTCCGCTAAATAATAAGCTTCGTCATAGTTCTCAAATAACCAGGAAATATAGGGGAAAGATGCCGCACCTATGTCGTTGTTAACATGATTTGCTAAGCCATCTATTTGTATTATCTTCTCTGCTAGAGTTCTCATTATTATCTCTGTACCCTGAGGTATTATTGAGAGGAGAGGACGTAACTCGATACTGATGCCAGCATCGTTAATTAAGTCTATCAAAGAGGTGATCTGTCCTCTCGACAGAGTAGCTTCTTTTATTACTGCGACCGCACCTTTAATCCTACTACCGTACTTAATACGTATGTCAGATATGAGATCCTGTCTTACTAAACCGTAGAAATCTTTGCATACTCGATACCAATCAGCCGGGTAGTAAGATAATATTTGACTGACTAATTCTACTGGCAACGAAGTTAATGGAAATTCAGACAATGGAGAGACTAATTGATAGTTACTCTCATCTCTTATATCTGTCATTCGTAGTATTATGAGAGGCTTATTAGGAACCACTATATGGTATAACCCTGACATAAATAATATACCTGATATATATTCTGCTACATTATCTGCACATGTCTCAAATTGATACCCAAAGTATTCAGATCTACTTATTACTGTCGGAGACGATGAGTACTTCAATAAGTTTACCAAAGGAGGAAAATTCATTACAGAAACACTGTACATATTTCGTATAGGTTCTTTCATAGCATTATCGTAACTAATAGTGTTGGGTACAGTTTCTCCGACATCATCTTCTCTCACCAACTGCAATTTCTCCTTTAACTCAGTTAATTCCCACTCATCACATAACTTTATGAAAGTGTAGATACCTTGTAGATTACTTAATGTCAAATCATAGTATCTAGTCTGCAAAGAGTCTATTTCGACTCGATAACGAAACATCTTTTAGATTAAAGTTATCGAGAAATTTATTTGCATATATCCAACGATATATGCAAAATCTGCATTACTTATATTTTCGCTACTGTAATTTAGCTAGTCTCTATTGCACTTATTAGAATCATGTAATCAATGACTCTTTGGTATCTGCTTCTAAGCTCTCCTTCTTCTAAGTTTTGGATAGTTTCGGTTAAATTCTTTCGAACTTGAAATATATCAATAGACTCCGCAGTGTATTTGAAATATTTGAAATACTCTCTCCGGATTAATATTTCTTCCAATGGGGCTATTACAGCTTCAGCCTCTTCTTTTAGTGTTCTAACCCGAAAGAATGATCGCCTATTAGGGTCTCTAGCCAATCTACCAAGTAGTAATCGAAGTAACGGAGTGTTATGGGATTTGATCTCAACGAATGGCAGTACAAAGTTTAGATATTCTACCACTTCAATAGTATCAGTCATCATATCACTAATTTCTAGAAACACTTCTAGAAGTGTTCCATGCCGAGACACGTAACCATTAATATTTCCATAATTCTTAATCAAGTATAATATTGTATCTATAAACCGCATATAAGCTGCCTCCCTGTTTCCTTCGCTAGTTCTAATGTAATCTATCAGATATTTCGCATATCCACCAATGTTTATATCTATCGTATTTCCAACATATCCTTCTTTAGTTTTACCAGTAAGTGGATTAGTAGCTGTCTTTGTTATACGGCCGTTATTAGACATAATGTCTTTGATCATCTTCATAGAGTCTTTACTATCCATACCACTATATACATTAAATATTACGGAGAACTCGTTGGTCAATATAATTCTGTTCAGAAAGAGATAAGGAAACTTTTTCTCTGGAGCAAAAGCACCTTTGTTTCCTAGATAATTTACTACTTTTCTTGCATCAGCCACATAATAAGCATCGTCGTAATTATCAAAGAACCAATCAAAGTAGGGTATGCTTGATATCGCAACCATATTTGTGTCATTTATATAGTCTGACAATGTTATCAAGCTCAGTATTCTATTCGTTATAGCTTTCATTAATAATTCCATACCTTCCCACATCCTTCCCAGAAGAGGAGACAGCTGATCATAGGATGAAGCCTGGTTAATCAATTCAACGATAGAAGCATTTTGTCGCTTTGATAGGAATTCATGGTCCTTTCGTATCATCTTTATCGTATTGTTTATTCTAGCATCATACTTAATGCGTTTATCCGATATGAGCTCTTGTCTTACTATATTGTAGAAATCTTTGCTTACTAGATACCAATCAGCCGGATAGTAGGACAGTATCTGAGATAGTAATTCTATAGGTAACAGAGATAGTTGAAATCCGGAGAGAAGAGACAATAACTCATAATTATTATAGTTATTTGCATCAAGTATTCGAAGTGTGAGTATAGGTTTGTGAGGAAGTGCTAGGTTATATAATTTCGACATTAATAACAATCCTGCAAAATATTCCTGTATATTAACAGAAACTATTTCAAATCTGTCACTAAGCCGGGAAAATCCTGCTATTACTGTAAGAGATCGTGAATCTCCTAGCATATTAACTTCAGAAGGAAAGTTTCTTACATGAGCAGTGAATCCACTAACTGACGACATATCTGTTAGAGGTTGATTCATAGCCCTATCATAGCTGATAATGTTAGGAAAATGATGTCGAACTTCCCAGGGAATGTTCTCTTCCCTTACTAATTGTAACACTTTGTTTAATTTCCTATGTTTCCTGCAATTACATAGTTTTATAAACATGTAAATACCTTGCAGATTACCCAGCGTTAGATCATAATATCGCACTGGAAACCCAGTTATTTCGACTCGATAACGAAACATCTTTTAGATGAAAGCAAATAATTGTATGTTACGCAGGCAACATACATCACTTTATTTTCTCTCATTCTTCCATCGCTTGAGTCACGTAGTCAACCAGATGTTGATATCTACTTCTAAGATTTCCTTGTTCCAGAGATTCTGTAACTACCTCTAAATACATTAGAACTTCAGAAGTACAAATTAGCGGCTCATTACTTTCTTTATAATATTGACAATAGTTTCCTTGAGTTAATATTCGTTCTAGAGGATCTATCATGGTTTGAATTTCATTCTCTGATAGATTTGAGAATGCGTATTTTCTTCGTGGATCCTTTTCTAATCGAGTAAATAATAATAGAACTATCAATGACAGCAGGGAATTGTCGTTAATTATCAAAGGAAGGACAAAATTTATATACTTTATTACTTCTTCTGGATCTTTCATATCTTCGCCGACATCGACAAATAATTCCAAAACTCTCCATCTATTCAGACCATCGCTAATAATCGAGAAGTTCTGGACCAAACACAAAATCGTATCAGTGAAATACGAATACTGATTTTCCCAGAACGCGTGGCTGTAGTTGATGTAACGTAATAAATGCATTATATACGTGAGCACGTTGGTACTTATTGACTTGTCCAGATATCCTTCTCGAGTATTACGAGTAAATGGATTTGTTCGCGTCTTCACTAGAGTTCCGTTGCTAGATATAACATCCTTGGTTAGTTTGTATAGATCTGAACCATTAATCTTACAGCTAGAGTTAAATATGGTAGTCGGATCTACTAATAGAATTCTAGCTGTAAACAGATATACAAATTTTGATTCTATATCGTGAGCAGTATCGTTAGCCAAGAATTTCAAGATCTTGGATTGATCAGCCACATAGTAAGCGTCTTCATAGTTTTCAAATAACCAAGACAAATATACTATTCGAGAGTCTCTGACAAAGAAATCGTTAATATATTTGGTTAGAGTACATGTCTGTAATATCTTATCAGTCAGAGTCTTCATCAATGATTTTGTATTATCTACCATTTCACTAATAAACGGTAGTAGATCTAGATGGGAATTGCTTTGATTAATCAACTCTTGAAGTAAATTAACTTGCTTCTTCGTTAAATCATTCTTCATAATATCTAATGCTTTCTTCACTCTAGCACGATAACGAACTCTTATATCTGATATTAATTCTTCTTTGACAATATTGTAGAAGTCTTTAGACACGCAATACCAGTCTGCTGGATAATAAGACAATATTTGGCTAATCAATTCTATTGGTAGCGAAGTTAACTCAAATTCTGAGAGTAAAGATACTAACTCATAATTATTATAGTTACTTGAGTCCAATATCTGGAAGATCATCATACTATCAGATACAGTAAGGTAGTGGAATTCGGACATCAATAACAATCCAGCTAAATAATCTCCTAAGTTATCAGTACACGCTTCGAATTGTGCGTCGCGGTCACAACATCGAATCAGTGTTGGAGATCTTGAGTAATTACCCATCTTGACTTCTTGAGGAAAGTTGCTAGGAAAAAGGCAAAATCCCCGAGGGGATAACATGCTAACTAAAGGATCGTTTATAGCTGCATTGTAACTAATAAGAACGGAAACACTCCCGGTTTCTTCTTTCACTATTCGTAGATTCTTCCTCAATTCTATACACTCCCATTGGTCACATAGCGCAATAAACATATAAATACCTTGCAGATTACCCAGCGTTAGATCATAGTGTCGAACTGGAAAGCCAGTTATCTCAACTCGATAACGAAACATCTTTTCTTTTATCTCATAAGAAATACGATCTCAAGTTATCGAAATCAAACTAAAGTTCTACAGCTCGTGTCTAGAGATATATAATTCTGACCTAAGTTACTTCTAGGGATTTCCAAATTTGACACCGAAAACAAATGAAACTACGAAATTTCCTTACCTGGTTCCCTTCTAAATTACATCAAATTCAGAACCCAGAATTAGTAACTACATCTAATTTATGCGCTCATTCTCTACATATTTCTCGAGAAATATGTATTTCAAACATGTTCACTACCTTTACATCCTCTGCATCTTGTTTTCTGTTGACCCGATAATCCAAACTTAGCTAACTTTCTACATATCTCGCATCGAGGACTCTTAGGACGTCTTCTTACGTAGCCTGGTAATTTACAATCACTGCATGTTAGTAGACATGATAGATTTTCTCCCCATGTAGCTCTCTTTAGTTGACAATTCATACAGACATTTACTCCTATAAGCACGTGATCTTCTTCCCTACATAGTTTACAAGATATACGGGCTCCTCCTTCTAACAAATTTGCATCTTGAATTGCAAATTTGTACATAGTCATCTTTCTTACATCCTTTACAAGATAATGTGATTCCATTCTTACATAGGAACATGTCTTACTACACTTACATAATCTACCTTGTACGTTTCTATATCCTTTAGGTTTATGGACTTTACAGTACAATGGTTCACTCGGTTCTGTGCCGTAACCTGCAATGGTAACAAAGTGTATACTCAGTAAGCGCTTTCTCATGGGTAGCAATTTGCGATTATAACAATGTATTCTGTCTGTTGAGACGGTACCGTATTTAGATGGTGCACCACATGATAAGCAACAATATACAGGTAATATCTCCATCAAACAATTCGCCCTCAAATAGCTTCGGTAGTTCCATCTCTATATAATTGTGAAACAAAGAACTGTTATGCTATAGATCTGGTAAAGGGTCAATTTCGGTCTTTGTAGTTTCATGTTTTATATTATCGGAAACTTTCATATACGAGTCTTTTCTACATTACACATATCTGATGATATGTCTATGTTTATCTCTTGAGTCTTAGGTATTTGTTTCTCGATTTGAACGTGAGAAATAGAAATTTAGAGGTGGACACTAACTATAAATTCCACAATTCAGATATACATCGTAAATACGTTTTCCGTCTAACTTACATTGATATTTAACGTATATTTCTATGGAAATATACGAATCTATGTAGTATGATCACTTTGATAACTTGTGTATGTTCTTTTGCTATGTCAGTAATCTCGTCAGTCATTTTTGCTAATCTACCATGGTTTGGGGACTCGTGGGAAGTTTTTGGAAATATCGCTCGATCATAGTTTCTTAGATAAATCTACCCTTCCATAGACAAGAAATTATGCAACAAATACAGGTCTGGATTTATCTAGGAGACAGATTTGTTTAAGAAACTCAGAACACCTGTCCATTGTTTGGAATGGTACAGTTATTTAAGAGTTTGATATTGAGTCCATAAGCTCTTTTAGCATGATTGCAATTTCTTCCGAAGATACAATCTTTATATCTTTAGCTTCTGGATAAGTTGCAATAATATGATTGATAAGACACTGATACCTGTTTCTAAGTTCTCCTTCTTTCAAATTTTCAACAGTTATAGTCAAAATCTGTAAGATTCTACGAGTCGAAGATTTAGAAGATTGGTATTTGAAATACTCTTGTCGAATTAATATTTCCTCTAGTAGTGCTATTATTGCTTCAGATTCTTCTTTCAGTGGTCTAAATTTCATTGCGCGATCTAATATGTCAAGTAGTAATTTAAGCACAAGATCAAACTCTTCCATGCTCTCTATGAAGGGTAAAGCGAAGTTTAAATATTCTATTATTTCAAAAGAATCCTGGGTGCTGGAACTAAAATATACAAACATCTCTAGAATTTTCCATCTAACTACTAGATGAATACCTCCAAAGTTCTTAACTAAGTACAATATTGTATCCTTGAATTGCCGGGAAGGATACTTCTTCTTTTTGCAGCACCTCTCAACATATGTCAATAAGTCATTCATGTATTCGTTAATGTTTATATTTATAGTTTTACCAAGATACCCTTCTCTAGTCTTCCCGGTAAGTGGATTAGTTGCGGACTTAGTTATAACACCGTTACTAGATATTATATCAACAGTCAACTTATATAGATCTTCGCCACCGATATCTCCCACCTTACTAAATAGGATTGTAGAGAACTCACGACTCGGTGCAATCCTATTTAGAAATAAGTATGTGAATTTTGCCCCTGGGTCGAGAGTAGCTATCTTATTTAGACGATAATTAATAATTTTGAATTCGTCGATAACATAGTACGCATCGTCATAATTTTCAAATAACCATTTGAAATATGGTACCGTTGAATCAGCAATTACATCATACTTATTAATATAATCTGATAAACTATCTGCTTTCAGTATTTTGTCAGTAATTGCTTTCATTAGTAGTTCCATACCTTTGTTCATTACCTTAACCAAGGGATAGAGACTCAAGAAGTTTGATTTGTTAGAATTGATTAGTTCTAATAAAGAACGAATTTGGTGCCGAGATAAACTATCAAATTCTTCTATCATTCTTAATGCTCCCCTCATTCTAGATTCGTACCTAACACGTTCATCATTTATTAGATCACCATGTACCAACTGATAGAAATCTTTGGATACTAGATACCAATCAGCCGGATAATAAGATAGTATTTGACTCGTCAATTCCACAGGTAATAGAGATAACTCAAATCCGGACAATAGAGACAAAAGTTCGTAATTCTTTGGATTCTTTGTGTCTATTATTTGAAAGGTAGTTAAAGATTTATCGGAAAGAGCAAGTTGCTGAAGCTGAGACATTAGAAGTAATCCTGCGAAATAATCTGACACATTCACTGTAGATACTTCAAAACTAGTACCAGAACATCTTTCTGATACACAAATTACTGTAGATGATCTTGAAAATTCTATTATTGGTGATCTAGACGGAAAATTCATTGGATGAACAGCTGATCCATTAACAGGCGACATATCTAATAGAGGTTGTCTCATAGCCTCATCGTAGCTAACAATATTAGGAAAACGAGATCGAAGTCTTTCGAAGAATAAAGAAACATCATTTTCCTTTACTATTTGCAGGTTCTTGACCAGATCTTGAAGTTCCTCCTTGTTAGATAAAGCAATGAAAGTATAAATACCTTGAAGATTACCAAGTGTTAGGTCATAGTACCTTGTCGGTAACGAGGCTATCTCAACTCGATAACGAAACATCTTTTAGATGAAAAGTGTCAGAGTTCGACTATATCTGAAGAATTGAGAATAGTTTTAAGTAATATACATCTTTCACAAGATGTATATGGAAATAATTATTAATGAATCCATCCAAGTGCTCTAGCATAGTTCTCTACTGTTTTCAAGTTATCTTTCTCTCTATAATACGGAGTACATCTTACTGAGCCAGTTACTATCTCGGTTGGAAATGGAATATTAGCCTTTCTTAACATATTAAAGACTGTTCTATTATTGTGCTTTATAGATTTGACGTACAGATCTTTGCAAAGATTAGACTTTACTTCGTTATCGCCGTTAGAAATAGCATTCACCGCGGCTACTAAACAGCTACAATGTGATGATTCGCATTCTTTTAACACTTCGTAAGGTTCGAGTATTCCTGTCACATTATTAATACTACCTCCGTTCAAACCCCGTTTAACAGCAGTTTCAATTGTTTGTAGGGTATACTTGGCACCATGTTGAATCGCATAAGAAACACATTTCGCATGAGATTGTCGGTAGGAATGAATCTGATTTATAACGTTGCCTTTATGCTTATTCATACGCTCATTTATATCAAACATTCGTATATTGGAATGATCCCAAGGTGTGGCACATGTAATTTCATTCAAAGGACAACCCTTCTCGACTGCATAAACAAGACAATCATATGCTCCAGTACGTATTGCAGCGTCTGAGACTTCAACAGAGAATGTAGCACCAGCCTCATGTAAATCTTTAAACATTTCAAATCTACTCAATTCTGCAGCGGCTACTAGTTGTTCAGTTGTGACTGGATAAGAATGTTTCCTCAGATAGGAGTAGTATTCTTTATTGTTAGATATCACTGCGGCCAATATTGGCTGACCTGATTTTGCAACGATACCTCTTTCACAGGCCTTTATAAACCAATTATCTTCTATTCGCATATAGTTTCTGTAGGTGGATTCATAGTCTAACGACAGAGGTTTACTTATTGGCTGATGTTCTGAAACCGCATTATCCACTATGTACTTAGCTACGGCTAGTTCCCACTCAGTATTAGGTTTGTTATAACGCAATCTTTGGTTGAATATAGATCGTAACTCATAACCATGTATTCTTTGTCCTCGTTTATGTAGTGTAATCAGTAGATCCAGACTAGCTCCTAGTCTTACAAACTCTTCCCAGAATTCAGATGTTTTGATTCCAGCCTTACCCAGTTTATTTATTAATTCCATTAGTTCTTTTGGATTGGAACAAGGACTTACGAATAAGGAGACATCAGACATAGGATATTTAACATATTCAAGAACGAGATCAAGGCAAGGAGAATTAGTTCGAATAAGTTTCTCAATAATTGATTTCGAGGTTACTGCTCCAGATTCGAGCAGATAACGAACACAATTAGGACTTTGACTGCAAAATTCCTCTAGTAGTGAGTTAAGATCAGTTCCTCCAGCCTTAATTACTATTTCTAAACACTTGACGTTATCATGCTTAATTCGTATATTCATCATCTCGTTGAGATCAAACTTCGCATTGAAATCTTGATTCGTATTCTGGAATAAATATTCCAGAGCCTTGTCATCTCCAACCTTTAGAGCAGATCTCCATGTACTCGGTTGTATCGTTGCTTCCCGTTCCTGAATAAACTTTAATCCTTCAATACCACACCCCGTAGCATGATGAGATAGTAAAGTTGACTGTTTATAGTTCTGATAAGCATACTTTGCTAGCTCTAAGTGACCATAAGAAAGTAGCGAATTAACCATATCTTGAGTAGTTGTGACTGTATCTCTGGGAACCATAAAAGGAAGATAAGGACTAGTCTGGCAGATTCTAATATAGTCAGGAGATTGAAAGTCTTCAATAGCAAATCTATTAGGTACGTCAGGAAACATGAATGCAAAATGTTTACAGGTTGATCGAAGAAACAAAGGAGTCCAATTTGGATATTCCCAAATCTGAAGAACAACTAAATCGAGAGTTTCTCGAGAAAGGTCTGTTATACGGGTAGTCATGTTATAATAGTTTAAATATATTTTAACTTAGTAGTATTTGACTCCGGAAGAGGTGCGAGTCTATGAATTTGGGAGGCTAGTTTCTTGATTTCTGATACGGACAGAGTAAGGTTACTAGTGGAGTTTCGAAGAAATTTACTGTGTTTATCTATTTCGATTTCACCAATGTACAGCTGCAAAGCAAGTATTGTTTGACAACAGTTATAATATTTACATATACCGATAAGTATATGTAATTTCGTATTTAGTCGTACTCTGAGAAACTCTGTTGCTCTGGTAAATATTCTAATAAAGCTAGATATCTGTATCGTATCTGACTTTCGGGTAGCAGGTTAGCTATATTAACTATATCAGCTCGCATTTCTAGAATTGGTAATCCAGGCCATCTTTTTCCATACATAGTTGAATACTGGTACTGGATTAATATTCGTTCTAATATTGCTAGAAATTCCGCAGCATGGTGAAACATCAACTCAAGATCGTTAGTTTTCCTCAGACCGTTTATTGTTAGTTTGAGAATCATAGAAAGATAAATAGGATCATTAAGCAAGGCATCTCCCATTATTTTCAAATAACGTAGAAGATCGGAAATATTATCTACTTCTTGGATGATATCCATAAATACATCCGCAATTTCATATTTGATACCACTTGCAATCCGGGTTAGAGTATCGAAATTCTCGAGTAGATAGAATATTATAGATTTAAAGCGCAAACGTCCACCGCGAGTCATTTCTCTGTCTTCTGTGGTATATTCCCGATCAATATCCGCTAGTCTATTGTTTGGACCTTCATTATAGCTAATATAGGATAAAAGATCGGAGAGATATCTACCAACATTGATCTTTGTGATTTCTGGAATATAGCCTTTCCGAGTTTTGCCAGTAAACGGATTTGTGGCAGACTTTACTAGTATACCTTTATTTGATATAATATCGTGAGTTAATTTATACAAGTCATCTACACTGATAGGATAATTAGTATTTAGAGCTGCAAAAATTTCTTGACCATAAACGTTTATTATCTCCTGTCTTTCAGAGCTCTTGTAAAGAGCAATACGATTAATGAGAAGCCATATTATCTTCTTATTTACTCTGTCAGACGCAGGTAAAAAACGGCCACGTCTCATTCCGGTTATGAGTTTGTAGTTATCTTCATTATAATATATATCATCGTAGGTACTAAGTAACCATTCTAAATAATCATAAGTCGAAAATTCTACAATCTCTGGAGTTTGGAAATATTTTACTATGCTCATAGTCTGAGCAAATTTATCGGTTATAGCTTTCATGAGAACCTCTTGTTCTTTCTGTACGTGGCCTAATAATAGATATGCTTGACCGGATTCAGAGCTGTTAACGAAATCTACTAGAACGTTGGTTTGGTGACGAGATAGATCTTTATACTTAACTATAGTACTTACAGCTCCTTTAGTTCTGCGTTCTTTCCTAATACGGGTATCTAATATCAGATTGTCCTTGACTATATCATAACAATCTTTAGAAACAAGATACCAATCAGCAGGATAATATAGTAATATCTGACTTGTCAATTCCACGGGCAGAAATCCAAGAGCAAATCCAGCAAGAGGAGATATTATCTCGTAATTATTGGAATTCCTCGTGTCGATAATGCGAAAGGTAGGAATTGAATGATTGTTCGGTAGACCAAGTTGATACAATTGAGTCATAAGAACTAATCCAGAGAAATAGTCGTTAATATCTACAGTTCCGACTGGGTACATTATATCAAGCCTTTCTATCACCAAAGGCGAGTTTGAAAGCTGAGGTCTTGATATTTGTGGAAACAAACCATTAGTTCCAGAATAATCTCGCAATGAAGACATGTAGGATATAGGACTATACATAGGTGCATTATAGTTTATTATATCCGGAGATACTCTATCGTCTACTGTTTGTATGTTAATAAGTCTGAAGAGCTCTGAGAATTCGGCTTTATGGCACAAAGCAAGGAACATGTAAATACCTTGCAGATTACCCAGCGACAGATCATAGTATCGAACTGGATATCCAGCTATCTCGACTTTATAGCGAAACATTTGGAGCTTTTATCCAGTCAGAATTTATCTTGGAGTTGATGAATATTGAAGAAAACATACTTCTTCGATATTCATTATTACATATACTAAACTAACATATGTACTAAGTTTCTAATATCGAACAGATCTCTTCAAATGCGGGACGATCTTCTGGATTGCTAGCTAAACATTTATTCATTAGATCTACAAGTACTTTGTTTGATTCTGGAGGTGGAACAGGACGTAAATGGAAATCTCGAATTAACCTGCCTACTTCTATAGGGTCAATATCAATATGAGGCTCGGATCTAGCGAGTATTTCGTATAGAACTATACCAAAACTCCACACATCTGATTTGTAACTATACGAGTTGTTACGTAAAGATTCTGGGGACATCCATCGTACTGGACCAATATTGGTTTTAGTTTGACCTTGAGACGATGAACCGATAGTTCTAGCCATACCAAAGTCGCTAATTTTGGCAACACCATTATGCAACAGTACGTTACGAGAGGATAGATCTCGATGAACTACTCCGTTACTATGAAGATGTATCATACCTTGACATATCATTCTAGCTAGTTCTAGTTGCTTTGCTTGTGTTAGTTTCTCTTCAGTATCATAAAGAAGTCTGTCTAGACTAGTACCATTACAGTACTCAAGTACTAACAATGATTCTCCTGTTGCCGGATGTTTGGAGACCCCCAGCACTTGAACAATGTTGGGATGGGGAGGTAGCTTTATCATTAGTTTAGTTTCATCTTCAAAGTCCGATGAGTTACTATTATTGACTTTGACAGCAACTTCAATACCTTGCCACTTAGCAAGATAAACCTTGCCGTAACTACCTGAGCCTAACTCTTTAATAAACTTTAGATCTCCTCGTAATTTTCTCTGGCGGTGCCTCCGTTTCAACAGTACCGTTACTACAGCTATTGCTACGGTTACAACTACTACGACTACAATTACTACAACAATAGTAACTGTCTGATCGTCGGTTTGATTGGGGACTATTAATGCTTCGGGAGTTCCTGTTTTTGGAGTACTTACTAAGGGAACTTCAAAAGGCGCTGAAATTGAGGGACTATCTACTAGAGGTGCAATTGGGGCATCATTACTAAAGATCAGTTCGGTAAAGATATTAGAAGGTAGATAGTAATTGTAGATCTTATTACTTGCCTCTAATCTATTATTTACTCCGCCTGGGAAGAGATAATTATCTTCATTCAGAAATACAGAAGACGATTTGGCAATGGGATAAGGGTTGATTGTAGTTCTTACTGTTGTATTAGCTACAATAAATAACTCTTGATTATAAGCAATAATACCGTACTTGGTAGAAATAAATCTAGAGTCGTCAAGATTATTCATTCGAGGCAAGACTTGTGTATAGCTATAAATATCTTCTGGATTAAGATATCGGTGATATCTGCGAGTAACGTCAGAAGGTATCTGAGTTCCATTGGAAAAAGCCTCGTTTCCGATCACATCAATACGATTGTTATAAATACCCACATAGACTTGGTTAAGAGAATATGTTTCTCCCACGATGGCAACAGAAGAAGATGTTGTATTATAGACATAGATATTATTGTTAGACACATTATTACAGAGTCCTCCAGCATAATAAATATTATAATCGGAAATAACTGCACTCGATCCGAGACAATTAAAGTTCACATATATCACAGCTCTTAAAGCCATATTTACTATACCGAATGACTTTTTGGTGGATGCACCGTCAACTTCTATAGTTGGATAGTTCATGATTATGTATTCTTGGCGAACATAGTTGGATATCGAATAAACATTTCCAATATCGAATGTAGAGTATATCATTACTTGTCCATCAAATTCATAAAGTTTCGTTAGATTAGTTGTTCCTAACATATATATTACACCATCAAAAGAGAAACATGTCATAGAAGAAAAGAAAATATAATAGTCAATAGTCTTGCTAACGTTAGCAGATAAATCCAGAATCTCGACGGTTGATAGAAGAGTATCTTCATTTATCTTACCTCCAAAAACATACAATGTGTTGTTGACGACTAGATTGCAGCTATCATAGCGAGCAGTCCTTAGCTCTGCCCAAGACAAAGTTAGAAAACTCGGCAAGACGATAGTCAAAAGACAAAACTGGAATGAAAATCGAAACATATTGTATTTTCAATTATTACTAAACTCTTAAGAGATATGTATATTTCTCACCGGAAATATACAATGGAAACCTAAATTAATTCTAATAGTCGCATCAAATCATCCTTCTTCCACGATCGTATTCCTTGATATCCTCGTCTTTCTGCCTCAGCAATCAGTATCGGCTTTGTATATAGATCTTTGTAAGTTTGCTCTACAGGTTTAATCGTTGACCAATCCACCGTATCGAATAGCTGGTTGATATAATACAAGTCGGAAAGAGATCGATATTCAGAGCTAGTAGTTGGGTCCGTTCCCCAAGAGTTTAGTAGGAAAACAACTTTCGATGGCCAAAGATATCCTCTGTTGTAGTAATATTCGTTATAAGTAAAGTATCGCCCATAATAATGAGGAAATTTTCGTAACAATGAAGCTTGGTGACTGGCATGGAAATGATCCCAACCAACCCACCATGGCATAACAACTTCACCATGTGGTAAAAGAGGTTTAGTATTTTGTTTTCCTCGACTTATCCATTCTGTAACACATAAGTTGTAGTAATAGATAAGTGCATTTTCGTAACCTCTCCACATTATACAGGCTGGATGATTACTCCAGCCTTTGCTTGGATCAAATAAGGCTTGTATTAGTTGATAAGCCTCTATTCGTTGCTTTCCACATCTTCTGTCATCCAAGCATTTCACAGACAGCCCGAAATCAGCATAAGGTAGAAATGTATTAACCATTTTGTCTAATTTAGAACTGTCAGCATTGGTTGCTGATTCTGCCTATCTCTAATATTAAGAAAATAAAATACGAGAAAGAAACTAGAGTTCGGAAATGGATGCAAATTTGTTAGCCTTAATTGAAGGTGTAACTGAGAGACTGGCTGTCCAATGTCAGAAGATGGAAAAGACGTTTAAAGATGTAGATTTAGAAGCATTAGTGAAAGCGACTTGTGGAGAGGACCCCAAAGACGTTCAGTTAGTAAATTTAGTTGCTAATCAGATTAAGTCCACATATATCTCTGAACATAAGACAGTTGATGACACAATTAGGTCATATATTAGTGGATGCAGAATGGCTATGGAAAGCTCTGTTGAAATGCAAGAGATGAAATTAAGTGCCGATAGATACTTCCAGATGTGTGAAAGATATGATATCAAGCTAGATACTCCGGTAGTTAATGTAGTTACTCAAGTATCTAAATATGCTAATGCTTTAAAGGACATGGATGTCAGAAAATTGTTTGTTCAAGTGGGATTAATGGTTCATAAAGCTGCCAAAGCCTCATCAGATAAAGAACAGGTGAAACAAGCTGTCTACCAAGAGATAGAATCTACGTACCGTAATAAGTAAAAATATATAATATAGAATTATATATTTGGCATGTCTTATATACAAATTCCTTTAGACATCGTGGTAAGCAATACAATTACCACCTCTAGAGATTTAGAGGTTCCTTATGAACGAATTCCGAGCTCAATAACATACTCTGCTTGTAATATCTCCAGAAATTTAGAGTTTGACTTTCCTACCATTGTTGTTCTAATTTCAACAAGAGTAGCTGGAGATATTAAATTTATTTGCGAACCTGGTATCGTCTGGATAGATCAAAATAGTACAGTTTATGGTTCTGTGAATAATGCAAGATCAGTGCTTCATCATGCAAATATCACAATTAGCTTTGAAGGAAATATATGTATAGCTTCAGAGTTATAGTCCAACGTTTCTTCTTACTTTCAAATATTGTTGAAAGTAACGAAATATATAAAATGTCAGTTTATAACATTACCAGTATAACATTAATAAATCTTCTGAGAGATAATGATCTCGATGAATTTAGTGTCCTCACGGGCATTCTCTATTCAGATTATGATCTTATTGTCGCTAATTCTCTAGTCGATGAAATGATCTATTATATTGTCTACCAGAATAAGTTATATCGTTCCCATGGTGAGAAAATAGATATTGTTGTGCCTCGTGCGTATTATATGCAATGGTTGAAGAATGAGTACCCTCTTGTTCATGTGAGACTTTCATCAGATATCGAAACAAAGATACATAGACTCATACAAGAGGTACTTGGGTCCCCTCTAAAGAAATATAAGTCTGAGAATTGGAAATTTCGTAAGACCAGTAACAAACTGATACTTAAGTACTTAGGTTTTCGTTGTAAGATTAAAGCATACTCTCCTCAGCATCATTTGTATACGGACTTCAAGACAGTTACGAATTGAAACCTTTCACGAAAACCTGGCAACATATTATATTACAATTTGTAATATAATTGAATTTATGAGAAGTGACGGAACTTTCTTCATCGACTAGACTAAGTACTTACAAGGAATTGAACAAGTTAATAAGTGGTTCATGTTTCCTAGAATTAGGACTAATAATAGCTAGGAGCTCATAAATTCCCGTTTAACAAATTAGTCTTTAGCTACAGTCATTAGATATTAACCAAGCACTATATGTGAAGAAATTACATAGACATACATATTACAAGCACTAATATATTTGCAATTAAGACTAAGAAGTTTACGTAAGTATGAATACCCTCAACAATAAATACATATTATTCTGTAATAATATGTATATCCAGAATTCTAGGATAATTAATTTATTGTTAAATGTAGAGAATTTACTCGATAAAGCCTGCAGATATTGAATATTCAGAATGCAGTACTATTTTGTAAGGTGTATAGGTAACAAATCTATCTATAGTCTATTTGAGTCGAAAATTGGATGGAAATCTGTCCAAAACCTCCCGAAAATCCTGTCTCGATAATTAAAGTGGCAAATACTCTCTATGAACTAATTAAACACCTTTCTCTTGAGATAATTGAGCCAGAGAGTTTAGATATACTGTAATACATATTATTACGTAATAATATGTATATAATTCGCACTTGAAGGGTAAATTAGATAGATTGCCCAACTACAATTGTCCTTCAGCATAATTAGGATGGGACCTTAATTTATTCATTATCTTCTTCACAAAGTCATCCGGATATCCATACTTCGCAATACCAGTCTTAGGTATGTAATTACTGATATAATCATAAATGTCTTTCAATTCTATGTGGGAAGATTTCAACAAGCCGGTAAGTGCATTATCAAAGAAGGACATGTCTGCAGATACGGCAGTGCTAGTAAGGAAGGTCATTAGTGTACTATAGTATGGTGCATCAGGTACTAAATCAAGGTTGGTATATAATAGTCTGATAAGGCGAGGATAGTAATGTATGTTATGTTCAAAATTGATCTCGCTTCCCCTCTCACTGTTCATGAGATGAATAATTAGATGAGCTATGTAATGTTTCACATCGGTAGTACTAGATTTCTCTTTATGGTCTGACTTGCGTATATTCGTAGCAGGATTAGTGTCTGTCTTAATTAATACTCCTTTATTAACTAGTATATCCCAGGTTAGAGTAGTCAGATTGTCATCAGAGATATTGGACAAAGTGTTTGGTATATCTAAAGGAGGAAATAATACCAATCTACGACGTATCAATATTGCTAGAATGTTAGAATTTGTGGAGAATACTGGAATATCGCCAAAGTATATTTCATCAGAATAACGATCAAGAATATACTCGGCATAGATAATGCCTTTATCCCATGGAAAACTGCTGACTAACCATCTCAGCGAATAAGAAGATATAATTCTGTCGGTCAAGACTTTCATCACTCTCCTTAAACTTGGTTTCATGAGTTCCAAAAGGCTACTCACGTAATCAATATCGGCTCCTGAGACTAAAGGAATAACACCTACATACTCTACTAGCTTCTGTATATCAGCGTCGGAAACAACATCGGACTTCAATAATTTCCTAACTATATCCTTTCTAGTACCTAGAGGAATACGAGCGTCACTTAGACTTTTTCCATTTGTTAGTTGGTAGGATAGTTTATTCACAAACAACCAGTCACATGGATAATAACTAGTAATTTGGTTGATTATCTCGTTAGGTAAATCTGGAAAAGCGAAACCAGTCAAACTATTGAATATATGGAAGTTATTCAGATCTGGAGAGAGATACAGTCCAAAGGTGGTACAAGCGTCATTCTTACTTATTAATCGGTCCAGAAATAGTACTCCTGATAGATATTGCGTCAGATCAAATGTCATGATATTGATTACTAAGCTAGATCTATGAAGTACTCCATTTTCTGCAATAAACAGATAAAAGACTCCTTTGTCTTCGGATGCTTGAAGTACTTTCGAAACATGAGGATGATTTTCGACATCAATCTCGGATATCTTATAAGTAGAAAGATTGTAAATATTACCATTATATGAAGAATGAGTCTCGGGATTCACAAACTCTGATTCTGCAAGAATGTTTATATCTTTGAGTTTAGGCTTGTACTTCTTTATAGTTGAACTGTAACTATATTGGGAATCATTTATCAGACTAATATAACTATAGATACCTTGTAACATAGATATAGTTAGATCATAGCACTGAACATCAGTCTCGGTCGTAAGTATATATCTGAACGTTCTATCCATTTGGGTCGGATATTTTATGTAACACTTTACGGGGAATCGAACTTCCTTAGAAACCGGTTTCTGTTTTGCTGGGCTGTCTTCGGGTCCTCGTGTTTGAAAATCTGAGTTATTAATAGTCTTAAAAATTTATATATTATTTCTATGATTTCCAACAGACTAGCTTCCATTTGCAATATCCAACTGGGATATTGTGCACTACACAACGTCAGTGTGAAAGATTTTGATGTAAATAAGGTAATCGCGTCTTTTAAGCAGTACAAACACGAAGACAACTCAAATATTGAACAAGACATGAAAATTGTAGCTTGTTTAATTCAAGGTACCTCTAATATCATTGGTACAGAAAGAATTGATGTCATCAAGGACTACCTTCTGGGAGATCCAGAAGGAGAAGATATTCTGTCAGAACACGAGGAAGGCAACTCTGAGGCTTCTGATGATGACTCTGATGCAGTAAGTATTGATGAAATGAATGACTTTATGAATGCTTGCAACAAGTTAGGAATCGTTAGTAATTTAGAAACAGTATTCGTAGCACAACAGACTTCTACAGATGTAGAAGAACCGAAGAAACTCAACCAGTAAAGTCATAATTATATATTATTCTTAATATATAATCAAGTCGCTTCGAGAAGAAGCCTACATTATAATTTGTAATATTTTCCACATCCAAAATTCATATACATAATGATTACCGATTGTTCTGGAGGTAAAGATATACCTGTCATAAGGTATCCTGATCCGGTAGCTGCTTCGTTAGCAAATACTACTCTCAGCATGAATAGAGGAATTTATCTCATGGAATCATTCTGGAGAGATAAGACCTTGAAATTAGAAGTACCTTTAGCAGATTGTAACTCATATAATCTACATGGTCTTGATGAACTGAGAGAGGCTACTATAGAGTTACATAATGCTGTATCACCTATCCATGGAACCGAACTTACACAAAGAGAGTTAGTATTTGGTATGGGTGCTACACAGTGCTTTCACGCGGCGCTCTATGCCTATCGCACGTTGTCTAATTCTAACTTATCAGTAACTACTGAACTTCCTGGATATTTGGAGTACCGTAATCTTATTGATATTCTTCACCCTGGTAGCTCCTGGATTGACATAGATGAAGTTACTAACAAAGATTCCACTGTGGAAATTATATGTAGCCCCAATAATCCTGACGGAAGACTAGTTACAAAGCGTACAGATGCTAAGTACGTTATACATGATAATGTTAACTTTTGGCCTTTCTTCTTTGATAAGCCTGAAGATTATTATGAAGAGAATTACTCTGATCAACAAATATCGATCTATAGCTACTCTAAGATACTTGGATTCTCCGCGTCAAGAGTGGGTTATGCTTTTGTCAAAGATAAAAGAGTTGCAGATCTTATGAGAAGATATATAGTCTATAACTGTCATGGAATGTGTACTGAGGGACAGCTTAAATGTTTGAAGGCAGTCCAGTACATATTACAATCACCTAGTCAATACGTAGAAACACTTACATATCTGTGCCAGGAAAGATGGAGAATGTTTATCGAGGCTGTAGACGAGTTCAATCGAAATAACGCTCTAAAACTGAACTTATTAAATAACTCAGGACCAACTGCTTGGATATCTCTTGATATTCCTGCTGTGGATTGGGCAAACTCTATGAATATATTAGCTACTTATGGACCAGAATATGGAGCATCTGATAATCATTTGAGAATTAATATTCTGTCTATGCCCAATGAGTTTCACGAGTTTCTTAGTCGATTGAAGTCTTGTATATGAATTATAAATATATTACATTCGTAATATATTGAAATTGTGGCGGGAAGAATATCGGTACTCTGACATCTGACACCACATAACATTGAAAAAAAATACTTCAGACATATTTGTAATGCAGACCAACTATGAAATTAGACCGCAAGCTATTGTCTCTGCAGTACTTCCTTCCAAAGTACTTGATATGGTCGCGTCATTCTTACCGGCGCTGTTCTATTCTGTTAATAAGCACTATTACTGTAAATCTAGGTCCTTGCTTCTTCTGGGTAACAATTTGTCCTTAGATTGCAAAATGATACTTCTGGGGCTTATATTGTCGGGTCAACCAAAATCACCAGAACTAGAAGAACTAGTCATTTCCTATATAAGAAACAGTGACAACCGTGATAGATTATCTAGATCACACATAGTGGCGAATAATCTATTTACTCGAAATATGATAATAGCACATTATGAACAGCTCAGAGATTATATGCTTCAACCGAGAAAGGGTGATATAGTTCTATCAATCATTGAAACTCTGGCATTACCCAATGTTGATTATATTCAATATTTGATAGAAATAAATCACCAATTCCACCCTAATGTATATAAACAAGCGTTAAGTTTATCATGTGATCCTTCTATGACCGGTCAGATATTAGCTTCAGGTATTATATTGATGGATAATTTAGATTCCAACATTTATCATCCGGGGCCCATAATGGGACTATATAGCTATGAAACTTTATTACACTACCAGAGAAAGTTGAAGGGTAGTTCCATACTATCGGAAGACGATATAAACAATTACATATCTGTTGGTATCTTAGCAACAAATAACCTAGGATTCTTATTAAGTATTAAGGAGAAGGTTGGATTTTCTGGAAAAGTGCTGGGATCACTAGACTACCATCAAGTTGTGAACGAGATCTTTGATAATTACTCATTTCCTTGTGGAAGGAATCTCTATTATAAACCAAGTGAAGAACAGTTAGAAGATCTCTTCTCTGCACACATACATCCCAGAACTCTAACTTACTTCTCGTGCATCGGGAAAATAGTAAACAAGGGTATAATCAAAGGATTATTGAGAAATCCATATTTTGCAGAACATTACGATCGATTGAACAAACATCTGTCTGTATTGAGTTAATACTATGTTAGCTAGAGAGCTGTTGAACTAGAAACTTTCTTATTCATATTATTCTATAATATGAAAATATTCTGACATGTATCGCTATATAGTTCGAACTCTCTGCGGAGAGAAACAGTATGATCTAACGTTGGACAATCTTAGAGGTATTTACACTGCTTTATCTTTGTATGCGATATGTAAAGAACATGTCGATAAGGAAGTAAATATATTTATGTACGGTTATAAAGATCCAAGTCGTGGAAAGTACTTTATTGGAAAGTTCCACATTGATCCGTCTACAAGACAACTTGAAAATGCGTCAAATAAACAAGAAATTGTTACTGACCCTTTACCGGGAAACCCATCGGGTAAAAGAGATAACTATCTAGATAATTATAAAGGTAGCAGTGGAATTATAATTTCTTTCAGTCCTTCAGATGCATATAATGAAATAGTACCATATCCTATAGTTTTCCTTAGACGACCATTAACCAATCTAGAACCGTCCGGACTGAACATAACTCTCAAATCAAAAACTTTACCAATAGTGACGGATAATATAGAAGAATACTTGTCTGGTATACTTCTGTTGGAGACTCTACAGAACAAATTCAACGTATTCTACATTTCTGATGGTGGCCAGGAAATAATACATTCAAGATCGGTCGGATTTCCCTGGAATGAACTACCTCGCGATATGAAAGTGCTTATCGCTGGCTTTGATTTATGTAGTGTTTACGGAGTTAACAAAGAATTCCATAATATATTTAAGACTATGTCAATAAACGCTTTCAGCCCAGAGAAGCAAAGGAAGTTTGTTGAGTCTACCTTGAGAAGAGGCAACATATCCAACAGAGATATAGAGCTACTCAAGGAATATATGACAGAGGAAGTTCCTAAAGACTTCAAGGTAGTAGCATTTCTTCCTGAAAGTCTGATTAGATACCATTATGATTTGATCTCGAAATGTGCAAATTCCCAGGAAATTATATTTATGGCAAGAGCCAACGTTAATTATTTGAAATATTTACGAATACTGGGTCTGGAAGTGGATAAGTATGTTCTGGATGCTCTGCAGATAGATCTAATGCACGGCTTGCCGGGGAAAGATAAGGTTTTGTATCCGAAGATCAATGATTCCATCTATTATATGATTGGTGATCTGTGTATAAATGATGGCGTAGCCAATCCCCGGGTCCTTGGTAAAGTTATAACTATGTCTGGTTCCCTTGATAATTCTATTACTAGACTGCTGTCATTGACTCAAAGAAGAGGTTCCGACTATTGTATCAGCGTTCAACTTTGTGTATTGAGTCAATCGATCAGAATGAAGAATATTCCATTGATATCGTGGCTTCTTCGTAACTATTATGATCCTAATGTTAACAGCTCCTTTGTCACCTATTCCTTGAGTGGCTCTCTTATGTCAGAAGTGGAGAATCATCTGTATGAGATGATTCTTTATGATATCAATAATTCAGATTCCCTATCGTATCTATCAGATCTATCTCAGAAAGATTATGACAGAATATTCTCGGGAAGGGACTCGGTGAGTACTTTGGGATCTATATTTGAGTCTATCATCTTTAAACTGCAAAACAATAGTATTGATACACTAGCTATGATAGCTATCGCGATATTGAAAAATCCTTATCTCCGTGGCATAACATCGAATACCATAAGTTTAGTGTCGAATTTAGACAATAGTAATCAATATAACTTAGAAATAAAGAAACTCGTATCAGAGAAAGCAGAATTAGACAATAACAATCCAAGTAACTTCGGAATGAGGGGACTGAGAAAACATATAACTAGAAGAAACATTCTATCTCGAAAATGAAATAACTCAGGAAATTTATGAATATCTACCGATTCCAATACTTAAATCTTTTTCATATATCGACAACATCGATATATGAATCATTATAATGTTACTGATGCACTTTTTCTCGATGCACTGACAAAAGAAGCGCTTTGTTTCTGTGTTGTTGAGAGAGTGGCTTCGGAAGTTCGAGATGTTAATTTCTCTTTTTCGATAATAGTCAAAGTAGGAGATAGAACTAAGGAGATCATAATGGCACTAGTCAACAACATCTCTATCCAGAAGAACACCGTATAAGTGAAAGGATTGTTTAATAGGAGAATAACCATAGTAGTAAATACACCTCTTAAGATAGAAAAGATAGCCAGAACCCAGTTAAATCGTCTAGTGTATTTAGTTCGCATCTTTTTGTTAGATTTACCATTCATCTTACTTATAAATCTGTGTAACCTTATTGAGACCACCAGATACAATATACCGATCGTTATTCTCATTATCATACGGATTATGTACCCTATCAGTTGTAATATATTAAGAGATCCGCTAGTTGGATCTACAGCTACACTAGCGGATATGAAGACTACTTCCACAACAAAAGTGAAGATAGCAATACTTATGTATATCCATTTATTCTGAAGTAACTTAGTTGTCTTGGCTACGTTCTTCTTCAATAAGTCCATCATCACAATCACATATAACCAAAGATCAAGGTCCACTAACATATTACCTGAAGTGAAGAGAGCAATGGCTAGTTTTGATGGAAAGAGTTGATCCTGACCAAATTGATCTATAATAGACGATATAAATACGATACTAGCAAACAACATAAATGACATATTAATAGTTACTAGCTTCATATCTTTTCGGCTTGCTAACTTGATCAACATAATAGTTACCAGAATTAAACAGCCTAGACATATTATGCCTCGAATTACTTTATAAGATATAAATGCACCGGATGAAAAGGTCTCTCTCCACGGATTGTCCTCGTACTCAAGAGTAACGGACATGGTGGAATTATAAGCTACAAGTTTCAAGTAATCTTCATAACTTATTTCAGCGGCAGGAATATAGAAGTTCCGAGAGTTATCAAATTCAGCTATTCTTCGACCTGGTAGTTCTGCAGTCACAGAAGTTGACGTGTAAATAGCGCCTAAAGCACCTTTGATTTGTAGTTCAACTGTAGTGATATCTACTATAGCATTAGAATCTATAATAACAATTCTATTAGTGACGTCGTTGCGATCAAAGCTAACAATACCAGTCACATTATATCTAAAGTTGTTGGGTATTACTCTAGGCATATCATAAGGAGTATAGAATGTTTCATTGGTTGAGAGAAGGGTCAATCTACCTAATGTAGCTGGAATAAGAAGTAATAGAAACCACATATTTCTGGTCTTTTTTCCTGAGATAGATTTCCGTTAATATATGTCAAAATAATATTAAAATTCGACAACATGGATAATAGTAGTATAGTATTGCCTTCGATAATAGCTATCTTAATAATTGTATTAGTGTTTCGTGGTACCCTAACGCCTAAATCCGCAGGATTATGGAGTTTGTTGTTGGGTTCAGTAAGTATCTATTTCTGGGTAGATATCGTGAATTTGTGGAGATTAATGAACTTTGTAGTGATTTCTCCCTTCTTAGTATCTGACTAAAATTACATATCATGTTGATGATATGTAAAACATGAGTCGATTATTTCAACTAGTAGACGAACAGGTCAGAATCTGTCTAAACAATTCCTGTCAAATAAATGAAATATTTCGACATACGGGTCAATCCAAGGAGGAAAGAATAGCTTTTGAATTGATACAGACAACATCGAAAGTCTATAACACAACCTCTATCTCAGATATTGAAGTATATTTGAAGAAACTTCTAGCCACAGGAAATACAGTTAATTTAAATAATCAGAGAGATGCCGCAATGAGTGTAGTCGTAAACATATGTGCTTTACTTAAATTAAATCTACTGCTAGTTAATGAAACCGATATACTAAACGGCTATAGAAAGATGCTTCATGAGCCCAAAGCAGAACTAGATGAACATATAATTGATGCATTCAATGTTATCAAGAAATCAGCAATCGAGAGAAATATCTCAGATGTGATGCAACTTATATCCTGATGTCAGAATACGTACATGACTTCTTACGTATATATTGGAAGTTCCAATATATACTACCTTACTTTCAAAGTAACGCCTTTGCTTTAGAAGGCTTTATTATTTCTTCCAGAATATACTCTGCGACATCTAGATCATATTCCATTATATTAATCCATACTGCATCATTCCAAGGACAACCGTTTTTGTGTAGATACTTAACTATATCTAGTCGCTCTTCTCTAATAGCAACAGAATAACATTCTTCGTCCCAAGGACAATTGTTTTCATGAAGATACTTCAGAATATCGAGCCTTAAAGCTTGAATTGCTGCTCTAGGAGCTGAAGTGTCCATCGGACATCCATTTTCTACCAGATATTTAACACACTCAATACCTTTGAATGCAGCCGCCTCCATTGTGTATGAATCCCAAGGACATCCGTTTTCCCGAAGATAATCCATAAGCTCGAAATTACGACTATAAACAGATGACGTATATACCTCTGCGCCCCAAGGGCATTCAATTTCTCGGAGGTATTTAACTATTTCAATCAACCCAGTTCCTGTAGCTGACACCATTGTTCCAACATCAATCGGACATCCATGTTCAATTAGATATTTCAAACAGTTAAAATGACCCGCTGCTGCAGCGGTATGTGTGGCTATCTCTGTTCACTGCATACCATTGTTCCGTATGTACTCCAACATTTCGATACTACCGGACATGCCAGCACCATTAAGTATTTCCTCATCCCAGACACATCCAATTTCTCGAAGATACTTTAGACAATCGAGACTTCCATATCGAGCTATAGTATGAAAATGTTTAGATGGATCCGGGATGATCTTGGTCTCTACAAAGTGTTTCAGAAGATCAACTCGATTATATTCTATTGATTTTGCAATTAGAGAATCAATAGTCGTGGTATGAAAGTTGATGTCAAGCTTTGGAAAAAAGAGACGGTCTTCCTTTGCAAAGCTCAAGATAAGATCCAAGTCTCCATGCTTTACTAGGATATTCGTAATATTATACTCTGAATAACCAAGACTTTGGAGCACCTCTATTATGCTTTGATTATAAACTCCGAAATAGGATTGCGGATAGAGCAGTGTAGTTTTCCAGAGCTTTCGACATGTCAGAGACATCATGATTCTACCAATTCCATCAGCATATCCAGTGATGAGAGTTAGTAACTCCGGAAGACAATCGAGTAAAGACATTAGGAGAGAGAAAATTTTCGTTCTGTATATTTCAAAGAAGAAGTTAGCTGGAGAAGTCCTACTTCTCCAGCTAGTATTATAATCGTTCTGGAGACAAGATATACATGATCTTGAGTAATTATAGGGTTTCAAACTTCTTCAAGACTTTTGAATCCTTCGTAACACTCAGTAATTATACATATACGATTATATGTATAATATCGATATCTTTAATAACGATTGATTAACCCAGTATAACGAGGAGACATCGATTTATGATATTCCACAAGATATTGGTAATGACCTTTTATACTTGTGTATAGTATGTGTAACTGATGGATTATTGAAAGCTAATTCTAAGGTCTGTTAGAATTATTATTGGTTAAGCCACAATCCTAACATAGCTTGGGAAATAGTCAAGAATAATCCTGATAAAGATTGGAATTATTCTTTGTTAAGTTCTAACAAATTTAATAAGTAAGGACTTGTTCTACGTTCTCATTAAATCTGAAATTGCAATTTCAGATTTCTACATACATGGAGAGTTCTCCATGATTCTATTTCTTTATTGTTTCGATTATATGTTAATAAATCAGAAGATCGGCGAACTTATAAAGTTTAAGTACTCGTAGACCAGATAATATAGAAGTTCCGAAGTGTTATAGAATTTATAAGTAATGTTATATGTACATCATACATATAACGAAATCGTCTGAAATTCTCAGAGACATAAGGTTTTTAGTATATTTCTATAATATTGTTGCATGTTCTCGTGATACTCGATTTGTATTTGAGTTTCATATATTAACTTGAAATTCTCATAACTAACGCTCGGATTACTAAGCGCTGCTTGGATAACCCAATGCATATCATCCATAATATAGTGACGTTTCTCTGCTATATGGACTAACATTCTAGAAGACACTATTGTATTTGGTCTTCCTAGAAGACCAATCAGGAGATCACTATCTACATTCTCATTCTCAGGAGAGAGGATGTCTTCTAATATGAAAGTAAGATTTGTGCTTATTAATGAAGGATGACTAATTAAGCTGATAATTATATCACTATCTCCATACTCTGAAGCTTCAGAGTATATCGTCTTGGCGAAATCAAGACTAATGATGGGAAATAACTCAACGAATATTCTGGCCACTCTAAATAGATTATCTCTCATAAGGTCTTTGAATACTAACTTTAAGGTAAGTTGATAACTACTTTTATTTAGATCTTCAAGGTCTGATGGTAATACCATCATCAAATAATTCGTTATGTAAAACTCTGTATAACATCTACTTGACTCGTCAATAATATATTTTATTTGTTCCCAGCATATAATAAGATTGTAGCGATAAGCCAAATAAGTAACTGATGTAGCTATAGATGTAAACAAACCTTTATCACAACGACGATGGCCTCTGAACATAACCCTAGCTACTTCTATAATCTCATCTAATTCCTTTTGTGATATAGTCATCTTCTTAGACAAATACATTACATAACTAATATTTACGAGTGCGGAACTCATTAATTCTACTTTTGATTTCGATCCTAAGACTTCGTTTGTATATACTTCTCTAATTTCAGGATCAAATAAACTTCTAGTCATGTCAAAATCAAAATGAAGAGCAATAAACGGACTCTTAATTTGATTAATTATATATTGCTTTTGTTCCTTAGTGATGCTAGTTTTTACTCTAATTATTATCATAGCCCTACGATAATTAAAGAAACTGAATGTATTATTGAGAAGAGATAGAGCATGGTTGTAATATTGTTTACTCAGAGTTATCCATTCTACTCGATTATACGACATAATTATCTCTCGTAGTTCTCTTGGAAGACCATACCAGTTAAATCCTTGTAGACGAGAAAAGAACTGATAATTACCGAGAGTTCCATCAGGATTAGTCTCGCAAATATAATATGAATCATTGTTACCTAATATACGATCCAGTAATAAAACACCAGATTTGTACTCATCTATATTATCTGTTACAAGATCTGAAGCAAATGCAACAAATCCGATTTTGTTTAATGTTAAAAGTAGTCCTTTGGCATTATGATCTCTCGCATATGTAATCGAGGACTGATTGCGCAGAGATTCATAGTATCTAAGATTCCAAGACCCTATCTGCATTGGATATTTCTTTGCAAATGCAAGAGGATGAGAAAAGAATGTGTAATAGGCTCTCTCGGATTCATACGGTAATAAAATTGTTGTCGGTTGGCCTATATCTGTAGACTTAACTATGACTTTAGGTATATTCATAAATCCATGTCTCATCATACAAGATGAATATATGCCCTGTAACTGTGCCAGAGTTAAGTGTAGTTCTTCGACAACAGAGGAGTCATCGGTTCTGACTATAGAGTAAGATTCCATCGTTATTTTATCATTATCTTTTAATTATAGACTGCAAAGGTGTGCACCTGGTCAAAAATATATTCAGTTCTTAAGAACAGTCAATGTTTATATGGAAAGAACTAGTCAATGTTTATATTACAATTCTATAGAATTGTAATATTCTTTCATTTGATCATTCCCATATTCAGGAATCTATTCTAAGTAATTTTTTTGCCATTTAGAGATATGACTACGAAATGAGACTTCTCTACTACATGCTTCAATTTTTTTAGTTTAGATGTTCTTTGAATTTATGAATCTGACGATTTAGGAGATGTGAGAACTATGTAAGATATAGAACTATGTAAGATATAGAACTATGTAAGATATAGAACTATGTAAGATACAGAACTATGTAAGATATAAATTTGTGCCTCTGTCTATATTGTTAATTGAATAATGATAGTTTGATCAACATTTGCTATACGGTTTCCCTCAAATTTGCAATTACTAATTAAAAAATAATGGATTTATTACCTCGCGAACTAGTACACCTTATCTCTGAGCAACTAGATAAAGTTTCGGACGTCAGTAAATTTCGTAGAACTAATAAGAATTACTTATTTCTGAAACTAACGGCTCGAAGAAATGATAACTCTTTGCTAATACTTTTGAATCTGTATCCTGATAAAGATTGGGACTATGAGTTGTTAAGTCAAAATCCCAATATCACTTGGGAAATAGTTCAAGCTAATCCTCAGATACCTTGGAACTATGATTGGTTAAGTCAAAATCCTAGCGTTACTTGGGAAACAGTTCAAGCTAATCCTCAGATACGTTGGAACTATGATTGGTTAAGTCAAAATCCCAATATAACTTGGGAAATAGTAAAGAATAATCCTGATAGACCTTGGAACTATGTATTGTTAAGTCCCAATCCTGACAAAGATTGGAACTACCGTTGGTTAAGTGCTAATTCTAACATTACTTGGGAAATAGTAAAGAATAATCCTGATAGACCTTGGAACTATGTATTGTTAAGTCCCAATCCTAACATTACTTGGGAAATAGTTCAAGCTAATCCTGATAAAAATTGGAGCTATACTTGGTTAGGTCGAAATCCTAACATAACTTGGGAAATCGTGAAGGTTAATTCTGACAAAGACTGGGACTATGGGGCGTTAAGTTGCAATCCTAACATAACTTGGGAAATAATGAAAGCTAATCCTGGTAAAGGTTGGGACTATGGTTTGTTAAGTTGCAATCCTAACATAACTTGGGAAATAGTGAAGGCTAATCCTCAAATACCTTGGGAATATATGTGGTTAAGTTCTAATACTTTCAATAAGTAAGCTCTCATCACTATTGTCACAGCAAGTCCAAAATTACAATCAGTACTGCATTTCTACATACATGGAGAGTTCTCCATGTATGAACTATTCTGGTATTAAGTCAATACGTCACATAACTGAATATAATTAGAAATTAAAACAAAGATGTTTCATTATTGTCTTAATATTACAGAAACTCCAGATGGTAGTCCTGCTTTTGGACTTCTCACCGAAGAACAGTCATCTAAGTTAGTTAAACATCAAAGCTACTATGATTTATCTTTGGCTTCGTTGCAAGGGATATATAGCTATGTAACTTTAATGAAAGAAATTGAAGGACCCGATCTTCTGGCGCGAGTTCTTCACAGTGTGACCTTAACAGCCTTAGATGAAAATGCATCGACATCAGATGATTACTATTCCGCCACTAAGTATCCACTTTCCTTTGCTTCTTGGATCTATCCAACAAACCAACTTAAAGTATTCGGGTACTCTGAGTTAAATTCTAACATTCCTCTTATTATAGTTTGGCGCAAAGGTCGTATATCGAAAGCAATAGAGATAGAAACACAGAATCTACCTGATTATTTATCGGGCTTTCTACTAGCGGACAGATTATTTACGAGATCAATATCAATTAATATCTTTGAACTAGTAGGAGTGAAAGAATTAGAGGAACCTCTTCATTTCAGTTTGTTGCAGAACTTTGCTCTAGATGACTTACCATCTGAAATAATTCTAGAAATATCCAAATATTACCCTCGTGATTGGATAACAGTAAGCAAGGCTTTCAGCAAAGGTCTTTCAGATATAGTCTTGACCGACCCTCGAATTAATCCAGTTAGTTGTGCAGTTATGTTATTGAGCTCTGAAGTAGTAACACCTTCTAATATAAGAAAAGTATCTAATGCAGTTCGAAGTAGAATGGATGTAGAAGAACTCAAGTTCTTACTTCCATACCTAAAGAGAGACATGCAAACATTAATGCGGGAAATAACAAACCGAGTTCTGAAACTAGGAGATCTAAGTAGATTTGTAGAAGACGCTAAGCTATTCTCTGTATATGTAACATTTGTAATCAGAAACTTTGGTAATCATTTAGATCCTACCAAAATCCATGACCTTGAAATACAGACGTATATGATGATATATGGAAGAATACCTTTAGTAACAGATAAGTTACAACTAAGTAAGATAGCGGATGAAGATATCATAGCTTTGTCAAGAACGATACTGAAGGATGAGAACATAGATAAACTGGCCTACATCGCTCAAGTTAGTGATCTTTTAGCTGCTGCTCTTGATCTATCAGCTGAAATGTTCGACTATGTTCGTTCTCGTAGACTTCTCTATGAGAAAACATATAGAGATCAACATTTAAGATTTGCCAGATGGATACTTACCAACATCAATCTATTTCCAGATGGTTCTCATATTAATAAGATAGTAGTTATATTCCGTAACTCGAAAACCATTGCTGGTGACGAATCAATAACTAGAAATATAGTAGAATTGACAATCAATTCTTCCTTCGTAACTGAAGAAACTCTAAGAAAGCTAGAAAGAGCTATTCTTGAAAATGTTGAGGCAGGATATCTCATTGACTTTGAAACAGAGATGCTAGTCAAAATTAGAAATCACAAGCTGTATAAGTATATTGAGCCGAAAAGGCGAACGACTCCTGTCCTAGAGTAACTTGGTTTTAGATCTATTTCAATAAATTAGTCGGACGAGTATTATATTATGATAATAATATAATTAATGATATTAGAGAGTGAAAACTGGATATAGAAGTAATATCAAATTAGGATAAGGAACTCATGCAAAGTTGGCAATATTGGAATTAAGAATAAAGTGCTTCGTACAGATTTATATCAAATTATTGTTTTAGTTTTGATAGGCAATAGAGTAAGGTATATCTAAATTCATAGATATATCAAAAATAAAACAATAATGGATTTACTGCCTCTCGAACTCGTCAACCTGATTTCTGAACAACTAGATAAAGTTTCAGATGTCAGTAAATTTCGGAGAACTAGTAAATCTTATCTATTTCTGAAATTAACAGCGAGAAGAAATGATAACTCTTTGTTAATACTTTTGAAATTACATTCTGACAAAGATTGGGACTATAGTGAGTTGAGTCGCAATCCTAATATAACATGGGAGATAGTAAATTCAAATTCTGATAGGCCTTGGAACTATCGTTGGTTAAGTCAAAATCCCAACATTACTTGGGAGATAGTGCTGGCTAATCCTGACAAATCTTGGAATTATCCTATGTTGAGTACTAATCCCAACATTACTTGGGAGATAGTGAAAGCTAACCCTGACAAATCTTGGAATTATCCTATGTTGAGTACTAATCCTAACATTACTTGGGAAATAGTGAAGGCTAACCCTGACAAATCTTGGAACTACCGTTGTTTAAGTGAGAATCCCAATATTACTTGGGAAATAGTCCAGGCTAATCCTCAGATACCTTGGAACTATGATTTATTAAGTCGAAATCCCAATATAACTTGGGAGGTCGTGAAGAATAATTCAGAAAAACCTTGGGACTATCGTTGGTTAAGTGAGAGTCCTAATATTACTTGGGAGGTCGTGAAGAATAATTCAGAAAAACCTTGGGACTATCGTTGGTTAAGTGAGAGTCCTAATATTACTTGGGAAATAGTTCAGGCTAATCCTCAGATACCTTGGAACTATGATTGTTTAAGTGAAAATCCTAACATAACCTGGGAAATAGTCAGAGATAATCCTGACAAACGTTGGAACTATAGTGACTTAAGTTGTAATCCTAATATTACTTGGGAAATAGTTCAGGCTAATTCTGACAAAGCTTGGGACTATGATCACTTGAGTCAGAATAAGTTTAATAAGAAGTAAATATTACGTATACCGAAGTATTATATATATATATCTAAATTCATAGATATATCAAAAATAAAACAATAATGGATTTACTGCCTCTCGAACTCGTCAACCTGATTTCTGAACAACTAGATAAAGTTTCAGATGTCAGTAAACTTCGGAGAACTAGTAAATCTTATCTATTTCTAAAGTTAACAGCACGAAGAAATGATAACTCTTTGTTAATACTTTTGAATCTGTATTCTGACAAAGATTGGAACTATAGTAAGTTGAGTCGCAATCCTAATATAACATGGGAGATAGTAAATTCAAATTCTGATAGGCCTTGGAACTATGGTTGTTTAAGTGAGAACCCTAACATTACTTGGGAAATAGTTCAAGCTAATCCCGAGAAACCTTGGAGCTATGCTTTGTTGAGTCGTAATCCTAGTATTACTTGGGAAATAGTCAGAGATAATCCTGACAAACCCTGGAACTATGATTTGTTAAGTCAAAATCCCAATATAACTTGGGAGGTCGTGAAGAATAATTCAGAAAAACCTTGGGATTATGGTTGGTTAAGTGAGAATCCTAACATTACGTGGGAAATAGTCCAGGCTAATCCTCAGATACCTTGGAACTATGATTTATTAAGTGAGAGTCCTAGTATTACTTGGGAAATAGTCAGAGATAATCCTGACAGACCTTGGGACTATGATTTGTTAAGTCAAAATCCCAATATAACTTGGGAAATAGTTCAGGCTAATCCCCAGATACCTTGGAACTATGATGTATTAAGCATTAATCCTAATATTACTTGGGAAGTAGTGAATGCTAATCTTAACAAACCTTGGAACTATGATTTATTAAGTGAGAGTCCTAATATTACTTGGGAAATAGTTCAGGCTAGTTCTGACAGACCTTGGGACTACGAATGGTTAAGTCGAAATCCTAATATTACTTGGGAAATAGTAAAGGCTAATCCTGACAAACTCTGGAACTATAGTGAGTTAAGTAACAATAAGTTTAGTAAGAAGTAAACATCACACACATATATCTATGAATTTAGATATATGAAAAAAAAATAAAATGGATTTACTACCTCGAGAACTAGTCAACCTGATTTCTGAATATTTAGACAAAGTTTCAGATCTGAGTAAACTTCGTAGAACTAATAAGAATTATTTATTTCTGAAACTGACAGCACGAAGAAATGATAACTCTTTGTTAATACTTTTGAATTTGTATCCTGACAAAGCTTGGAACTATAGTTCTTTAAGTATGAATCCTAACATTACTTGGGAAATAGTTCAAGCTAATCCTGAGATACCTTGGAGCTACGGTTACTTAAGTGTTAATCCTAACATTACTTGGGAAATAGTGAAAAATAATTCTCAGGTACCTTGGATATATTCAGACCTCAGCAGAAATAAGTTTAATAAGAAGTAAATATTACATATGTGGAGTGTTATGTATATCTAAACTCATAGATATACAAAAAAAACAATAATGGATTTATTGCCCCGAGAACTAGTCAATTTGATCTCTGAACAACTAGATAAAGTTTCAGATGTCAGCAAACTTCGGAGAACTAGTAAGAATTATCTATTTCTGAAAGTGACGACTCGAAGAAACGATAATTCTCTCTTGATACTTTTGAACCTGTATCCCGATAAACCTTGGGACTATCGTTGGTTAAGTGGAAATCCTAACATAACGTGGGAAATAGTGAAAGCTAATTCTGAGAAACGTTGGGACTATGATTACTTAAGTAAGAATTTTAACATTACTTGGGAAATAGTTCAAGCTAATCCTGAGAAACCTTGGGACTATCGTTGGTTAAGTGGAAATCCTAACATAACGTGGGAAATAGTTCAAGCTAATCCTGAGAAACCTTGGAACTATCTTTGGTTAAGTCAGAATCCTAACATAACTTGGGAAATAGTTCAAGCTAATCCTGAGAAACCTTGGAACTATAATGAGTTAAGTGGAAATCCCAATATTACTTGGGAAATAATCAGGAATAATTCTGACAAAGCTTGGGACTATAATGAGTTAAGTGGAAATCCCAATATTACTTGGGAAATAATCAGGAATAATTCTGACAAAGCTTGGGACTATGATCACTTGAGTCAGAATAAGTTCAATAAGAAGTAAATACTACGCGTATTTCGTATGTTACGTATATCTAAACTCGTAGATATACAAAGAAAATAAAATGGAGATGGATTTACTACCCCGAGAACTAGTCAATTTGATCTCTGAACAACTAGATAAAGTTTCAGATGTCAGCAAACTTCGGAGAACTAGTAAGAATTATCTGTTTCTGAAATTAACAGCTCGAAGAAACGATAATTCTCTCTTGATACTTTTGAACCTGTATCCCGATAAACCTTGGGACTATCGTTGGTTAAGTGGAAATCCTAACATAACGTGGGAAATAGTGAAAGCTAATTCTGATAAACCTTGGGACTATCGTTGGTTAAGTGGAAATCCTAATATTACTTGGGAAATAGTTCAAGCTAATTCGAACAAACCTTGGAACTATTATTGGTTAAGTCGAAATCATAACATAACTTGGGAAATAGTTCAGGCTAATTCGAACAAAGATTGGGACTATAGCTCGTTAAGTCGAAATCCCAACATAACTTGGGATATAGTAGATAATAATTCGAACAAAGATTGGAACTATAATGAGTTAAGTACTAATCCTAGCATCACTTGGGAAATAGTAAAGAATAGGCCAAACGAACCTTGGAACTATCGGTCCTTAAGTGAAAATCCTAATATTACTTGGGAAATAGTTCAAGCTAATTCGAACAAAGATTGGAGCTATACTTGGTTAGGTCGAAATCCTAATATTACTTGGGAAATAGTAAAGAATAATCCCGACAAAGACTGGAACTATGATGTATTGTTAACTCAAAATCCTAACATTACTTGGGAAATAGTAAAGGCTAATCTTGATAGACCTTGGAACTACAATTTGTCCAACCAAAACTCCGAGATAACTTGGGAAATGGTGAAGACTAATCCTAGTAAAGATTGGAACTATAATGAGTTAAGTGGCAATAAGTTTAATAAGAAGTAAGTATGTTCTAACATAGAATATAGTGAAATATTATTACCGAAGAACTACTTTGGATCAGTCTTAGACATTACTGGAGCTTTCTAATATGGAATTAGTTTACTCTGATATATCTTACATCGGTATTAAGCTTAGAATTCTAAAATTATTAAGTATATTCTTACGAGATATTAGAGAAAGTGACAATTATTCTGTAGAACTTCATTTGTGTAGAATAATTTGTAACTTTCTAAGTCTAATTCCAAGTGACAAATTCAGAAATTCTTCTATATCCGGAGACTAGAACTATGCAATAGATACTTGAATTTTCAATATATCATAGGAAAGTTTACTTGTTAAGGCATACCTGGGAACTGACCAAGATGAGCTATTCAATACTTTTCGTTATATAGTGATGCTATATAACAGTGATTATAGGAGCGACAGCTTATTTATAGGAGAAGACCAGTATCTTGCACACTTGTTCTTCTCTTTTCTCCTTAGACTGAATTCGTAACTTTAGGTTTACTTATCTTATCATCTAGAAATTTTGGTTTCTCTCGGTGGATGCATCAACTAACTCATAGCTGCTGCTCCAGATCTCAGTAGAAGACATGATTTGAATTTTGTCAATTTAAGTCCTCCACTTACAAGTAGACTAGATGTTTAGATTTTGTCTTTTTTCAAATACCAAGTTCTTCCAACATGATAAAATCCAATTTCGTCACTGTTCTTGCATTAGTAGGAATTCTAATTACTCTAGTATTATTTGATTCTATAACAGTCGAAAACGTAGGAAGATTTATCTGATATCGCATCTACTAAGTTTCATAAGTTGACTCTATAACTTGATATATCTAGTAGTAGATATATCTTCAACACTTGTAATTTTGGTTATTCGAAGTTTCTATTAGTTGGCGATAGTGATTAGCCAAACTCTGATTATAGCGAACAAGAGTGTCATAGTGTTCAACTAACATCTGCCAATCATATATTCTCTTGAAGTTATCATATGAAACACTAGAATTAGCTATTGTTAATTGGATTATATATTCTACATTTGTAATTGCTGATCTTTTTCTAACCATATTCACTAATGCATCATTAGAAACTGTTGTATTAGGTCTTTGTAATATTTCTGCCAGTATCCAGAAATCGATGTCGTATTTCGTTGAATTAAGAATGAGAGATAGTATTATCCCTAAGTCTGCATCTATTAGTGACTCGTGTCCGATTATTGCTTCTATTATATCAAAACATTCGTCGTCATCCATATCTCTATCTAGAATTTCAGATACTAGAGTTTTGGCCTCGTGTATATGGATAACAGGTATCTCTTCTATAAATATCTTGGCCATTTTAGCTCTACCTTTCTTTATACAACGCGAGATTGAACCAATAAAAGGCCAATTTGAGGTATGACCGATAATAATATTCCTCACATAGTTCCTTGCATAACATCCGCTTGCTTCCACCATGATCCAGTATATTTGACTACATCTTGCTTCAACTTTGTAATAATGTAATATATAAAGAAGGGAAGTAGCTAGAGATGAAAACAGATCTTTATAGTCTGACAGATCTGTCAGACTATAAAGATACCTATCTCTTGCAGCAGAGATCAAATCATCAAATTGGAGTTGATCTAATGCTACGAATTTGGACAGATACATCAAATAAGTAATATTTGCCATAGAATCTATTAATAGAGATTCATGACTATATTCGGAGAGTAGAAGGATCTCAGTATAAACCTTCATAATATCTAAATCAAACATATTGGACATTATATGAATACTAACACGAGCTTCGTTTGGTCGAAATCGAAGTCTATTTATTATATATTGCTTCTGCGGTGGTGTATATCTACTTTCGTTATCCATCATCACAGCCAGTCTAGTCGGATGGGTATCATCTAATTTACCGTTACCTAACAACGGTAATATGTAATCATAGTATTCTTTAGATACTCTCATCCATTCTACTGGATTATATGACATAATTATTTGTCTCAGTTCTTTAGGTAGACCATACCAGTCGAATCCTTGTAGACGTGAGAAGAGCCGGGGATTTCTAGTAGTGCCATCCTCGTTTAAATCATAGATGTAGTAAGATGTGTTTGTACTTCTCAATGTTTCCATCAGAAATATGCCAGATTTATATGAGTCTATATTGTTAGTTATGAAATCAACAATTCTACATACGCCATCTTCCTTAGTTCCAATAGCCTTACCTCCAGGTTTCATGTACTTCAATCTTTGATGATAACCATGATGCTTTGGTTGACCAGGAGAATAATTAATCCAGACGAATGGAGCTTCCTTTCTACTGCTTGCATAAGATATGTGGACTGGATATCTGCAGTGTGAGTAATATGAATGTGATGTAGTCATTGGAAATAAGTATCTCTGAGAGCGTGGATTTTCTAGCGATTTTGATGCTAAGTCTATTATTGTCTCACTTGAACTATAATCATCACAATGAAGCATATAATAAGTATATACACCCTGCATTGTCTCCATATCTAAATTTACTTCAGAGATGATATCGCAATTTCCATTGGTATCTCGAATTACGTGATAAGATTCCATGATTATTTTATAATTTTCGTCTCAGAAATATAATGGAAGTCGGTCACAGTACAACTGCGTTTTGTAAATGTATGTGTTGTGCAACACATACGTGGTTTGAGTACGTATTCATTCTTTTGCCTACCGAAGATGGGATTTAGATATAGTTAGAGAGATCTGACAATTTACAGTGTTTTGATCGTATGAATTATGAGCTAACGATGTAGCTAGATGTTTCGTATCTAACTCTTTGTTGTAAGCATAGGATTGAAATAGAGCTTGCATATACTTATCTCTAGAGATTAGTGTCCTGAGAATACGCTTGTCTAGTTTGTGGGAACTTACTGGAGTAAACCTGTATCTACAGATAACATACACTCTTATCAAGTTCGGATAATCTGTCCTCGTATATTCTTAGTATCTCTAACTTATTTCTGACACAGATAGTTGAGTAGCAGAATGCCAGTTTAACAAGAACTTTAATATCTAATAAAGTTTTATTCTCCTTGTCTATTAGAGTTCTGACAATCTCTGTAATTCAGAGATTGGAAACATTCTGGAGAGATAAGTTTAATATCGAGTTGTCTTGGATGTCCATAACACGAAAGTGTTCGAAGTAGCCTAGTAGAAGTAAATTTGAAATATATCGAATCTTTTTCTAACGGGACATCTAACCCATACCTCCTGACTTTACAAAGAAATAAAATTAATAATGAATCTTATTCCTACCGAACTAGTAGGAATAATAGTATCTTATGTTACTTCAGATCAGACTTACAAAGTTGCCTATAATATAGTGATTAGAAACACGTGCAAGTTATTTCTCAAGTACTCTTCAGATTCCAGACGTTGTAAATTACCAGGAGACGCAGCATCACTACCTCTAAATTTACTAAAGTATCTGTGCAGATTTGTTCCTCATAACAAAGAAGACTTGCTCTACGAGTCAACATATTACGATATGCCAGATAACTTGCAATATCTATGTGAAAGTTCCGAATTTACCCTTGTTCGTGAAAGCACTATAATTAGTGCTGCTCGCTCCTCATTTGAGTGCTTTAAATATTTGCAGTCTAAGTTCCACGCTTGGATACCCCGCATTATACAAGCAGCGTTAGAGTCTGGTAATATTAAGATGCTCAGATACATATATGAAAACCGACCCAGTTTGTTTGTATTGGTAAAGTTTTCTTCAATATCTGTTACATGCAGCGCCAAAGATGATGAATTATTAGAATCTTTGAATTTCTGTATGGAGACAGGCGTAAATATTTCTGGGGAAAATTGGACAGATATTCTGGCGGGACATCATGAATTTCCACTATGTTTCGAACGTTATCTAGGTCTACGAGGTAATGATCCTCTTGATGGTATAGTGGAGAATTTAATTGATCGAGGAAAGCTGTTACATCTGAAAGTAGTAAGAGATCATGGATACCAGTTCTCCACCAAAGACATAATTTGTGCAATAGCATCCAACAGAGTTGATGTGTTAGAATATTTCCATAAATCTGGCGTTAAGTGGGAGCCTTTGATATCTCTAGTCGCATATCATATGTCTTATGAGTGTCTAAAGTACGTACTAGAGAATGGTTGTCCATGGAATCCACAGATAGATGATAATACGATATCCTATATTGAGTCGTTACCTAATCACTATGACGTAAGCGATGTAGCCAGAGACCCCGCAGATGTAGAGAAAAGAACGGAATACCTTCGTAACAGTGGCTTGACTTGCTAGATTATATATTATCTTGATGATATATAATTATATACTCATAATATATAATTGTGAATATTATATATTATGAAAATAAGTATGTTTAGATATCGACTTACTATTTCAGAAATCAAGGGAGCCGATCTACCTTCAGGTATATATCCATCATTCCCTGGTTCTAAGCCTCCTGAAATAGTTAGACATGAAAGTTATTATGACTTGTCATTAGCTGAATTACAAGGAATATACAGTTATGTCACTTTGATGCGTAATGCCGACGCTATGATGAGTTTCATGATAGGAGCTCATGGAATTGAGTTATCTTCAGTTGATGAGGATGTATTAATGTCCTCAAATAGTTACTACTGCCCTACTAAATATCCGTTGAGTTATGATTCTTCTAGTTGCGGAAATATACCTAGAACATTAGAGCCTCTTTTGTATTCAAACACTCTAGGTGTAATATGGTATCGGAATTCCAAATCATCGGTGATAGAGTTGATGTCAGATAACTTAGCTAGTTATTTAGCAGGATTTCTTTTTGCTGATAGATTATTGACCAAGTTTACATCTGTTCATACGTTTGGATTGAATGGCATTTCGGGATCATCAGAACCACTGCTTTTCAGTCTTGCAGATAACTTCCCGTTGATGGAGCTACCAAGCGAATTGATAGCCGAGATAACGAAATATTATCCTTGTGACTGGGTGTCCGTAAGTAAAGATATGAATAGCTATGTTACTGAAATCGTGTTGACTGATCCACGTATAAAGCATCGCCTTAACAAGATCATTGGACTGATAGATGACGGTATTATCCGGTATACGATGGTAAAAAGATTAGTTAATGGAATTCTCTCACTTAATTCAATAACTGATCTAAAACACCTAGCGATGTATATGAAGTATGGTATGGAACCACTGGTGAGTGCTGTAAATAGAAGAGTTATTGAATTAGGCGACTTAGATAACTTTATACAAAATCTCGCATCAGCAGTCTATTATAAATCTTTTACAGTTCAAAGATACAGTAGTTATTTGGATCCTAACAAGATTACAAACGCGGAAATACGGAGACATATGATGATCTGCGGTATAATACCGTTAGATCTTGATAAGTTACTATTACAAGAGTTGTCTGATGAAGATATGATAACATTGTCAAATACAGTACTAACAGATTCCTCGATAGATAAGTTAACCTACGTCACTAAAGTAATTGATCTATTAGCCTCACCACGAGACACAACAGGGGTGTTGCCATATCTAGCTCATCAAGTGAAATCATATCGAGAACAACATTACAGATTTACTAGATGGATAATTAATAATATTAATCTATTTCCTGATGGACCTCACATCAATAAGGTTGTAGTAATATTTAGTAACTCTAGCTTCATTATATGTGACGAATCGTTAGTCCGAAATAGTCTACAATTTATTACTCAATCCTTGTATACAAGCCAGCAATCTTTGACGATGCTGGAAAGGGAGATTCTAGATAACATTGCTGCAGGATATTCTCGTGAATTTGAGCTTGAAATGTTAAATCTTATTCGAAGTTCCAAACTATACAAGTATGTTAAACCTGAGCCGAAGAGAATTGAGCCTGGAGTCTTGTATTGATCTAAAGATATCACATACTGTAGAAGCAATATGACATCAGAATGTAATTATATTAACTTGAGGTGGTATCAATTGTCGAAAATTTATTTGTTTAGTCAAGAGAGATACTGGGCTGAGGTTATAATTAATTTCGTGAAGACTAATTACAACTTGCGTACATTCTCACTGCTGAATGTACGTCATAAAATATGGTATGACCGTTTTGGGAACCCTCAAATTGTAGCGGAAATAGTGCGAGATAATCCCAACAAACCCTGGAAATGTGGTTACTGAAGTTGGACTATCTAGAATTTCAATCTTACTTAATATATCCAATTCAATGGATATATTAAACTACTGCTTATTAAACTTGTTTTAACTTAAGTATTACTGGGACAGAGAAAAAAGATGTTCTCATAAACACGGAAACCTAATATAGTATAGTTTCGACACCTATTCGAATCAGCTGATATATGATAAAAATAATCATGGAATTATTACCGAAAGAACTAGTAACTCTAATTTCCAACTTCTTAGACAAAGTTTCTGAGGTTTCGGCGCTGCAGAGAACGAGTAAGAAATATTCTTTTCTGGAGTTGAGTGGACGGAGGAAAGATAACTCTCTACTAATACTCTTGAATCTATATCCCGGGAAACCTTGGGACTATGGGTGGTTAAGTAGTAATCCTAATATAACTTGGTCGATAGTTCAAGCTAATCCCGAGAAACCTTGGAACTATTGGTCCTCAAGTCAAAATCCCAACATCACTTGGGATATAGTTCAAGCTAATTCGAACAAACCTTGGAACTATGATGAGTTAAGTGGCAATCCTAACATAACTTGGGAAATAGTTCAAGCTAATTCGAACAAACCTTGGAACTACGGTTACTTAAGTGGCAATCCTAACATAACTTGGGAAATAGTTAAGGCTAATCCCGACAAAACTTGGAGCTACACTTCTTTAAGCGTCAATCCCAATATTACTTGGGAGGTAGTCAGAGACAATCCTGACGAACCTTGGAACTATACTTCTTTAAGCGTCAATCCTAACATAACTTGGGAAATAGTAAAGAATAATTCGAACAAACCTTGGAACTATTGGTCCTTAAGTCAAAATCCTAATATTACTTGGGAAATAGTTCAAGCTAATTCGAACAAACGTTGGAACTATGATTATTTAAGTAGTAATTCCAATATTACTTGGGAAATAGTCAGAGATAATCCTGACAAAGGTTGGAACTATAGTGAGTTAAGTTGTAATCCTAATATTACTTGGTCGATAGTTAGGGATAATCCTGACAAACCTTGGAACTATGATTATTTAAGTAGTAATCCTAATATTACTTGGGAAATAGTGCGAGAGAACTCCAACAAAGATTGGAACTATAAGTCGTTAAGCCAGAATAAGTTCAATAAACTCTAGCTTCATATATCTAATTCAGATATATGTTACTCAGCAAGAAAACTAATAAATATTTGAGTTATATCGTGTTCTACAATATAACCATGAGTTCAGAGAAGTAAACCAAGGTTCCGTAATATCTGCTCTTCTCTGGATGAACTAGTAACCAAATCAGTCTTTTGCGAAGTAATTGCTTCGTTAACTTGAGATTTAGACTCGTCACTATAAATTACCGAGGCATTAACTAATTCGTAGTTCGAAAGAGAATTTCCAACAGACGACATATTTCAATTTTATATATTCTGTAGAATATATAAGTATAGTATTTATATTTAATGTCTCTTCTTATGTTCTCGATATTGTAATTTACGATTGCGCTTAGTTTCTCGCTTCGTTGATCTTTTGTTATTTCCCAAATGTTCTATTGTCTGTATTTTGTGATTTGTGCTACATTTGGGTTGTACCACTCCGGTTTTCCCATACACTGTAGTTCTCTGTGCTTGTCTCCCAGTAAGCATATCTCCGTGAATTATCATTCTAACGGGAAAACAAAATCGTCTCCACAACTCTTCGTCCATACAAGAATTATTTAGTGCTGGCATTATAGAGGATCGGAGAATTAATATATCTATTATTTTATATAGTTGCTAAAGTTACTCCTCTCAGCAACGGTTGGTCTTTTTGAAGATAGTCGGTCTGGAAAATCAATTTCTCATAGAATCCAGAAGTGCACATTACTATATAATGTATGGAAATTTAAATTTCCGCATTCTGTCATAATGCTCCGCGAAGTTTAGATTTTCCCAGTTACAAAAGGTTAATATTCTTACAATATGAGAAAATCTAAACTAACAGTACTCGTTCCCTTGCTGGGAATTTTAGTTGCTGTAGGTATTATTTTGGTCGTCACACTGTCCCTACCACAAGAAGCAGAATCGAATAACATCTCGATTGATAGTGAAATAACCAGAGTCAATGATATAAAGACATGGGAGGAATTTGACAGCGAATTAAACAAGGTATCTGCTGTAATAAGCGAGGATTCATCTCAGAAACATACAAGTCCAGAGCGAAGAAGCCATGATAAGACCAACAAGATCTGTAGTAACAACAATTTAATCTATATAGTAGATAAACTTATAGACATCTGTTCCAAATTATGTTTGAAATCTAAGAATTGTAATAGTTGCTTGAAGTGTAGCAATTGCACTGAGGGTATATCTAAATGCACTACCAGAGTTCTAGATATTTTGGGAGCCAGAAAACTGAAAACTTGTGCCTCGACTTGCAATATATCCACTTGTTCTCTAGGTAATTGTATAAAAGACTGTTGTGAAGCAGATACACCAGCACCTGTAAGTACTCCAATTGCTGAACCTGTGTCAGTTCCTGTAAGTACTCCGATTACTGAACCTGTGTCAGTTCCTGTAAGTACTCCGATTACTGAACCTGTGTCAGTTCCTGTAAGTCCACTGGTTAATTGTGCATTCAATCTTAGCTCTGCTACTGAATATGGACTTTACTCCAATTCTAATGTGACTACTCTAAATACAACAATTGTTAATGGATCTATTGGTGTAAGATCTTTGACAGGTTCTATTCTTGGTCCCTTTGTTGTATCGGGATTCACCACATACGGAAATACAGTCGTTGCAACCGATATTAACAGAGTGTATCAGCAGGTTAATGCTTTACCGTGTACAACAACATCACTTACTGGTACTCTACTGGATGGTATACTTACTCCAGGTGTTCATTGTTTTACTGTAACGGGTGCCAACCTTAATGTTGAGTTAGTAAACGAACTTGTGTTTGATGCGTTAGGTAATCCAGATGCATTCTTCGTTATTAGAGGAACAAGTCTTAATCAATTAAGTGTTATCATAAGACAAGGTGCTAGAATGACGTTAGTCAATGGAGCTAATGCTGCTAATATATTTGTTTCGAGTGGAAATCTTCATGTTGGAGCTAATACACAGATCTCTGGAACTTACTTCTCCTTTGCTGGTATAGCACTAACTATAACGAGTCCTATGACCCTTAATGGACGTATATTGCCATTTGCAGTTACTCAGCCTCTCAATATTGTTGGTAATGGAACTTCTGTTATAACTGTTCCTGCTTGTCAAGATGTGTTCTCTCCAGTCTCTGCTCCAGTCTTCGCACCAGTCGCTGCTCCTATCACTACATGTCTTGCTAACATAACTCTGTGCTCTAGTTATTTAGATTGTCCTATATCAGCTCCATTCTGTAACTTACTATTAGGAGGTAAATGTCAGGCTCTAAGAGGTGGGTCTTGTGCCGATATTAGTGGATGTATACCTACAAGCGGCGGTTCCTGCGACACAAAGACATGTAGTTGTATAGGTGGGAATAGAGGTGCTTGTGAAGTTACTGCTGATGAAATAAGTTTAGCCAGTCGTGCTATCCAATGTATTCGTAACTCATCAGCTACCAGTTGTAGTCAAGCAGTCAAGCGTTGCACTAATGTTCTAATAGATCCTGTGCAAAGTAGTATTAGAGCACAATCCGTCTATGAATCCATAGTTGCTTGTGCATCAAATGGTTCATTAGCAAACACCTGTTCTATAGAGAATTGTATTTACAACTCATGTGAAGGAACCGCATGTCCACTTGTTGAGTTACAATCGTGTGATAGTGACATGGACTGTAACGCTTTCTATCCTTTCTGTGATTTAACACGTGGAGTTTGTCGAGGTGCAGGTGGTGCTACTTGCGGTGGTAATAGATTAACTACTTCTAATTGTATGGTAGATGGTGGTTGCAATACCGAAATATGTAAATGTTACAATAATACTAGAGTATGTAATGATCTCGGAAGCAAATTTAAACTCAGATTCGATATGCAAACCTGTTTTAGGAATACTACGGGTTCATGCTCGCAGCGTTCTCAAAACTGTTCATCTGAATCATATTATGGACTTAATGCTGGAACATCGGCACTAATCATAAATAGCATAGATCGATGCATCGCTAGTGCTCAGTTGCCAGATTGTAATATCGCAGGTTGTATAGATAATGCTTGCAGTGGTTCAACTACTCCTATATCTAGCTGTTCCGGTGATAGTAGCTGTCAATGTGGATATTGCTGTAATCGACTTGGATGTTTTGAATGTACTACATCTTGTACTTCGGACGAACGTTGCGGAACAGGTGGATATTGTGCAGAGAATAATAGGTGTACATCAGATAGAGAATGTCGTCTTGGAGGTACCAAAAGACCTACTGGTAAATAGAGTTAACTTTATATACGTATTATACGTATATAATTATTGTACGAGTGACTTATTACTACTTTGACTCTGTAACTCACTTCTCTCATGCTGAAACTGTGTTAGCCATAACTAATTCTGCTACGATCGACTGACGCATATCACTGTTTGGAGTTACTCAACCACTTAATACTGTTGACAACAGAACATCTATAATAACTGTCGTAATTTACTTCTGTAAGATAGCTCTATGTAACATAGAATCGATATTAAATACTCATATATTTAGTTATGATTTCATAGAGAGCAGACATATATCAAACTGAAATTGGATAGAAAATAAAAAAGTTAGTATGGATAATCTGGTGTCTAAAGTAAATTCCGCAATGTCCGGTGTAGTTATGTTGCCCGACTCTTTACATAATATAAACTATACTATGTCTCTCTGCAAAAATGAAATCGACTCTAGTTTTACTCTCATTATAACATCTACTCGCATATTGTCTGACTTGTTTCATGCTAGGCTATTTCCTGAGTTAGATAGCACTTCCATTCTTATTTCGGTTAATAATCTTGACTCTAGAATTATTCAGCAGTTAGACTCTTGTTTCAGACCTAATCCTTTTCGTTTAATGAGGAGAATTATAATTACTCCTTTTCTATTCTTACCCACAGTCAAGTCGCTTCTGAATCAATACAATATTAAAATTGACTTGCTCGTTGTTGATGAATGTCTATCTAACAACTATTCAATAATAACTAGTATACCTCGTAATAAGCATATCTTTCTCAATGCTTCTTCGAATATAATTCTAAGGGAACCTCTTCTAGTTCAATCATTTACACCTAGTGTCGATTACAGAATAGTCTGTCTCTCAGACGAGAGAGGAATGTTAAGTTCCGTAATAAATTTTCAAACTCAATATAACATAAATAGAATGATGTTATTATTTGCTTCAATTTCGGAAGCAAAGAACTCTATACAACTTCTTCGTCAAATAACATCTATACCTGTAGTAGACTTTGATGATCCAGAAGATTACATCGCGAGAATATCTCTCTACAACTCGACGCAGATTTCTAAAGTTATAGTTTGTTCCATATCAAGTAGATCTATAGGTTTAGATTTTGGAATTCCTTACGATGCAGTAGCTATAATGTATAAATCTCCGGGAGTAGAGAAGGATATCTTTCATGGTTTAAGATGTATCTCAAGAGATGGTACTAGATATGTGATAGTGTCTGAATCTAATCAGCAACTTGTTACTGAAAGCATATCACGAGTTTCTTCAATAACTAAAAGTATCAATCTACCTATTCAGTACTTTCCTCCAGTGACTAACGACAATCAAACAAATCTTATAGTTATTGAAGATGACAAAGAAAACTTCTCCGATCAAGCTAGACTTGCCACAACACTCTCAGGTACTCCGACTTGGCTAGAAAAATATAACTGTTTGAAGCAGTTTCTTGACAAGTACGTCAGGTATCCTAATACAACCAGTTCTAACGAAGAAGAAGCTGAACTAGCGCTTTGGGTAAAAAGATGTCGTCGTGCAGAAAAGTCCCTAACTAGAAAGGAACTTGAAATGTTGAGAGATTTACCTGAATGGAATAGAATGTATAAGGATGAGGTTTGGGAAGATATGTATAATCAAGTACTAGAGTTTGCCAAGGACAATCAGAGACTGCCCGATAATACAAGGTCAGCTTTGTACTACTGGATTTCGCATCAAAGAAAAAGAGTTCTCTGCACACCTAAGGAGATACTACCAAGTCATATACTTGATCAGGTTGAGAAGAGAATTAACGAGGATGGAAAACCTAATATCTTTCCTCTAAGTCAAGAGCAAGTTGAAAAGCTAAGACAAATTCCGTGTTGGATGTGGTTCTCCAGGCGCCAACCCTGGAATGTTAGATTATCCTGCTTTTTACGCGATGTTAAGAATAACCGTGTTTCGACCTCAAGGTCTATTACTTGGATATCAAGTCAAAGATATCTGTGTAAGAAAAACAAGTTGTCCAAAGAAAGAATAAATATATTGAATGAATTAGTGCCCAACTGGCAGACATTGCGGTTTTCAGAGGAATCTTCGAGGAAGCGATCCAGAAGACGATCCAAGGGTAACTCTAGCGAATTGTCGGATACTGATGAAGACTCGGGTTGAAGTAAGTTACTACAGAGTTTAATACTTGTATTGCTTAATACTTATAAATAATATAAGTATTAATATATGACAGTTTCTTGATTCTATAGTTGTAATAGTTACTTACTTTACTTACTCTACTTCTTACAACACTTACTCTACTTCTTACAACACTTACTCTACTTCTTACAACACTTACTCTACTTCTTACAACACTTACTCTACTTCTTACAACACTTACTCTACTTCTTACAACACTTACTCTACTTCTTACAACACTTACTCTACTTAATTACTTACTCTACTTCTTACAACACTTACTCTACTTAATTACTTACTCTACTTCTTACAACACTTACTCTATTTAGTTACTTACTCTACTTCTTACAACACTTACTCTACTTAATTACTTACTCTACTTAATTTTAACATTAATTCGTCATAACTCTTACAACACTTACTCTACTTAACTTTAACATACATATACTTAACCAAGTATATGTATTATTTATAACAGAGGGGTGCTATAGCGAGGCACCTTTCTGTGCCAAACTAGATTAGCACGGCACCATATATCTACTTTGTCCGCTATCTCATCTGTTGAATCGGACTTAGATAGTATTCTACTCCATGTTTTGCTGATCACTGTTCCCAGTTCATTGCAACGAGATTTAAACGTAGCATCACCGCAACAAAGGTAGTTATAATTAGTCTTGTCTCGAACTACATCCTTCCAGTAGCTGTAGACATCATTAACTGCCCAAATGACGAAGTTACCGTCTTTAGTTGTTTGAGTTTCTTCAATTTCGTTATCAAAGTCCATGAAGACCCAGCAACATTCTACTCCACAGTCATAGTATCGAATACTTAAGTATTCTTCCATCTCAAAGACATCTCTTTCAAACTTTCTCTTCATACCTAGTTCTATCATTTCTTCAAGTTTCTTGAGATATCTCTTAGCAACTCCTGTACCTCTATAGGTCAACCAGAATTTATCAGACTCTAGTAAAGCAATAAATTTGTTTTCCGATATCTTACCATTCTGTAGATAGTTGAGTAAGGCATCACAGAATGCTTTCTTCTCAGCAATTGAATATTTAGGACTATCAATATAATTGTCCACCAACCAGAGCACAGCAATACCATTGTTAGTGAGTATTAGTTGTGGTACATTTAAGTAAGGATAAGCATTAATTGTCAGAACTGAGAAATAAGAGAAATACTTAGGAATATTGAACTCCAACAATAGTTTGGAAGTATAACTGTCTACTTCCTCGAGCACATCAGATTTATAATTGATAGGATATTGATCTTCCAATTTGCACAGTAATTCCAACAATTCATCTATATGTCTTGCATCATTGAATGTTTCTTGAGATCTCAGTTGTGATGAACTCAAAGTCTTAATCTGTGACATTGTTGGTGCTTATTTGACTATGAAGCTTATATACGATGATTTTCTTTAGGTCAACTTTTAGGGCTGTCCAACCTTTCTTGAAAACATCATGTCTACTCTCTTCCGAGAATTTCTTGAAATTGTAACGATAAATAGCAGAAATAAGAAATTCTGGTCATGTTGAGAAAATAATGTAAGGAAATTCTAAATAATCGTTACTTTATCAGTAATTATTGTTCCATAACAGGAAGGTAACTAACTTTCTATTTCCAACAATTAAAAGATCAATAGATTTCAGAGTCGAAATGGATCCCTATTTCTGCACACCGAGGTACGACTGGGGTGTTTGTGGAGATTTGTCTATTTATTATTATGTGTTGTTCTCTCTGTACGCTCTCTTATTGTTGACTTATTTAGTCACAATGATTGTAAATGTGTGCAAGAAGGGATTCAAGAATAATCTTAAATTTCGTATGAGAATTTCTATTAGTATATACTCATTGTTTGGCTCCTTATATAGTATATCCAATTTCTATCCTGTCTCCGCTATGGGCGCTTTATTCACTGAGCTTTGTTTATCTATGACTTTCCTCTTTATTATGATAGCTATACTACAGCTTATAGAACATTGGGTAAAGTTGTCTCTTATAGTTAATAATAAGGCTAATCTCTCTACCACGCGATCCTTGTTCCGAACAAACTTTGGATCTCGACTAGTTTTAGGTATGAGTATCACAGGTGGTGTCTCTGCAGTTATCATAGATACCATAATGATATATGTACCTGGTTACGAGAAAATTATGCATACTATACATTTAAGTCTCTGGGGTGCATTAACTGCCATATTAGGTATACTTGTGGCAACTCATGGAGGTAGAATAGTTAAACATTTACAAAAGACAGAAGTTAAATCAGGTACATTCTTTGTGGCTTATCAGAAATTTCGGTTTCTTTGGTATACATACTCGATAGCAGGTATAGGATATGGATGTCTATATGGAGTAGGAATAGGAATCACTATTTGGCACTATAGATTGATCTCTTGGTATGTTATGTATTCATTGTTTCATTTTGCAATTATAGTCACAGGCTTTGGTATGATTGTAATCTTCAAGAAGCGTATTCTCTCAAATAAGATAGAGTCAACTTCAACTCCTACACCGAAAGTTACAACTGTAATGCTATAATTCTGATATATTGTTCTATTCAATATATCAAATATTTGGCTCTGGTAATGATGTCTGCATCAATCTACGGAAAATATTTAGCATTGTGGAGCATTCTATTGTCTCTGAACTTTCTAACAGACAATATAAGTCATCTATTTCTTTTATATCACCTCTAAGATTCAAGAAACCAACACTATTGAATACTTCGATAAGATCCTTAGATCTAGCCGTAATATCACCAACTGCTGCAATTATGTTTTCTATGTTCAGTGATCGGGTAAAATCCTCTGTTATATATCCATGTGCGAATTCCTGAATATTTTCTGGCATCCATGGAACTAGGTCCTTTACTATATCTGACTCAATTGACTTCCACAGAGATGCGTCGAATGGGCTTCCATTTAAAAGTTCCAATCCCAAAAGCTGCAGAATAGTCTTAACTTTCTCCGATGTAACTTGACCTGACATGCAACTAAGAGCCTTAATAGATAGACCTAGATGGTGAAGTGGTAGTCTCCAGATAGATCTAAGACATTCCAAGCGATACATTTTATCTGCATATATTAGTAATATATGCATTATTGTAAATCTTCTAAACTAAGTTCTCCGATTCCATGAGAGGTATCCCAATCTTGTGGATCAATTGGAATAATACCTAAATCACTCAGATCTATATTATTGCTTTCATCTGCTCCAATATCTAAATCTATATTGAGGTCTGGTTCTTCGATAACATCTTGAAGATCGGAATTCATAATTGCACTCATGAAATCGGCTGCGGAGTTATCATCGAACATTTCCAGATTTACATTCTGGTTGGAATTCATGAGACCTTCTAAATTACCGAACATGCCACTTAATATAGATATCATTTGGTTTGTATTACCAGGTATATTTCCTTCTTGTTGTTCTGGAGTATCTTGTATTGCCCCCAGATTCGATACAGAATTACTGGTAGAGAGGTCTGGATCTATACTCTGATTGGAATTACTAGAATTCATAAGATTCCCTAAGATGTTCATCATACCACCTAACATAGATTTCATTTGGTTCGTGTTACTAGAGGCGTTACCTCCTTCTTGTTCCATCATAGAACCAAATAAATTCGTAAGAAAAGTTCCGTGACTTATCTCCTGTCCAACATATAATTTGGCATGATCATCTCCTATTTCGTCAATGAACCTCTGACTACGAGATCGTAACCATGATGTCCATTTTCCATAGTTAAGTTCAGGTATATGGTGCAAGGCTAGAGGCAAAGATATTAACCTTCGAAATATAGTTGAATTATCGATCTTAAAGTCTTTTGGCTGAGCTTTTAGACCTTGATATGAATCGATCGTCGCCTTTAGAAATGTTTCGGAGTTCCGATACCAAACATGGTTAGAATTGAATAACAATTCAGATTTGTTGTAACTTCTAACTACATAAATAAGAAATCTTAATCTATCTCCAATGTTTAAAGACACATCGCGACAGTATAGAAATTGTGACTCAGATAGGGGAAGCCCACTAATAATACTGTCTATATAGTTTTGATCCCGAAAGCGATGCATCTGTTATTTTATGTTTTAGACTTCTTTCTTAAAGTAAGTCATCTAAGGATATTTCACTTGTTTCATCAGTAATAGGTTCAATTTCATTAAATACTTGAGGCATGTCTTCCGGGAAGATATAATCTGTTTCTTCCTCTGATCGATTAAGTAGGGACGCAAGGTCTGTTTCCTCTTCTGTATATCCAGAAATACGTTTTATACGAATTAGATAGCCCCTTAAACTTGAAGCATCTTCACAGCTACTGATTCTAGTATAAATCTTTTCAATCGACATTCCTAAGTCTTGTGATATAAGATCAGGTACAAATAATGCACCCATTATCCAGCTGAAATAAGTATGCTTATTATATTCCGTTATATTCAATTCCTTCAAGATCTCTATCGTTTCTCTATGATATCCGAAATGAGGATAATTAATTAACGTTGCTAATGTACCCATCGAATCAAGAAGTACGTCTTGACCTCTAAATATTAACGTAACAAGTCTTGTCGTATCGTAGTACCAACTGTGTCTAATATTAAATCTGATGTTACAGAATTTATAAACAGCAATAGTATAAAGTACACCTTTGATCCGACGTAATATATCTGAATTACCTATTGTAGATATAGGCCTATATCTACAATAGGTAATTCATAAAGTAACTTATTTATGCGATTGAAATTGAGTCGATACATAATTTTAATTATGATATGATAGTAGAATATAGACATGTATTTGTTTCAACAGACACTTCCACCAAAAGTAATACATATATCTAACGATATACGTAAGTATTATATCAGATCGATAAAGTAATCGCGATCCCAGGAGTTTCGTAATTGTAACAGTACGTTATAATTGTTATCTCTATCTCGAGCCACGAACAGCTTAGATATCTCGTTACTTCTTGTGACATAGACGTATCCGTCGGAAAGGATCGCCCATCTTATTTCCTTGTTAGAGCTACCAAGATTGTCTGGTCTCGTATTGCCCAATCTTGTCAAGTAATCATCATACCAGACAATGTTAGCACACATATTAATCTCATTTGACGAGTCACTCCAAGAATTATTGCGATAGACTCTGGTTGGAAATCTATCATCTATTTGTTCAAACTTCGATGTCACCATCTTAGCCGCACTGTCTTTATTTGTATAAATATTGTAAATACTAACAATACTATTCACTGGTCTAGGGGCAACAGGTGTCGGTTGTGTAGTAACATAGTATTCGTAATATTGCTGGATAACGTTTCTATCTACAGGTAATAGAGATAAGTACGAATACAGTTCTCTGGCATCTGTGGCGAGTCGGACAAGATACAATGCAATGTTGCTGACATTAATCCTGTCAGTCTTTATATCATAGAAGTTAGGTGCCCGTTGAATATAAGGGTCTATCTCAAGATATCCTTTCTTGCCTTGTACAATTTGAGACGCTGTATGTTGATCTAAAGTATATGAAGGATGGATACCAGGTTCCATACTATCATTTCTCACGGACAATTGTAAATATCTGAAGTACATTCCCATATCTATAACTCTCTTGTCGTCATCGTAATGGGGATAGACTAACTGTTTGATTTTGGTGTGCCTGTTAACAACAGCTTTAATGTGCCCAGGATTACGATTTTGCTTCCTAGCCGTAGTGATGTCGTCGTAGGATAGGAACTTATTAATTAGCTTCTTTAATAGATCCACATTATACAACCTCGTACCTTTACTCTTATCACCTTTGGCACTGGAGCGATCTTTCTCCATAAGATCGAAAGTTTCTTTCAATACTTCATCATTGATACCAAAGAATTTATCTCTGAAGTACTCTAGAACTCGCTCTTCTGGATTATTCATATTAAACCTCTTGGCTACAACATAAGATAATCCATGAGATTTAACCACCGTATCGATACAAGATTCCAGTAACGCGTTCTTTACCTGCAGTGAGAATTTATTAAACACATTCATCCAGGCATCCACGGCGAATAACTTTAACATCGGTCCATTAATATTGTTGGATACGGGTATCTGATTTAGCTCGGTCATAATAGTCTTGAACTTCTGATTTAGATTCAAAATAGGAACTTGGGATATGGGAACAATTGAGGTACCCATGTTAAGTCTACTGTAGAAACTTTCATCAAATTTACCAGTATCGCCCAGAAACACGACTCCTGAAGCTTCCTGAAGTGGTTTGGTTTCTATCTTATATTTCGTCTCGATTAGATAGACTAAAGCTCGAATAACTAATTGATTGGAGTAATTAGCTGCTTCTTCCTCAGTACTCCTCTTTGATATTTCATTATCGTAGAAGTATTTAATTATCTCTTTCACACCTACATAACCATTTGCCTTAATCTGAGCTTCTATGTATTCTATTACTGTTCCAAATTCTCTCTTGAGATAGAAATTATTATATGTCGAATAATCCTCGGGAAGATACGGAGGATTCGGATTCTTCGACTTACAACAATGATCCGGTGACATACCGTTGCGTACTGCTGTCAATGGACAAAGAATATCCATAGCATTCAATTTTCTTTCGACTTCATCAATACCTACCTGTTTTTTTCCAGCTGTTTCGTACATGGTTTCATCAATGCTTATGTAACCATGTCCAAATGGAGAACGAGCTTCTGCGGCATGCAGACGAATATTGACCGGAACTTTACCATTTCGCAACAATTGTACATGCGGGTTTACCTCTTGTAGACTAGTCAGTTGTTTCAATAAATCTCTATGACTACCGATTCGAATACTTCTGCCAGTGATTTGTTGAACAGATGCGTTATTCCAGTATCCTCCTAATACGTCAGTCTCATCAATCGCATGAAGGTTAACACCTATGCTGATTGCAGCTGTGCCAATAAAAGCCTTAATGTATTCACCATTTGTATTCTTCTTAGATCGAAGTACTTCTAGAATACATTGAACTCTTCTACTCTTTTTGTTTGTAGCGGTTTTAGCAGTACCAGTTTGACCACTGATGATTGCATAGCGACGCGTTTTAGGTACACTGGCTCTGATCTCTCTGGTACTTGAGCAAAATCCTGATTGTACTGTGTCAAAAACTACACTCATATCATCATATCTGAATGGTTCCATACCTAGAAAATGGTGCAGAAATGCTCCTAAAGGTCTGGATCCTACCTGTACGAACTCCGTTGCAAGAAAGAAAACTCCAGGTCTGTTTTCTGCTATACTTCTACCTATACGAAGAAGTACATCGTAAAACTTACAGGACAAGGATCTCAGAATAACTAATCTTTCCGCTATACGTTCCAGCGGAAGATGTGGTGCAGGATCGAAAGCTGGTATATATTCTGGTCGAATTTTGAATAAGTCATAGTCAGGAGAGGTCAGATCGAATGGTGCAAAGAATTTATAAACTCCCGCCTCCTTATATGTACCATCTGGAAATACAAAGGTACTAATAGCTGACAAGGATTTCTGTCCACCACCAGCGCTACTTACCTCCTGGTATTTCGCGAGTTGCGTACCACTCATTTCTGTTATATAGATCCGTCTAAAAGAGCCGGACGACTCCATACTGATAGATTGTGGCTTAGGGATATAAGGATTTACTTGATACTCTATATCTATATCTTCTGTATTTCCAGGATCTCGCAGAATTGAAACTAGTCCTCCAAAGTATCTAGCAAACTGATCTAGTGGCATATCCTCTAATGATATACCTTCTGGTAAAGGAGTGTAACCGTAGGTACCAGAAGTAAGCAACCTCTGTAGTTGACCGACATCATCTCCACTATTTCTATTGGCAGTGCCGCTAAACATTGCAACCTTTATCGTGGGGACAGCGCTTATAATGCTCTTTATTGTGTTGTACTTGGCAGAGCGAGTTTGCATAGTTTCATGCTTTATCTGGGTAACACCGCTTTGCATTTCGATCAGATCAGAACTTTCGTCCTCTGTAAGTAGTGATTGTGCCTCATCTATAATTAGGTATGCGTCACGAAGTTCTTCTATGTTACGTAATCTTCTCTTTCCTACAACTTTATGTTGTCGAATTCTGCTTTCTGTGCGCTTTTGTGATTTTGGATCAAACATGTTCAGAAACTTAGATAATCTCATCACTTCATAATGTTCAGCGATGTTACGAGATACTTGCTTTCGTCTGGCTTCTTCGTTATCAGATGCGGATATACCCTTCGTATATTCATTTTGAGTACAAACACAGGATATCTGGTAACGAAACTCATCAACAAGAGCATCGTTAGGAACCACAACAAATACTTTTTGTATTCTACCAGCATCTAATAGCCAATATGTGCTATCTACTATTGCTCTCTTAAATAGCTCAGCCGGTTTAGACGCTGTGCATGATTTCCCGCTTCCAGTGTGGTGCATGACTAATAAGCGGGATAAGTAGGTCATTAGTCGTGAAACTAGCTCCTGATGACCGAAGTTCTCAAGAGGTAGTCTGAACTCCTTCTTTGCTGATAGGTACTGAGCAATATCCGGAAATGACGGCGGAGGATATGCCGCAATATAGTCATCATAACTTGGGTCAGAAATGTAGTCTGACATTTTCGGACGCAAAAATAATTAACTCTTGCGAAACGCGCGATTATTTTTGCGATCAATTTCACCTCTCTTTCGATTTAATTAATGATAGTGTCTATATGAGGTAATATAAATGACGATGTATCGTTTGAATACCATATATAAGCATATCTGTAGAGGAGAGGCTATTTACTCTATAATTCCACAAAAATTACATCAGTTAAGACCTGATGTAATTCGAACTGAGACAATTCGTTGCCTTAACACATCTCGAGCATGGTTTGTCGCTATAATTATTCTTGATATTGATAGAGTTCGAACAGAAGTTCCTGCTTATGGCATATCTGAGTTTTCTTGGTTTTGGAATCAACTTTACTCGAAGCACTGATACTCTGTATAATATACATATATCTAAGATACCCTGTATAATATACATATATCCAAGATATATGTATTATAGTCGAAAGTTGTTTATAACATTCTTTATCTTGTATTTAGACGCGTAGAGTAATATATGATCTATTGCATTGTTCAGTATCTCTTCATTTCTCGCATATCTATGATAAGTCAGTGATGCAAAGAATCCTCCCCAGCCTTTACCTGTCTCCAGATTAACTGGAGTAAATGCGGTACCAAAATCTAGATAATTAACTGGATTTGCCGACGAAATATGCCATGTCATAATCCAAACGTAACAGTCTCCATGAATACCATTCATAATACTATATTCATAAGTCGGATCTCGCCGTAATTTGATGAAATCCAACAGATTGTCTGTAACAATGAGTTTATTTACTATAGCATTATACATTACACTCGAAAACATATTCTTCTCATACATAGAAGCTAAAGAGGAGTAATCTGGTAAATTCAACACCAGAGCTTTTGCGGTTATACTGCTCGAAACATGTTTCCACATATAAGAAATATATTCTTTCTTCAATTTAATAGTATGAGTTAGGTTTAGGTCCCTATTACATAAATGATTGAGAAATACATGGGCAGTTTCATCCATTATACGTGGAGATGACAGTATCTTTAGTATGATCTCAGTATTTATATATTTGTTATACATAGCTTTGTCAATCTTCTGTCGTAATATATAATCATTCAGAAGTGACCATATATCGCCACAACATATATCAATATATGACAAGACATTTTCGAGATTCAAATTCAGTAAGTCGTATACTACTTGCTTCGTATTCCAAATATTTAAAGATTTCGATGAAATGTAATAAGAGAGATATTTCTTTACCTTAGTCTCTGGTATACATGTAATCGCTGTTATGGGTAATATATCGGTTGCAAACTCCTTCTCAGATTTACTATAACTTGGAAACTTATTCGTAAACCTGTTAATCTGATATAAATTCAAGCGATACATTTTAGAAATTATTCTCTATCTATATATTCTCGTGTGTAGTATATAGATAGTCGCTTACTTCAGAATGCCTTTCAAATCGTCATACACAAAATAATGCTCCTGTAAACATATCTAACAAATCAAGAGAACCCAAATAATGTAATTTTGGAGTATAGCTTCTTTCGGTATCATCAGAGAAAGTGGATTATAATCTACAGAGGAACAGTTAATTAGCCCATTATAGGCAAGATCCATGTAACAATGAATAATCTAGATGAATATTATCGTAATTACTAACTCTAGCCAATTCCAATAAATTGTCCTTCAGTATAACTTCCTTACTGTAGAGATAAAGCATAGTGGGACTTATTCTCTTTAGTTTAATTACTGATTGATCTTTAGATATACCTCACTATGTAGCATTGGTATAATTTTCTTATTTAATGCTAATAATATTTGTGCTATGACTTGAGATTTAGTACATTCAATTGATCTCTCAAATACAGATGCTATAAGATCTGAAGCATGTAAACCATAACTTCGAAGCGAAGTATTCTGAATAGTCTATGTAAAGTATCATTTACATCTTATGCTATTGAGCATTTCCTCATTGTTTAGGATTGTATATCTGTTACACGCGGAAAGAAAGTCAATATTATTGCAGGAATTTTCAACTACTTCGGCTTGAAAATTCCTGCGATAAAGCATCTAACTCATTATATAGATACAATGTATTGTGGCAATACCTATGTTAAATCCAAACTTCTCTCATCATTCGAAGTATAGAGTACTGTAATCGGATATAGGTGGGGAAGCCACATCGATACATTTTTCTCAAGACTACGATTGATGGATATATTACATAGCTAAAGCTATGTAATTATGACTTATTGATTGTTTAAGACAGTAGCCAATTGAAGAATGCTGTTCTAACTTCCACAGTATCTAATTTCTCGTCTATATGATCATCGATTAGATATTCAAATTCTTCTTGAGGATCATGGGTAAACTTGGAGTTAAACTCTATTACGTGGAATCCTTTACGAATAATCTCACTACCAATTACAATATCGGATCGAGTAGAAATTCTCTCGCGAGTAACAAATATATTGTTGAACGCTTCTGCATTGATAGAGGACTTCTTAGGTATTCCGGATATAACCAACAGTCTAACGTATGGGTCAATTCCTGGATGTAGGATAAATCTACTGTTTTGTTCAAAAGCAAGAAGTGATATCCATATATTTAAAGTCTTCTTTATCAGACGAATCAGAGTATCCTTGCCATTGTATCCGTTGCCACAAAAGAATAGCTTCTGTGATGTATGACTAAAGAAGATCTCGTATAGTCTTTCCTTGAGGATCAGCAGCTTATTCTGATTTTCCGACATTATTTGATTTAGGAAAGTTGTCAATACCTCAGATTTGACAATCGGGTCATATTTAGCTCCCCAAGTTGCTGTGAAGTAGTCATCCTTAGTTAGATCTCGAACTTGTTTCGTTTTTAAATCAAAGGCTTTGCCTTCAAGAAGTGGTATGACATCTCTATTAGTATTGAATTTGTTGTGTGACTCCGACGTTAGAATGGAAGATACTTCTTGCAGTATTCGAGTAAAGTTAATTCTATCCAGGCTAAGAAGGTTACTGAGATTCACCCTAGGAAAATTTGACATAGCTTGGTAGCATAGACTTCTTACTCTCTCCTCAATGAGCGTTAGTAGAGTAGAAGAATCAAGAAATTTCCACAGTTTACTCCGATGATCAAACATCAGGAAATTTTCCTGCTTCCAGATCAAATCTTTAATCAGTTCATAGTGTATCATCGTAGAGGCTATTGCCTTAGGGTTAGAACCACATTTAACGAGATCATTAATTACCTTTACAAGCCAGATTCTGTTAAATTTCTTCGATAGACATGATATAGAGTTGAAGTCGTAACTAACTATGATATCTATTATTTCTGACGGAAGTGGATGAGTCTGTATGGTAGAGTACTCCATTACTAATATTTTTATTGATTTTATATCTGGTGAATTTGTTGGGTGTCTATGTATCTTTCGAACATCGTAGATTTCATCAATGATTATAATTGAAAATTCAACATAATTGACAATCCTTTACCATAATTGTCTTAGAAACAAGCAGAATTAATGAATCGCAGTAAGCTATATGTTATCCTGAATTCTTGTATCATTTTCCTTTCTCAATAAAAGGTTATAAAAGAAGATTCTTTACCTTCTTCTCATGGATCTACACAGCAGTTATGTTAACCCGTTGTATTCTTCTCCATACACTCCTACCGGTGGTTCCGGAATGGATGGTTCTGGATATATAATACCTCCTCCCAAGACCGACAATCTAGGCTTGATTCTTTCCCAAGATCCATCGGGAGAGATAAGCGAAATTATTGAAAGTAGTTATACTGATTACGAACAGATACAATCAGCTGATGGTATGTCTAACGGAAGTGAGCATGTATCGAGCAGCGAAAGTTTAGCATACAGAGACATCCTCAGTGGTGCCGTACCAGAGTCATCCAACTTCAATATAGTTACTTATCATCCTCATAATACCTACAAAGTTTCCAAGGAAGAAATTCGAAACTTCTATATCAATTATTGTCTCAACGCCTCTGATAAGAAGATAGATATAGGAGAGAGAATTAAAGACTATCATCCATTGATTCTTAACTTTCAGAAGTTCGATACAAATCAGAGACATTTACTTCACATGGTCCGCTACATCCAGAAGATTATTCTTGATAACTTGAATGGTAGCAATGATATTCTTCATTGTGTTGTATTGCAAGATATTCACGACAAAGAACGAATTCGGATTCACTTTCCTAACTGTGTTATCAACAGGAATACTGCTCATAAACTTCTAGAGCAAATCATCGGTAGACTTGCTAGATCTACCACAATTTCACCTAATCCTAATCTGCCTTGGAACAAGAACATTACTTGTGATTCTGTCGGAGAAAGTATAGAACTATACAAATCCTGTCGAACATCGGCAACTAACATGACTTATTATTGTATTGTGAATGATAGAGGTTTAGTTGATGGTATAGATATATTTAACATACATACATCTCCATTCTCGGCTGGTATGGATACCAGCATAATAAGAAGCCACGGACCAATTACATGGCTACCTATAATTCTTTCCCGTGTCTTCAATACTAAACACATTCATCCTCGTGGTGTTACCATTCACGATATTGATATCATCAAATCTGACGAACCAAGTAAGCTAGACTTTCATGTCACCAGCTTCATTGATATGCTCAAGTCGGATCGTTATGAGACTCCGGCAAAGTGGTTAACACTAGCGAGATGTATTCGCGATATTTATCATAACGACAAATTCAAGGCTATATCTACACTTAAAGCGCTGAGAAAGCGGAAGGGTGGTAAAGCTATAGACGCGATTATTGATAGACGACAGAAGATGGGAGCTAGAACATATAGAACTCATAATATGGATTCCGACACAGTCATCAATTCTATTGTCTACGAATCATCAGAGACTGGTAGAATGAGCATCAAAACGTTGGCCTGGTTAGCGAAGGAGGATTCTCCTGATCAGTATCGTAACTGGCATGATCAATATATCCGTGAGCAGATCGGTAACGCCACTAATATGGCCGTAGCTGATATTGCTGAGACTATTAGACGAACTTATTGGTTAGAAATTATTTGGGATTCAGAAGCTAAGAAATGGCTGATTTTTCGAACAGCGGGCTATGATGAAATGGGTGTGAGTACTTATCGCCCTTACAAGTGGAATATATATTCTTCTGACGATTCATTCAAACAACTACTTCTAAAGGATTTCGTGCCGAAAATGGAAGACCTAGCAAACAAATGTAGAGAACAGCTAAATTCCCCTCATCTAACTCAAATAAATAAGAATGTTGTTGCCAGCTATACAAGCCTTATTTACTCGATGATTAATCAAATTAAGGGTAAAGGATTAGCTGGTATTGTTGGCAGCTGCAAGACTGCATTCAATGGTGCCGGTATCAGTAGATGGATGGATGAAAATCCCAATACCGTCGGTATGGTGGGTGACACTACTATGGAATTCATTATCGATGCTGGTAGACTTGTTGATTTCTGTGTCCGCAAATCAAAGCCAGAAGATTATATCACTAAATCGTTGGGTGTAGAGTATCATCCAGAGTTGAATGCAGATAGTCCTCAAGTTATGAAGTCTAGAGATCTGATGAATAAGGTATATCCCGATCCAGAGATACGAGAGACTATCAATACCATATTTGCGTCACGCCTAAAGGGTAAGAATCAGGAGAAATTGGTAGTTGCTATGGTAGGTGAGAAAGGTAATAACGGTAAATCAACAGTGGAAGAGGTTGTATCAACAGCTTTCGGTGACTATAGTGTCTCTGTTCCAAAAGAGATTATTACTACTAGTGCAAAGTCTGGCGAAGGAGCATCTCCTGTGCTTGCCCAAGCTGTTGGTGCTCGACTCGTTTGGCTCAATGAGTTGAGTGATAATGATAAGATCGATGGAGCTCAAATGAAGAAGATATCTAGTAATACAGATAAGGTGTTTGTACGTTTCCTCTATGACAACGGTTCTCAGAAGGTAGTGATGTTCACTCCTTTCCTTGTTAGTAACGTAATTCCTAGCATTATGTATGCTGGATCACCCGAAAGAAAGAGACTTTATTGTGTGCCTCACGACACGGAGTTCACTGATGACGAATATGTTTATGATCTAACAGAGGAGGAACAGCATCAGCAGGGTGTTTTCATAAAAGATCCCTTCATCTCGGACGATAAATATAGTATTGCTGTGGGTGCTCTCAGTGACTGGATTAATCATTACTTGCCTAATTATATCGCAAAGGGTATTGCTATGCCTGAAAAGATTCGTAGCCGTACTGATAGATACTGGAAAGATAACGATATCTTTGCACTCTTCTTCAATGATTGTATGGAACACAGCGTCTTCCACGAAAGGGTCAAAGGTAAGCGTATACAACAACAGTTTACCCAGTCAGACTGTGTACCTGTCAGTGTAGCATTCGAAAGATTTATAATATGGCATAACACTTATTATCCTGGTAAGGCGAATACTAGACCTGATATAGACAAATTTAAGACATATCTTGGTTATGTATTGGAGCAACCCATAGTTACCACTCACTTCTTCGGTGTCCGTATGCGCAGCGATTTCTTTGCAACGTCCATGTAATCTTTATATATCAGATATGACTGATATATGTAGAAGTAGTTGATATTATGACGTAAATATTACGAACATATAGCAATTCCTTGTATATCTCTATGAAATATACAAATTAAGTAGAACTCGAACTCAATCATTCATAACCCTATACTTTATTATAATAATTTATCACAGATCTCTTGATTTCTTGAAGACTCAAGAATTTAAACTCTTCTTTCGATATAGCAACAAGGTTTCTGTCGAGAGAACACTCTCCGAACTCATTTATACCTATATAATTATTATCTATTGGAGATAAACTTCCTCCGGCATTGATCCAGTTGACGTATCCTCCGAAATCTCCTGATGTGATATAGTACATACCTCTTCTGTTCTCTGGTATGTATTTAGCAACAAGTTCTGGGTGTCGAAGTAGCATCTTATTACTTATTAAGTTATTCTCTGACAATGCTTTATATACTGGATAAGATCCGAAAGAGGATAATTGTTTTGCGTAATGAGGTAGATATTGAAGTATTATCTGACTTACTCTATCTTTACCCAATCTATGTGACAAACTTACTATCTCCCTATCAGCTAGATATCTGTTCTTTTCTGAATTTATAAGATCATTGAATGTCTGGATATAAACTTCATATCTTTCTTCATTTATTGCATCGCTATAGCCTAGAGTGTAATCCATAATAAATAATTCCATAAGTTCATTATCCGAAAACAGCACCTCGTATTTATGCTCTAGAAACCAATAACCGCGTTGGAATAGCATTCTATGGAATTTAGTGTTCCATTCATAAATATTTAATTTTCCAGTCTTTAAGGCCACTATGTTGCGTAATGGATGAGTACTATATCCTGTTGTTCTAGCCATATCTTCTAGTCTAGAGTCAACTAGGATCTCATATCTTTTAAACTTGTAAGCTATCAATGCAAGTAAGTTAGTCAGAGGATATTCTGATGTAATAAAGGAGAGAGGATCCGGATGACCTATGCGACAAGCATGGTAGAATAATGTATAACCATCGAAGAAATTGATACTTTCCTGGATAGGATGGAAGACTAAAGATAGATAGACTATATCAGTGTTTGTTATAACAGGAAAGATCAACCTGAGGCTATCTACAGAGAGGTCAGGATATACCCATTTCTGAAGAGTCGTATAAATATTCTGATTTCCTACAACGTTATAATAAGGATGCGACATAGCCGAGAAAATACTTTTAGTATAGGAATCTCATAAAATATTTAGAGCTGAAAGAAGTCTGCAACATGGAACGATATACTTATTTGGACTGTATAGGTAGTACGCGGAGAAGATACGCCCCGTATAAGTCTTTCTACAAACCAGGAGAATTCTCGGAGAAATTTGTAGTAGAGCTGGTAGATAATTCTGAAATACCTCTAGAAATAAATAATTCGACCGACAAGTCTTCATGTCTTAGTTCTTCTGTTGAAATTGAGGTACCAGATGAAATTTTCGGACTTATTGCTGAATATAATCCAACAATTTGGTATAGTGTCAGTAGAAAATTTAATAAGATAGCTACAGATTTATTGTTGAAATCAACTTATGTTACAGAGATATGGAAATCTGGAGATATACTTTACGGAGCAGCGGTCTGGAATAAACCTGATATAGTTGACTTCTTTCTCCGCAATGAATATCCGGTTATCTCTGGGTTCCCTTGGAAGAAATACGTTGTTAGTGACGAAATCTTTTCTAGAATACTACAATACGATCACTATATACCACAAATAACTATTAGAGAAGTTTCTGAGTTTATTCAATATGTTCCCGATCAAATAGTAGAGCGAGTTGACGCAGCAAACTTAACTGCTGTTCCTCAGGACGAATTTCTTGCGTGTGGTCCAACGTTGACTCCCTACTCTATCATTGGTGAATGTAGAGCCGATATAATCAGTCGAATATTCTCTGATAAAGAACTTCCAGAACCACACAACACAACTGTGTCTGTAATAAATTACTTACTTCATGGAAAGGAATCTAATTCTACTAGGAGCGCCAGCCAACATTTAATACTATCTACGTTGATATCATCATAGAAACAAATTTGTCTAAGTAGAAACTTGGATCGTTCTCTACTAGATGAACACTTCTGTGAATTAGTGAAAGACTTTTCGATAGACAGAACTTCCTTGTCTCTATTATGTGCAGTAGCTATCAGTTCTCAGTTACCAAAGTTATATAATTTGCTCAAGCAGATGTCTCCTCAGGCTATGGTAATGGGTTACATGCTAATAATGAGGAACATTGATACTAATTATATAATAGAAGATATTATTTCCTACATCCTATCGTCGACTAACTTCGATTATCTTGAGTTCCACGGACATATATGGGATGCTGTAACAGAAAATACAGCACATTTGTTTCTTCATATGGTTAAACATGGCTTTAGAGCAGGAATGTCTGATGGTTCGCCATATAAATTATTACAAGAGATAGAAACAACAAATTCTGACCTTATTGAACTAAGAGAACTAGTTAAATCTTTATTTCCAGAGGCGGCTCAACCGAATTTTTCTACTCCGTTCAGAAACCGCGTAATCTATATGTAATAGTGAGAAATGAGATGTATAGTAAATGTTACATTTATACCGTCTCAGAGTTGCTTTCTTCTACTGCGACAGTAGATTTCAGAATTTGTCTTAGAATCTAGCTGCATTAAAATTATTAGATACCTAATTTACACATACTATGTTCCTCAGATTTATACCAGTACCTAGTCGATTGGAGGTACTGGTTATACTGCTCTTGTTGATACAACTATTTATCATGTTTGGATTTACGATTGGATCTCAGATGTTAATTTATCTATTCTCTTTAAGTGGAGCTTATAGTTGTGTTTCAAATATTCAAAGAAGAACAGTAATAGTGGAGTAAGAATCGTATAATATTGTATATTGCTGAAGCAATATACATAGTGTTGAAGAGGCATCTTATTACTGAGTTAGGTTTACTATACGATAGAAATTGATGGATTTCAGAATTTGCTCATCTCTAGGTAATTCGGCTTCCGGCAGTTTATATACAAATCTGGACGATACAGCATCAGATAACGTAAGTATTGATGTCTTTATTAATAGATACAAGTAAGAAGCTAGGAAATTTATCATGCTTTCTAGTTTCAGGTATAACCTTTATCCTATCCTGCAGAATTTTGATTAGTTCTTCTTTTTCAGATTCTTGACCTATTCTGTATCCAATGAGGCAGAATTATCCATCTTATTACCGGTTTTCAAGTTGAGTCATAATAAAGTATATCGTTCATGTTCTGAACTAAACAAATTATATTGTCCTCCACTAACTTCGACATTGATTATTTATCCGAACTTGCTGTACAAGCAGATATGGGTGTCGAAAACTAAAACTGGATTCTACTGATAGCTCAACTATTCTTTCGATAATCTTACTATATCTGCATTTAAACGCAACAGCACAAATACTACATGAGTTATAGAGATGAGTATGAAAACAATCTTCTAATTGTCCAGCCTCCAGCGCATTTATATATAATATATTATGTCAGTAGAGCTTGCCAGATCAAGAACGCGGATTAACGAAAAGACTATCTCGAATTAAATTTATAAAGGTCAGATTGAGTAGCTGTTTCTGCAAATCTAACGATATTGAGTGATAAGATCTACAATCATTCATTAGATCAGGAAAATTTAGAGTATTAACACCATAGTAGCTAGGAAGGTTATTATCCACTTAACATAAGATTGATAGATAAAGTTCTTACATGTAATAATGCTATGTAGAAACTTACAAGATAGGACACAATTGAGTAGATCTATCTGATGTGCCTTTAGATGCATTAGATTTAGCATATCTTCTCAAAGATTTATAGAATGGTGATTATGGATTCCCATATTAAGTTTATCTTATTAATTTTTGAGCTATAGAGTTTAAGTAGCTTGACTATTATAACTACATAAGTATGCAACTTTCTAAGTCGCCGTAATTATGGAATATCAGTTAGATACAACAATTATTTGGGAAGATAATTACAAATTGAACTTTATAAATATATTTCGCATATTTATAATTATATACAAATTGTGGATGTTTGGGAACTCTAATTAAGATTATGTTCTACTTTAGCAAGCAATCCTGATTATATTAGATATTTTCTACTATGTGTTGATCAAATTTACTAATAGAGACAAATCCAGCCTTAGTGTATTTACGTATTATTTCTGTGCATATAATACACATTAGTATTATTCTAGTCAATTTCATAAAGACATATAAGTTGTATGTCTATTAAGGCTCTTGGTTGTGTGGAAAGTCAAGCTATATTCCAGAAAACCAAAGTTCTGCTCTATCTCTAAGGAAATATACATTACAATGTAATGTATATGGAAGGAGTATTAGCGAATTCTACTTTCATCAATATTAAAGATGGATTTATCGAGTACGTTAACTATCACTCTAGATATCTTGAATTCTTGCAGAGTTTCCATTACGACTTTCAACTTCTTGATAGCACGAACAGCTACGAAGTCAAGGAAATTCTTAGGTAAGGTTTCTATCCGTTCTTCCAAGATTTCTTTTATAGATTGGATCACATACTTGTGTTCTGTGGCAACACTGAGAAACGATATTAGTTCATCGGTAGTCAGATCTGTGCATAATTGTTTTCTCTTTGGACTCCGCAATAAGACTGGTAGAAATTTAACATCCGATAGAAGTTTTCCAATGTTATCTTTTACCATAGTTAAGTGCGATTCAAAGTAGAGATTCAGTATGTGTTTAATAACTACAGAGCAGTATTTCCGTATCGTGTCCGTTATAGTTGATAACTCAGGAACATAGTTAGCTGAGAAGCGAGCGCTCATAACTAAGTATCCCATATTTTGATCGTACTTTGTTAAATTAGAGTAATCAAGCCTAGGATTACGAAACACAAACTCGTAGATTACTGTATTTGAATAAGCATAGACTTGATTATCTATTAGTATATCTTGTTTACATCTATTCATATACTTATCTGATATTCTATTGGCTAGGAAACCTACATACTTGGACTTTTCACCTCTCTTCTTAAGTATCTCTTTGGCTACATTGTTAGGAATAGGAAAACTTCTCATAAGATCTCTTGCTGTGTCAGTCTTTGAGATACTTCCAGAGGAGAAATCATTATCTATCAAGGTGATAATTCTGACGTCCGAGCATATTTCTTCAAGATCAGGCATCTTAGACATTTCCCCCAATATCGTTCTGATGTTGCATATATTTACAAGAGGGTAGACATATGACCATTTATATCCTCTTGTAACATACTTACACAGATTCTTATAGGTGAATGAGAAAGAAGGACGCTTGGATTTTGGGAAAGAAGAAGATGACCGAAATGCTGACTCGAAAATACGACAACTTATAAATAGAGCTTCCAATTGGCAGATTCCTCCCATTCTCTTTATTATGGTTTCTATGGACCTATTATCTTTGCATAAGATAGCACCACATAGATGAAGTATCAAGTAGGAAATTTCTCTTCGTTCGGCATCATAATTATTTAGGTAACAGAAATTCTGGAATTTAGGAACCAACGTAGTTAATTTCGTCTTTAGTATAGAAGTCTTGGCCATATTGTAGAAATATTTACTAACATAGAGCATCTTGAGATCAACGTAGGTCATAATCTGGTTAGACCAAACGTCCACAAGAAATTGATGAATAGAATCCATGGAGTAGGCGAAGTAGAAAATAAAGCACGAGTAATTTTAAAGAAGTATCAGATATCTCGATATACCTGGTTTCCATCTCTTCTGAATTTATAAGTTAGGCCGCTTATGGGCGCTCATAGATAATAGAGATATGGGAATTCAAGAAAATATTAAAACTTAAAAAAGATGCAGGATTATAACACCACTAACGCCAGACTTTCGTCTTATCTTCAAAACAACAATCTGTCTCTCAAAGACTTTGTTTCCTCGTCTATAAATAAATATCGATACAAATTAAATCGTAATAAGATAAGCAAGTGGATCAGCGGTTCTTTATCTTCGAATCTTGTAACATTAATTATTAACTGTTGGATAGACGGTAAGTCAAAAGATGAATATCTGTCTCTGGCTAACGAATTAGGTATAGAAACAAGAACAGGCTGTGCAGAAATTATATCGATTTCAAATCGAAAATTCAACAATGCTATAGTAGACTCAGACATACATATTACTTTGCGCGATTATAACTGTACACTAAACTTTCTTAATATTCCTGCTCCATATCGTAGAAGTGTAGAATTTGATCGAAGTAACAATCCAAACATCTATGCTAGTTTAATATGGTATATAACTTACTTCGATCGAAATATTAAACCCGAGGCCAAACTGAGTCTCGTATCGGTCTATCAAGATAACCGCACCAAGAGAAGAGAACAAAGTAATATACTTATTCCAGTATCCTCGAATTATCTGAAAGCTGATAGATTTGGACTTGGATTAACTCGAAACTTTCAGTACGATGAACTACTGCAGAAATCGTATAACTATTCAACGATTTATTTCGTAGATACTGAGAATCTAAGATCAGCCTCAGATATATTAGAATTAATTAATGTTCCCGGACTAGTAGTTGTATTCCTTAACACATGGAATAAAACGTGTATTGCTGTAGAGGAGTTGCTACGAGAACACAATTCTAGCAACGTTATGTATTATTATTGTTCTCATAAAGGTAAACAATCCATGGATACCGAGATCATATTTACCGTCGCTAATGCAGATATTGATATGTTATCTGCTACAGCAGATTTCTATGTTGTATCAGAGGATTTTGATCTTGAAATGAAAGGTCTGTCAGATAAACGTAGCATTGCTAGGTTATCTTGTGGTGACATTAAGACGTTCCTAAATACTTAATTACGTATATTGCATAGAAATATACGGACTGGAAAGTAAATATAGCAGTAAATCTGAAAAGTGGGTAATTAAGCAAGTTTTAGCTATGGGACTTATATTTAGTTTACGAGTTTATTACTGCACTTACTTTCCAGATTTACTACTATATTTAGTTCCCCAACCCGTAAATTGCGTTGAAAAGTAAGTGCAGCAGATATGGGTCCCACAGCTAAAACTTAAGTAGCTTGATATATTTCCCTAGAAATATATCGAATTGTTAGGAATTAGTTCATTCGCCTCCATAGTTAGCGTTTTCAACGAAATTATTATGCGAGTCTAGTATAGCATCAGGCGGAATAACTTCCTTAGTTTTTGTAGTATTTATACTATTTATTGCATTTGTGATTGCTGGAGATACTTGAAAGGATGGTAAAACGTCTCTAAGCTGTTTAATCCACTTAGAATTGAGCATGTAAATTATATCGAGAAAATTGGAGTCTAATCTCTTCTGCGACTTAACAATAAGTTCCACCATTCTCTTTGTCAACTTTGGCCTCTTGAAAGCACGTAGCATTATTAGAATTTGTTTCATAGTTATGCGTAAAGATAAAGTTTGAAGCCCTTTGGTATTATTAAGAACGCGTCCTATTAACTTTTGACAGATAAGCAGCTCATCTAAATTATCTAGAATACTTGATATATAGTTATTTGTATAAGTCATCATTATGCTTGTAAGCTCGTGACAATCTATATTATTGACTTGTGGAAACAGATATCTTATATCTGGAACGTTACCTAGACTAATTGCCGTTTGAAATAGAAACCGAGGATTATATCGTCCAAATATGGCTTGACCGTACTCTTCTTTTGGATGACGAACTATATACTCTGATGTAATGGCTTCAGTATGAATTCCAGAGAGTATGTTAGGAATCGAATTTAAGTCTTCGTTGGATATCAAATTGGTAGAAATTCCATTGTACCTGGACCAATTCCCCTTGCAAATTCTATTCAAAAGGAACTTCGGGTTTATAGGAAGCGATCTTACAAGTTCTCTTATCTTGTTATCGGTAGTAAATTGATCAAGTATTGCTACTATGCTTGGATCTTTAAGTATTGATTTCAACTCATTCGCGTCTAAAGTCAAAAGTTTAGTAAGCAAGAACTGATTTTGTAGAGGTCGAAATACCTTCCAGATATTACTAGATTTGATGCTTAATTCACAATAAGGCACCAATATATTGTAAATATTATTACTACTAATTCCGCACTGGTTTCTCAGTTGTGGAAGATAATTAAACGAGTCTGGAAAGTGAGCTGAAAGACAAATGGCATCAAATTTAGACATGCCTCCTATAGCCTTGACTATCAAAGGAATTGCTTTCATATCACTACAAAAGATAGCATTTATAAGTCGACAGAAGACAAGTTTCTCGTGAAAAGTAATAACACGATATGGAGGAGGTCGAGAAAGAAACTTAGAGGTAAGTACATTATTTCGGGTTAATTTGTACAAGTCTTTATTGACGAAAAGGCACTCTATGTTAAGATAGGGGGAGAATATGAGAAGACCAGATTTCAGAGGGTATAATAGATTTGAACTCCATAATAAACTAATATCTATGAATAAATTTTAATTATATTCCGTTTCTACAAACAAACCACGTTTATGGGCTATAAAAGATAAAGGCTAAAAAAGCTTATTATGGTCCGCAGCGTTCTTTCATCAGTTCGGACTGATGAAATCAATGGAACACTTCAAATATCTAACACGCAGAATCAGATTCTTCCTATAAATCAAGCAGTCTTTCAACATGTCAATATAAATATGGCAAACATATTACAACAAATTGACCAAAGACGAGAAAAGAACTTAAATGTCATTAACAACACGGTAGTGTTGTTATTAATTGTATATCTTCTACTTGTTGGAACAGTTAGTAATTATATATGGATACTAGTTCTACATACAATATGGAATTTCTTTCGCGACAAATTCTTCTGTCTCTCAACTGCTGTTCTGCTAGTGATATATAACTCAGTATTACCTCTAACTCTTAAGTATAGCATTTATACTGTAACTTATATCGATATAAGTTTAGATACTTGTGTTGCCTTTGGATGCTTGAGTACAAGCATCCTAATAATTATAGGTAGTTTCAGACTCCAGAAAATGTTAACCTATAATCCATAATATCTCAAAGAGATATATTTCTTTACTTTAACTATGCTACATAGTTCCGGACGGTACTGTACAGTATCGGATCATTTCTTTACTTTGTTCTTTAACTATATGCCATAATATCCATAATCTGCAATATATTACAAATGTAATATATATTTACTTACTTCTTTGACATATAACCGTGAAATCAAATTGAACTGAGCTGGTTCTATGTGTGGTCATAATTATAGATTTGTTGGTCAAGAATTTCAGATGCTCCAGAACATACATAGTCATGGCTTCATCTGAAGATGTCAATGGTTCATCCAACAAAACGAAGGGAAATGGAGATAGTTCTGCCATAGCCAATGTAAGTACTAGATTCACCATCTTATGTTGTCCTCCACACAAAGAACTAATACGCTCTACTTTTACTCCCTCTTGATAAATATTGATAGATGGCTTTCCTTTAATATCTCCGTTGCTATTCCATGTAAAAGGACTGATATAGATGCTGTGAGATTTTCTCATAGTAAGATTTAGTATATGCATCTTACTCTTGAGACTCTCATTAACACCTGACAATCTATTCGCTATCCACATTCTCTTTGTCTCATCCATCTTATGATATAGACCATTACTTACTGAGACAGACTGCATAAGATTGTCATATGTTTTATAAGTCTCGTTATATTGATTCACCACTGGTTTCAATACATCAACTGCAGGTTTAGCTGATAACATTGTAGAAAGTTCTCTTAGTCTAGTCTCGTATCTCTGTATCTCTAGTAAATCAGCCGGAGAAACGGGAACTAACTTATCCAGCAGATCTTTCTTCATGTCATACTCTGATATTGCTTTAATGAGAGTAGCCTCGTTATCATTAGTGAAAGGTACCTCTTCAGCTTCTCCTAACTGCTTCAGTTTATCTATTCGCTGCAATTGATCATACAGATTAGAAACAGAATATCCCAGAGACTCTGTGTATTTCTTCAATAGTAACTGTAAGTTTTCCTCCGTATCTGTAACTGCGATGTTCGGTAACATTGATTCATAGTGCTTTCTCAGAGAAACAGATTCCTTGCCCTTGGCAATGTTCAGTAACCTTTGGTTTACATCCGTTACGTCTATGGATGTAAATGATGCAAGTTCTGGAATATAACTTGATGCTACAGATAAATCCGAACGTAATTGGATTAAATTCAGTCCATTTCTAATATCTAAAGCCAGAGGACCTCCTGATTTGATCATATTCTGAATTCTTTCTGCATCATAGTAATCTTTTGAAGACATACCTGGATTTGGGACTGATTGAAGAAACTCAATGCGCTTTAGATCATCTTCCGATCTTACCATTAATTGTACTCTTTCAGTAAATAAATTATAGACATTTCGCAAAGATTTATCGACTGATCTTGCTAGATCTATTTGTTGAAGCAACTCAGGTGACAATGTTAATGGTAAAGATTTGACTAGCTTTCCACCTTGGAGACTTACTGACTCCGAACAATGAGGACATTCTAACTTAGATAGACAAAGATGTAGTTGTTCAGATGTATACTTCGACTTCAGAACATCGGCTTCGTCAATTAAATCTGGCTTAATTCTTGAGTAAATAGACGTATATTTGACTTGTTCTAGAGCTATCCTTTGCTTTGCTATATCTACACCCCTGACACGCAATGATTCTTCGTAATTCCTTATATCATTGATAATATTTGGAGTCAGAGATAAGGACTCCAGCCGTCTTAGCCTTTCAACATTGCCACTTATACTTAGAGCCTCATTTAATCTTGTCTGTTGGATCAGTAAAGTGTTCATCTCTGCTATCGAAGAAACGTTATAACGTTTGTAGATCTCTTGAACAGTGTTGTATTTCCCTTGTAGCTGCAAGGATAAACGAAGTTGTTGCTCCGATTGGAGTAATTGTTCATCTACCTTTGGTATAGCATCTAATTTACGTTGAATGGCAATTCTATCGAGTTGACTTCGAATATTAGGAATTTTGGTATTTGCTTCTTCATAAGCTTTGATTCTTTCCTTACATTCATATTCATTATGTGTAATACCCGACTTTATCTCAGTATATAGCTTCCACTTATTGTACTTTCTAACTGCATCTAATCGTTGTTGCAGAGAAGTATTGTTATTTAGCCACATCTCTAACTCTTGTCTCTTAGATATATAACTCTGGTAATCTGATGATTGCTTTGTTAAGATATTGTATTTAACACGTAGCTCAGCTTCTTCTTTACCTAATGATTCAAAGTCGGTACCGATATATCCCATATATTGACTGGAGTTATTCATTGTAGTCTGGAGATTTGTAGCTAGAGACTTTGTATAGTCTATGTTTCTGTTATATCCTGATATTATATCACGCAATCTCTCAGTTATGGGTTTAATATTAAACGATAGAAACGCTTCTTCCAACAATCCGGATTGATCTCCTGAACCTAGTTCCATAAGCAAGTTGTCTCTTTGTTGAGCTAAATAACATGAACACTCCCATAAATTTCGTGATCCGAAGTAGGAAAGTATTCTGTTATCTGCGGAGGGACCTTCGTATAAATAACCATTATCTCTAAGCTTTAGAATAGCAGGACTTCTTGTGCGTTCCATTTCGAGACCCATTGATAATATACGAAGCACGACTCTAGTTGATGCCGTAGGATTATACCATGGAATAATACTTGTGCTTGCCTTGTAACCAAACAAACACCAAGCTATAGCTCGAAATATAGTTGTCTTGCCTGACTCAGATGCACCTTCCAAGTGCGTAATTCCAGGTGCGAAATTATAAATTGCCGAAGGATAATCACAAAAGTCGTAAATTTCTACTTGCATATTCAAAAGCAATTCAATGGAGTTAGATCTATTTTTAAACAAGTACCGGTTCGTACGAGAGCTGGGTAACGGAGCTTATGGAAATGTATCTCTCTACGTCGACACAACGAGTGGGGAGAAAGTGGCTATTAAGGTAATCTATGAAAGAAGCGGAGGAGAACCTAACTATACTTCTTTCGTAAGAGAAGTATCAGGGCTGAGTTTATTAGCACAAAAGGAGTCACCAACAACAGCGGAGCTTATAGAATTTGTCAATTTCAATACAATAGTTATGAAGTACTACTCTACTAATTTACGTCATGCCGTTCTTACTGCAGAAAGTTATGTAAAGACATATTATGCTATGCAGATACTTGCAGGTTTGCACGAGAACTTTAAATTCGGTATCCTTCACAGAGATCTGAAACCGGATAATATACTTGTTGATGGTGTCCGCGCATATATTGGAGACTATGGTATTTGTAGATATACGTTTGCTCCAGGAAATTCAATTACCGGCAATATGTTCACTGTATGGTGGAGACCTCCCGAAATCATATCTGGATCTACCACGTACGATTATGCTGCTGATATGTGGAGTTACGGAATAATTCTGCTCGAAATGTTTACTGGACCTCTTATATTCCAGAGACTTGGTATTGGTCTTGATTCTAAAGTTTCGGAAGAGACTAACAATCTCAATATGATGAATGCTATACATCAATTATTGATTACAAGTGGTCCTATCGTTGAAGGAGAAGAGTCTCTTCGTGGATATTTGAAGAGTGGTAAGTTGACTCCACCACAATACAAGTTATTGGTTCAATTATTACGATACGAGCCATCGACGAGAGCATTACCCTACGAATTAATAAAAGAGGAATACTTCAAGGATTACGCCAATGTCATAGAATTCACCCCTGCTAGACAAGAGTTAGTGAAATCTCTGGGAGGTATAACTAATGCGAGTTTAGCCAAATATTCGACATCTATTTACAATAGTATGATAAGTTTGGATAGATTATGGAGACGTAATCCGACTCATCAACTACTATCTAGAAGATCTGCAATTCTCTCTGATTTAGCTTCTACTTTTCCTTCTCTAGTTGATAGTTTGTCAGTCGATCACAGCGTGATTACTCATGGATTGTATCTTTTTGATATATGGTTGATGAAAGTTCCATTACCGACAATAAGTCTAGGTAGGCAGGCATTAGTTGGGGCATTGTTTTTGTCGTCCACGGTTATCAGAGTCAAGCCAAAGAAAGGATTCGAGGATATGAGCATGGATTATATCACCAATGGTATGGGTAGAGTTCTAGAGATAATTACAACTGGATATACTGCGGTTCCAAGAAGAATGATGATATACTGTATTCATGACGTATATCCTGAATTAGCCACAAATGCTAAAGCAACAGTTCCATATACATATAGATTGAAGGAAGCCATGATATATGGACTTAATATACTTTATTATATCGATACTCTTATTAATGCCATACTAAAAGTAGAATCTTCTGCTGTCGTTACAGGGTTTAACCAACACTTGGAAGAGATGAAAGTAGCATATGGAAATAATACTTCCGTGCTTCCATGGATTTGATCTGTCTCAAGATTCAATAATATATTAAAATGAATTCTAGTAACTCCTTGATTTCTCCAGTTTCTCCTTTAAGTTCTCGATTAGGAACTGGAACATACGCTAACGTAACATCCCTCGGATGTTACGCTGTGAAAACTACTAAAGAACCAGTAATAGGTAAAGATGGAGGAATCATGGATATCTCGTATCTTCGCGAATGGAGTGCTTTGAAGGCTCTTAACGGATTACCTGGTGTAGTTGAATGTCTATCTTTTTCTCATAGAGACCATAGCATGCTACTTCAAAGATATTCAAAAGATGCGGACTCGACGACAGGGCTTGATACGTTTGAAATTACGGTTGGAATACTTAGAGGACTAGATTCCTTGTACAGAAGAGCAATAATACATAGAGACATTAAACCTGCTAATATACTGGTTTCAGGTAATCATGGAGTTATATGTGACTTTGGTTTAGCTAGATACATGTATGCTGAGAGTTGTGATATGACATCGAGAGTTTATAGTGAGTGGTGGAGGCCACCAGAATTGCTTCTGGAATCCAACATATCAACATATTACGATAAAACAGCAGATATATGGGGTGCTGGTATGACGATACTAGACATCTGTCTTGGGTCGTCACTAAATCAGGATCACCCAGGAGCCAATATTCTGGAAGTATTAGAAAATGTAAATTCTACGAAGATAGAGAATACAAAGTTATGGAACACTCATGGTGTTAAGATAAGAGAATTGAGACAGTCCTATTCCAATAATCTATCTATTCCTAGCCTTAGTAGCTTAGAAACATACGGAACTATAGAGCCAGCTATATCTAATGTAATTCGGTCTATGATATCCTGGGATCCATCCGAAAGACTTAACCCATCTGAACTTCTGTCATTGCTGTCTATATCAGTTGAAAATAATTACAAGAGTTCATGGATTGAATATATGAAGAGCTATGATAGATCGATTCCTAGACAGCCGGTAGATTTAAATGCAAGGAATATTGAAATACAGTATATACTGAATACATGCTTTCGATCCATAGATATCTCTGAGATGATTATATACGCCTTTGATACATGTTTACTAAAGGGTATTCTTTGCAGTAGAGATCTCACTGAAATATGTATTTGGCTAATAAGTAGGCTTATGAATGGAGCTGCTTATTGTTATTGTCCCAACTCTCTTGATCTAATGTATAAAGTACTAGATGTGATAGGCACCGGTTATAATGTCGTTCCGTCTGTATGCGGACACACAAGAGGTAACCTGATATTCGGCTATTATTTACAGAACACTATATAATTCATATATGTATACGTATACATATATGATGTTAATTTGGAAGTAATAGAGTTAAAATGTTCAATCTCTTATTATTAGATGCCTGTGTAGTATGCAAAGAGCCTGCAACTTATGGATTCGAAAAGAGGCAAAATAGTCCAAAGAAGGGTAACTCAAATATTGGTTCTCTACCAAAAGCCCTTTATTGCGAAAGACACGCAATAAAGAATACAACTAATTTGGCTATGGTTAAATGTTTGTGCGGTAACGAAGCAAGATATGTACAGGAATCCAGTAGTTATTGCAAATTCTGCAAACCTTCAAAGGCAAAGCGAATATCTTATATAACATGCAGACTTTGTAATACCAAAGCTACTAGAGGTATCAATGAATATATTCCTCTTTATTGCGATATACATGCTCCGTCCTTTACTGTCCCAACTAAAGAAGTTGCATGCAAACAATGTGGATCAAGAGCTACGTATGGTAAATCTACTCTCCATGAACCGGTGTCCTGCTATAAGTGCAAAAGACAGGGACAAGTATTCATATCTGGTAGAAAACTTTGCTATTGTCTTAAGAGATCCACATTTGGGCACTATAAGGCAGGTAGACCCCTCTTCTGTGTATCTCATGCGATTAACGGAATGTGCGACTATAGAATAGGTTTGAATGATCAGTAATAAATTAGAAATGAACATAATATATGTAATCTATACATATATTGGAATTAGAAAACATGAATAAAGTTATAACTTTCTGGATTTCTTTTCTCGGTGACCAATTGTTCTGGACCAGTAGTAAGGGAGAGATCACCCCTGCCAGAGTTTATATACCCAATGTTCTTGAGTCTGTTAATCCTGATGAGCGCGAAAGTCTGCTCTACAAACTTCTCTCTCCTGGCTCAGGAGAGCCACGTATAAATCATCGAACATTATTTGATTCAATAGCCAACACAAGTAATAGAAACCCTCCTCCTGGAAAAATAACGTTGCAATCGATTCGAACAAGCGACGGTAATATATTCGTAGATTACGAAGTAACTGAGATTATGTATTTCTGGTTGCTAAACAACTACTCTTATTGGTCATCCTTTAATATTGGTACATGTAATTGGTTAATTCATGGCTATAGATTCTACATAGTACTTTAGTACTGTCGAGAAGATAACTGAATTCAAGTAGTATATAGTTTGGACGAATTGTCATTTAATAATACTAACATTTCCATCTCGTAATGTATATTCCATGTGAAATATACAGATAAGTAAGTTATTCTTAATCCTCTAGCATCAAGTCGTCTAAAACCGTACAAGGTACACGATTATTAACTATCGCAGAGTCCAAGATTACAGGATTACCGACAATAAATAGCATCTTCTTTGCTCTTGATATGGCAGTATAAACCCTTTCTTTTGTGATAAACTGAGATAGTCGGTCTAACACACATATAACAGCGTCGTACTCGCTACCTTGACTCTTATTGATAGTTATTGCATAACAAGGTTTAAGATGGCTGGCACTCGGATACACATTGTAATGCTTACTGAATTTAATATCTACTCCATTGAAGTTAACGACTACCTCGTGATCATTCACAGATCTAACCTCACCATCTTCACCATTAGCAACATCATATTTGGAATATGCTCTTACGCACATAACTCTTTGTCCTGGAAAGAAGTATTGCGTCACTCCCATATTCTTCATAATTAAAGCATTGATCTGATCAGCCGAGTTGTTGTAGGGTGTGAGGATAGCGATGTTTGTGATACCATTAGCAACCAAAGAACTATAAAGGCGATATACATCGTCCACATTTCCAGGATATCTTTGCACACTAGGATAACATGTAGTGGGATCAACAACCCCAGGTCCGGGATTATGGCATGAAGGAGCCAATCCATTTCTTACACCAGCTATAAATCGAGACAGAGAGTCTCTCTCGAATCTGAAGGATTTAGTAAGGTTAATAACATAGAATCTTTGGCAGGATACGATGCTATGGAAGATGGTTCCCCATCCAACAGGAGGTAATTGCGAGCTATCTCCTACCATAACTAATTTCTTGAGATTTACTGCCTCCTTCAGCAATCTATGTAATAAAGAAACATCAACCATACTGGACTCATCAATAAGTATCACTTGATAGTTAGCTGCCGTCTTAAGTAATTTATGGATTGTGGACACATATTCCTTAGGTATACCTCCATCCTTCATAGTGCGCAATCTATTAGCCGCCTTACCTGTGGGTGTTGCGACTGCAACAGGTACGTTTCTGGACACCAGTAGTCGAAACGTTTCTTTGATAATAGTACTTTTGCCTACTCCTGCAGACCCAGTGATACAGACTACACCTGCCATGTTAATAGAAGTGACAGCTTGATTCTGATCCTCTGATAATGTAGGAATGTTGTCTAGATTGTAAGATACGCTTCTCTCGTGTATCTCCCGCAATTTCGATATCGTCTTCTGTGCAGTCGATATTACTCTGGTAAATGCAAAACCAGGACTCTGGGATGTAATTCCGTATTTCTCCAAAGTATCCGAGTCGAGATTAGGATCTATGTCTATCAGAGCAGCAAGATAACCATCGGCTAGTTTCTTGTGAAGCGCATAGCTACCAATATGAGCATTAACATCTAACTGCGTGTAGCCAAAGTTTATTCTCTTAGCTATCTTAGTTACTAAGTCTGTAGGAACAAATGGTAGTCTAAAAGGATTGCTTAGTAATAGATCAGGTATGACGTGTGTCGGTAATAGCTTGTTTTCTTCAATGAGAGGCTTCTGATAATTCTTAGCATTGTTATAATTGTTCTTGCTAGGACTGGCTTGACTGATTTCATCAATACCATAGCAGGCCAGCAAGCGTAGAAATCTATGTTTGTACCAAGAATCCAGGAAAGCAACGATAAATTCATCAGGAACACTCTCTAACTTTCTAAGTGCTAATGCGCTAGATTCTGATGGTAAGGCTGATCTAAATATATTCTTTAGTCTACCATCTCCATAGATTTTCTGATTTCCCATAGCTTTAATTATTAACTTTTCGCATAGAGGATAGACTGTATCGCTATCCAGCAACTCATAACAAGTGTAAATTACACGAAGCCAGTTTTCAGCATTAGCGGCGGTGCATTTAACAGCAGAATAACCGTCCTTGATATAAGCTCCTTGGAGATCTGAAAGTAGAGACACAGCAAGACTATCGTAGTCCCTACCGAATAGCACCATTGGTTCATTAGAAATAAGAAGAACACTAGACCCCCAAGGTAAATAGGCGTCGTTGATATGCTCGATTGCTAATCCTGCGACAGTATCACCAGGACTCAAAGGTAAAGAACACTGTAATAGCACTTTATTTCCTCCAGACATCGCATTACACAACCATGTCTTGCTATTCACATCAGCAATTATAGCAATCTTGAGCTTGAACTCTACAGGCGGTTGAGAGTTAGAATTGTACATCTTTTAAAGAGAATATAACTAGGAAGAGATAGTAACAAATAAGGGCGGCGACAATTTTTCTTTCTAATTTTACTTTTGATTCGTCATTTGGTACAGACACTATCATATGTTTATTTACTCATATCAAAGTTACAAGCTCCGATAGTATAATGAGAGTAGTTAATCAAAACTCAGAATATATTAAATAAATAAAATAATCAATAGACATATTATCATGGGGAATCTAGAGCTTAGATTCCAAGACTTACCCGGCGACATTACGGACGACATATTGAAATTGCTACCATCCAAAGCTATTCTTGTCAGTAAACGATATAAATATTTAGAGCCAGATATTATTAAGGAACCTTATGTTAGAGACTTAATAATGTCTTGTAGCGTTCCATTATTAGATAACGCACTCCAAGAGAGCAATACTAAGCTATTACAGTTATTATTGAGTACAGATATAGTGACATATAGCGTCGTAGATATATTTAGTATTACTGACGAAGTGGAGAAGGGTAATATTAGTACATTGAAGGTTTATATGAACAGTAAGTACAACAGCATCTATGAGTCTATAACAGACACAATATTCGATGAAGCAATAGAACATGGGAAGATAGATATTGTTGATACGATGATATTTGAGTATAATTATCAAATTAGTACTACATCATTAAAAACGTGTATTCATTATAAACAACTGACTATCTTTGAATATCTGTACCCGAAGATTACTGTATCTAACAAAAATTATGGAAGCTTAATTTACAGAGCTGCAATTTCGGGCAGCAGAATACTTTCTTATCTTCTGAGTCAAGATCATAATAGACTACAATATATCGAATATAATCATAATATTATTATCGATACCTGTGTCGGAGGTTATATTGATAATGTAAAGGAGTTATTAAAGTATCCAATGTTCGATCCATCGGTAGTCTACAATTCTTGTATATATCATGCTTTCGACAAGAAACATTACGACTTATTCAGACTCTTACTTGCCGATCCTAGAGTAGATCCATCCGTTGCCTTATGTAGTCCGAATTCAACTATTAAACACAGTTCGCTGTTAACCATAGCAGCTGCTAGATCTAAACATGACATAGTTGAATTATTATTGAAGGACGGAAGATGTGATCCCAATATTGATCCTGATACAATTGACTGGCTAATTAAAGACAAACAAGATGATATACTTTGCAAATATGTGCTGGAAAGAGCCAATGCTGAGAATAAGGAAAGAATCCGTAAGCACTTGCTTACTCGAAATTAAGAACGTATATGCCGATATGTCATATATGTAAAATTGAGAAAGCAGTCTCTATTTCGAGAAGCTAGTTATGTTGAAAGATATGACATTTGTTGAGTATTTATTATGAGAGTCACAATAGATATAAGGTTATAGTAGACCAGGAGATGTTTCAGACTATAATTGTAAAGTCTGAAATTAATAGATAAATTATGAGGTGGTGAAATCTCATAATATTAGGGAAGGTCATTATCAAGGTCCTTACTGATCGTAAGTGAATATTATAATTAATTGTTGTAAGTAGTGATAAGTAGAAGAAAGAACAATATTTATGATAGTCGTTAGGGTCATGATTGATATCTAGATACGCAGAAGAACAAATCGACTTTACTTGATAGAAAACAAAGTACCGTAACTTCGTAAATATAAAGTTACGAATAGAAGAATTATCAACTCTAGAACTCAGAGTCTTTAGAATTTAACTCATATAAGTTATATTGGAAGTTATTATTAAGTATCTATAATAACTAGCTAAATTCGAAGGAGACATTACAATCTTCCTATCTTGAAGTCGAAATATTATACATGTCTTACGCGACATGTATATACAAATACAGATATTTAAGCACCGCAGAGTTGTTCTGCAAGAGATGACGTTTCGAAGTTAGGCACCTTAAATGCGTTCTTTTGAACCCAAACATTCTCGAAGTTTCTCTTAAGTAAATCAGACATGGAAGTTCCCATAACGTCGAGAATGGTGCTAGGACGGAATCCCATATTTAGCAGATTGCGAGCTGAGACAAAGTGACGATCTCCATCTCGAAGACGACGGAAACTATCCACATAAAGAGCGGAAGTGGTTCTACCTAAAGAAGATCCCTGAACTCTATCTTCACTCATCATACCAACTATAGGATCTATTCTATTTACTTTACCATAAACTCTTTGCAGATCTGTGGCCAGAGTGCGATTAGATGTGATAACATAGAAGCACCAGATGTCATCAACAAGAGAACTGGGAGTACTACTGCACCAAGGATGATCATAAATACTAATACCGTTATAGGTCTCATAAACGGTATTGTAGTCAGGCAATCCTAATTGTCTACCTGCTCGTATCTCAATGGCATTAACGTCAACAGTTACGAAAGAGATACCCGCTGGATTGGGAGTGGTTCTTAAGTTACGGAAGTGAGAGGGAATCAAATGACCAGTCTGCTTGGCTTTACGATAGAGCTTGCCTCTAAGACTGGCAGAAGAACCTCCCAGATAAGCAATCATAGCACTACTCTTATCGGAGCCTGAAGTGCCAGCATTGGGGAATCTTGACAAAGTTTCATTGGAACGAATGGGTCTAGCACAAGAATCAAGGCCATAGTTAAAGTCAATGAGAGCGGAATGACCATATCTATTGGCTGCTGCTCCAAAGACTGTTGAGATGGAGGCATCGAGGTCAGCATCATAGTCGTAATAACCCATACGTTTCTGATACTTATCGCTAAGTATAGTAGGTAGAAGATCGCTGTAGATAACTACTTGATACTTAGCAATATTCAATGCTCGGGCTTTACGGAATAGAGTTTCATCAGTCCACTGAGGATTCATGGCCTTAAGCTCTTCAGCTAATTTATTATGCTCCCGAACAAAGAGCAGATGCATAAGGTTAAGTCCTTCGTTGCGGTTAACACGGCAGTCTCCAGCAACAGAAAGTCTGTCAGGTTGTAAAGCTGGAAACTGTAAAGCAATATCAAAGCATCCTTGGGGTATTTGATTTAGAACAGGTAAGTAATTGTCGAGAGTCATGTTGAACGTGAATCTTCCCAATGTCGGTTCAAACATAGTTACGTTGGGAATGTTTAAGTTGCTGGTTAACATCTTACCATCGACAAAACTTCGAAGAGAGTCACTAACATTCTTAGTAGTACCATAAACAATATTCAGATCTAACCAAGAAGTCATCATGTTACGAGATCGTATTTGGCCATTTACTTGCTCGGTTATCTTGTTATTAGATGCATCGATTGAACTAAAACTACAGAAGTTAGTCTTATTGAAGAAAGGATCATTTGTCTCAAGAATTGGAATTATCATACGATTCTCGCAGGTCAGACTAGTAGGAGCCGAATTCGTTAAAGATATGTCATGAGATATAAACTGTTCAAATGCTGTAGTAAGTTGGTTGATTCCTTCACTACTTAACTGGAAATCATTGCCCATGTGAGAAATAGCATTGGAGATGCTTCTTTCATTGGGCATACTGTTGTATAGAGCAGCGTTACCCTGCCCTTCTTCACCTACTCTAAAGTATTCTCCAACTGATCCTTGGGACGGATACTGTAGGTTGTTGTTACTGCCATCGAGAGAGTATTCTCCCCCGAGAACAGTGGTATATAATACACACACTGATAATAAATATAATACAGTAGAATACATAGTTTTAGACATTATTATTTCTTTGGAACGAAAGTTAGAAAAAGAATTTGAAATTTATAATTTAAATCATATGAAGAGAGGAGCCAAAGCAGACCTATTTCTAGTTCCTAGAGTTGCAAATTAAATAACATAGACGATACATAGTTACTGAATTATATATCGAAAGTTTTCGATATATAGTCGAAGTTAAGTTATTCCTTACTAGACATAAAGTACTTTATGTCTAAATCTCTTTCCCCTATATTAACGTCAGACTTGGAAGGAATAAATGCAGAAATCAAGACGATCTTATTTTGCCAACCAAGCTAGCCCTAGATCAGTAGTTCTTGCTGAAAAAGTACTGGTTTTCTGGATTTCGTTTACGTTTCAAGTCTGAGACTTCTACTAATCTATCGATTTAACTCTATATTATCGTATAAAGGTCTAATTAACAATCTAGGTGGTAAATTATTAAATATTACTACTTCTCCCTTATTACTAGGTCTATCGTCAGAGTCTCGCGTAATAATGGATCTATTGGCCTCCTTACATACCTGTATAATGATACCATCTATTCTTTTAATTACGAAAGTGAGTGCAGAAGGATTCGTATTATAGACGATACTTTTGTAACCAGCTCCTTCCAGATTTGTTATTATTCGTGTAGGAATTGACATTCCGATAAATTTACCACTCCAGAACGGTGGTAAATTTATTGAAAAAGAAGAATGGATCAACTACATTTCGTCTATAATTACTTAGTTCTGTCTTATCCTGAAGCAGAGGTTATAGACAACTTTATACTAATTCGAAATTCTGATCCTATAGATGTTTCGAATCTACTTTTGAATATCGCTCATAATTTACTTCTAACAGAAGAAGGCAAGAACACAGAAGTCAGATTTCTAACCAATATTAGTAGCAATATAACAGTTAGACTTCCATATCACTTAATAAGAGATGTAGAAGGTGAGATAGTTAATATATCTTCAGTGGGCTATTTACTCAGGTCTCTGGGAATATCTCTAGATGATGTAGCCACTATATCTCAGAAAGAAGGAACATTGTTTCTAATAAACAATACAAATATTGGACCAGGCTGGCTTCGATCTTATATGTCTTTGAAAGGATATCCATCCTCTATTTCTGCTGTAATGTACAACAACAAACTAGCTATCTATTTGAGTAAATAAGGATAGTTATTCGTCATACTCATATTATATATTTCGTCCGAAATATATAATTTAACTTTGATCGAGAATAGTGGTATCTCTTGACACGAATTTCCAGACTTAATTACTTAGGCTTTGTTACTTGTGTTTGCTTCACTAGTTCGAAAGTTGTTTGTTCTCGATTCTGTTGATTTATCGTGTTGTTTATAGATGCGTAGAAATTTGGGAACGAATAATAACAAGTCGATGCCAAGACAAACAATAATGATAGCTATTGCGATCACCGTTATATTTGATGTTACGTCGAAAGGTACAGTTATAAGTACAATGACGGCAACAACGAAAATAAGAGCAGTGTTGTAAATGGTAAGGCCTATAGTATTTGACTCATTATAGTCCTTCATCTCTATCTTTCTAACTTTATAGCTGACTATTACACCTATTACAAACAACACAGCCTTCAGAGCCAGAAATACTGAGAATCCCCAATCAGAGTTAGATCCACATACTAGATACCTCTCGTTTTCGGTTAAGAACGGACCTTGCTTAATTAGTTTAGGTTCATAGATATCTAGAGAGGTCCACAAACTTAAGAAAATAAATTCCATTAGAATTAGAGGAACCACGGCTTTCAGGAATAAATCCTTATTATCTACCTTTATCTTCTTTAGAGACTGCTTGGTGTAGAGAATCATAATACGAAGATTCTTCATTACTAAAGCACCCAAAGCTAATGAATAAGCCAAAGATCCTATCCATATTCGTAGTTGACACATCACGACGGTAGGCTCTCCTAACCAAAAGAAAGTTGAGACGAAACCAAGCACGCAACCAGATATAACTAGATAACAGAATAAAGGACTAGCGCCATGGATAGTTTTCGTCTCAATATTCACAGAGGTTAATGTAATGCTAACTGTAGAGACCAGTATTCCTAATACTGCCAGTGTTATTATAACGATACCACTAGGAGAAGAATAGTCAACAAACAGATCTACAAGAAAGTAACTCAATGTAAAGTTATTTTGATTTACGGGTCCTTCAAGAAACTCTGACATGAATACAATCTCATAGTCACTCAAACAATGATCATAGAAGGGAGGACAGAAGATAGAAGTTAAATTCGTAGCTTCTTGTACCAGCTTATTCTTCGTTGCTATATCTGCTATGGTGGAAAAGTGAGAGATCTGAATAACATCTCCTATACCAGAATATATGAACTGACCTCCTGTAAAGTTACCATTTACCGCGTCTAATATGAATTTATAATACAATTGCGTCCAATCATAAAGTATAGAGAAGTGTACATTCTCTCCTATTAAGTATCTCATATCCGATATAATACCGACAACTGTAACATTGTTATCAGCCCATATCCTATTAACATCATAGGACTGAGAAATACCACAATCTATGTTCCAAGAATCTAATATCTGCTTACCAGCATTCCTCTCCAACTGCGGAGAGTAAAAGTCGTCCATAAATCCATACTTAACAGTAATATCTTTATTTACTCTCTTAGCTCCAATATAGAACGCATTTACTTCACTGACAGTGCTCTGAATAGGGTTAATGCCAAAATGACCAATGTTATTAGTTTTTGTTATAGAACCACAGTAAATACCGGCCAAGTAATAGCCTTGATACGATCTAGGAAATAAGTTCACAGAAGAAGCTATTTGCTTACCGGTCAAACTTATGACCGGTTTAGTCGGATACATATCGCCAATAACCGATATAGCTTCTTCATAATAACCAGCACTAGTTAGAAGGAAAATATCAGTCTTATCTGCTATATCAATTACTAATTGGGTTGCAGCTCCATAACTGATATTGGAATATAGGACAAAATCTATATCGTAGCCTTGTTTAAACAGCATAGCGTTTGCATTACTTCTAGAGATTTCTTGTCTATATGTCCAGCCCCAATCATTAATAAAGTTGGGATATAGTACTGATACTGTGAAAGAAGATATTTGGCCTAGAAGGGCAAAGTAGAATAAGGTGAAGAAAATACAGCCAAACTTCATTTTATATGGAGATTTTGTCTATTCGCCACTCAATCTTTTTTATATTTCAATATTGAAATATAAGTGGTCTCTTAATAGGTAACGAGTACTGCTAATATATTCTAGATATATATTCTGAATGAATATATATAATTTAACCTTTGAACTAAGTATCATAATACAATGTATCGTTATTTATGTCTTCTGCTCCAGATTTACAGAACTCCTTGTTAATCCTACCCATAAGCTTTAATTGAGAGTCATTTGGTTTATTTCTTACACTATCAAATTGTAGAAACGATAGTAGGCCCATAAGAGATACTTCACTTAATGATTGATATTTGTTCAGATCTGGGGAAATTAATTCGTATAATGTGACAATATCTATTTCCAACTCTTGTTCAATATATGTTGTGTTATCTATGGAGCGCGCTGCTAGAGTCCATAATAATATTGTTGGTAATGACATGATAGGACATATAACTCGAGATATTAAATCGTTGAAAGTTAGTACTATAGACTTATCATCGGGATCCTCTCTGTACCAAATATGATTAGAATCGAAAGACATAGATAACTTGGTATAGATATTGATTATTTTCCATGCAATACTAGAGCGCAAGTTATAATCACCTCCCGGTAATTGACTCTCAAATTGCAATATTTGTTTCCACTTAGAAAAGTAGTCTGGCATCATTTCAAGATTACTTTCATAAACTTTCTTCAGATCTGTAGCGCTGTAGGTATGCTGATATGAACTTAGATCTACGAACCCAATCAGACTACTTATAGTAAGAGGACCCACTAACTTAGAAATTAACTTGTAATTATATCGATACATTGGGTTTTATAAAATGGCCTTACAAATATTCCAGAAGGCTTTTGAAGCTTTAGGTAAGGAAACTACATTACAGAATAATATTCTCGAAATATCAGAATGTAGAATTAACGCTGTTTCCAACATAGCACAATCTTTCATAGTAGATTATAGGATAGATGTTTTGATAGCGAAACATTCGAAGAGTGTTGCTGTCGTTGTTAATAGAGCTGAGGATATAAACAATCCCAGAATTTACGTCACCTCTCTAACTATATGGGTAGCTAAGTCTCAATTTGATATGGAATATAGATTTGAAAGAATATCAAGTTTGGAACAAGCAGTTTCGCGACTGGGTAATCTATTTATTTTCTTAGGTATAGACTCGAATTTGTTCATCGATACATATAATTGTGGAGATAAGATAAAGCAAATTTACGAGAAGCAACTGATTCATAAATTAATAGCCGAGACAGATAACATAAGAATTGTTCTAACACCCAGTCTCCAGCTAGATATTGAAGTTAGGTTGCGTAAAAGAATTATTAGTCGAAATACAAATATTAGCGATAATCCGTTTCTGCATTACTGCATAACTTCAGCCACAGGAAATAGTATTTCTAATGTTCCAGAATTAGAGAGACCGTACCAGGAGCAACAATGATTGTATTATATGTTTCAGAACATATAATGGTTGTAAAATAAAGGCTTATCATGTCTATATTGTTGGAATTCTCACAGTATTCATAGTTTTGCTGATATTAGATTTCAAGAGGAACAAGATTTGAGATCGTTAAGCGATTTAAGACTTTTGTTAGATACTGAATTAATATCACGTAAGAAACATGATGCTGTAGTGATATAATACTATTTATCGGAGGATCCTTAACTTCGGCATATTACAAATGTTATGTAACATTAATTATTGATAAACTTAAAATCTCGTATAGCGTAGTTCGTCATGATGTCTTTAGTCAAGGATACGTTAGAATATCTGCGAAGTAATGGCTACTCCAAGGCAGAAATGAATGGATATCACAGTATTATGATATATGGTGCTAAACCAACCGAAGTAGGACGAATTATGAAAACGCATTATTCTGCAGATACAGTAATAACAAAGGAAGGAAATGATAGTATGGTACGGTTGTATGCCAATAAGAATTTAGAAAGCAATCTTATAATTGTAGATTTGCCATCGAGACTAGTTCTGTATCGACTTATTAGTAACGTTGATGTAATCACAGATTTGGATAACTTAGTAAAGTTACTAAACTTATCGATAAATAACATTGCTGTCTCGTGGTACGACAATAGAGCAATCTTTGTTACTTCTGAGCCTTTAGCTAGAATATCTGAAGTAAATAGATTGTTAGAAGAACAACAGATATTTAGCCTATCTGCTATTGGTTATATGAACAATTTAACATTTCGACTGGAAGAGTAATTCAAATTATATATTGCTGTAGCAATATATAAATCTTTGATTTCGCTGTATTATTCAACAGTACTAAGGCATCTATTCTGATCGAACTTAGTTCAAATATAATAAAATTAATTGTAGACTTCTTTACAATCCTGGTCATAATGAATACCAACTTCCAACCAACATTATTTCATAGCCCTGCGCTTTGTCTCATTGCTTGAAATAACGTATATCCACAATTTCCATCCACTGAACAAGCTAAGTCTTTACGAAAGATTGATACTTATACTTACGTTGATACAGAGATGTGGAACCTTGAATAGCTTATTGATTAAACTATTTCGACAGACCGGAAAGGTAATACATAAGAAAGAAAAGAAAATTGGAACAAGATAACAACCGTTAAAAGTATTCTTGTAAATTCTAAAAGAATGCTTCCTCGATTTGCTTGCTTGGCTCTGCTAGCGATTTTCTGCTTGGTGCAAGGAAGTGTTATATATCCCGCTGGAACTAAGATTGACTCAATTCCTTTTAATTCTTATGCTAAATTGGTAGATGGGAATACTTACTCTGTAATGCGACTACAGATTAATCCTTGCTTTGAAGAAATTCCGGATTTAAACGGGTCTATTCCTTTAGTAACTTATAGCGGATGTGAGTATAACCAATTCTTCCAACGATTGATTGACGCAGATCCTGGAGTTATTCTTTTTACTACTGGAGGTGTGCGTCAAGCGGGATGGTTTACTAACTCTCAAGATGCTATTAATTCTATTGAATATCCGATAATAGATATTAGTGGATATAATGCTCGACTCATAGATTCAAATTCTACTATAACTATAGAACTGACAGAGAATGAATTTGAAACTTTCTTTAAATCTCCTGGTGCAATTATATTAAACATTATAATGGGTGGACTTGCTGTTGCTAGTTTAGGCTTGGCTATACACAAGTTTATAATCTACTGCAGATTCCGTCCGTTTACAGCGAAATCTTTGTCTCATATCAATTTACTCGTTCTTATAGTATTTCTAGTTCTCGTCATCTGCTGGTTGGTTGATCCTCTGTATGCGAGAAGATATTATAATTTCTTAGAGAGCGAAATGTTTATGACAATAGCTACACCACTGTTAATGAATAGTTGTTGTTTCATTGCTTTATTCTGGCTACAGGTAGTAAATAGAGTTATGGTAACATCGGCTTGGAAAGGTAAGTACTATTATCTATGTATCATACTGTCTGTCGGTATATCTGTTCTTACGGTAATTCTTGGTATACTTAAGTCTTTAAGACTAATTGAGGTCTTCGGTGTTCAATTAGTTATATTTATCTTCTTCATCGGTGTGGCAATTATCTATATTGTAGCTGGATCGAGATTAGTATCTTCTCTCCGTCGTTCCAACAACACCAAATCAAGCAAAGTAAATAGTTATAGAAGAGTAGCAATTGGTTTCATACTTTGTTCTCTATCTTGTGTTGGTTACATCGCTGCAGGTCTTGGTACTTTAATAGGATCTTTCAGTCCTCGACCTCCTTATGCTAGTGTCGTTCCTACAATGTTTGTTAACTTCTTCGCTATATTACTGGCATTCTTCCAAATTGTATTTCTAAAGATTCCCACAAGCGGGAAATCAAGCTCTGTTGATTCAAATAAAAGAACACAGAGCATGTCACTCTCAAAGCGTAATTCTGTTGCTCAGATAGCTAAAACGGAAATAGCTGCGGAAAGATTGTAATTCTAACAATATATAACTTGTGGAAAAGTTATATATTAATAAGTCGGAGGGAAACAGCCTGAGGAATTATTATAATATGATTGCATCAATGTATTGAGGCTATACTCTATAGAAATTTGACTAAAATCAACTTTACTCTGTAGTTTTCTTCCTATTCCATATGGAATTACCACATGATGTTTGGAGGCTTGTTTTTGAACTTCTACGTCTGCGCGAATTAATATCTCCTATGACAGTATGTCAAAATTTTCGGAGTATTTTGCAAAAGGAAATTGAAAGTGTAGAGAAGATTCGGGCTTTAATTGTACAATATAAGGATACGCCCAAGGAGAATATCCGAACTATATATCAAAAGGTATTAGTTATAAGGCGGTCTCTCTTGCGTCGTTTCAAAACGTTAACTATTCTGAAGATACATGAATTTCCGACATGGCCAACCCCGAAAGAATGTCGAGTCAGGATAGAATCGACTTTAGAATTACCCCATATTACATCTGAGTACGATGAAAACCATTCGTCGTCCGATGAAGACGATTCAAACATCGTCAAGTATACTCCATATCCTTTCTTTGTTCCTCCAGGAAAATTGAAAAGGATGATAGCCAATTCTGAATATAATACAAAATACAGTATGAGGATACCCCGAAGGAGAATATCAATGCTGTACGATATGATGGGTGATGAACAGGTTTGGTTAGAGGAACTATATGATAGTAGTACGGGAAAGTGTCACATTGTGGACTTTTGGCCTGCATTGAGTTCATACGAACTTTGAGATACAATTATATATCTTCTAGAAGATATATAAGAACGCGTTAGAAGGATTTGTGTCGGTAATCATCTGGGGAACCCATAAACTAACTTTAAATATTTAAGGAAGATAATGTTAGTCGTCAAGTTCTACCATGCTATTACCGGTTGTTTTTTCTCTGGCCTATTCAATACTTCTTCCTCCAGACCTATGTTTTGGTAGCAGTAAAATCAGTTTCATGTTGATATATGAGTAATTCAATTACGAATTGAAATATATGCTTAGATAGAAACTAAGATCAGACCATAGAGCAAATATAGCAAACTAACAGTGTTTGCTACTGACTGAACCGAATCTGTCGGAGAAGTAGCTGCTACTGGAGGAATTGCGCCTGTCGGAGAAATAGTACTTATCGGAGAAGTCGATATCGTGGGGGTAGCAGAAATACTAAAGATATCTAATGCGTTTGATGCAACGTTAGAATGGACAGATCCGCCTAAGAACAAGGCATATTGACCAGCAGATGCAGCTCCAATAAAAGCACGATTACCTGATAATGTTGTTGTAGACCATTCTCCAGTTTCCGAATCGAATATATCAACAACATCAAGCATTATATCAATATTAGTTCCACCCGCAAATATCGCATATTTACCAACCGCTACCGAACCCATACCATAGCGAGCTCGACTTAGAATAGTTGTGTTCCATGTGTTCGTTTCTGTGTTATAAATCTCAACAACATTAGAAACTACGGTATTATCATTGATAATTGTATATCCTCCGGCAAACATAGCATACTTACCAACTGAAACAGCTGACATACCCGCTCGTCCAACCTTTAAAGAGATATCTGACCATGTAAAGGTTGAGCTATCAAATACATCCACTGTATCGTCTGCTTCGAATGGATGAATAACACGACGACCTCCAGCAAAGAATGCATATTTTCCTACGCTCGTTGCACTAATATCGTGCCGAGCCCGACTCAACGTGCTTAATGTCCATTCGTTGATTGAGCTGTCGAAAATGTCAACTGTACCTGACGTATCGATTTCTCGATAATCTCCGGCAAACATGGCATATTTACCAACTGAAACGGCCACAGATCGAGACGGTACCGAAAGTTGGCCAGTAGACCAGTTTCGAGTTTCTGTGTCAAAGATATCTACTAAATCGAAACTGGTGGTATCATTAAATCCTCCTGCAAATAGTGCATATTTACCGGCAGTAGCAGCCACAAGACGAAAACGAGCTGAGCTTAGATGGGCTATCGACCAAGTTCTATCGGAACTGTCGAAAATATCAACGTCGGTTCGTGGTATCTCCTTGTTATTTTCAATAGTATAACCACCAGCAAACAAGGCATACTTGCCCACAGATGTTCCTGCGGAAACCATCAATTGTCGATTAAAGATTTCTGCGCTTTGAAGCAGCTCAGCTGCACAGAAAGAAACACAAAACACAAGAAGAACCTGACGTATCATTTTTAGAATATGCAAAATATTTTCTCGAAGCAAGATACTATACTAGAAATCTTTCAATCATATCGAAAGTTGACTCTATACATTACATCTTCGTAATGTATATGAGTCAAAATATATTCGAAAATGTCCGATATCTTCAATATCATATTCTTCGTATGTGCAGACCTAGACGTAGAGCTAAAATACATCGACTTGCAAATTCTATACAATGAAGTCTCTGCGAATGAGCCTAAGTACAAAACGCCATTTATAAGACAAATGTGCAAAATATCTGCAATGATAGCAAAGTTTCATAAAGCTACATGTTCCAAAGATCTAAGAGAATTATTTCCAAAGATAATACCACTCAAGGCACTATATCTGGGATGCTATAACTATATTTGTATGTGTGAAGAAAATGAGTTAGATATACTTAGGTCATATGATATGGTGGATAAACTACCAGTTGATGAGTTTCAAAGATCCATCTACAGAATTTGCATAGGTATAGTGGTCGAGCATCTGATTTTCACAGAAGAAACAGATCTTGACTATATCGATATTAAACTAGACATAAGAGACATGGTAAAGTACTTCACTACATATATACTGCCAGGCATATATATTTAATTGTAGATATATCAATTCTGACTATACATAAATTTGTCGTATATCTCATGGAATTTACTTCTATTTAGCAAGTTTAATAGTCTCTTGTATCCTCCGGAAATAACCAGGTATTCTTTAAACACAGATTGCCTTGCTACACAATCTAGCACTCGCCATTTCGTACCGACTCAGATAGTTATCTTAGTTGTATCATCATTTGTTGGTGATACTATAGTACGCCTATGCAATGTTATATTATGTAATTGTTCTTGTCTGATCGTCTCTGTATATATGAAATTCCTGCTAAATCCAAGTTTATATTCTACATAACATTTATACATATATCACAAGATATATGTATATGCATTTATTACCAGATTCTACTACCGAATCCATATCCGACAGCTCCTCCAAGTAATCCTCCTGCCAAAGCACCACCCGGTCCAGCCAAAGCACCACCAATAAGAGTTCCACCAAGAACTCCAAGACCTAATCCGGCAATACCTCTACCATGCCAGTCTCCATATCCTCCCCATTGTGGACGATGCGGACCTCCATACCATCCTCTTCTCCAAGGGCCATACTCGATATCCTGAGGTTTCGACCAATTAACTTTATTTCTGTAAGTATAGACTAAGTCTTCCACAAACTTATGGATATCTCTGTCTGTTTTCTCTCCCAGAACTTCTAATATCCAACGAATGCAATGTGCTACACAACAACCGTCGTCATTTGATTGGTTACCGTTGTGAACTCTATAAGAGAAAGAAGGAAATATACTATGAAGATATGTCTGAAGTAGACGATTAATCAAATGATACAAATCATCTTTCTCTGACAAAGGCTCAAATCTATGGATTATATCTTTACTTCTGTTTAGATCATCTTTGGTAGTATCGAAGATAAGAACATTACTATGAGTGCTTGCACCTTTGACAACTATTTTTAGTCTTAGTATATGAAGGCAATCAGGTTTAAGATAAACTTTGGGAAATTTAATCAAAGCTACCTCTTCTATAGGATCTATCTCTATTACAACAGGCTCCGAGTGAAAATTATCTGCAGCGTTTAGTACTGCATCAAAGTACTTTCCGTCTAAATATTCAGGTTCGAAGTCCATTCGCTAGCTTTTTCGTACTGAAATTACTTCGGACTGAAATTGAAGTCAAAATATAAAGAAATGGATCAAATTCGAGTAAGAACAGAGATAGGTGTAGTTGCTCCCTTACCAGCAACAAATAGAAAACAGGTAACTATAATTAACCATATAAGCGTAATAAACAACAATGTACGAACAACGTGACATATATCCTTTACAGGATATATGAGTAATGTAATTGCGAATTGAAATTAGTTACAAGAGAACAGAAGTTCACTATTCTATCTTAGTCTATACTGTTGCATTCTTTGAGTTCTTTTAGGCTAGTTCGGGCGAGATGACGAATTATCTCTTTGTCACTGAGATGAATAGCGGCGCTAATCGTCAATAATATGAGTCTCTCCTCTTTCAGAAAATTTTCTCTCGGAGACTTGCTCAACTTCTTCAATTTTCCAGAAATGAAGGTTGCAGAACATTGAGATATAGCTCTTAATCTCATCTGAGCGAGAGATGAAAGGGATTATATTGTAACTCATTAACACTATTTGCTCTGTAATAGTTCGTCGGTTCCTTAATCGATCAATTTACAAATTTCTTAGTTCACAATCGCCGTCACCCAGAATTGCAGAAATAACGTTATAGTTAGTCTTTTCGACTGAAATACAAGAAGATATAGTCTCTGAGGAAGAAAGAATTTTATATCAACTCGACGAGGCAGAAGAGCAGGGACGTTATAATTATGTGTAATTATAACACGAAAAGAATAGAAGCAAAATGTCTGAATGAACTTCACAAAGATAATAGTTGTCGTAATAGTAGATTCAGAAAGAAGTTATCAAGGTTCCATTGATGTAGTCTTACTTCCAATATTACTACCGTTCCTACTCAAATTTACAAATAATTCGGCTATTAGCTTATCCGACAGTCGTTTGTTATCTTGCAGTACAAATAGAATATCCAGTAAAGAATCCTGGTAACATATCTTGCCCAAGGGATCTAAATTCATATCGCGAGGAAGTTTCTTAATTATATCTTCATATAGTTGAATATTACGAGTATTTCTAGCATAAATGAGATAGTCCAATTTCTTGTTAGTTCGTTTCAAACAGTAAAAGGAAACTTCCAGATTGTTTGAATCTAAAGCTAGTAGAAAGATACTTTTATCAGTCCGAGGACTCGCCCGTAAAACACCTGACAATGCGTTTACCATCTTGGCTTGAATAAATGTCTTTATCATATCTTTCGGATTGAGCGGTAGTAGATATCGTAAAGACATCGCATAGAAGTATTTATTGACTCTTATACATGTCGTAGGGCAGTATCTGATTATCTTGGCTGTAATATCATCAGGTAACTCAAAGAGTGGAAACTTTACAATAACTGGTTCTATTAGATCCTCATCTAGGTAAATATTAGGCAGCGAAAGAACTGGTAGACAAATTCTAAGCCATTCTAGAAATATTCTGATACCATGAATGAAATCAGGTGTGCTTTTGATGCAAGGAACCATATACAAATCTATGTTTGGATGAATTCTCATGTAGCTCTCACTAGGCATCTTATCTGATTTGTATACATATGAGCATGTTAGTGGGTATAATCTAGTTATTTCTACTCCTTTATGTCTAACATATACCCAATTTCTTCGAGTAATTTCATAAAGATTCAATAAACGCAGATAGTTAGTAGTTACAGAAGTATCCTCGGTTAATCGTCTTTCTAGCTGGTAAACTCCATTTATAAATCGACTAACCGTGGATATTCCTCCTATAAAGTCTAAACTGCAATTGTCGGGAATATCTAATATATAGTCAAAGTTAATCATTTTATATACATATACTAATATATGTATATCATTACTACTTATTAGATGTAGAAGGAAGCACGGTCTCACAGAACTTAATAACCTTAGCTATATCCACTCCCTTTACGAATGTATCCTTAGATAACAGCTTGAGTGCTCCGAGAAGACAGAATCTGTCATCGCTGATATTATAAGACGAGATCAGTCGCAAAGGAATTACAATCTCGTTGTCTTCGTTTCCAGAGGCCCAATCTCTAATAACACATGCAAGTTCTAACTTTCGGCCATTTATCACAGTAAAGAACTTGTCTACTGTCCAGTTACAAATTAGAGTTGTATAGTTTTCTTGTTGGATAGATTCTTGTAATAGCACAACAAGAATATCTATGTTATCGTCAGAATTCGTATAGCGGTAGTTAAAAGGATCTTCCATCAACCACTCGATAAAGACTTGCATCAAACTATGATTCTTAGTAATTCTAGAGCTAACATCCTCTATCAGATCGCTACGCAAGAGAGATAACGTTTTTCTATCGACTTTAATCTCGTTACTCATGATCAAGTTTGCGTCAGTAAAGTTGTTGAGATATGCGGCAATGAACTCTCTCTTGTGGTCTTCCTTTAACAAGTTACAAATTCTGCTTCTTATCCCAGGCTGAGACAATAATTGCTTTATTTCCGGAGACTTGGATCGGGAGGTAGCGATAGTTCGAACAATGAAGGACATATCGTTGTCTTCGGGTTCTTCGTCGTTGTACCAGCAAGTGATACAGGAGACGAAGCCAAGTAATTTAGCTTTGTTTACACCCTCTCTGATTAGAGTCATAAACTTACTGGAGACGGGAAGTATTAATGCGGAAGGTCTTTCTGCACTGTATCCTCCGAAGCCCAGAAGCGCAAGTTGGGGATTTGTCAGGGAAATTCTACATAACTCGTCAAAGCTAACGGTTTGCATTATTTCACTAACAAATCGTCCATTATTGAAGTAAAGGTACTGGCTCTGTAGAATGTTCAAAGCAACAGCAGAAAGGATAGTTTGGTCGGACATAGTGGAGAAGGAGAAGAAAGTTTAGATTATTTTAGTAATATTACATCATACATTCCTATAGGAATGTATAACATTTGCTGTCTAGGATCAACAGTTTCTAGGGCTTCTTCTGGGAACATAGAAAGCACCTCTAGATATTAAGTCTCTATCTACATTAAAGTTTAAGGCTAATACGTCTTTGAATGACTTCAGTCTACGAATTTCCCTTTGCGACAGAATATCTTCAAACCAGAATCTGTCTGATAAACGCTTTCTGTTGTATTCGCTAAATACTATATGTGCTATAGTAGGAGGTAACCTATAACCCAGAGAAATCTTTTCCGATAATAGACCAACAACAGCATCTATGTTCTTAACTTTACCATAAAGAGTTTTAAGTTTAGTCGCTAACTCAGTATCACCAGTGATATAGGAAAAGCAAGACAAAGGATCATTATCAACAGAGGTTTCAAACGACAGAGGACACAACAACCTACCATAGATATGAGCTTGATTAAATGACGAACCAAAGTTATACATATCGTAATACTTCTTACGAATCTCATAATATGTAGATAAATTAGCGACACGTCCTCTCAATATGTCAATAGCGAATAGATCAATAGGAAAGAAGCCAGCCCCTAGGTTACGCAAATCATTGGAAATCAAAGTATCTACTTTTCCTCCTTCCCTGTAAATAAGACTGTACCAAACGTTCTCCTCATTTCTTGCAGCAGATAGAACATCAGGTATAAGGAAGGGTTCTGGACCACTAGTACCAGCAAAGACGAACTTCTGAGGATCTTGGTAGGGATTGATTCCTAAATACCAGTCAGGAACAACAGTCAAAGGATTTTGGCATCTATCCACGACTTTATAAGTAGTAAAAGCAGAATGACCGTATCGGAAGGCTCCCAAATCAAATTCGTAACTAGTATCAGGAACTAAAGAGGCATTATAACCACTGTATCTCATAAGACGATTCTGAATATTAGGAATAATCGCAGGTAGATACTCGTAGAACACATGCTGTTGATATTGAGCAATATTACGAGATTTGGCTAATTGATAGAGTTCTTCTCCTGTCAATGACGAATCTTCTTGACGAAACTTCTCAACAAGTCTGTTATGTTCCCTCTTGTATAAAGTATGAATTAATGTCAAAGCAACATTACTGTTAACTCTAAAGTCAGCATCATTAAAGACTCCAGTGCCGTCAGCTCGAGGAGGAAAGTTTACATCGGGTTTACCTAGTTCCGGCACTTGTAGGGTAGAAGGAGGTAAATCGTTAAAGCTGACTCTATAACTCTCATTGCAAGGTAACGCACCGAAACTCGGTGGTGGAAAAGCACAAGCATATTGAGATGACATCTTTAAAGTACCATCTGAATTTCGTAACGCTAAATCATCAGTATTCGAAGTACCGTAAATCGTAGATAAATCCAACCAAGATGTCTGCACATTAATTACTTCGCCTAAGTTATTTAATACCGTATTGTTGACGATAATGGCGTACAAATTGGGTCCAATCTGTGGAGTACCAGGAAGTCCGATCAAAAAGTCGTCACTAGGGAGAGGTAATATCAGGGGAGCTGGTGATCTAAGAGTTGATTGAAGATCGTGATTAATAAACTGACCAAACATCGACTCCAAAAGATTAACGCCGTATCCATTAGTCAATTCTGTATTTGAACTACCGACGACATTAGATACAAGTCTAGGATTAGGTAAATTACTAATGTCACTAATACGATCTCCCTCGGTTATTATTCGATAAAACGGTCTACCTTTGCTACCCCACTCCGTGTTATCTACATTATTGCCGGACCCATTAGGACTGTATTGAGCAACTACAACAGTCGTAAAGACTACCAACAACAAATATCGGATCATTTTCTGAATCTGCCTTTTCTCTAGAATAATATTTCGAATTTGGAGTTTAGGCCTACACAGTCAAATGCAGAAATTCTGCATTTAGTCTTAATATCTATAATATTATAGATATTGAAGTATATTTATTGTAGTACTGGAGAAATATTACAAACTGTTCAGGAAATGATCGTTTAGACGATATGTAGAATGAAAGTAGCTATCCAAATATAGTTTCTCTGTTATGGAAGTATTAGAGCAGTCATCTTGGAAGCTCTGGAAATCGCTATGTATAAATTCTAGGGAATTTGGAATTAGTTGGACATATCCTTCCCTACTTGTTGTCACTTTAAATTCTTTGATATCTCTACTCCAGAGATTCTTGTTAACCCAGCTTTCTCCGATGTCTTGATGTTCAATAACTAATTTCGGACTCAGACACTGAGTTCCTATCTCAAGAATTTTCAATATCTTCTCTAATTTTGAGACATAGAATTCTGTTCGATATTCTGGAGGAATCAGTCTTAGAGGAAGAAACGTGGCCCGAATCCATATATTGCTTCCAGGAAATATCAGTTTACCCTGCCAACCATAGGGCGAAATGAAAACAACCTTGGCATCATTTCCTTCTTTAGTAAGTAATACATTCATACCTTCTCCGAGATTTATAGGAATATCATAAATCAAATTATAAGGGGTGCAGTTCCTAACTAAGAGACCATCAATATCTTGTTCTACCTCATATCTCTGTATCCGTAGGAAATTAAGTATTCTATGAACAAACATTCACAGTTTGATATAAACTAGAATTTTCTTTGCTTACATATATGTACCGTTGTATTTGTTAATCCACTTCTTCAAATGATTGACGTTCAATTGTCTGCTTGGCAAGGATCTCTGCCTTCTAATTAATAAATGATGCAACTAGATCATCATCCAATTTCAATTCGCCGCTCTTAATTCTGTCTATCATATTGAGTATATCGGGATCATTTCTAACTGATTTAAGTCTGTCAGGTTTACTTTTGAAAGTAATAAGTGTTTCGGCACTATATTCAAAAGGATCCGACTCAAATTCGCTATGTAAGAGGATAGATGAACTAGGCTCCAGTCTAACATATCTTTCTTTAGTAGTTTCAGGTTTGAAGCTATTTATCTCCTTTTCGGCTAGTCTAGCCTTTATCCAACCTTCGCCAATATCTTTGTTATTGAGAACTAGTTTGTCAGTAAGCTGATCTGATGTTAAATCAAGAGCCTCCAATACTTTTTGAAGTTGATAGACATAACTTATAGTTTGATATCTAGTAGGAATCAGAAGCAAGGGAAGATTAGTAGCATGAACCCATAGTCCTCCGCTCGGGTGCATCGGCATACGTCGTCTATCTGGCAGAACTACTATCACTTTAGCATCATTTCCTTCTTTGTTTATATCGTAAATAATAGTCAGAAGTTCTTCGGGGCTAGCGTTCTTAACATCAACAATATCTTCGTTCTATTAAACGAAGTAGCTGAGATTCTCTAGAGTACTTCTTATTCTTGAAGCTACAAACATTTGACAATATTTAAATCTATTTTCAACAATATATTCCATCAAGAATATATTTGCCTATGATTCTAATTTCAGACACGTACGAAGTATCGTATATGATGAGTCGTCATGACCCTTCAATCCATAACTTTGATACAACTTCTGTAATATTTCCGTATGACTTAATGCTTCTAGTACAAGGATGAATTTAGGCTGACGAATCAGCTCTGATAATACCTGCCTAATACCTATGATATCGTCAGCTACCAACAGAGATACTAAGTTTTCATCTCTATACCATTTGTACACGCAATTTAATATCCAAGATGTAGGAATCTTCACACCATGTTGAATCAAGTAGACTATGGATTTGGTAGAATCAATATATGATGAGAATGAATATTGATCGAAGATAATAGAACTACAATCAGTACTTATGTTGTTATTCGACAGATATTCTATATCGGTATCTAGCAAGCACTCAAATAGTTCTGGTGTAATTGTTGAAGTTTTCTGAATTTGACTTCGAAACTTATTGTCGGAAAGCAAGTTTGTAACAGACATAGATTATAAATAGAAAAGATAAGCGAATTTTTTTCCTTTCTATTTATAATCTATGTCTCGACCCAAGAGACCAATACCAAGAACCAACAGTACTATAGTTTGGGACTTGGACCAAACTCTAGTCCATTCATCTTCCAACTTAACTGAGTTCTCAAGTTTGAAATTATATAGTGATCCTTCTAACTTTGATATACGCAACAGATGTGCAAAGTTCAACTTCGAACATGAAAACAAAGAACATACTTATTGGACTGTATTCCGCCCAGATGCTCATAAAGCACTAAAGTTCAGCTTTGAACACTTTGCTAATGTAATTGTTTGGAGTGCTGGAGTTGACTCTTATGTAGAACAAATAGTTAAATTCTTATTTCGAGATTTACCAGAACCGGATGCCTGGTATGGAAGATCATTTTGTGATCCTGTTAAAGAACCGAATGGAGACATACTTTACACAAAGCCGTTAGTTAAACTAGCTCAGAAATTAGGTGTTTCTGTTCGAACAATGACTATTGTGGAAGATAGAGCGGCAGTAATTAACACTAATCCGGACAACGGAATATTAATTCCTGCCTATAGTCCTAGCTTCAATGTAAATGGAATTAGAACTCATGATGATTCTCTGGATAAATTAATTCGTTGGTATTCTCGCATTGAATATGTTAGGTCGCCGGATGTGACGATATTACCTAAACGTCATATTTTTCTCGATGCATTAGCACCAGCGTAACAAATACATATAACATTGTTATATGTAGTAAAGGATGTATTATTTGCAGTTGATTAGTTCTCGGAACATGTCTACGTTTGTCTTATTGGATAGAGAACAACAATTCCTAATTAAACGTTTCACAACTGAGTACGAAGGAGACTCTTTATCTTTCATGTATTCGAATATCTGTCGCAGTTTACTCAAATACTCTGACCTTTACGACTACTTTATTCAACAGTTGCCGATTGACAGCATAACAAACCGGTCGAGATAATAGAATATCAATAGGTAGCTCTCCTTCCATAAATTCTATCATATTTAGTATATGTCTCCACTCTAAAGATCTTGTAATGCTATACGAAAATACTTGCTTAAATCTAAATTATCTATTCGTATGTTAGATGTAAATATCCCTGCAAGAACGTTGATATACGATATAACAGATAATGCCGAAGGGAAGCTGGTTATTCTGTAACCGAAAATAAACGTGGATATAGCAAATTGTAATATTATATCTCTGGTATACAGGAATCTTTGATAAGGTCTTTCTTGTCTCGTAATGACATAGCCACATATCTTCGCATAATAAGAAAGTGACGTGAATCACCTCTCTCAGTTCTTCTGTACATTCACTTTTAGAAATTAAATACGTCTGTATTTAATTTTAGTAATATCGTCACTCCACTATAGTCTTATGTTAATCTATGTTCATATCCATATTTACATCCATGTTTACAGAAAGTGACAAGTTGGATGAAGTTTGGTCACATTAAATCCCATATCAGCTAATCTAGTCGTAATGTGAGAGTAGTCACTTTTTGACATTATAGGATTCCGATACAATATGCAGAGGGAATCCTTTTCCGGATTACTTACCACAGCATAAGTATATTCAGGATCTATAGCCTCTATCGTATAGTTGCTAATATAAAGCACTGTCTCATTAAATCGCACAGATAGAGTTCTATTATCCTCTGAAACTGAAACTGCTGTAGCATGGGCTTCAATCTTAATCTCCGATCCATCGGATACTACCTGAAAAGCTGTATTCTTGATAATTATTTCATCTCCTTCCAATCTATACTCAGCAGTAACATTATACATAGATTCATTGTAGAACCATGAAAGGTATGCAGAAATCTGGTACCATGTGCCACTATAATTATAAAGAGAAATTCGATCCATTGTTTTCATACCTAGAAGAAAGACAATATTAATTAAAGAAAATGTCTGTTCCGAGATTGGGTATAGTCTATCAGGCACCTTGGAAAGACTACAATAAGTTGTCGGTCCTCGGCAAAGGTAGTTACGGTATCGTTTGGTTAGCCACGAGGAATGGAATTAACTATGCGATTAAAGAGACAAAATTAGAGGGATCGCTAGATATTCTTCGCAGTTTACCCGAGAGCTATGTACGAGAAATATCGAGTTTATACGTGCTCAATAACAAGAAAGTTTCTCCTAAGTTGTATGCTACTTATGTTACAGTGTCTTCATTGTTTATAGTCATGGAGTACTTTGAATTAAACTTAGAAACAGTTATTGGTAAGACAGCGGATATTCCAACTCTAGATTACTCTAGACAATTATTACTGAAGCTTCACACGCTCATGACAAATGGAATCATGCACAGAGATATTAAACCGGATAATATATTAGTGAAGGGTGGAGAATTAGTTCTCTCTGATTATGGTACATCCAGATATATGTCTTATATACCGTCATATATGACGGGTAGGATATTTGCAATTACATACTCGCCACCAGAGGTGAGCTTTGGAGAACAAAACTACTCTTACGCAACAGATGTTTGGGTGTTAGGATTGTGTCTTATGGAGATATTTAGTAGAAGTTTAATAGTTGTTGAACCTGATATTACAAAACAAATACAGTACATAACTGACTTGATTGGAGAACCATCGATACAAGATATAGGTAAGTATTATCCTAAATACGTATCTATTGGCAAAGTCAAGAAGACTCATCTATCATTGAAAGAACTAATGTTGCTAGGAAAGATAACTCCTGATCAATATAGTTTACTAATCCACATGGTTGTATGGAATCCAGAGAAAAGATGGTCACCGTTCGAATTACTAAATCACCCGCTGTTCTCAGAGGTATACGGTAAATTTAGATTTGAGACTAGCCCCGTTAAATACATTCCTAGAGTCAATTCTATGTATGCTGGATCAATAATTAGCAGTATGATATCAATGGACACATCTCTAATTCGTATTAACAAACTAAGTCCTGAAGAAAGGCTCGTGGCATTATCTGCTCTGTTATCTAAGGTAGGTAAAGTGAAAACTGAAACTATACATTTAGCAATATATCTCTTCGATGCTTTAATGTCATTAGTAACAGTCTCCGACTTAAAAGTTCTAGCTATGGCATGTTTGCAACTAGCCACATACGAATATGAGGTCGGTACAACAACAAATGTGTCGGAGTATGATTTTCGAGCTATAAGGAGTTATATGTTATTCGTTATGGATTACTTGGGAACGACTCATTATCCTTCTTATATAACTATGTATCGACTATATTATACGTTTCCTCAAAACAGAGATCTACATAGACAATACATGATAATAGCTCTGGTTTATGGATTAAACACTAAGTACACTGTATTTGAGGTAATATCAAATATTATAGCCGGAAAATCTTCTACTAATCCTGATATATACCGAGACTTGGCCGATGCTGTAAACTGGTACAACAAATTGGAGGCGAAATTTCCTGTTTCATAATTCTTTACATATATCTCCAGATATATGTAATTACAAGTTATTAATAGCTCGAATAGCGTCCTGAAACTTTTGTACTTCGGGATCGCTCATTGTTCTACCAGTGCCTATTAATACACTTAGTAGTTCCGATAAAGCAACTAAAGCATTATCTTTGATAGCTCCTATGTCCTTGCTCTGAATGCTTAATGTAGGACTGGAATCATGTCGAATAACGGGTATATAAAGCTCGTCATGTCGCTTAATCGGTGTCGCAACAGGGGCTCTAAAGTATATTTGTTCTGTCATGTAGTGTTTGAAGTAAATTAATATCGTAAGACTCAGAAGACCAAGCTGCTGAAGAAGGTGCCTCTAATAGAATGTCGAAATTTCTTTTATAGAATGAATTAATCAAAGCGGATAATACCTCCTGATTTTTATTGAAAGCATAACCATTTAGTAGAGTTTCATGACGATCGAGACCGGATCCTAGCACATCCTTGCTATCATTTAAATGTACTAGAACTGTATGATCAGTTATTCCTAGACCATCAATAGTTTTCATAAAGTTATCTACATTATCTAACGTGGATAGAGAGTAACCAGCAGCATGTAAGTGACATGTATCCAAACATATTCCAATATTATTCTTATAGTGAGGAGCTTTACGGAGACATTCGTCCAGAATGTATCGAATTTCTTCCATACGATGCCCTAACTTTGTTCCGGTATTGGCTGAACCAGCAGCACATTCTATCAGAACAAGGGGATTTCTAGCATCTGGACTTGGAGTCCTATAATGATCAAGACTATAAATAATATTATCAACTAATGTTTGTAAACCTAAAGGACGATTGAAACAGTAACCACAATGGATGACAACACCACTACCCAAGCAAGCAGCACATTTAAGTAACTCTGTTAATGTCGATCTAGCATAGCTACAATTTCTGCTAAACTGATTAGCATCATTCTTCGCACAGCCGGCCATATTCATAATATGTGGAGCATGAATGTAAAATCGGGATTTGGTTCGTAGATCTTTACACTCTGAAACTCTCATTGTTTTACCAGCCATTACTTGATAGCAAATATTTGGAGAACTGGGATACTCGTTTACTACATTCATTATTCCATGAGGCATCCTCACGTGCATACCATATCTAGATATTAATTTATTAGAATTAGAATAAGAGACAATCGGCAGGCAAGACATCGTAATTTGATCGCAAAATAATATGATTATCTTTTTATCATCATATGGCAGTACATATATCCCAGTTCTACGATATATATTTAAATCAGACATTGTATCGATATATTACGATGCAGCAAGGAATTACTAATTCTGTTAAATTCAAGTATTAACAGAAATAAATACTATAGATTAAATACAGAACCCCATAGAGTATCAGCAAAAGAGCATAAGTTTTACCATCAAGAGCAAACCAGCCTATAAATATTATAATAAGAAATGCGAACATCAATCCCTGAAATACTTCTTTCATTCTAGAAGTCTGAAATCTTTCAAATATTCAAAACACAGACTAGCTTTTCTATAGGAAAACGAGAGACATTAATATTAATATTAGATTGGTCTCTTTAATGGCACTATATTATCACGCTAGCAATTTTCCGGACTTTAAAGGCGTCCCTGAAACATCTACATACACATTGTGCCTTGCGTCATCTTTAGCAAGCTTATCAGAATTTAACTTGGATGCCTTTCCTGGTGATAAGGCTTATATTCATATATTTGCATCTGATGCGAAGATAGTGAGATTTAGTCGAGAATCGAAATATATTTACCGAGATGGAGATAAAGAACTTGTAGTTGCTACGGCAATTGTAGACGATACTATACCAACTGATAAAGAGCAAATGTATCATGTAGGTTCCATGCTAGTACCTATTACTATTTATAAAAGTATATTACAGTCCTATACAGGACAGGATCCTCACCTTAGCTATAATAAAATAGCAAAAGATATTGGAAATCACTTACGGCGTATATAGGCATACATAATATTAGTTATGTATTCAAATTAAAATGAATATCGTGTATTTAATTCTCTTTGATGACCCACCAGACTCCCGCAAAGACTATGTTATTACTGGATGGGGTAGGACTTATGAAGGAAATAAGACAGTTTCCGTTTCTATTCATTGCTATATGCCTTATTTTTCTATAATAGGTAAGCGCAAAGACAACGATGAATATTTAACAGCAGATCAACTAAACGTTGCTCTCTTCGAGATGGAATATGGTATGAAAGGTGACTGGAATAAACCTAAGGGAAAGAACTATTCAAAGAAGAGAACAGTTTACTATTACAACGAAGTTACAGTATGTACAGTTTACTTCAACAGCATGGCAGCTTATCATGGATATCGTAAAAGAGTGAAAGACTTCCAACATCAGCACGTTAAACTTGAGACAAGTGATGATTCCGCCAGTACACTTATCAAGTTCTTCGGAGAGCGCGACATTTCTCCCTGTACATGGTTAACTGTTGATGCGACACCTCTACCTATGGGTCACCCTTCAAGAGTTACAACATGTGATGTTGAGTTTTCAATTCGGTATAATGCAATAGCCAGAACAAATCCAACAATAAATACACTTCCTAATTTCAAGCGCTTTATATATGATATTGAATGTTATGGTTCTAATGAGTTCGGTATGCCAAAAGCATGGAAAGTAACAGATGAAATTATTACTATATCTGTAGACGTAAGTGACACAGAAAATACGTTTAAGGAGAACCACCAATTCTGTCAGGCCAAAGTCAAAGGTAGAGGTAAAAGCATACTTCATTCTTATTCCAATGAAAAGGAGCTGTTGACGGGATTCTTTCAGTTTCTTTATCAAACAGACCCAGACATTCTAGAAACATACAATGGATTCGGATTTGATAATCCCTACATTCATGGCCGATACTCGCGTTACTTCACATACTATCAGAAATTGGGACGTAGCTTTATTTACGAGTCAGAGTGGAAAGACAAAGGTATAGGTGGTTATGGTGGTAAGACTGGATTCATGTACAATAATGATAGACGTGTCAAGATGCACGGACGCTTTGATCTTGATCTTTATAATATTATCAAGAAGGAAGAGGGACGGAGAATGAAGAAGAACACTCTTAGTGCAGTAGCTCAGACCATCCTTGGTAAGGACAAGTTGGATATGGATTTTCGAGAAGGCTTTGAGTCTTTTCGCAATCATAAACTATTTCCCGATGATCCCTACTGGCAAGCCAAGATGGAAGAATTTCTAGACTACGCGGCCATGGATACTGAACTAACTAGAGAGATAGCTAACAAGAAGCGCACAATACCAAACCTCTTTATGAGTTCCAGTAACTTCGGTATTCCTCCGTTCCAACTTTATATTGGTGGTCAACAACAGAAACTTGTAGCTATGATTCATAGAGAAGCTTATAAGTTAGGGATTACTCTCAATCACAGAGATGCTGATTATGTGGACTATGGTGGTGGTATTGTCGAACATCCTGTACCTGGCTATTATACCAAGGTTTTCGTGGTGGATTTTGCAGGAATGTATCCCAGTATCATGTTGGACAAGAATATTTGTCTATCAACTTATATCCCACCAAACCAGCGCCATCTATTTCACGAAGAAGATGTCTGGATGATTCAAACTCGGAGAGGTCCCGTTCATTGGTTCATTAAACAACCTGATACTGATGAGAACGGTAACGAAATACCGCACCCGATCCGTAGAAGAGGTCTTATTCCTATGATCGTTCTCAAGATCATCAACGGTCGTGCTGATGTCAAAGCTAAGTTAAGAACTGTGACAGACGCAGCAGCCCGAGCAGTTTTGGTTATTCTGGAGCTCTTTCTCAAGGAGTCAGCTAATTCTATGTATGGTGTTCTGGGAGTACAAAACAAGAAAGATGAGAATGGTAAGACTAGTAATTCGGGTAAGTTTTCTTGTGTCGAAGCAGCCGAAGCAGTTACAGATACCGGAGCGTTATATATTACACAAGTAAGGGATGAAATGACTAATGTCCATAACTGCGATGTACCTTATGGAGACACAGACTCTAAGTTCGGCAAGTCTCGAGATCCTAATCGTAATCCTCATGAATGTATGCGTACAGTAGCAAAGGAGGTCACACTTAAATTATTTGGTCCTAAGTCTCCAGTCAAGGTTGAACCAGAGAAAGTTATTGACATGATTCTGCTGATGCCCAAGAAATACATATATATTCTACTGAATGAAGAATGCAAGCGCATGATAGACGACAAGAAGACTTTGGAAGATGAATTCGGTGATAAACTGAGAACCAAGGCAGGAGTTCTCAGTTTACTTCGAGATCCTAAGTCTCGCGCGATACTACAACGTGCCGTTAAAACAAAAGGAGATGTTATGGTTCGTAAAGACTCATGTGATTGGCAGCGTGAGGTCTATTTCGACGTAGCTTTTTGTTGTTTCTATGATTTCAGCTTTGAGGATATAGTAGAGTTAATTTACGAACATATTCGTAAGCTATTTAGTGGAGAAGTCAATATAGCTGATCTTACTTATGTTGCTAGATATCGCGCAAGTGCAGGGCCTGATTATTATGTTACTAGATTCGTAGACAGTCTTAGAGCATTCGGTTATGATATTGAGGATGGTGCAGGTCTTGACTTTGTTATAGCAGAAACAGGTAGTAAGAAAACTGCCGAGAAAATGAGGATGCCAGAAATGCTAGGCAACTATCGCATAGACTATTTGCATTATCTAGAGAAATTAATAGCTCATGTTGACGCCGTTGTTTGGGCTAGATTTGGTACCGAGAATTACTTCCGTCAAGTTTACTATAGCACTCCGTATACAGAAATAAGCGTGCTGAGTCCTTGCAAGATGATGTACCAAATCATTAAAGATGGTAAATATCCTACTAATCATATACTTTACCTATCTCGATGTACAACAACTACTACTTATTTCACTATTACAGGAGAAGAATATCAAAGAATGATGTGGGAAGAGTATGTTAGATCACAGCAGGCATTGCTATCCAAAACTAAATCCAAAACTGTTAATCCAGTCCGAATTTATATGTAGACACGACATGTATATTATTAATTAATAATATACAACAATATTAACTTTGGAACGATATATAAACTAGAGTAAGGAGAAGTACCTCAAAACATAACTACTCATCGTCCAATAACTTATCTAGTAAATGAATAATACGAAACTAAGCTTTATCATTAGATAAGGTCTTTACCCGAAATCCGTCTAGAATTTCATAGCTATTATCTAAAACTCTCCGACAGAATAATCATTTTCATCATAAGTCAACAATGTGATTCGCGTTTTACATACCCTCCTTCTCACGTTGCTGTCTTAATTCGCAATCTTCTAGATTACTGTACCTGTCTTACCCCACTCCGCATATAGTGTCACAACAATGGTAAGACGCAATGCTATTTTTCTACTCGGTTCATTAATAACTAATTCTGTATACATATCGTTATAGCTTGTAACACTGTATCCTGGTCAATCAGGATACTTCCAGAAACTGTAAACGGACACATATATCGATCTTGTCGATATATGTAGAATTTTAACAAGTGCTTTCCAATGATGATTTATATCCTTCGTCGTAGCGGAAGGGATTAACAGGTAAAGTAGCATTAAAGTTACGACCGAACAAAGTTTGCATAGTTACCGAAGAAACAGAATTTATTTCTTCCCGAGTAAACACAGATCTATTCTGGTACCAGAATCTATCTCCTTTAATTGATCTACTATATTGGTCTGCTATTATGCTTCCCATAGTTGAGCCAAATGATGTACCTCCAACTTTAGGTTCAGCGTACATACCAACAATAGCATCAATATTATTAATCTTACCATATAATTGTTGAAGTTTTGCAGCAAGTACTGACTCATTAGTTATATAAGTAAAACAGGCCAAGAGGTCGGAAGTAGTTGAATCTTCCAGATGACGAGGGCAACCTCTTAATCCGTAAATTCTACGCTCCAGTCTGTTACCTTCGTGATAAGTTTTACGCAGTCTGAGATAATTAGGTAATCCATTAATTCTTGCTCTTTCCATATCAAGAGCCATAAGATCCGTACCACCATTGATATTATGAATGCTACGTATGTTAATGTCTATGAGGTTATCGATGGCGAGAGTTCTGGTATTTATAAGGCCTCGAGCTACATTCTCATAGCTTTCCGCCGATGCTAGAACACGTAAAGGAGTGAAAGGTCCTCCTGACTGACCGAGAAAAGGTAGTGTGGTAGTGACATTTGTAGCACCATTATAATACGTCTGTCCACATTTATTTATAGCGAAATAAGGAGTAAGAGCGGAATGTCCATATCTAAATGCTGCAGATGCAAAAGCCATACTTGTGCTGGCATCAACGCTTCTATCGTAACGCCTGTAATCTTTAATATAATTATCGATGAAATACTCTCCTAATGCGTTGGGTAAATACTCATTACGGATAATGTGTTGATAGTAAGCAATATTCAAACGCCGAGCTTCTTCGAATAATCTGTCGTCGTTCCAGTTAGGATGATCTATCTTCAACTCTTCACATAATCTATTGTGCTCCCGTGTAAAGAGCAGATGGAACATACTCAGTGCTACGTTTTCAGGAGTTCTCGTATCATCTTGAGTCCAAACTTCATTGGGCGGCATTTCGAAACCGAATAATGTGTCAACAGGCAATCCAACATTAAGTCTTCTTGGTAGCAAGTTCGTGAAGTTAAATACCTTACCTGCATAGACAATATCGTAATTATCTGTCTTGAGTTTACCATCGTGAAGAGTTCGTAAAGCGATATTGGTTTGTGAATTACGACCATAGATTAAATGTAAGTCAAGATAGGAGGTAGCGTTATTAACAACTTCAAATACTCCGGATTCACTAGAAATTTCACCCGCACTATATCTAGAGTCAATAAATAATTGAGGGTCAGTGAGTCCACATCGAAAGCCTGGAATCGGTGCAGAACCGGGACGATAGAAACAAAGCAGATCATTCTGTGTGACGTTGATTCGTAGAGACCATACTCTAGCCCAGTTGAGTATTTTGGCATTGTCTTCAAAGTCATGATTAATGAACTGACCAAACATGATACTGAACATATTGTGATTATCGTCTGTATCAACGACACTAGGTCCTTGTGATATTGTGTTACTTACCACTCTAGTATTGGGTCCCGATCGAGGTAGAGATACATTATCTTCATATTCATAGCCTTCTTCGCCTCTGAGAAAGTAAGTGAATGCGGATCCTTGGTTAGGGTTTCTAAGGTTATTATATCTGCCATCTAGGCTCCTATAACAGGAGACGAGGGTAATAGCTAAAGTTAACAGAACTAACGATCTCATCTTTTATACGGGAAAAGAATTCTGTTGGAATTATACATATCACGATATGTATAATTATGCATTTACAAGAGATAATGAGAATTAATCCACATAGCAGAGAAATTAATCCATGGTTCGTCTCCACAAAGTATTTGAACAATAGTACCACCAGATGGAGCCAAACACCAAGTAGAGTCTAGATTCGAGAGTAATCCATATTCATACTGTATCCATTGATTTGTTATGCCCGAAGAAGTAAAATCACAGTTAGCTAGAGTTTGTACTGCATTTATAGTATTACTACGGGTAACACAGAGGTTTGTGTTGTTGAGTCGAAGGCGAAGCTGATTGCTAACGTAATCAAGAGACCAAGTTTGGGAACCTAGATTAGCACAGGTGGCCAACTCTAAGGTATTGTCAGACGCAACTTGCAAACATTTAGTAGGATTGTTAAAGTACTTCACATTACCAACTGGTACACCTGGAGGACAGAGAATCCCATTAGATCCGTCAGGTGTGCAACATTGACCCAACCAAGGATATGTGCCGGAAGTACAGCAGTAAGCTGCCGCGATAAATGTAAATAATAGAAGTTTCTGCATGTTGTTTTATCTGTAGAAATATTTTGGACTTTATTCCAGCGAATTCGAAAAACAAACTTCTCATGAGCTATCGTTCTTTATATATCGATAAGTCGGTATATAAATATTATTATGTCAAGTAGAGTCAAATTCTTTCTTGTATTTGGTGATCAAATATTCTGGGCTACCTATTCGACAACGATCACGTACAGAGAAAAGTATGTATACATCTGTTGTATTCTCTTGATCAATTCTATTTATACGACCCATCATCTGTTTAAATTTCGTGTAGTCGTCAGGAGAAACTATGACAACTGTATCCACTTTACCGAAGTTATATCCAGCATTATAATGATTAGGTATGAATAGAGTTTTAATGACTCCTTGCATAAATAATTTACATCTATGAGCCGGTTTTGATCTACATATAGAATCATCAAATCCACACTTCCTCATTAACTGTCTATCTTCGCTGTATACTATAGATCTTTTGTTCGGGATCAGAACCAGTTCTTTGATTTTATCCACGAAGTCGTAATTGAGAGCCTTATGATACACTTCTAACCAGTCTCTAATATCAAAATTATGGTAGGACTTACCATCTAAAATAATAACCCCGCTGGAACCAAAGCATCTATGAAGGGGTATTCCGGTTGCCTTCTGCATATACTTGTGCATATCTGTATCATAAATAAAGGGTCTCGGAGGTTTCGGACATTCAGAAGATGGAGCATAAAGCGCTCTTTCTAGATAATAGCTTGCAGCATTCACTAGTCCTCTTTCTAGATAATTACTTATTGCAACATACTCATTCTTTTCTTTAACATCAATGAAGTAATCAAGAGGATCAACCAAGTGAAACTTTGGTAGTCTAAATCTTCTTCTGACATCCAATTCCAACTGACTTAGTCGAATGTTGATGATGCTATTGGGATGATCAAACAAATCTCTTAACTGAAAATTCTTAAAGTTTCCGCTTTCATTTAAGGCTATTTCATTTGCAGTCAGACCCCAGAGGACTCCATGTTTTGTTCTTTCTTTGAGATGCCTGCGCATATCCACCTTCTTGAACAATTTCTCATGTACTTCATCCAGTACAAAACGCCTATACTTAACAAAGTCTGATTCTTTGAGTTCGCTGATAGCTATTATAGGTATCTTAACATTATATTTAGCTAGCTCCTGTTTCCAAATGATAGTGTGTTTCTTCTGAAGTAGTATCACAGTAGGGACAGGGTTCAAAATATAACTGTATAACACGACTGCTGTTTTACCGATACCAGTGTCTAGATTAAGTATTGAGCTTAAACCCTTAGTTTCTCTTTCTAATAGAAATCTGACACTCCTTCGTTGATGATCGTACAGATTAATACCTTGCAAATCGCATAAATGTTTGTCAGTAAATATCCGTAGAAACTCCTTGGAAACACATTTCAAAGATTTAATGTCTCGGGTATTTAACGTACTAACTAGATTGTAGAGTACTTCATCAGGCAGTAAAGCTAGAGCCATTTGACGCCTGGAATATGACTATCATAATATTTTTAGTATACGTGAAATTGAAGATAATTAGACAAAGCTGAAACAGTAAGGTAATTTGAATGAACATTTACTACTATTCAAGAAGTTAATAGATACATATATGTTTATATGTATATAATTATAATCGTTCGAAGTAATACCTAATATCTCTTAATCTACCATGTCTGCCTTGAGGAGAGCTCCTTGATATAGGATAAGAGGTCTTTATGTTCTTAAATACAGACACGAATCTTATAGGAACAAAACTATTGTTATAATAGATAGGAAGACTTCCATGACCCAAGACTTCTGAGTTCTCAAGAGGTATATTGCACTCGAAATCTACAGCTTTAAAGAAGGATGGTCTGATTCTTATTTGTATGTCTCCAGAATCTACGATTGTTAATTTACCAGATAACAGAACTTCTTGGTCGACAGGAAAACAGTCAGTATTGATGTACCAATTGTCATTATCTAGCAAATCTACAGATGAAAATTCTATATTACTAGAAATTATATTTGATCCTTGAGACAAAGATATATGGAAGAATTTAATCCTTGGTATTGATGCAGGCATGTATATGTAGGAGCTAGAGACCATGTATACAGGATTAGATTTGTAACTATCTTTTCTGGAGACTCTTAGCACTGATTCATACTTCAATTTCATAGATTTACAGGTATATCTAAGATTAAGCAGTTCTAATGTGTCAAATGACAATATATTTAGAAGAGCATCTTCACCTATCGTCAATAGTGTGTATATCTCTCGTTTCTGAGGTAAATCAAATATTCGAAAGATGTTATTGTCGCATTTGGCAGAAAGGTGATTTGTTCTGCTAGTTTCTTTTATAACCTTCTTTGGCGTCAACCAGTTCGCCAGATGTTCCTCCATGAAGTAGCGAGTATATTATAATTTTAGTATTTTTGTTTCAAGGTAGACAAGCCATGTCATACGATACAAATAAAATTGTAAAATTTCTAACTGAACTGCTGTATGGGTAATTTCTGTTTTCCTTTCGGTAAACCTTCTGGTTACTCTCAACCCCATCCTTATATTCGTCCTGTGGACACAACCTTTGAACCTATACGACCTCTTTTCCTTAGAAAATGCTTAGATTGTAACGCAGTAATAGAAGACAAGCCGAGTAACTATAAATATTGTTCTGATTGTTATTCCAAACGACAACGGAAAGTTTTCTGTTGCAAGATCTGTAAGATAGAAACAGAGGGTAAATATCCCAAGTGTTATAACTGTTATCAATTAGAATTAGTCACTAATACTTGTGTGAAATGCAATGAAGAGTTTAAAGTAACGCGTAAAGACGCATACAAAGAGATGTGCACTAGACAAAAGTGTATGGACTTTACTTCTGATCAAAAGAAGCAAATAGTCAAGGATTTGGGTAAGAAGAAGTATTCAAAGAAGGCTATTATCTGGATTCAATCAATTATGGAGAAAGAGGGCATCTTTATTCAACACGAAGAAAGTGGAGGAGAAATCAAGGTTTCGACAGCTAAAGGTCCTCGTAAAGTAGATGGATTCTATAAAGAGACAAACACTGTATATGAATTCCACGGTAACTACTTTCATGGCTATCCTCCTTCTCACGAAAAGTACTCAGGTAAAGGCATCGGAGGCAAATTAAATAGCGAATTATATGAGAAAACCATAGCCAGAGACAGATTGCTAGTCGATTCTGGTTATAAGGTAGTTAGTATCTTTGAACACGAGTTCGTTTAGGTATGTAATATAATTGAACTATGCATCTCATATTAATCGAGAAATAGTTTCTTTCTATTGACATTTATTATTTGCCAATACATCATTGAATTCATCTACTGTGGAATTGATCTGCACTTTGATATATCTTAAGATATATCAATTTCGACTTAAGATTGGTAAATTGCAGAAAACCATAATGGAGGAAAAGTTTAATTATTCGGATTATATATTAGATGACATAGAATCAGACATCCCTGCTCAAATACTAGAGGAAAGTATAAATCCCAGAGAATGTGAGATATGTGGAATAGATATATGTTTAGCACCTAAAGATCATGTAATGTGCGGAGAATGCTACTATGTAATTCATATCTCAAATCAACAAGAGGGGTCATTAGGACTTGAGAAGCTCAGAATTAACAATGACACAACAGAGAATCAACAAACAGTCTCGATTCTTTGTTGCAAATGTTCTCAGCTCTTCGATGTTAAGGAGTCTGAGAAATGGAAAACCACATGTCGAAATTGTTACTTCCTCCGCAAATGCGAGAAGTGCAAATCAGACATTTCTGAGCTTCCATCTTACAAACAGCTATGTGACAACTGTTATCAGCTACAGTTGATTACGAAAACATGTCACAAATGTGGTAGATCTTTCTCAATTCCCCGAAGTCAGTCATACAAGAAACTTTGTAGTAGATCCGATTGTGTAGAGATAACTTCCGAGCAACAAGAGAAGATACAAAAGACGTTAACCAAGAACGGTTACTCGCAGAAGGAAATATCTTGGCTGGAAAGTATAGCTCAGACAGAGGGTATACAAATACAACATAAGGGAAATGGCAATCAATACATAATTATTACAAAGATGGGTCCTAAGAAAGTGGATGGATATTGTTACAAAAACAACACAGTATATGAGTTTTACGGCGAGTATTATCATGGACATCCTACTAAGTCTGGTATTGGGGTAAATGGTAAAACATACAAGGAATTGTACCAAAGGACTCTGGAGAGGGAAGAGTTAATAAAGGAGGTAGGTTATACAATAGTCTCAATGTTAGAAGAAGATTACGATAAGAAGTAGTACATATTCATTTTGAATATGTAAGAGAAGATGAGTTTAATGATAAGAAGAGTATAACTATATTGTGTAAGTTTAATAACTTAAATTAATGATTTATTTGAGTCGGAGTAATTACTAACAACTTCTAATTATCGGATTTTCAAGCTGACTACCTAAGTAAATATCAGTTTCGAATTTGAGTTGGAAATTGGATCGGTACTTCTCCAAAATTCGATTACTTGTGTGGATAAGTAATTACAAGTCTAGGAATAACTTTTCATCTATGTTACTATGAAAACAAGAAATGATCAGATCTGTCGGTATTTCTATTATTTAATGAATATGGCATCAGATTAACAATAACTAAGCAAAGCACATTTCATTCGATATTTATCCGTGATAACTATTTATCAATAAAGAATAAGGACTATCTATAATCGTTATATACCTCATCTCATGGTTATAAAAGACAGTATTAATATACTTTCTATATTAATATCGTGCAGCGATTCTGTATTTGTTCATCGATGACTTTGGCAATACTCATCTTCTTTAATTAATCAATGCAAATAGTATTATTTCACGAAGCCCTATAATCATCTGTTCCACAACTAGTTCTAGTTTTCGGACTGTATCCATTCAATTTCCAACCCAAATTCGAAACTGATATTTACTTAGGTAGTCAGCTTGAAAATCCGATAATTAGAAGTTGTTAGTAATTACTGATAGACTTTAAACTTTAGTTCGTGACTTATTTAACTTATGCGGGTATCTAAAGCTATACCGCCGATATCAGCAATTACTTACATAATATATTCCAATAGGAATATATTAATGTTACTTCTGGAGCCGTTCTCGACAGCATATCTTAAAGAGTCTAAATGACGTCCCTTAGTAGCAATTCTTATACATATACTTTAGATCTTCGGAATCTATAATTATCAAACATTTATACTTATCGCTAGTTCTAGTGTAGAAATTAAAGATCTTGGAACCACTGTCAAATGTTTACTTCTTCATGGAAGAATCACTAGATTAGCGACTTGTGTAGAACGGGTATGTATATATTTAATAATTATTCCCATTCTGAAGGATAGTTTTGGAGTAGATAATTTCGACACTCTGGTTTGTTTCTGCATTGTAATAAAGCTTTCTGGTAAGTTTCAAAGTCTATAGGGCAACCATTCTGAAGTAAATACTTTAAACATTCCAAGTCGGGACCCAAGAAAGCAAGGTATATTCTAGAATTCCAAGGACAGCCATTTTCATGAGCATACTTTAAACAATCTAGATGTCCTCCAGAAGCTGCATTACATGTATCTTCATTCCAAGGACAGCCATTTTCATGAGCATACTTTAGACAATGAATATGGCTGTTTTCTGCGGCGTTGGAATGGTAAGGTGTTTATTGAGAATATATCAGAATCTAACTCCGAATACTAGAAATACGCATAATCTAAGGCACATACAGAGAATAATTAATTACATATCTTGATATATTGATGAATTCAATATATCATAATTAAATGTAACTTTACAAAGTTGTAAGATATATTGCGAAACAGTATATTTAGCCTTGTAAGTTCTATTCAACAATATTTAATATTTGAGACAACCGTATTTACTACCAAATCCTAATTATGGAATTTTGGAAGATACTACTTCAGTATTTTCCGGTTTGCGATCTGTCTCGGAAATTAAACTCAGTTATATAGTAATGAAATACGAATTCAGTATAACTTTCCCCTCTTTCGATGTAGAAAGTTACATATAACCTTATGTTCCTACCAGTTAATTTATCGAGTAAAGTTAATATCTGGAAGACTATAAACAGAATATCAATTTCAAACTTCGATTTATTCACATCTGATGTTTCTTTCGACGCCACGATTATTCTGTATTATTAACATAGAGTTCAGTTCGAGTCTTTCAAAATCGATATTAATATAAGTCATATATTAATATCGCGTAATTCTTATGAATAAGTCAACTCGTAAATGTATTCAAGTTCTTACTAAAGTTATTTAGCAATTATAGCAGCTATTTTCTCGATGAGCAGCAGGTGCTTGTTTCCACGAGTCGTATAATTTTCTAGAGTTCTAAATCGAATTTCTAAATTCAATATCGAATCGGAAAATTACTCGGCTAGTTCCCTTGAAAATCCCATAATTAGGAAAGATTAGCAATTACGGTAATTTACCAATACTTAACTTTGTGAAAAAGAAGCTCGTGAAGTAGCTACTTCACGATAGTAAAGTATTAATATAAAATAACGGTTTATCATTTCCATTGTACACGATATGTTAGAATCTTTGCTTCCAGAGTTACTTAATATTGTTGTCCAATATATGGATAGCATCTCTTGTAAGATGATACGTATGACAAGTAAGTATTTACAGAAAGTAGTCAAACAACCTTTTTCTCTATACCTTGATGGTGTTTATACTCTAAGTACAGTAAAGTTAATGAAAGAGCTAAAATATACAAATTCGGTTATGAAGTATCCTGTGTTTGAGTATAGCGATATCTCTGTAATAACTCAGGTAGTTGAAGATTCTGAGCTATGCGGACTTTTATGTCTCCATGGACGATTAGAGGATTTAAAGTATGCTCATGAAAATGGATATCCCTGGAGTTCTAACTGTTCTGACAATGCCGCATCAGGAGGTCATTTAGACTGTCTAAAGTATTTACATGAGAATGGCTATATCTTGGACTCTGATACTTGTGTCAATGCAGTTCGTAAGGGAAACTTGGAGTGCTTAAAGTATGCCCGCGAAAATGGTGGCTCCTGGAATGAAGACGTCTGTACTGAAGCCGCATCAGGAGGTTATCTAGATTGTTTGAAATATGCTCATGAAAATGATTGTCTCTGGAATACTGAGGTATGTAAAATGGCGGCTTTTGGTGGTCATTTAGACTGTCTGAAATATGCTCATGAGAATGATTGTCTCTGGGATGAACAGACTACCATTCACGCAGCTCTAAGAGGTGATCTAGATTGTTTGAAATATGCTTCCGAGAATGGCTGTCCTTGGAATAAATACACATATAAAGCAGCACTATCAAGTATTAGTACTAAGTGCTTGGATTATCTACGGGAAAACGAATGTCCTCAAGAATAGAAATAACATCTTTCTTCGATATATGAGTCTGCACATATATCGAATACTACAAAATAATACTTATCATATTCACGAGAATGCTCTCAACTCTGTTTCTCGGGCTACTTAATATTATTCTTGGACATAGCGATGGTATCTCCCGTAAGATGTTAAGTATGACGAGTAATATCCACGTAACTCAACATCTTCGCTTGATTACTGGTCTTCATACTCTATGAAATCATTACTATCAACAATAAATTAGAGAAATTTATTGACCTTCTGTTAGGCTACTTTATCGATATATAACAACTTGACAAGCTATATCAAACTACTTCTTACTTTTCAGCTCCTCGAACTTCTAAACTAAGTTCAGTTCTTTGCTAGATTATTTCAACGACGTAGTTAAGGCGACAACCGAAAGAACGAAACAAATATAAAGAATTATATGTTACTACGTAACATATACACTCATATTATAACATAATGATATCAATCTCTTCTGCTCAGTAACGAATAAAAGATATCAGAACTATGTGTTCTCTTGACACTGGAAATAGGCAATGTGCGTTTGAACTCACTGACAAGTATAACATTGTACACAGGTATCTTAATATTGAAACCATCGCGGCTTGTGATGGTTCCCTTGTCAGTAAATAATGATATTTCGCCGGTTTTCATTTGAAAGTCCCATGGTACTTCATCGTCAGAATGGACAAAATAACCACTCTCGTATTTGCATCCTTCTCTCAGTATTATATGGATAGATGACGCATCTTTGATTCTTTTCGAGAGATCAAATCTATACCATGTATGAGTCCTACCCAATGTATCTAAAGAATCACTTACCGCAACATTTTCCTCTTCTTTGACTTCGACAGCAAAGTACTCTTTATTCACTTTCAAGAATACCATCGAGTCTAATATGTATTCGTTGGGAAAGCATAAATAATAAGAAGATATGCGATAAGATAGAGTGTACCCGCATCTGATGTTTCCCTTCTTAACAGATCTTCTCAACGTGGATTCGTATATGCTATTGAGTTTCTTACAACAGTATCGCATATTTATCAGGTCGAAAGGATCGTAGCTAAGTATAGCATCGGCCACATCCTGAGTCAGTAACACTGACTCAAAATCATAAACTATTGGATTTACTATAGGAGGTGGATTATTCATTGTGGTGGTGGTGGTATGAGACTATAATAGTGAGAGGACAGTTATAAATGAGTATTATTTTATATTCTATAGCAAAATAGAATATCGTCGCATGTCTACTTTGTTGTATAATTATGGAATGTTTAAATAATCTTAGTCTAGAATTTGCTTACTTGTTGCTCTCTATGAATGCTCTAATCAAACCTAATTGTTAAATTCTTATTAGAGTCAATTCTTATACACTGTCATAACTTAGAACACATATCGTTTCACCAAAGAAGGAGTCAGTATAATTGTGATAGATTTGGCGAAACCAAAAGATGCAAATATGTAGTCAAAGTTTCGGTGGGTAAGTTTAACTTCAAAATTTGAAATATAACATAAGTAGCAGTAATATTATCAGTAGAATTAGATACATTATATTCATTATATATTGATTAATCAATATATAATTATTGTTTCAATTCGACAAGAAAGTCTTCCACACAAGTCTGAAGTAGACCCCACTTAACCTCATCAAACTCTTCCCTTCTAATATCAATTCTACCATCAGCATACTGCACGTAATCGCAAGAAGTAGCCCCTACAACGAACATCTGGAATTGCATTTGTAATACATGGGCATCATATATGAATTCTTTGATTGTTCTAGGTGCTTTGCATTCAACTATTAACTTAGAGTCAGTACCATCTGAATTTAGAACTATAGCATCTGGAGTAGCCCCTATATCAGGAATAATCTTCGACAAACAAAAGCTAGGTTGTCGAATCTTGTAGCCTTTAACTTTACAGTATTCGGCTAAAATAGTTGGTTCTAACTCTATACCTCTCCTCATGTCATCGTTAACGTCAATCTTTGTATTATTAATAATTTGATGTTTATATGCTTCTCTACTCATAAATCTACTTCTACCACTAACTGCTGAGGCACCTGTAGCAGTAACTTTACCTTGCCTTGCTTTCTCCCATTCAGGAGTTCTAGGAGGATATATTAATTCGTAATAGGTACCTCTGTCGATATAGCCTTCCATGATATTTTATAAGAAAGTAGAACTAGTAATTATAACAGAGTAGAAACTAAGTAATTATAGGAAAGTAGAACTAGTAATTATAACAAAGTACTAGAACTAATGTAGTAAAGAAGTTACATTATGATCTAATTAGTAGAACTAATGTAGTAAAGAAGTTACATTATGATCTAATTGTAATATTTCATTCTTCCATCATAGCCGACAGGTTAAGTATCTCGTCCAACAACTTATTCATACTTTTACCAGTTCTAGCACTAACAGATAAATAGTTTGAAGACTCTAGTAAGTCTGATTTAGTACCAGTAAAGAGAATTGGTAGAGTCTTCAGCTTTTCTGGTAAACTAGACAAAGGTAAAGTACCATCTTTTGTATTCCATAATAATAGTATAGAATCAAACCGAATACGTGGTATTCTTTCTTGAATGTCATAGAAATCTATATAGTTACCAGAGTAATAGTGTCGATATATGGTATAGTCTTTTTCAACATAACTGATCTCAGATTTATATTTACAGAGAGTCGTCTTTCCTGATCCTTTTGTTCCTAGAACTAATACATTTATCGACATCTTTCTCTGGCGTCGATATTATCTTAACATGTATTGCAAAATTCGCAATATATGTTTTCTGTATATCAACTAGATTAACCAATTGCTTATCAGTTTGTCTTCTGTCTATTTATTCCGCAACCACAACATTGTAGAGTTTCTTTCAGATATAATTAAAGATATTGTATTAATACAATATCTTTATATACGACTCTTTCATTACTTAGACGAACTGTCATCAAAGTGTATCTCTGACGTGAATAAAACATAAAGAGTAAATCTTCTCAAAGGTCAGAAATCTTCTTTACTACGATTGTCAACACTATTCGTTTGTATATCGATAAAGTCGATATACATACAACTAAAGATAAGACCCACGAGGCATACAATATCCCAGGCTCGGATTTCTAAGTATTTGATCGATGTAAGTAAAAGACAACTTTCCAACAATCGATTTTCTTGTACGCATATCGCAATAAGAAATGTGTTGCTGATCATAGAAAATTTCACTTATAGATGAGTAATTATCAGGTTCCTTATGTATACCTTCATGCATCCATCCTTCGAATATTTTAGATCTGCCATATGCTACATTTAAATTCTTTAGTATTGATGTAGTAATATATGTTCCATTGCAATCGCTTATTACAAAGTCTCCTCTTACCAGAGATATATCTTCTATAATTCTATCATATACAATAGCTCTGTATATTTCTTCATAGAGATAATCATTATAACCAGATAGACATGAACAAGATATCTCTATAAACTTTACTAATATAGCAGATTTATATTCTCTTGTTAATTGGTCAACATGCAGCATACAGTAGACGTTCATTCTGTTGTATTAATTTTGAGAGATATCAAATCTTACAATATAGAGAAGAGAAAGGGTACAAGTTTATAACATTAAAAAACAGGTCTAATTATGACTAATAGGTATTTAGTGGATACAGCCGTCAAGAGTGATGATCCAATAAAAGTAGCAACGTGTCTCCGGAAGTACTACAGGAAGATATCTTCTACTTACTTAACATCATTCTCTGATAGTAAACCTATCATACGTCATGCCTCACTAACCAATATTACTGAGAATACTCTTTCTTACATTATTTCCGTATCCTCAATGTTAATATATGAAAACGAGAATGGTATTATTGACCATGGAAGTAGAGATATGATAGTGTCATATTGCTTACGGAAACTCTACAATTTAGGTAAATTCAGTTTATTGAAGGATGAATTATATAAGTTAGATAAGTCCTTATCTCTATATATTACTAAATCCGATACTAGTATTTATTATGTGGGAGATGAATTGACAAAATGGATACATATAAATTGTAAGGAATTAGAAGCACTGTTTCCTCTCTATTATCCCCGTGATATTAAGGAACTCACAGAGCTTGAGGATTTAAGCTATGATTTTCGATTAAGTAAAGATTTATTGTGCAAAGTTGATAAGAAACTTATTGAACCGCTCTTATCTTGGAGAAACGAAAGTGGGAACAGATACGTTCCTTCGGAGAAAGAGATAACTAGGTTACGTAAAAAGAAAGCTGTATGGAAACGATACAAGGCTTCCCTTTGTTAAGTACATATGTCTGTGTTGATATATGTACGAGTTATTACTAAGTATATCTGTGTTGATATACTTTCTACAGCTTCTAGTTGCTACTCTTACTTACTTAACAATCTAATTTAAAAAATTATTACAATATGGATTTCCTGCCAAACGAAATATTGGTTAACTTTGCTACTAAACTAAGTCTTGTCAATATCAGATCATTGAGATGTGTGAGCCTACACTTCAAGGAAGTTTACTCCGACAAATATATCTTGGATACTAATGCAGTCAAACTCTACGATCATCAACTGAATGGTGCTAAATTTCTACTTGATAGAGAAACAGTAGGATTAAGTTCCATATTAAACTTTGATACTGGAATGGGTAAAACTGCCACGGTAATTTATGCCTACAAACAGAATCCCATATCAACTATAATTATAGTTCGTAAGAAGTATAGGTCTATATGGGAGAAAGAAATGATCAAGCATGGAGTTAATATACATATAGCAACTCCTTCTCAAATCAATGAACCCATAACGAAATACAAGAGAGTTATTATGGATGAGATACACGAAGCCTTACTAGGAACTACTAGTCAAAATTACAAATTTGCAGAGTATCTAAAGAATACTGTTATCTGGGGATTAACAGCAATTAGAATAGTTGTTAATCGCGGAGAGTTCCAAAAAGCCCACCTCCAAGCATTCTTCGGGGCACCTGATTGTGTTAAGACTGTTAAGATTCATAGCGTAGACAAAGAGATTAGAGATAGCTTTAAATTACCTAAATTTACTATTGTTAATACTGACATAGATAAAGAACGAATTGAAACTATGGATGCACTAGCTATATATCTAGACACAATGTATAATTATGTGTCTCGAGAGCCAAACAATAGATATCAAGTCGTTCTAAATAACGGAAGTGTTGACTATTGTTATGATCTAAACATGTATAACGAATTTCATCACAGACTCTTTATGTTCGGTCCTCCAATCCGTCTTCCCAAATGCATAAATCAAGATGGCTCTATATCAATAGATGGTAAGATATATACAACTTTACTATTGAAACAAACGATGGATTTCTGCGGATCAGTTCGTAAAGTCTACGCCGAAACCAAGCTAAAAGAAATAGTAGATCAGCACAAAGACAAAAGAATAATAGTTTATACCGATGAGCCTTGCTTTAATCTCTGGCATAAGTTAGAAAGCCAAGGCTTCTTTTCCAAATCTCATAGCACAAACTGTGACAAGTTTTCGCTCAATGAGATTAGCCTATTGGTTCTACCAATTAAATATAACGCGGGGTTCAATCTAGGTAAGATTGATATCATAGTAGTCTTGTCTAGAAATCTGTTATATAATGACTTCTATCAAATGATGGGTAGAGTAAATAGACTTGACTGTAACAATATAACAGAAGTATATATTTTGGCTTCTGGTGAATCTAATTTAACTAATGCCTCTTCAGTAGTTAGCAAATACAAGATTGACTTTGTAATGTAATGATTATAAATATATATCAGACGTACTGATATATGCAATTACTCGTAAATTAAGAAGAGAAATTAGAAGACAATTTTCCTGGCTGTGGAGAATAGCGTACGATAGATAAGTTTTCATCTTTTCCAATCCATAAGCGCAATCTTGATATTATGTGACTATAATTATTTTTCAATAGCCAATTGTACTCAAGAAATGACAGATTGTTGAAGTTATAACCTAACTCATCATAGCAGTCAAAGTCCTCATTCGTTCTCAGAGTTAAAGAGGAATTCTTTACTTTGTTCCAATAGTACTCGACCAACAATCGATAAAGCTTCCTATCATTCTGATAATATGACAGAACCATTGATATCTCTTCATATGAAGATCTTCTAGTAACTAGCTTAGTTATCTGTTGTAAATTCTTTGACTCCAAAGCCGAAAGAATTTTCGAATAAGAGATCTTGAGAAGAGGATATTCTCCTTGATGTCTATTTACAGTCACTTTACGCGAAGGTATAGAGATGGGGCTAGACATGATAAGTATAACGATGTAATTTTTATGGTAACGAATTACATTTTGGATGAGTTTGGTCTTGAGTCTAGTAAAGAAGTAAGTAAGTAAGTAAAGAAGTAAGTAAGTAAGTAAGTAAGTAAGTAAGTAAAGAAGTAAGTAAGTAAGTAAGTAAGTAAGTAAGTAAGTAAGTAAGTAAGTAAGTAAGTAAGTAAGTAAGTAAGTAAGTAAGTAATATACATTGCATCTTCAATGTACATAACAACACCAATTATTTATTAAAGAAACATAACAAATCACTCATCAGAACAAACATCTTCTTGTCTTCGATGGTTAGTATCGAATCATGTAGAGAAATTAGGATATCTGCCATGTTTTCGGTTACATCTTTCTCTGACATCATAAATTTAGCAATATCTATTGCGAATTCCAGAAGTGGAGGTCTAGGTTCCTCGTTCTTTAGCCAAATACTCATTAACCGACTCTTGTTAGTTATACTATACCCATAGCGTTCAAACAACAACTCTACAGTATCAGTGTCAAAGTATAATATAAGTAGCAAATAGTAATCAAAAACCGATAAATCAACATGATTAGAAGACTCTTTCTCAATGCGAAGTAAGTTAGTCATAATGAAAGATAACATATTGGATTGAAAGATAGCATCTTCTCGAAGCTTATTGAAGATATAATATTTATTCTGCATCTGCATAAGTCTACCGAATATACTATGAATTTCACTAGAGTATTTAACAATATTTCCACAAAGACAAGGCTTCAGATATCTATAATCGTCGCACAATTCTATGAACTTACCTCTTAACAACACTGTATAATTAGAGCCAATTTCTTGTTGAAACTTAGACATATCGCTATGTGCTAGAACTAGAAGACATTTCGTGTATAAATCAATATATAATTTGTCGTAAGATCTTCCATATTTGGTTAGAAATTCTAATCTTAACCAAATATCACTGTTGTAGACTTCATCTTCACTACAAATAATGGCTACCTCGAGAAGCAGCTCTACAACGCAGACTATTGTTTTCTCTTCTATCTTAGGTTCATTTACAAGACTAAAGATAGAGTCTACAACTGTTTTGCTATCAAACGAAAGAACTTTATAATATCGGGACCCTATCAGAATTTTCGTAGCTTGATTTACTTTCTCAATTCCTATCGACATTATATTACGAAGCCTAGTAATAAATTGTTTCTTGATGTTAATCTCAGATACAAGAGCTAATACGGGATAATCTTTAATATCATCTCCAGAAGTCAATGATTCTTCGATAGTTATCATGTCATTGTTCGAAGCATTAAGTAACATGTCAAACGCGGATTCAATAGACTTCATAGAACCAGACGACTTCAACATGTTATATATTGACTCCATTTCTGACGAATATTGTTGATATATTTTATGTAGAGTGGTATCAATAGTACATCCATTGAATCCAAGTTTGACATGTTACTAATGTTCTCGGATAAAGATTAATTTATCTCAATTACACTTGTGTGTGGAGTAGAAACCTTCTTGTCTATTGTCTCCAAAGAATTATACCTAAATAGGAATTAGTTATTTGACTTGCCATATTAGATAATAATTTCTGTTGTTCTGATATAGCAAGTCAAATAGAGAAATTAACGCTACTAGAGTACTTCTCTGAAAGGATAACGGTACATATATCAGTTGGTATATGTATAATCTTATGTTAATACGAGTTAGTTATGTTTCGTTCCAGCTTCAGTCTCAATCCTCCTTTATCTAAAGTAGGATATAGAGATCTAGTGATAGTTCCATCTTTCTTTGCTTTATTTAGATGAAGTTGCAATAATCCAACAGTAATATTCGATCTAGTAATATACAGATCATTACTTAGATCTGATACTTGCAGGCCCAAAACGAAAAGAGTGTTGGATATAATATCTAGAGTGCGCTGCCATTTTGCAGGTTCATTAAAGTTAATATTTGAATATGCTATTCTCGATGGTAAAGAAGTGATGACTTGCCTGCGAGTTCCAACAGGAATACTTGCTCTTAATAAGGCATGACGTTCCTTGTTATCTTCTAGTGTAATAATGTAGTCGTAGTCTGGTATTGTATTTAATATATCCTCCGCTTCTGATTTTGATATGTATTCAGAGATCTCTACACTTATTACCAAATCTTCCGAAATTATTGGCTTAAGTCCGAGGTTTTCTAGACTCTTAGCAGTCTTTCTTACCCTCTCTGCTTTCGTATTCATTGCTTCAATTTATTTTGGGATATTTTCAGAATAGAAGTTAGCGGGGAATTTGTATCTTTTCGACGAAAAGATACATATCAATACTTTATTATTCCTAGTCAGATAAGTCACAATCGAAATCATCTGATGGAGCTTCAGATATGTGAATAGTTACTTCTCCCTGCTTTCCTGGTTCTGCTTTTAATTGCCATCCATAAGGGCGAAGACTGTTAATTATACTCGTTGCGACTTTGGAATCCAGTCCATAGTTGTTCACACGAAAACTACGAAGTCCTATAGGTGTTAGATCATTGGACCTAATTCCTAGAGCAATAGTAGCACTCCTTAATATCGTTGTTCCGGCGGTACCATATTTCATATCCTTGTGCAATGGGTGTGTGTCTGAAATAGTTAGCCCTTGTTCCGACGATACTATGTCACATATGTAGTTTCGAGGTTCACCACAACCTCCACTTTTCACTATTCCAACTCTCGTCTGATATTTGGAATTCTTATCTTCTTTATGTCTATATATTCTAGCAACGTAGTCTCCTCGTAATGTGTTTCCCAATGCATGCAGTACCTTCTCTGGAGTTGCTTTGCAAATAATGTAAGTAGGATATGTATCGATACATATTCCCGCATTGACCAGTTTAGTAATTAGAATATTACTCATATTGTGCAGAGTTAACTTCGGATAATCATAAATTCTCTCCGGAACAGTAGGAATGTGATCTGAGTCAGACGTGTTTATATCTAAATGTTCCAGATATTTCTTGAGTTCTTCGTAGAATTGAATTTCATTCTTAACTTGAGTAGTCATTGCCTAGTGAAATAATATTAATTATTATAATTTCTACTACAATCTACTATTAATCTCTCTCGCATATAACTACGTTATATGCAACTTTTCTTATTTTCTACTTTTCAGAACTTCATCATCGGTGAAGATACTAATCCATAGACGTTCAAAATAGTGACTATCCTCAGGATCATTACAATCGGAAACGTAGGTCAAACATTTCTCGTAGAATTCCCTAGGCCTCTTACGTATTTGATTCCTTGTAACGGCAAAGCAAGCAGCATAGCAAACCTCAATATATGGAGGATGCTCGTAGCCAAAGAGATCCAGCCATGTTCTAGCAAGAGTATACTTAGCTGGTCTCATTCTACCATTAATTAAATTATTCAGCCAGGGATTCTTATGAATCATTCTACCCCAGTTATCATATCTTTCTCGAATTTTGAAGCTAACTTCCTCCTTTAGATGTTTTAGATGTTCAAGTGGATTGCTGTAAGTATAGTAGCTATGATCATCAATACGTCCTTGATTAAAGATAGTTACGTCGGCTAGATTTTCGTAATTTCTTGTTATATGAGTTAGATATGTATGAGTCTCTCTACCCACATTAGGTAATGCAATATATCTTATATCGTTGAAAGTTCTACTCGATTTCACATACAAACGAGCATAAGACTTATGTTCTTCTAACCAGTCTAAATTCTCAGAGTAATGTGCGATAACTAGTTCCACTTTTGGGTATTGCTTGGTTCGAGTATTAAGCAGTTTACTACCACAATTAACTGTATCAGGTCTATAATATGTTACCTCCTCTTGATCTAAAAGTATCTTGTCTATTACTTCTACTCCTTGCATAAAGCTATGATCTTGGTTACTTACTTCATATTTCCATCCTCCGAATCTACCTCGACTATAAATATTGTGTTGATGTAATACATTCTGAACTTCTTCTAATATATTATCTCTATTCAGAGTTGGTACAGGGTATCCATGGTCTAGTAATGTTGTCCATGTAGTTTCTATGTTGCCAAATCTACTGTAATATTTAATTACTGAGTCCAGCTCAACATCGGCATCCGATTCACATAACAATGACCATTTTCCTTCGGGAGTCATGTTAGGAGAATATGATGATAATACAGTAACGCGATAACATGGTTCATTGTCAGAATAATAAATCCAACTTTTATTACTTAACTCTTCTGGTAAAGGAGTACTGAAACCTAAACCACTTATACGAAGTCGAGTCTTACGTAACTTTCTAGCCTCTGGAATTATGTCCTCAGTAAATATAGTACTTAGCGTGTCTAGAGGTATAGTATTGATCAATATATCATATCTATACTTTCCATCATTGGCATAAACTATCTTGTTAATGTGATCTATTCTAGTTATACTTGTGTTATAACGTATTACATCTTTTGGTAGCTTATCTGTTATGTGGTCCCAAAGTCTCCCATTACCTCCATGAACAGGATAACGAAATGTAGAATTAGGACCCCACTTTTTGTCCTTGTTTGACATATCTTCAAAGTTGGGAGATGCCACTCTTTCACCTACCCATTTGTGAGACATCTGTCCAATAGGAGTTTGCCAGACCTTTTCGTTGTAGGGTTTCATGAAATTCTCAGTTAGAAGACTACCAAATGTTATATTGCAATACTCCAAGAAATTAGTAGCAATCATAGGACTTCTATTATCGTAAGACTTCTTTATTTCCTCTATATTATCTAACATTGAGACACTTTGTTGAATCGGATAAGGAATATATTTGTTCTGATACCAAACATAACTTTCTCGAGGTATATTATTACATTCAAGATTAGTTACATTGTCGTAATAATCATAGTGAGAGAAAGTAACATGACCACCATGATCCCAAGTATATCCGTTTTCGACATGAGATTTAGCCAATCCTCCTGATTTCTCTGATGCTTCAAGTATTAAATAATTAACATGTCCTAACTCATCAAGTCTATATGCTGCTCCAAGACCAGTTGGTCCAGCACCAAGTATTAGTATACGAGCCATAATTTTCTTCTTTCATAGATATGTTAATGTATTACTAATAGTCTATATGGTAACATTCGCTATGAAATAAAATAAGAAAAAATAATACTTTCTTCTTGCATCATGGATATCTCTGACAAGACTATTATGGAAAAGATACTTTCTGTACTAATAATAAATGAATCGACTACTCCTCATAGAAATGTTAATTCTGTAATAGCAAATATTGTATCGAAAGCAAACTATAATGCTTTGGCTGTATTCCGACAACTTCTTAAACAGGACTTCAGAGAATCTGACAAAATTTACGAGCTCCTAGCTATTATTAATCCTAATTCGAGGAAACTTGAACCACTTATTGATATGTTACTAAAATTGCCTCTCAAGAAGTTTGAACATTTATGTCCCGATTTAAGAACAACAGATATAAACAAATGTAATAAATATGCAGATGTCTTGATTGGTAATAATTCCGAAGAGTTCTGGAACGCTGATCCAGATGCTGTTTATAATGGTATCTTCTCTATCATGGAATCTTTGCGTACTGGCAAAGATGGAAGAGAAATTGGAATGATATTTAAGTTATTAATGGGCCTCGTGACTGAAAATGTGAACGAGAAGCTAACGAATCTCTTCTATTCTTCTGAGTTCCATGAGAGATTGGAAATATTGCGCAAGTATGGTATTGTTTATACGATTGAATCTGGAGAACGTTTCTTTATGCATACATCCTTCTATGCTTACATGGATGATAGACTTGCTGACAATAAGGATAGATATAAGAAATTGAAGAATCCATCTACGGATAATTCCTTCCACAAATTTATTACAAGAGTTGTAGAGAAGCTGTATCCTTATACCGCAATTAATTCTCTTATTAACGACAAAGAGTTCAAAGACGAACTCTTTGTCAGTCTGATTGATATGTTACAAGGAAATCCTTTACCTCAGATTGTTGCTAGAGTCTACGCTATTTTGCTTATTTACTTTGATAATGCTACTCTAGCAGATGTTAATAAGAAATTTAATCGGAGCGATAATAAGAGCCAACTCCTTGATAGCTATGCAACGAGACAATATTGGGTAGAGATCAACGTAGAAATTGGCTTAATTTCTAACTACTTATCGACGAGCGAAAGATGTTATGCAAAGGCTGCGCTTGGAAGATTGAATAAATTCGACAACGAGCATCTTAATGACATTGATAAGCTTTTATGCGGTCAACTTCGTAAGTTCTGTACTGACGTACTTGAGAAATAAGATATTAGTTTATATATCATAAGCATGATATATAGAATGAATTAAAGCCATAGCTTATTATACACTTCTGTAGTGACTTCCTTCATTCTTCAATAATTACTCATAGTCACTAGAGTCTCCTATTTCAAGAATTTAGTCTTTTCTGCTAAGATTCTAAGTCTACCATAAACAACTAAATATCTATCCTGCTTATATATTATCTAGATAATATATAATATTAATATGAGACTAGAGAAGTATATGTGCCTCCACCAGAGTTCAGCAATGGAGTTGCACCAGCACCGCTATTAAAGACGGATATATTCTTGTATCTTACGACAGGTGTACCTGATGAAGATATGAAAACTACTGGATTTGCATTATTCATCGTTACCATAGTATTAATAACTCTTAGAGTAGTAGGATTACTAACTGTAGTACTGACGACAATTGCGGCCACAGAGGTAAGAACTGTAATATCTGTGTTAGATATCTTGGATATTCCACTAGCTAATAACATAGGTCCTTGTATAACTGAATCAGAAATATTAACAGTAGAAAAAGAGGCAGCTTGAATACTTCCGATAGTGTTACTCGCTGTAGGACCTAAGTTCTGGATGTAAGAATCTTTTACTATTAGTTCTGTATTAATTAATGAGACAACACTAACAGTTGTAGTTATTGACGTTAAGCTATAGAATAGGCAATTGGTTACATAGATTTGACATGCTGCTGTAGCTGCGGAAAACAAAGCAGGTGATCCTGCAGCACTAGTTATAACTTCGACGTTATCTAAATATAATCTGCTAACTACTGTAGATTGGACACGAATAGCTGGTTTTGCTTCTATAGAAGTAGTTATACGAATATCTCTTATAGTGGTTCGGATAAAATCTAATCCCGGTACAGGTGATCCTAAGTTAATCAACACTACTGGATTTGGGCCAGTTGTACCAGTTATTCTAACTCCAAATGCTGGTCCCATGCCAATTAAGCTAATACCTCTAACAGTAATACTAATATCTTCTGCGTATGTACCTGGAGAGACGTAGATAGTTGCAGCTGTTATAGTGCCAGAAACTACATTGTTTTGTGCTAGTGTAATAGCATCTTGTATAGTAGGAAGTATACGTGTATCGAGCTGTGACTGGTTAGGATCAACTAAGAACGTGTCTATTCCGTTAGTAAGTATTCTATTGATAGCTGCCGGACCAGTAGATCCTGTTGGTCCCGTAGGACCTCCCAAACCTTGGAGACCAGTAGGACCTCTAGGACCTGTCGAACCTTGGACACCCTCTATACCTTGAGGACCGGTGGGACCCATAAGACCCTGAATTCCTTGAGGACCAGTAGGACCAGTTAAGCCTTGAGGACCCTGAGAACCTTGGACACCGGTTGGACCCTCAACTCCTGGAGGACCCTCCAAACCTTGAGAACCAGCAGGACCTTGAATTCCTTGAGGACCCCGAGAACCTTGAAGTCCAGTAGGACCAATTAAGCCTTGAGAACCAGCAGGACCTTGAATTCCCTGAGGACCCTGAAGTCCGGTAGAACCAATTAAGCCTTGAAGTCCAGTGGGACCTTGGAGACCTGTTGGGCCCTCCAAACCTTGAAGTCCGGTAGAACCAATTAAGCCTTGAGGCCCCATTGGACCAGTGGGTCCCTCCAGACCTTGAATCCCCTGAATTCCAGTAGGCCCCTCCAAACCTCTTTCTCCTGTCGGACCAGCTAAACCTTGAAGACCCGTAGGTCCAATCGGTCCCTCCAAACCTCTTTCTCCTGTCGGACCAGTTGGGCCTCCGGGATCGCCTTGAGGACCTGTAGGACCTGTAATTGAGAGACCACTTGGGCCGGTAAGACCTTGTAAACCTGTTGCACCTGTAGAGCCCTCTATTCCTTGTAATCCCTGAGGACCTGTAGGCCCAGTGACTCCTATACCAGGAAAACCCCTAGGACCTGTATCACCAGGAGCTCCTCTTAATCCAGGTACACCTTGAATTCCCGTTGGGCCTGTCGGACCCCGACAATATTTAGTCTTATCGGAGTCACGTTTATTGTGTTTATCACTCATATTGACTTTTCAAGTACGGATTTTCAAATATAAATATATTCATAACATAGTTATGAATATTTACATCAATCTCTAGAAGAATTAAGATAGTTTAATTAATAAGTTGTCAAAGGTAGAAATGTTCCGCTTCCAGTGCTTAAGAATGGTATACCTCCATCACCTATATTTCTTACACTTATATTTGAGTAATAGACTACAGGCACACTCAAAGAAGAAAATACACAAGAATTTAGATTGGTAGCTTTAAGAATGCTATTAATTAATGTGCAGACCACAGTATTAGATATGACTATTGCTGCATCTGCAGTAACCAGTGTTATATCAAGATTAGATGCCTCGAATATGCCTGACGTATCTAATCTGACAACACCTATAATCTTAATGTCAGACATGTATAAGTTCGATTCCATGTTACTTCTTATCACGGCACTGGAGCCATTATAGGATTCATTGCGTAATTCTAATATACTCTGCCTTATGTGTGTCGTGTTATTGGTTAGACTTATAAGATCTAAAGCAGGAGAAGTTGTAACATCACTGTAAAAGTGACTATTTGTAATATGAATTACAGAATTTGCTCCCGATGTTATTAATAGTTGTGAATCATTAACATTAGTAGAGATCTCAGAGTTATTAATATAAAGAGTCAAATCTTCTATAGAAGAGTTAACAATAACTGATTTACCAGAAGTAACGGACCGTAAATATAAATTATCTAAACTTACTCTGTTGTTACTCATTCCAAAGTTTGGTCCTGCTACATTCAGTGATATTATCGGATTCTTGTTCAGATTGTTACCCAGTATTTGAACACCATATCTTTGTCCCATACCAACTAACGTAATACCTGTACTGGGTATTACTATATTCTCTGCATATTGATTCGGAGCAATGTATATAGTAGCAGAGGTTATCAGAAATAATGTAATATTACCTGACGCTATATCTATTGCTTCTTGTATTGTTGATAGTATGCGAGTGTCTGAGGGAGGTTGATCTGCATCCACTAAAAATGTATCAACGCCATTGACAAATATTTGAGTCGCTCCTTGTAATCCTTGCGATCCTGTTGGTCCTGTTATTGACTTACCTGCTTCGCCTTGTAGACCGGTTGGGCCAGTCGGACCCACATTACCTACGTTCCCCTGGGTACCTTGTGGACCAGTAGGTCCCGTAATTCCTATACCTGAGAAGCCTCGAGGTCCTGTTATTGATGTGCCTGCCTCACCTTGTAATCCTTGCGGACCAGTAGGTCCAGTCGGACCGCGACAGTGCTTTACCTTATCTCCACAATGCGATTTGTGACGATTATTATGTTTATCACACATTCTGTCTTTTGTAATCTAAATATAAAGAGAGTCAGTTAAAGATCTGAGACAAAAAAAGACTTTTGTCAAAGCATAATTACAAAGTAGAGATATTGAAAGAAACAGAAAGTTAAATTAGAAACTAATTTTGGATAAGGATTTCAAAGTCATGGTCTCGAATACTGTAATATTCATAGCAATAATATTGATGTTAATAGTATTTGCTGCAGCTGTTCTATATTATAAAGTCTATATTGATGTGCCTCCAGGTAACAGATTTCCAAGAAGATAATTTGTTGTATATATTGTAAGTATATATACATTATAGAAGATAATTTGTTGTATATATTGTAAGTATATATACATTATAGAAGAATTATTGTTCTACGTATTTCCCGATGACACTATAAGTTAGAAAAAAATCTCCCAATGATATTTGGATCTATTATAATCTTCACTATTGGGTTCGTTATGTATCAATATACTAGAGAGTCAGCGCTCAAACATGTTCAACTGGACGACGATGTTATTTCAGAGATAGCATTACAGAATCAGATAGTATTTAGCGCTTTCTACCGTACATGTTCTCATGTTCGAAGTAAACTTCATCAGTTACTTCCCTTGGCTATAGAAAAATTCTCGGTACCACATCCTCGACTTCGAGGTATTATTATTCATCCCAATGGATTAAATTACGGTGTTCAGATAATGGAGAACGATAAATTCGTTAGAATTGCTTATACCCAAGCAAGTCTTGTAATTCGTAAGTTGGATTATAACAGGAAATATCAAACGTTGCAGTTTTATTCTCCGTCCGAAGAATATTCATGGAAGATAAACAATGAAATCACACTTTTAAATGTGATTGTAAATAAGTCCAAATACGGTCATTATGATAAATACAAGTGCTCAGGAGAATCAAAATGGAGACATACTTTTCATTTTCCAGGTGGAACGTCAGGAGGCATGGTGTCGAATAATTTACCTTCTGAGTATCGAAAGAGAGCTACGGGGAGACTTCATGAAGTAAAGTCTTTATTAGTAGTTTATTCAGATAAGATTCCTTTACTCCTCTAGATATATTTATTGCATTCAATAAATATATTTTCTTTACTCTTCCTCCACTACTCACCCAGCATCTTTGATCTATTATATATTTCTATCCAAAGCTCTGAAGGAGTTTCAAACTTATGTCCATAGAAATAGTCAGCTTTACGACCATTGATGATAGAAGATAATTCAACTAAGAATGAATGATTCGTCATCGTTCTCATAACTATAGTATCGAGACTGTGTACTCTATAATATAACAATAATTCTCAGTAGATATTACGGAGAACCAATGTGTATACATACCTTCGCCATCATAGGCTATAGTGAGTAAATATTTGTCCGATAGATATTTGTTCATTAGTAAATTTGTATCTTCTGCGTAGCCTATTGATTTATAATTGACAATAGGATTAGTGTTCTTGGCGAGTAAATAATGAACAGTGTCAGAGATGTTCCAACATACTATTCTATCTAATTCCTCTTTGTATATTGATTTGTGTGCTTCCTTACATAAGGATTCGAGATTGTTGTTGAGGTACCGAAAGAATTCCTCATAACTAAGAGAACTTGTACTAGAAATAACGCTCATACTTTACTGTATATGTTTTATAATATATCGGAAAATCTTCTGTTCTAAAAGCAATGTCTCGACACCTCGAGAACTACAAGTCCTTTGTTCATAGTACCCTCGACATTCCTTCGTTGCAAGAAGCACCACTTAATTATGTGTTAAGAAACTGTAATATCGAGAATGGTGTCGCTGTTGAACTGGGTGTATATTCTGGTTCCACTTTGAGTCAAATAGTAAAGAAGTTTGAAGGAGAAGTTCATGGATTTGATAGTTTTGAAGGATTGCCGGAGAAATGGAATCGTAATGATATGAACTTTGATAAGGGTCACTTCGATGTCAAAGGTGATATACCTTCAGTTGAAGGTGCCACTATTCATAAGGGATGGTTCAATAATACTTTACCACCTTTTGTAGCTTGTCTGTCAGAGAAAATCTCACTGTTACATGTAGATTGTGATTTGTACTCATCGACTATAGAAGCTCTCAAGATTCTAGGACCATATCTTAGTAGAAACTGTGTTATAGTTTTCGACGAATTATTAGACTATCCCAACTACCAAGAAGGAGAACTGAAAGCACTATATGAGTTTGCGTTTCAGAATCAAATAAAGTTTGATTGGATAGGTAAATACGGCAATGTTAGAATGGAGCCGGAGAGTGATAGAGGAGCTATTTATCAATCAGTGGCTCTACGATTGTTATAAGATAATGTTTCAGTCTTATTATTGTAGTTGTGTCTCTCCACATCAGCTACCTGATTTAGTTATGTGACTGGATATAATTCCAGATGTCGAAATATCAACATTTCGAAATCCAATTTCATCTTTCAAATTATATATCTGGAATTCCAGATATATCGTTATCATGGGAAATATAGAAATGCACAATACTTTATTAACTTCTTACTCTAGCTAAGCATTACTAACTTCTTCCTCCGATAATACAAGAATACCGAGTAAATTAAAGTATTGCTCCTTGATAGCCTTATACACATTAATGTCGTCGTATGATGCTTTATAGAGCAAACCTCTATATCTGTACTCAATAATATAAAGTTTAGGATCTGTCATATTTCTAGAAGATCGGTAGTATGGAAGTTAGAAATCTATCAAAAACGGAAATGGATGTTGTCTCATTTCAATCTTCTTTAACTTAGTATTTCTATTTTTGCTCAGTATTGAAGACTGTAATTCCTACCTATATTTCAATGTTGCCGTTGGTGTATATTATTGTCAATAATATACACGATTAATCGTTTCCAGTGTAGGAGAATTTATCACTTTCTTTAACTTCTTGTATTACATCTAAGATTGGTGCATCTGCTTCCTTCCATTCTCTGATCTTATCGTGACTCAGACGAGCATAATATTGCATTATATTATGCGGAAGCTCATAAACAATATTTCCACATGTTGTCATAGCTGTCGTCATTCTATCATGGTCTCCACTTACTATCACTCCATATGCATCAATCAATGCTAATCTGTAGTCGCTTAGCTTCTTCTCAACAGAGCTGCATTGAAATCCATAGAGAAGAATCAGAACAATAACTATTTGCTTCAACATTCTGTATTTTTATTTACATAAGATTATTATGTAACTATCTACTTCAATTATAGGAACGGTAAAGAGTTCAATATTCCTACACCAACAGATATAATGGGAGCTAATCCTGAACCAATATTTCTACCTCTTACAGCACTATATATCAACTTGCTGTTAAGTAAACCGGAAAATCTAACAATATATGAAGCCACCGATCCTGGCGTACTAGTTCTACCCAGAATATTAGATAATTCTAGAGTAACATTAGCCTCGACTAGAAAGAGTGAATCCGAATTATAGACTGTAGAAATAGAATTACTAACTAAGTTATTTCCACCCACATTAGAGAATGCTATTTGCCCGATTATAGTACTTCCATCGATCTTTACTTCAGAACCTACTTCTACTTGCATTAAGAGTGTATTACCAACATAAGTAGAATTGAATATAGCTAGAGTAGAGTTATTAACAAATAGAAATACATCTCTAATAGTGATTAAGTTGAAAGAGGGGCTGGTTGTGTTTGATGACGCAAGCACAGAATCATTGATTTTCAAATGTAGTCTTGCCAAAGTAGTAGATTCTAAGAGCCTGGTAGTATTCAGTAACGAAAGTACATTTGCCTTGTGAATCTTCAGAGATAGACCAACCGTAGATGTATTCTCGATAGCTAACTTTGCTCCATTTCCGGACTGAATAGTTAAATTCTCTAGAAGCAAATTGTTATCATTAATATTGACCGTGGGTACAATGAGATTTAACGTTAGGACAGCATTGTTACTTCCTGGATCACCGGATATGATCACTGCCTCTGAGGAACCTAGACCTACTAAAGAGATACCTCTAGCCATTATAATTATGTCCTCTTGGTAAGTTCCTGGTGCAATATAGATAGTGACATTACGAGCAACATCTGTAATAACATTTGCAGTAGCTATTATTAGAGCATCAGTAATCGTAGCAGTTATTCTAGTATCCAAGACTTGTGAATTATTATCAACGAGAATAGATGTTATACCGTTGATGGGTAAAATTCCTGCCTCGCCTTGTGGTCCTGTGGGACCTTGTAATCCTTGGAGACCTGTAGGACCAGTAATTGATTCACCTTGCAAACCTGTAGGACCTTGCAATCCTTGAGGGCCAGTTGGTCCAGTAATTGATTCACCTTGCAAACCTGTGGGACCAGTAATTGATTCACCTTTTAATCCTGTGGGACCTTGCAGCCCCACTTCACCTTGCGGTCCAGTTGGTCCAACGATACCTTGTAAACCCTGTGGACCTAACTCTCCTTGCGGTCCAGTTGGTCCAATAGAACCTGTAATACCTATACCAGGAAGACCTCTAAGACCAGTAGGTCCAGCTAGACCAGTCGGACCCTGTATTCCTTGAGGTCCTACTTCTCCCTGCGGGCCAGTTGGACCACGACAATACTTGACTTTCTTGCGATCGCACTTATCGTGCTTTTGGCAAGAATTACTAGACATAACTTCTTCTTTTCTAGTAACCGAATATATTGAATGTTATATCTTATATGTTTCGAATCGTAACTTCGGAAGAAATTGGATATATCCATTTTCAGATATCCGCGAGAAGAGGCGCATTACAAATTGAATATATTCAATCACATATTGCAACACAATATGTGAATTAGTATATGATAGGTCTATTCAGATTGTAAATAAGATAGTTAATACCCTTCTCTATTGATGTTCTAAGTAAGTCTTTGTTAGAAATCTTATTGTTGGATAAAGCATCGGATTCACCATTATATAAATTAGATATAACACATACATCAGTTGTATCAGTTACTATCTGTTTAAGACTTCCTGTTAATTTAGTCACTAAACAATTACTAACTCCATAATCATTAATCTCTATATTGGAGCAACCGAATACGTTTATATGACTTATAAAGTTAAGCTCCTGATTAAAGTGAATATTCATCATCATAGTTATGACATTAATTGCAGCCTTACTCAACAATTCGTAGGTGCGATCATCGTCCTTTCGAGCTATGATCGCAAATTCATATTTACGTTCCATCTGTAGTTTAACTTTATTACCTTTGTTTCTGTTATCCTTTCTCTTTGGACTGGATGTTGTGCTATCTGATAGACCTCGAGTAATCCAAATATAGTAGCGATCGTTGTAGAGTCCGAACAAAATCTGTATATTACGACCAGCTAGAGTTACACAGTTCTCTGCGGTCACATCAATATTGTAGGTAGAATTAGTAGTCATTCCAAAAGTTTCGAAACAAAGAATAAAATTATTTTTGGAAGTCAGATCTATTATGGATATCTACATAACTCTAGATGATGTTAAACAAAGCGTCTTAGATACAATAGATATTTGTTACAGATTGTCACTACCGCTAAATAAAGATATATTGCGCCACGAAATCTATCTCTTTCGAATATCTGACTTTTGTTGTTATGTAGCTCTAATGTGTATAGAGATATCGAGAAAGAAACTTGGTATAACTAGCATTGACCAAGATCCGGAAGGATTGAAAGCAATAGTAGCTAAATATGATTGGGAATCTGAGTCACAAGTCTTGGCTAAGATATCAATACGAAAGCGTCCCGAAATATTAGAGCATAGAGGAAAAGATAGGAAGTTACTACGGTTCTGCGTTGAAGGCAGAACAAAGAATGAATGGAATCAAAGTCTGACTTATAAAATAGTAATAGATTACCTGAGATCCCTAGGAGTCAACTATTCTCTAACAGATATGTATCCTGCTTTAAATTTATTTATATCATTGGCGAGAAAGGATTTGAGCATCGAGGATATTAGGAAGAAGATAAATAATGAAATACACAGATCACAGTTAAGGCAGTGATTCTGCAGAAATACGATATAACGTGGCACAGCGAGTCAACTGAACCAATAATCATATAGTAGTACCAATTCAGTCCTAACATTAAATCTTACCAAAGTATAAAATATGAATATCATATATTTCTATCGTCCTAAAGATCCTTGGGGAATCTTAAGTAATTTCTACGTGGCTCCAATAACTATAGATGGATTGGTGTATCGATCAACAGAACATTATTTCCAGGCGATGAAGTTCGAAGGTACTGTATATGCTGAATATATACGTAATTGTAACACACCGTATCAGGCAGCCAAAGAAGGCCGTAGGCGAGATTTTCCGCTACGGACGGATTGGGAGCAAGTAAAAGAACAATATATGTGGAAAGCATTATGTACAAAGTTCACGACGATTCCTGAATGTTATTATACACTCATCAACACTGGCAATTCAATATTAGTAGAACAGACAAAGAAGGATAAATATTGGGGCGATGGTGGAGATGGTACTGGAAGAAATAGATTAGGAATTCTTTTAATGGAACTTCGAAGACAACTATGTCGATAGAAGATTGTATATTACAATTGTAATATACATTTACAGAACGAGAGATATGTCTTGTCTAAATTCTATATCTTGCCTAAAGCTAATTACTTAAAGTAATTTGCAGAAAGCAATTAAATTGTAATATGATCCTCCGAAGGTTCAACAATATATAACCAGAGAGCCACGCGAGTCGAAGAAAAGTCTTCATTCTGACTATTATAGAAGGAAGACAATCCTGAGAAACTAACAACGACTCTTTCAGCGGAAGATTAACTTTAATATTGTTTGAGGCATTTGTGCAAATGCCTGCCACTGTTTCGAAATGAGCCCAGAAACAGTATCTTCGTCAAGAGTTTTCTACTTGAAAATATATCAATAATTCTTAATGATGTATTTAGTCTACTTAGTACTACTAATTACTACTGTGTCGTGTAAAGTATACATAGTTGGAACTGATATAGTACTGGATAGTGCACAAGTAACTCCCAGAGGCTATGATTGGCCATTATACAGAAATACTACATCCAGTATTATATTCGGTAATACAGAACTTGATCCTCAATTATACGTAGGATCTATTGTCCTCGATATCGCTGCTGGTATAGGTTATGTAGATTCTTTACCCTTGCGATATCGTAGTTATGCAGTAGGAATGATTACAATGGGAGGAAGTCAAAATCGGTATCCAGGATCCACTATTGGTAAGATGTGGAATAATGATACTTTTGGATTTACATTGGATGAATCTTGGCCCTGGGTAGACATTACCATTAACGACTTTGGAGTCCTGTTCGACTATTATAATCGAACCTCGTTAATAGGAGGCATACCGACTATCGTAACTATTACATGTGAGAAGGAGGACAATCAATGGAAATTACTACCACTTCTTCCGACTCATATGATAATGAAAGTCGTTAATGGTTTGTTCTGTATATTTGCATTAATTTGGATCAGTTATATGTTCTCTTTAATTCGGAGACACAATTTAGGAAGCGAGTCTACTGATAGACTCATTGTGCTTATTAGCTTATTTATTGCACAACCACTTCGACTTCTAGGATTTATTGATTTTGGAGCTTATAGTCAAATTTATCCTTATACAGTAGCTAACGTTCTTACCTCATCGGGAGTACCATTTGTATTTTTATCGGCATGGGTCATGCTATTGGTTATTTGGAATAGTTTAGAAGAAGATGGATTAGCAATCACATCAACATCTCGTAAGTACAGATATAGAGTAGCCTTCATCACTATAGGTACATTATTAATTGCACTGGAACTCGTTTGTGTACCTCTAATTGGTTTAATCTATCCTAATAATCCTTATGCTCCTCTTCGTATTAGTTATGGATGGGTAGCAGCTACTGTTGTTTCCTCTGGAGCACTAGCTATCTTCCACTTGGTGACATCAGGTAGAACTATTCATTACCTTCGAAGTAGTGGTAGGAAGTTTGGTTCCACATCAATTCGAAAGTTATTTATGAAGAGAGCTATCGAAAGTTGTATTGTCTTTGGAATATGTTTTGTCGGATACTCCATAAGTACGGGTATAACATTCCTTATCATAGGCGATCCATTCTCCCTAACATTCACATGGCTATTCTCTACGTTGGACTTAAGTGTAATTACTTACTTTATTTGTCGAACGTGTTATATGTCACTCCGTAGAAGAATCCACAGCACCTCTTCCAATAGCGACATCACTCGAAATAGCAACGAAATGAGATCTAGAAGCATAGATGTGACTCGAAAATCTGTCTCAAATACATCAGGTATTTTGAATAGCGGAGATACCGGTACTGAATCAATCGTTTAAATATAATTAAGATACATCTTCTATAGAAGATGTATATATTGATATATCAGCAATATCTCTATCGCTGAAAGCAAAGAGATCTGGTGTTTCTTTCTCTATTAATCTACCGAGTCGATCAGTTTGAAGTCATTACTTCATATAAGTTCACTACAGATAGACCTAATAATGCTGCATATCTTGGAAGCAGAGCTTTTCTGGTTAATCGGGAATTTGTCTATAAATATGAGAAACAATATCTTGTAAATCTATTTGTTAAATTCTGTGTAGCAATGTATCCATACTATTCTAGCGAGATTGTGGATTTATCGAATCTCAAACATCTAAGAATGAATAAGTTTGGTAATCAATTATTAGTGTTGATCTAGTAATTACAAATTTGCAGAAACGACCCATATGCACCGGATCATAGGTAGGACGATAAATTAACTAATATCTTGAAAGGAGATAATCTACTAACACTCAAGAGCTATTGAACAACTTATCTGGACTAATGACAGAATACTTCAAACTTACTTAGTAACTTTTCATCTTTTTCTCGATTTGTTGGATGAAATAGTGGAGTCTTAGAATTGATGTAGTCATGCAAGACAAAGACACATACTGGTATAAAAAAATATTATTAATTCTACTTTACGATGGAAGTATCTAAAGAAACTTACGAAGGAATGAAAGCTAATTTCGCAGATATTAAGCTTAAGGCCAAATATTTACCCGAGCACAAACATTTTCGTTATTTAGCTTCTCGCCCTGGTGCACTTAGGATTCTTTCTTCTATGTATTATAATTTAACTAATCACAAACGTATTACATGTTTCAACAGCAAAGAATTGGAAAAGAACATATGTCAAAGAATAGTTGATATTCTTTATATGGAAGGAGACATCAAAACTAAATTAGATAGTCTCAAATCAGTACTAGGTACTCGTGGTTCTATATTATCAATTGCTCTTGTTATTGTGCTAATGGATGAGAGACTGACAGACCAAATTATCGATTATTATCGAGAAACTAAGAATGAAATCGAGTTCACTAAGTTACTGGGATATGCTAGATCTACATCTCAAGAGAGCAAGGTAACGAATCTCTTAGTCTCGGGAGAACTTATATTGTCAAAGAAAAGATCTGCTTTAATAAGACTTGCTCCATGGCTTATCACTATACCCAAGATACATCCTGATAATCTTTCGATGTTACTTGAATTTATAATCGAAAAGAATGTTTATTGTAAGACAGTAACAAATGAATTATTGAAGGCTACTCAAAACTTATCGCTTCATGAGATTTTTGCTATCTATAGATATCCTCCTCAGGTTTCCGACCAATATTTAGAAGAATTATCTCCAGAAGTCAGAAGATGGTTCACCTTAAATGAAACACAACCTATCAACGGGGAGGAGCTCATTACCTATATTTATGTAGGATTAGCAATGATTATTAAGAAAGTCGGACCTCCTGAATTTAAAATCTGTGGAATGTTAATCAAGGTTTGTGAGGAAACACTTACGAGTTATAAAGACATAAAACTAGACATGGTAGAATATCAAGCCATTCTCTCGAATATTCGACGTTACTAAATTCATATATCTTCTAGAAGATATATGAAATTCAAGAGAAAAACAATGTATCGCTATAGTAATTCTTCGTTTCGCAACGTTAATAAAGTAAGGATCTGTAGAATGCTGAATGAAAGCATTCCAAAACTACTACCAGATCCAGAATACTTTCCTTACTTACTTACTTGTCTTTACTTTCCTTACTTACTTATCTTTACTTTCCTTACTTCTTTACTAGTCTAAAATATAATGTATAAAGTACTAGTCACAGGTGATAGGAATTGGACTAATTATGAGAGAATTTACTCTATTCTCTCCCAGTTAGCGGCAACATACGGTAAATATACTGTCATAGCGGGAGAATGTAAAGGAGTAGATCTGCTAGCTAAAGGAATTGCTCAACAATTAGGTCTAAATTATATTGGTTATCCTGCTAATTGGGAACTTTATGGTAAATCAGCAGGACCACTCCGTAACAAACAAATGTTAGAGCAGAAACCTCACATAATTCTAGCATTTCACAACAATATAGACTCTAGTCGGGGAACGAAGCACATGTTAAACATAGCTAAGGATTACACTCGATATCTCATTACGGATACCAGTATGACTGAGTACAAATGAACATATAAAATTCAGATATATTAGTAAAATATATCCGTAAACATGGAGATAATAATACGTATTCTCATTAGACAACAAGAGTATCTGATACATTGGAAAACAATAAGTGGCGAGTGTCCTTGGATACTAGAAGTAGGAGGAGGGCAGATAATGATTACTGATTATGAGAAAATGACTTCAGATGCAAAAGATGACCTAATTAATGTAGATATTGCTTCTCTCGTTGATGGCTGTCTTCCTCCGAAATTCGTTGAACATAATATTCCTTTAGTTCAGATGTTAATAGAAGTTCCCGGTCTTGCTTTGTATCAAGATCCTTCAGGTACTCAGCGAAGAACTCAGGAAATAGCCGATTTCTATAATTCCACAATAATAGATACTGATAACTGGAGATATCGTAAAAATGGCGAGTGGTATCAGCTACCAAGCCTTCCTCAAATGATGGAAGGAAATTATATTATATGATTGTCGTATGATTTCAAGGATTGGATCATGGACTTGTAGAATATAATAATGCTACCTTCTGGAAATCCGCAAGACTCAGAAGGATACTGGAACATACATTACGTTTACCAAGATATACATTATTACAATAATGTATACATAACATGTGCATTTATGATCTAGTCATAATATAGGTCTAGTCAGATCAACATTACAGTACTCAAAAGTCAAGTTCTGATATCCAAGTATTTCGGCTGCTTTGTACGAACTCATTCCTGCTCCCCTTCTAAACAGATAAGACAATTCGATATAGAAAGTCACCATTTTGTTCCCTGATGATGTATCTTCGTTAAGCCATAACTTAACATCTTTATCTAACTTATTGTAGTACTCCGGAGGAAAATCTGGTTGTGTTCGATATATGTGAAAGAACTTCCGTAGATTTGCCTCGACCATATAAGGAGCCATATATCCCAGCATACCGGGACAATAAACGTTCTGTTCATAGATTATTTTGCATAATAAATCCAAATTGTTTCCAGTTAAAGGAAGTGAACTAAGTTTGTCTAAGGTATTAACGGTAAGCATATGAACCAAATCGCTATTAATTAGTAACTTGCTTGATCTAAAGTTATTAACTAGTTCCGGATATCTGCCCGAACAAACACAAAGATTAAACAATGTTATGAGAACATCAGTATGTGGCCTATTAGAATCTTTTATCAAGACAATATTCCGAAACACGTAACTAACGAGTTCTTTGTTAAGAAAGATGAAGATAGCGAAGGATCTTACTAAATTCCAATACTGCGCATCTTCTGGTGAGAAATCTTCCGGTAGTAAAGGACTTATCAGTGTATTAATCTTGTTCAGATCTAATTCTTTTAAATTCAAGATAGAATTTCTGACTAGTCTCAAATCATCGAACTCGTGATATTGTAGATCAAATAACAAATTCCAGCTCGATTCCATTTCTACCAGATATCGGTCGCTAACTGCTTCAGGACACAGTTTCAAACACATCATCATAACTAACTCAAGTACTTTATCATTCTTAAGTAGTCTCGGATAACATTCGTAGTCAGGTAGATAATTTATGGTATCGGAACTTATGTCGTCATTCAGAATGCGATATATAAAGCGGTTATTGCGGTGGTTATAATTAGCAAAGCGATACATTTTATTAAGTACATATACCCAAGGGTATATGTATATAAGTTTCTTTTCAACTACTTAAATCTTATCAGAAGAGACATCCTCAATTACAGGAGTATCAGCTTTCTTCCATATCCATAGCGGAAAGACAGTCTTGCGTGCTCCTTCTACACCGATCACACCTTCATACTTCGCATCAGAAATAGTCTTTAAATAACAGTTCATCTCTCTTGTCATGGACTTATTACCAATGTCCGATAAGTAAATAATTAGACGACCACCGGGCTTCAAAACATTCCATGACTTTTGAAGCATTACGTACAGGAAGTTTGGTAACCAGTCTTCGTAATTAGGATAACTCATTATCGATTGACCAGGCGCCTTTGTGTAAATCTCCAGATCAAAGAAGGGAGGACTAGTAAAAGCTAAATCAAACTCGCCTTCAATTTTGGTTCGAGAATTCTCAAATGGAACATAGAATACCTTATGATCTGTGGTGTTACCAAATGTCTGGATAATTCTATTATGTCCGTCTCTCAAAGCAGAATTAGGATCGTAGCCTGTATACTTGGCACCACTAGCAATTGCACCGATGAGTCTGTCACCCCATCCAGCAGACATATCTAGAACATTCTTTGCATTAAACAACTTATAAACAGAATAAGCAACTGTAACCTTGAATTGTGTGGCTTCCTTGACACTAGAGTATAATAACTCTCTTAGATTATGAGCAGTAATCTCATTTCCATTTCTGCGAAGAGTTGTTATAAGTTTTCCTGCGTTCTTCTCAAAGTAGCTGAATGGAGACATCGCTTCCTTTCTTGTTCGTGCCTTAACTCTGGCTTCCTCAGTAAACAGATCAGTGACAATATCTATATCCTCATAAGTCTTAGTATCATAAGCGAAATAGCACATCTCTCCGTTATAGGTCAGAGGAAATTCTTCACTGTCGAGACATCCGATAACTTCGTAGCTCTCTTTCCGCAGATCAAATTCATACTTCAATAGGTTGTTCCAGAATATCTTAGGATCAGTATAGGTATAAGATTTGTAGGGAAAGACAACCTTACGTTGTCTGAGTAACTCGCTGAAAGATGGTTGGATAGTCGATTTGCGTTCCATTAGGATATATGAGTCTTATATATTTTTAATAATTTCTTTGTCCAGAATATACGGAGTTTCTATATACATTACTCGAAATAATGTATATGATTAATGGAATTATGAGGTAGCTAAAGAATTCGTTACTCCAACTCCTCCAGTCAGAGTTGGCACTGAGCCTGAACCAAGGTTTATACGAGTAATAAAACTATAATTAAGTATCCTAGGAAGTGTAAATTGAAAGATCGCATTTCCTGCTCCACTAGAAGTTGAGATCGTCGCTATCAAACCAGAAGCTGTTACTGTAGCACCGTTTATCAGAACTATATTCGTATAGTTGAACGAACTAATAGAAGTACCAGTAATTATGTTTGTTCCTGCGTTATTGTACATCACTCTACCTATAATGGTGGATAAGTTGATATTCGATGTGGTTCCCGAACCCAAAGTTATGATTCTTCCTAGGCCGGCATAGCTAGTATTACTAATTGCTACGTAAGACTTAGTTATCACTAGATCTGTTGCATTTCCTAAATTCATGAGATCAAATGAAGGACTAATACTTGATTCGGAGGAAAAGCTGGACTCCTCAATATATAACTTGAAATTAGTTAATGTTAATGATTCTACTAATCTAGCTTCATCGTTCTGCGTGATAACTTGCGTATTTTGTACATGAACAGAGATAGGTATCACTGAAGTATTAAGAATAGCTGTCTTCAAAATTGCGTTAGCCTGTATTCCTAGATTCTGTAAGTATATATTATTGTTGAAGACACCATCATCGAGACCACTAGCATTAACAGTAACTACCGGCATTACGGACGAGTTATCACCATTAATTATAACAGATTTCTGAGTACCAAGACCAATAATACTAATATTACGAGTAGCTATTACTAGATCTTCGCTATAGATACCAGGTGCTACGAAGATACTAACAGCAGTAGCAACTAAAGATGTAATGTTACTTGACGCAATGGTTAATGCTTCAGATATTGTTGAAACTATTCTTGTATCTGCTGGAGGTAGATTTGGGTCTACTAAAATAATAGTCACACCATTGGGTAATACTCCAGCCAAGCCAGCCGGTCCGATAGGCCCTTGTAACCCAGTAGGTCCAGTTGCTCCCATTCCACTTCCAGATGGACCAGTGGGTCCTGTAGGGCCAACTATCGAAGCTCCATTCTCACCAGGAGGACCAGCTATACCTTGTAACCCTGTGGGTCCCGTCGCTCCATCTAAACCCTGAAGACCTGTGGAACCCGGTAATCCTTGTAACCCTGTGGGTCCAATAGGACCGATAACTGTTTGACCTGAGGGTCCGGTAGGTCCTGTTGGTCCTTTGCAATGTCGAACTCTAGCAGAACTACCCTCCTTCTCTTTAGAGCAACGTTTACTCATATTGACTTTTGAATATTGCAAAACTTTACTATAATAACTTAAAGACATAGAATATTATTATAAAGAATGTCTTCCAACAATCTCAAACAAGAATATATCTACATCATCACTAACGAAACCAATGCCAAAGATAATAAATATAAGATAGGTTATCATAGCGGCACTATCGCAGGTCTGGAGAAAAGATACAAGACTTATCTTCAAACTCCGATTATTATGTTTCTTCATCACGGAACAAAACATGATGAAGGAGTGATATTAAAGTTACTTGATAAGTTTCGTGTTGATAATTCAGAGTGGGTTCAACTAGATGTTAATAAGTTACTACAAGTAACATTAAAGCATTTTCTCAATTCTGCGGAAATAACTGACCTTACTAACAGACTGCCATCATTAACTGTTCAACCAAAACCTAACTTAGTTCCTGTGACTGTAAATGTCCCCAGAACTCCTCAATCTCTGTTTAGTCAAAACATTATCGATAAATTTAATCGTACTCGAACAACCTCGGGTGCCAAATCTTCAGACGAGATGACGAAAGTTGACTTAGTTAATTTAGGCAACTCTATCGGTGCAAAAGTTAGTCTAGACATGACAACTCGTGATCTCAAAGTAATAATACAAAAAACTATGTTTGCCATAGATAGATCAATCTCCGACCGCCTTGTAATTGACGTGGGCACTCCGGTTAAAGATCGTAGTTCTGTAAATCTGACAAATATAATTACACCAAATAAGTTCTTTCTCAGTTTAAAGTAATATATATCGGTAGTTACCGATATACAATTGTGAATAGAAGATACGGAGGAGTTATGGAAATTCGAAGTAGTTATTTATGGTATATAACGTTAGTTCTGCGATACGGAGTAGTTATGGAAATTCGAAGATAATTATTTATGGTATATAACGTTAGTCGGAAGATATAATGTTAATCGGAATATGCAACATTAGTCGGAAGATATAACGTTAGTTCTGCGATACAGGATAGTCGGAAGATATAACGTTAGTTATGGTACATAGAGTATTTATAGAATATTTATAGAATATTTATAGAGTATTTATAGAATATTTATAGAGTATTTATAGAGTATTTATAGAGTAACACTGTGTTACTCATACCAATTCTTTCCTAGATTCTACTCTAGAATATAAGAGTATTGCTCCAAGAACTCAGTAGAGGACCTAACATAATCAATTATTCTTTTACATTTGTTCCGATGTTCGTCTGAAATATTAATCATGTCAATTTCAGCGACTTCTTCAGGAGGAAGAACTATTATACCATCAACTATAGAGGGTCTACGATCACAAGAAGGGAATCTCCTTCGTTGTCTTGATGACGACAATATTTCACGTAAATATCGAGCTAAGTAGCTCCATCGATCTCTTGGAAACGTTATAGAAATACGGAATAGAATTTCGAGGTCCAGTTCTTTCGCCACTACAAGTAAGATATCTAAAGGAATTCCTATTTTCGTTAAAGTTAACTGATTTATCATAGATGCTATAGCAACAGTATCTAAATTTCGAAGATCTAAATACTGAAAATCTACATATGTATCAATAATACGTCCTCGTTTCCAGATGCTTATTAGACTGTTTGTGTAACAAGGCATCTTGTATTGATACCACTTAAGACCCATATAATGTGCTAGTTCTGCTGGTGGTTGAATTGTGGTTAGGTTCACACGATAAGGTACAAAAGTTCTTGTAATCAAGGGAACTACATAATCTCTATATTCTTGGTCGCATAACAATTTAAGATGCTTTACTGTCGCATTGATGGTTAGTCTATACATATTGAAATTATCAATATGTATTAGTTTATTTGAAGTTTGTATATTTTATTCTGCGACCAAGAAGCGACAACAAGACTACCATCGGGTAGAAAACCAAGTGCCGATGGACCACCTGTGATTCCATAAACGGGATTATTGTCGAAGTCAAATATATGATATTCTTGGAAACTATTGCCATTGAGCATAGCAATAGCGTTTTCATTAAATTCTGCTACGAGAATATTATTGTTAATACTCAGTCCAGCTCTCGGACCTTTATCTTTACCCAAACAGACTTGAGACTCCGGTTCTTGGTCAGAAACACATCCTATGATATTATCATCAGAGTTTAGGTAACAGAGACTTTGGTTAAATTGCGGTACAAATGATGTTACTTTACTGAAGGAAACATACTTTGGCTGCTGACTTAAATTCTTGTAACAAGCAATACCTGATTTTGATCCTACACATATTTCCTGATTGTATTTCGTTATATCGGTTGGAGGCTGATCTAGTTTATATCTGTTAGTTATTTCTCCCGAATCTATATTATACAGAACAATAGCTCTGGCATTGTATAGAGTTACGTATAAGTATCCTTCGTCCACTAACAAAGAACTTGGAGAAGCCTGTCCGAGATAGAGAAGTATTTGTACCTTAGAATCAGAAATATCGAAACTACCTATTTGTCCCGACATAGAGCTAGCAAAATAGATTACATTTCCGTCGCTCGCAAGGATATCGGGAGAATTAATGTATAGCTCATAATATTTTGTAGTGTTTCTGTTACAGTAAGATATCAATTGAGACGAACCTTCAGCTACAAACCATACACATTTTCCCACTGATATTCCGTCCGTAATTGCAGATCCATCTGTCTCTAGTCGCGTGGAGTCAATGACACTAATTTTACTTCTTTCTGCATAGACAAGGCTAACGAGCAGCAACACAATAACAAAATAATTAACCATGGTGTTGCGAATTTGTTTCTTTCATAACTGCCAAAATTCGAAAGTCGATTTGACTTTCGAAACCATAACTATTACAAATGCCTAAACGTAATAACGATCAAATATGGTTTCTTAGCATTCCTTCTTCTTGCAACTCTTCAGTTTATTTGTTTAAGATATAAAATATACAACAGATATTATTATCTCGGTTCATTCGTATATTAATACTCGTACCATTATCATGTCTTGCTTTGCTAATCCTCCCGAGCAGCAATTGTTCCAGAATCCGCTTCAGCTCTGCTATATGTTAAACAGCGAACTAATATCTTATCTCTATAACACAGTCTATAGAGGTACGTTATCAGAAGGGATCCTTCGTCTGTGGCTATTTGGTAAATCATATAAGCCCGAGGATATAAATAATCTTGTCTTAAGACTCTTATCGAATCATTGTGTGATGCAGATTACGCATGTCCTAATGAGATTCGATATTGAGACACAATTTGTGTCTGAAGCCAGTTTGATCAGAAGTTATTATCTCAAGAAAGGTATTTCTCCACCTAAATGCAATAGCATTCTTATCTGGTACATTAATGATGACTCTTACTCCGTGATAGTCAATTGAGTATATGCATATTGCGTAAGCAATATACAAGAATAGATGTTTTGAATTTATAGAATTGAAAATATAAATTATGTATAGAATTAATACCATCCTCAACAGTTCCGCTGTTCTACTATTAAGGTCGTTTGAAAGAGAAAAGAGCAGTTGGAATATGACTTGCTTTGAACACACAATAATAACCTCTGCCGATATAAGAATTCTGAGAAGACTACCTGGAGCGCCTAGTTTTCTATACAAATCTTTTCTACTTATCTGTGATCTACTTCTTATAACAGAGTTTTGTGAGGATATAGTATATTTATACAGAATAGTAATATGGGGAAAGATTGATATACACAACTTTATATCAAATTTCTATAGACAATTTCTGCGGTCGGATCGTATATCTAGTTACTATCGGGCCACTATTCTAAAGTTCGAACCTCTAAGAGACGAGCTGTTAAACTCTCTTGATAAAGTATTATCCGCGGAAATGTATGATAGCAAACGTTCAAAGAAGAAGTTTGTTTCATATATCTTTGATATCTACGCTAATAATGATAAGCTGTATCATTCTATATTAGAGGGTAACATAACTCCGAGCTCAGACTTACTGTTAACTCTACCTGAAGATGGAGTGGAATCCATGTTATATTCTCATAGTTTACCTGATTACATGTATGATACAATGATAAAGTACGTCAGAAAGAGATTAGTTCCCATAAGGTGTAGATCTCTGAGACCAGGATTGTTGAAATATTGGGAGAGGTCATATCATAAGAATGATCATCTTATATCAAGTTTACTACTATATGCTATTGAGAAGCCCTTAAATCTCGACGCATACAAGAAATGGCGTATGAAGCTCGGAAATAACAGAGATTTATATGCAAGACTTACTCTCAAAATACTAAAACTGTATCGTAAATACGATCAAACAAAGACAGAAAAATTACTTATCTCTATTCTGAATTACAGAGAGAAAGCAGTTACGAAAGAAGCCAAAGATACTATCACAATTTATTGGGAGCTCTGTAGATGGTTACAAGCAAATAATTTGAGATTGTCAAATGTGGTCATAGCTCCTCGTACATAAATATTCAGTGTATATATTATACAATATATACGATTATACATCTACCAGATATGTTGAACCATCGGCAGTCATAAAGTAATAATGAACTACTACAGATTTAGGTAGTATTGATGATAATATCTTCTTGGTACTAATCATATTATCAGTGTGATTTCTCATGTTAACATCATTATCCTTGTATTCCTTCTTGTAAGCAGCACAATTTAAATGATCTATAACATAGATAGTATTGATAAAGGGAAGTAGCGTCTTTACTCCATTTATCATTCCCGGTTCATTAGTTTTGAATGCTAAAGATGCTCCTGGATATTTGATCTCGAAATAGCTACCCGGCTTCAGTTCTTTTCTTATGAAATTATGAATTAAGTCGATGTATCCAGCATCGGCACATGATATGACGAGAGATTTGTCAGCCATTTGTACTTTTACTATATGGTATATTCTGCAAAGAATATACCTGAGTGTTTATTTACCAGTTATTGATCAACTTTATTCAAGATCTAATTCGAAGGAACCTCCTGCATTCGATTTGTTACAGACTATACATTAAATAAAATATAGTTGTAATGTTTCCTAACACAGTAGCTCCATCTATACATCAGCATCCTATACTTGTAAATTATCTATCCAATGCAGAATCGTGGTACATACCCACATTTATGGAAGACTTAGATAAATGGACTAACTATATGTATAATTTACCATATACTCAAGGTACAGTAAAGGTATATGGCAAGGATAGGAAGGAGGGTAGATTGACGGTACTATATGGATTAGAGAATAACCTTTACTCATACTCTGGAAGACATATTCTTAAACAGCAGTTTCCTGGAGAGTTAGAATATCTGCGACAAATACTAAATACCTTTATCGAAGTTCACTTTGACTCTTTATTGATAAACTACTACAGAGATGGACAGGATAGCATAGGTATGCATTCCGATAAAGAAGTAATCAAGGATTCGCCAGTAGCTAGTATAAGTCTGGGTTCGACTCGTAACTTTATAATTGAATGCCGTCCAGAGGCACCGGTACAACATCCCAAAGTAATTATACCTCTTGCACCAGGCAGCTTATTTGTTATGGGAAGGAACTTTCAACGATACTATAAGCACGGAGTAAACAAGGAGTCACAAGTAACCACTCCAAGATTCAATCTAACTTATAGAATTACTAAATAATACAATATGAGGAATCAACACAGATAAAACTCTGGAGGGTTGTAGCTCCAACATTGAAATTTACTACAAAGTGGTAAATTTCGATATTCTCAAATAATTACAAACATTCCATAGATAAACTATATATCTGTGATATATAGTTTATTGAATTTTCACCTCTGTAGCACTATCTCGATCAAAGCTTAATAATTGCGTTAACTCTATGTAATAACCCCCTCTTTCCACACTCTCTGATAAAGATATCTTTTGCTTCTGGTCTTCGAAGTATCATTTGTTCTATGGCTTGTATTGGTGCATATATTCCTATCTTCTTCAATCTCAAACCTCTGACATCTGTTATATCCGCTGTGTGGGAACAATAATGTATATACCAATATTTCTTCATAATTTCTATTTCATCTTCAGTCAGCTCAATTTGTCGGATTAGTTTACCAGTTAGACGAACAGATGGTTCCACAGAAATATCATCATCTATTAGTAAATCGGGTTCTCTTTGTAACAGATAATCTATAAAAGATGTATTCATGTTCCAGACACCCAAGTACCCTATAACGTTGTCGTCTGTGTCGTCAAAACGCTTATAATAACGCCTTAGAGCCTTATACAAGTCACTTTTTGTATTGCTTGTCATTCTAAGCTTTGCAATTCCGGAACACAAATTCATTGCTTTTATCCGTTGACTCTGGCAGCATCTTGCTATTTGTCGAACTTTCATATCATCAAAGTATCTTAGAAGACCTAGAGATACAATCATATTGAACTCGTCGGATGTCTTAGAATTATGTTTATAAATGTACCTCCCGTGAGGAAACCGCTTTCTTATATCTTCGATAGGTTTGTTATTAGTGACCATATAATGGATAATGCTGGCACCAGATATTTTCTTCCGATATTTGAGTTTGGGATATTGAATACGCAGTTCCATAGCTTGAATATATTTATCTTTGATTTCATATCTACCTGCTATGAATGCTACTTCTTTGGATACTCTAAGAAGATTAGTCAGACGAAGAGGATTAATAAGAGATATCATTACGTTCAACAGATCAGGATGACGAAATATCTCCATGTTTGATTATTATAGAAATAGTAAAAGTATGATAGAGGTGCTTTTATTTATTGTGGGTATTCTCTTTCTGGCACTTATTATAATAATTCTCTTAGGTACATCAGTTCCTAAGGAAGCGTTAGTTTATAAGCCTGCGAATACCAAGTTCGGATATATCTCTAGAAATCCAGAGAATATTGCCATAGTTTCGGATGACCACTTACAGTTTCAATACACACCTGATCTCGGTTTCTTTCAGGCTCTAATACCCGATGTAGGTGTCCGTTGTTTGGCATCAACATCGCAAGGAGATATAATTTACGAAGAATGTATACCTTCTATCTCTACTAAATTCTCCCTCGGGTTTGCTAAGATATCACAAGGAGATAAGTGCTTGGTAGCCAATTCTGACAACAGAATAGTATTAGGTAATTGTGAGAATCCAAGAGTACTCAGTATTGTACCAATTAACTGCTTTTCTTGCAACTGATACATATATCGAACGATATATGTATATATTATCTTTCTTAAGTTAATATCTAACTGGAGATGAGGGCTGGCTTAGTATTGTACTTGTACATTGTTCCAGAGTCGGAAGACGTTGTGGTATTCCTGCAACTTGACTTGGCCAGCCAATCTGTGGAAATCCTTGTTGCGGATATTGAGCCGGTTGACCTGGGAATAGACCAGGATATGGTATATATCCTTGTTGTGGTACTTGTAGGATTTGTTGACCCGGAAATCCGGAGAAAGGAAGTTGTGCTGGTTGATTAGGCTGCGAAAATGGGAGTTGTGTGGATTGCTGCATAGATCTAGATAATAGAATTTGTGCTACTTGCTTAGGTTGAGGAAATAGCGTCGAATGCACGACATTCAAGTCTATTCCTAATAACGACAGATCATCCTTAGATAGGAAAGGAGTTATGGATTTATAATCAAATAAGATACGAGACACAACACCTCTACGAGATTCCTCGGTATGAGTCATCACCGTCTTTCTCGATAGTTTATAACCCTGCTTCACTAATGATTTCGATAGTTCAAGATACTTCTTTGGAAAGTTAACATACATTATATCTAAGACATTCTCTGGTAACTTATTTCTCAATACTCTACATAGTGTATCGAAATTGTCAACTCTAGATATACTAGATAAACATTTACGAACAAAGAGTTCTGGTTCCTCCCTCATTCTTGCCATACAAAGAGGATGAAACATAAATGTACTAAATATATTCTTGTACTTAAAGATATAATGATGCAAACTATGAAGAAATCTCCTAGTATCTAACTCTAAGGATACATAACAGAACTCCACCTTTCTGTGCGAAGGTAATCTACGAACTACTGCTTCTATATTCTTTGGCTTGACTTTATACAAAATTCTGATATCTATATCATCTCCCAGACATTTGGTATTATCCCAGAAATCAATATTTATCTCTATATTCTCCTTGATTGCATACTGAGACAGAGATATAAACATTGACATATCCTTGTTGGACTTTGTGTTTGCGCGGAAATAAAAGTCTACAATCAATTTCTTTACGTCCATACCAATCATGGGTTTCAAGATTTGTCGTAATTCAGTCGTGGTAATGTTTGAATTTAGCATACAATCTAATATATCTGAGTCTCTAAAGTGTCCCGATAGTAAACCAATCAATCTACCGTCAGTGTTATTACTCGGCTTTAATATGCAACTTATTACATCCCTGTCTGTCAGGCAAGCTAGTATATCTGGATGTGCAACCAACATACATGATATCTCATCATTACAGCTACTTATCAATATACCTAAGTTGTGATCGTTGCATAATATAGATTTTACCTGATTAATATCTACTACTCTACGCTTCGAAAGTAGGTTGTCTACCATAGAAGTTCTAGTATGTTCATCTAATCTTCTACTACCTGTAAAACTAGTAAGTAATGCTTGAATTATAACAGAGCAAGGCAATTCGGTGCCTTCGTCTATTATCGAGAGACTCTGTTCGTCCCCATAACAGAATGCCACATTGCTCTAAGATATTGAGGATTGACGTCCGGAATTGGAAGAGGTGTCCCGAAATTAAATGATATTACTCTGGGAAATATTCGGGTGGAATCGGTAATAATCTTACGAAGCCATAATCCATGAAAATACTTGGAGATGCAAGGAACAAGGACATCTTTATAATCAAAGATGGTGCGTATAATCTCAGCAGGAAGTTGGTATTCATAGGCAAGAGAAAACATAACGAATAATAAACTATAATTTTTTTACAATACTTAGAATTATAAGTGTTGGTAAGAACAAGAAGTGTTGTGAAAGAATCAGGTAGAGTGCTGTATATATCACCTAGATATATACAAGTATTAGCAGTTAGTATGTGCAACCTTTACCGTCTTTAGATCTCCAATCTTTCAAAGCCTGTTTCAGGAGATAATCATCAATTTTCTCTACTTCTGATAATATACCTTTAACTCTCGAGAAGTTATAATTATTTTGATTCAATACTCGAAATTGTTCATAAGATCTTGGTACGAGTCTGTAACTTTTCAACATTAACATATCTGGAGATTTAAGTAGTTTATCTAGAGTCTCTAATGATAAGTTCATGAATCTATCACCTAATTTGCTAGGCATTCTTATTCCATATGTAATAAAGTACTTTATTGCTTCAACATTTTCGACTTGAAATGCTCTTTCCTCTATTAGATCTCCACAACTTTCGGACTGAGTAATAATTACTTCTCCAGTATGTAGATTTACCACAGAACTAAACCACTTTACATTTATTTTCAGTAACATATACAAAGACTTATTTGCTTTAGATATACAATTAATATTAAGTTTGTAGACTCTAGTGTCGTTAACATATTTAGACCAGTTCTCTAATAATTTAGAGTCATCGGATTTGACTAGCTTATCGATACTGAATACTTTATAGAGACAAGATCTAGCAACGCTATGTAATTCCTTACTTACGTAAAGAAACTCTTCGACAACATAAGAAGACGCAAGCAGTCTTAGTATATCGAGTATAAGTTTCGTCATTATTTTTGCGTCGTAGTGAATATCCTTCTTTATCCCACTGAAAACACTTTGGTGATTTTTTTCGATTCATAATACTGACCCGTATCGAGTAAATCAGATATATTAGTTCGAACTAATATATCTTGCGGCACCGAATACGTAAATTGTTACAAACTAAGTTCTCAAACAAGTACATTACCGAATGTATATAGAAACCTACCAAGTATGAAACCTGATATAGATGCCATGACCACAAGTAATCTACTTCTCAAATCTCCGTAGTATGTGGAATCTCCCCGAGTAAAGGCATAAGTAAATATTTCTGATACTATAATGAAGCCCACATAAAAGATAAACCCCCAAGAATAAGGAGCAAATAGTATACCCAGAGCAAATCCTACTATCGCCTGAGAAATAGCCGAATAACCCGAATTCTTAAAGTAGGAGCTTAGAAAATTTCCCATAACTGAAGTATGGAAAACTTCAATCTTGAAAAGCTATGTTATAAGTATGAAGCTATACTTTCTTGTGACGAATATAAACAATCTTCCAGTACTGGAATATAATCTCAGTATTTTACTTCGTTTGTTACTTCCGGCTTTTCATAAGCTGGTTAGTCGCAAAGTAGATAACTATTACTTGATCACACCATACTATCGTGGCGATAAATTAATAGAATATCAAGAACTTCCATTGCCAAGATTACAACAACTATCACTTGGAATACTTTCATTGGATTCAAACTATGAGTTATCCAGCTTGTTTATGTTCGAGTTTTTGGGTAGAAGAATGTATATTATCAATGAACAGGAGACTATTTCCTTTGACACTTTCTACAGAGAATTTAGTTCCTCTTTATCGGGGCCTAATTTCTCAACAATGAGTGCAGCAACAAATGCGATGAATGGAAAGATTCCTATCTATACTGTCTATACCAAGTATTCTGTTCCAGCTATCTTAGAAGGATATAGAAGGGTAATAATAGATAATCCTTATATGGTTGTGGGAGTTTCCCATATCAGAAGAGTCAGGGACGGAGTATGGAAAATACCGTTTCTCGATGAAATGTCACGAGACCGATTTGTGGCTAATCTTAAGGAAGTTAACTTGGTAGCGAAAGAAGTGGACTTAGTAACTAGTATAGCAGCGAGGAAAGCAATTCCAGGTTATTACTTCGAAGGAGTTCTCTATACCGAGACTAATTATGTACTTATAGATAAGTCTCAAATATTGGACCAGATTATGGCGTCTTTAGGTTCTTGCTACTCTGGAATGGAATTAACTACCCATACCAACATCAGGAATCTCTCCCCTTACGAACAAGCTAATACTATTATGTTGAATGATCAGAGTTGTGTTAACATCAATCCGTCAAGTCTCGAATATTTCCTTCGTCGACCATTCTCATTACGAACTAATCTTCCTCTAGAAGAATCAGACGAAGTGGAAATTGCTATTCATGATGCATCAATAATGGGCTACTATCCCATCAAGATCGGAGATAGCACATTTACAACAGGATTCGAACAGCCAATATTTCCGTCTGTTTCTATTCCTGAAGAAATAGAGTTCAGAGGTCGAACTTTGTATGTAGATAATACTATGATAGGTACAAGTTCAAGAGAACTAACATCGGATGAGATAAGGTTGTTCGCGTCTAAATTACATAAGATACTTAGCTCTTATGCAAAGGCATACATGTACGAATATGGAGTTATACCTGAATATCTAATTGGTAATAGAACGGTTTCTCGTTATCTGTTTAGTAATGTAGATAGCCTTCTGTCATATCTAAGAACTTAACTTGTTCATATACATTCCTTTAGGAATGTATATGCTATTGTTGTTACGAGCTATAGATTATAAATTACTAGCTCAGTGGAACCATATACGATCATCTTATTATGTCTTTATTTCACTAATAACCATCTTGACGCTGAATACACAATCAATACAAGTAAGAATACCTTCTTGTCCTTCGTCATTGGAGCGGAATTGCGCCATGGCAAAAGTAGTATTGTTCTTTCCGCATTTAGGACATTCAGGGTTGTAAGACTCTATTACCTTATAAAGCTGTGCTTTCTGACCATTGTAGACTGTGATGTAAGAAGAGGTTATATCAACAAGACTCTTATTAGAATAAAAGTAAGATTCTAAATTAGTAAGAGGTAATTCTGTTTCTGCTTCCCAAGGAACTAAAATTGTAGACATTTTGTTTTAAATGAGTCAACCTCCACGTCCTTTTCTCTCTGTGTTCGGTTCAAGTCCAGCCGCCATTGGTACCACAAACGGGACACCCGTGCCTGGGGCCACCAAACTTCCACCTACCGTTTTACCTAATGCTCCTGGTCCCGGTGTACTTACGCTTCCTGTTTTGAATCCTCCAACTACAGTAAATCCAACTACGAACAATGTACAGCCTTCTCCCTTCAATCTCAATACAATTACAAACGCGTTACCAAGGCTAGATGGACCTCTCACATCTCCACTGAGCTCTCAACCTGCTCCATTAACATCTACCACTTTCCCAAGCCTGAATACTCAGATACGACCACCTTTAGTGCAACCATTTGGCCAATCCCTACCATTACAGCCTCCTCAAACGCAGCAATTTGGACAATCTCCACAGACGCAGCAACTACCGCCTCCCCAGATTCCTCAAACGCAGCAATTTGGAGTCAAACCATTTGGACAATCGCAGCAACTACCGCCTCCCCAGATTCCTCAAACGCAGCAATTTGGAGTCCAACCATTTAGTCAGTCTTCGCCATTCGGTCAATCGCAGCAACTACCGCCTCCCCAGATTCCTCAAACGCAGCAATTTGGTCAGTCTTCGCCATTCGGACAATCGCAGCAATTACCGCCTCCCCAGATTCCTCAAACGCAGCAATTCGGAGTCAAACCATTTAGTCAATCTCCTCAATCGCAGCAATTACCGCCTCCCCAGATTCCTCAAACGCAGCAATTCGGACAATCGCAGCAATTACCGCCTCCCCAGATTCCTCAAACGCAGCAATTTGGACAATCGCAGCAATTACCGCCTCCCCAGATTCCTCAAACGCAGCAATTCGGAGTCCAACCATTTAGTCAATCTCCTCAATCGCAGCAATTACCGCCTCCCCAGATTCCTCAAACGCAGCAATTCGGAGTCAAACCATTTAGTCAATCTCCTCAATCGCAGCAATTACCGCCTCCCCAGATTCCTCAATCGCAGCAATTACCGCCTCCCCAGATTCCTCAAACGCAGCAATTCGGACAATCGCAGCAATTGCCACCTCCTCAGATTCCTCAGACTCAGCAATTCGGACAATCGCAGCAATTGCCACCTCCTCAGATTCCTCAGACTCAGCAATTCGGACAATCGCAGCAATTGCCACCTCCTCAGATTCCTCAGACTCAGCAATTTGGAGTCAAACCATTTAGTCAATCTCCACAGTCCCAACAATTACCGCCTCCCCAGATTCATCAGACACAGCAATTTGGAGTCCAACCATTCCGACAGTCTTCGCCATTTGGCCAATCTCCTCAAACGCAACAATTTGGACAATTGCCACCTCCTCAGATTCCTCAAACGCAGCAATTTGGAGTCAAACCATTCGGGCAGTCTCCACAGGCTCAACAATTGCCACCTCCTCAAATTTCATCATTTGGACAATTTCCTCAGACGCAACTACCTCCAGTGCAGCCATTCGGGCAGTCTCCTCAGATTCCTCAGACTGCCGGAAAAGTAAACGTCTTTGGTACGTCGACAACACCAAATACTCTACTTCAACAACAAGTTCCTCAGATATCTACTGTAAAGGATTTCCGTGGCCAGTCTACCAATGTTCTGGAAGTATTGAATATGTCTTTACCTCCTCAGACACCTTCAGTTATTGCTTCCACTACGTTAAAGAATATGCCTTCGTTGGAGGAAGTTAGATCAATTCTGCAGAATATTCCTGTGATTAAACCAGTGCTTCCCGATGCATCCTCAGTATCCGGATACAGTTCTCCTCAGGGATTTAGTAGAGCACAGGGTCAGGTATGACTCCCTAACAAATCATCGTTGTTGACTGCAGATAATGTTCTTACTACTGTAAATATAGTCGAAAATAAGGCCGATAAAGCTGTAGAATTTGTCACTAAATACATATTTCCTGATGGCGGTGTCCGATTCTTTGCTGCTAGAGGATCTCAGCATGGAGGATACACTCAGGAGCAATGGAGAGATATGGCTGACGAAATTCAGGCAAGAATCATCACCGGTAGTATAGAGGACATAAGAAAGAACGTTATCGCAAAACTCGCAGAGTTAGGTATAGATGTATCTACCTACGCTAGAGCAACATAATACTTCCAACTTCGAATGATATACATTATTAATAATGTATACTATAGTATGAATGTTATCAATTCTTACGTAGCCAGTAGATGTAGACGAGGTATACCAATATAATTATGAGAGCAAGAATTAATATAAGCATAATAAGCAAGAATTCCGCATCTATATTATTGTTGCAAGAAGGACCATCCCATATTCCATAAACTACACAATTCTCCTTGTATACCGAATCCGGTGCACGAAACATACAGGGAGAAGCATGCTCGTGTAGTGATGCTACATTAGCTATAGCTAGTTGCTGTTCATCTGTTAGATTATCTAGTAATCCTGTGAGCTTAGATACGTACTTAGTAGTTCCATTAGAACAGGATTTACGCATATATTTCCATACCAACTCATTAGTGCATCTTTCTGTTGAGGATGGTAAGATCCATATTCCGTAAGCCAAATTACCTTCAATCTCACAACCCGAAGGAAATGAGTAAATACCATTAGGGCTACCTGGAGTAGATTTTATAATAGAACACCATCTCTTTACATCGCCGAGATTAGTAATATTAGCAAGATAGGCTCGATACATTGTATATGAATGGTTATTATCTTTACCTACACAACCTAAATTGTCGTAACCAGGATTACCAGAGGAATCAGTCCACTGTGTTCCTACAGGTCCGCATGTAGGAGTGGCTACTTCGAAAGTACCTTGATCTTCGAATGTGGTAAGAGGATAAGATACTATATCATCGTAAATTAAGGGAGTAGTTTTTTCTATGGCACTCCAGTACTTTCTATCGTAATTCTGTAAATCTAGTTCTGCAGTCATACGTAATTTACCTTCGTTACAAGCCATAACCTGTGGTGTACTCCATTCAAACGTTTTATCAGCACTAGCACAACCTAAGTCCGGTATCACCCATATTCCAAAGTAATCATTATTTAATTGATAGCAACCATCCGGAAATATCGGATTAGATACGCTGCCTGGATTACCGGCCGTTTCCAGTACTTGATCACAACTAGTACCATTATTTATACGAGCCGTATATATTCTCTTTGCCACGTCTAGTTCGTTAGTTGGAACGCATCCGTTGGATGTATAAGAGTAGTTATAGGAGTCCATATCGATTTTTCTACTTTATATATTGTTACGACAATATATAATATTAATATATGACTATACAAACTTATAATTAGAGTAAGAAAGAGATTCCACAGCTACATCAGAAATAGTTCCCGCAACATACAACAATGTGATACCTAGGGACCTTAATATAGACAAGATACCACTTAGAACTTTATCATCGTAGATACCAATATACATTGTACCATCGGACATGTAATATTTATATCGTCTATTTGTAATATTTCCCATCGTAAAGATGCAGTTCTTAGAATCTATAGACATATCTATATTTGGTCCATCGTTTGTTTCAAAGACAATTGGTATACTATATCCTTTCGCACGTAAATAGTTTCTTCCAATAAGTATACCTATTATATGTTCGGAGGACAATCCCACAGCTGTTTCAGTGGATTCGGTGTATATATTATAGTTAAATATTCTGTCACTACTGTAATATTGAATAGCAGTAGTGTCTATGGCATAATACGCCATCTCGAGAAGATAAACCCTAGTACTGAAATTTCTGTTAACGAAAGGATATGGTACATACTCACAATCTATAACTGCCGGAGTTGGAAATCTGTCAGAAATTATTGCCGCAGACACAGGCAGATTATTAGTAAATGCATAAGATAAGGAAGTAGAGCAATGCAATATTAAATCGGGGTCCTTATCCGGTAAAAGGTTCAGAACTCTTCTTAATGTACCCGGACGCATATAAGCCAATGCTCTAGTGAGATATTCTGACTTAACATCCAACAACTGTAGTAGACATCTTACATACTGTTTATAGGAAAGATACAAAGTTGCCATCCAGAATTCTTTGGGATTAGCTTTCCAATATGCTAGAACTATACTATCCTGCACCTTCTTACCAGCTGAGCATCTACCAAAGATATAACTTATATTTGTTGGTTCGGGTAGTACAGTTCCCGAGTATCCTATAGTGAATTGTTCAATATTCGGTCCTCGGAGCCTTATCATTAACTTGGAAAAATTAATATACTTGGGATGGCATTCTGCTAGAACCCTTAGATCGAGATCAGTCTCGACGTAGAAGTTATAAGCAGAGTCTTTGACCAATTCTCCTTGACCTACTGAAGATATTTCATTTAACCATTGTTGCTCCTCTATTTGTTCTAGATGATTAGACACAAAAGTTTGCTGCTTAACGACTGGAACTATACCTTCTATTATTGATTCTTTAGTTCGTAGAAATCTTATAGATTCGTAGTATGCCGGTAAGAAATTATTCAGATCCAAAGTGTAATTCTTGCCAAAGAGGCTATAGATTTCTTCTAATCTATTGTGTCGAATAAGTAAATTCATAATTACGTTAGAGCTTCTACCTATCGGCAATGGTAACAATTTAGTATTTAGTATCCCTGATCTCAAGTCATTGTCAAAGACTACAGCTGGGGAAGATTCATTATACTCAGATACAAAGAATACATGATTATAATCTATTGTTTTGGGAGTTGCAAAATCAATATATTTCGCATAGACAGTAGGTAAAATGGATATGTACGAGTCTGTAATATCTGGAGACAATTCTACTAAACCTCTTATTCTATGTGGTGGTAAACTTAACAATAATTCCCGCAGAGAATCTGGAGACAGAGACAGGAACATATTTAACTTCAAAGTAAAAGCCTATATTTCACAACTTTCTCTATTTATCTATGGCTAATTACAGGGACATAGCCTTAGGAATAGTTATTGGAGTAATTTTCTTTCTGATAATTGCTTTCGTTCTAATTTATCTTCTATCGTTGACAATACCGAAATACATTGAAGGATTACTAACAAATTTTCTGATTGATTCTCAGGGATTATTCAGCTCTCAGACTAGCAAGCAGGTTTATTCCTGCTTTCTTCGATTTACTGGAACATTGTAATTGATCGTGTATATTTGGACCCAAATATACAAAAATAATTCAAAATTACTTCCTTTCCCATTCTAAACTATGTCATCTACTATTACTTTCTCATCTTCTGTTATCACATCTTTGCTTGATCTAACAAGAAAGCAGTCGGGAGAATTATGTTCCATATTTCTGACCAAAGTTTGAAGCATCTTTGGTCGGTTGAACCATTGCTGGCTATGTACTCTTTTGACGATAAATATGATTGGTCATTAAATATTCACAATGATTCTAGTTCTGTACTACTGGATAGAATTTTGGATGCAATTCCGAAAGTCAAATCTGACCATCTGACTTACATTCTGGAAAGAACCGCTGCATTATCTACTAAGTTACCTCGTGTCACAGAATTCTTCGAGAAGTTCGAGAATCTTTTTATCATTTCCGAGATACTGCGTTATAGAAGTATGACTTATTGTTATGATAAATTTATCGTTAAGTATATAACTGTTACCAATAATAAACATTAACTCTTACTTCGTTCGTATAATAACGGAAATGTTTCTTGAAACATTTCCTACTAATGTATTGACAGAATATTCAGCGGAGATCTCTGTATCACTACCTCAGCTCTAGAATTACTTGATATTGCATTTCTACATGGATCCTTGGTAGGTCGATCTGGAATGGCTGATTATAATTTAATTCGAGATTGGATGGTTAGTAGTCCTCTTCGATTACATAACTTTTCTGATTCTATTGTGAATGAAGAGGCTGTTATCTATGCCTGTGAGAACAATAGTTATACGGCGATTCTATGTTGCTTAACTCGGAAAACAGTTAAATCTATTCTTGCGGAGATTAATTCAAGTCTAAATCACGATAAACTGGAAGTCCAAGGTTTACTTAAAGAGTGGTTATCTCCTGTACCTCTTACGAGTGATTTAGGACAAACATTGAGACTTCTGTCTATTTACAATCAGACTGGGGAAAAGTCCTTATTCCAATTATTAAAGATAAGTTAGTTACATACTCTACAAATAAGTATACACCCAGCGAAGAGTTCAATATCATAGTTGCGACAGCTTGGTGTGATAAATTGCTCTCAGCGTAAAACAATATATTATATATCAAAAAGATATATAATGAAGTCCTATAAGTTATCTGCTCCTAGTTTCTCAACGACAGTTTCATTATCATTAGATGCTTTGCAAGGCCTCTACAGTGCACAACTAATAGCTGGTCTGGTGTCAATTGAGGATAAGAGTTATGATCGAGAAAACCGCGCAATAGACCCTAACATCGGAATAATAAGCAATGCAGGGGTAATATCCTGTGAAAGGCAATATCTTTTCAAGCTATGTCTTATTGATGCACCAGATCCATCAGAACGGTCAATTGTCGAAATAGATAAATACAATGATAATACTGAACGATACTCATTTATCTCTCCTGATGATTATTTCCAGGCCTATAGAATGTTCCTATCTAATCCGTTAATGTTCAATCCTATATCTTTAGATGGGCAAAACATTAGTTGGAATATGGAGAAGACACCGTATCCCGCTATTGCTAATTTTGATCAGTCCGGTGTAAGATATGGAAATATGGAACAACTATCAAATTGGATTAATAATGATGGTATCGTAGGCAGGTTATTTACTCGGTCTCAAATATCAGGAAGATACTTTATTGGTACTAGTTCTTCAGGTACCAATACATTTATGTTGCTTGTTTCCAGTAATATTAACGAATATATGAGAGGATTTTACTCATTCTATAGGTGGCTTCGAGATCTAAGGATTATTGAAAGCATTCCTCAGTTCTATCTTTACGATTATGGTCGAGAAGTAATTCTTAAATCTGTAAACACTAGATATGAAATGCTATTCCAACTTCCTATTTCGATTACTGATATTAAGATCGTATAGTACTTAATTTACAATAGTATTAAGTATCAGTAAGATTACATTATATACATTACTTGAGTAATGTATACTTTAGAACTTTATTTAAAGAAGTTGTTTAATATCTACCATATGTCCTAAGAATCTAATTTCTCCTTCAGGAGGAACGATGAGATTCTCGACGAAGAAGGTTGTCTTAGATGGTGAAAACATCGCATCTCTATATAATTTATAATCGTGATCCATAACAATCAAAGCCTCCTTTCTAGTTTCTTCATTACCGAAGATCAGTTTATTCATCTGTGAGTCCATAGTAGTAAATTAATTGTATTAATTTTTAATATAATTTCCCCAAGATAGATAGACTGGACGAACTAACACTCGTTAAACTTTAACGGATTTGAGTCCTCTTCATAAATACGAGTTTGAGAGCGCAGAACTTATTTAGTTTTTCTCTAGAATTATGAAATTGAAACTATTTACCTAGACCATAAAAGAAGTATCTAAATTCAAAGTATGAAATTAGGTTTGTTGTTCTTAGTTCTCCTAACAGGAGAAGCGCTGACTGAAGTGTCGTTATCTCTGACAGATCGGAACTGCGAGTATGATAATATTGTTATTGGCTCAGGATCTGCTGGAGCGTACGTAGCTCACAAGCTCGTGAAGGCAGGTCGTAAGGTTCTGTTGATTGAAAAAGGTAACTACACTCCTGAGGATCTCTATGATGCTAGTTTCAATAGTTTGTTACCTAAGATCTTTACTCCTAACCCTGATGCTGGATTCAATCGTATTACAGATCGTATGTATCTGACTACACCGCAGTCAGCCATTAATAATCGCGTTATCTCTAGTTCTCGAGGTATTACTACTGGTGGTTCTGCATCACATAATCTTATGCTTGCCGCCATAGGAGGTAGAAGCGAATACTCCAAATGGAAAGATTTCTTCTCTCGAAGACATGATCAGCAAGATGTATCCTTAAACAAGATCTATGCTGCATTTGACAAACTGTTAGAAGATCTAGAGGTAACGGCTATCCCTAATGACGACTCTAATTTGATGCAAAGATTTATTGAGTCTATTGGTAGTGTGGGATTCCCCATTGTTGACAACTACAATGAAGTCGATAGCGGTGTCTCTGCTATTCAGTTTACTGCTACTCCAGTTAACGCAACTGATTCGATCCGTAAGACTACCTATTCTGTCTACGTGGAGCCCTTGCTCAACGACAGAAGATATCGCAATAGACTTGATATCCTTCTCAACACAACTGTTAAATCTCTGCATTTCCAATCGGCCACCAGTCGCACCGCCAAAGGTGTTAACGTAGTAGATGGTTCTGGAGAGCATTATACGATTAGAGCTAGAAGAGGTGTAGTAATCTCTACAGGAGCATATGAGACTCCCAAACTTCTAATGTTATCAGGTATTGGTGATCGAGATACTTTAGAATCTATGGGAATTACTGTCCGTAAACATTTACCTGGTGTAGGTGCTAACCTGCAAGAACATCTTGGTGCTCCCATTATTAGCTTGATTAATCCTGCGATTTATGGTAGCTTACCTATAATCAATCTTCCTAATTATCAAGCTATGGGCTTTGGTCCAGCCAACAATACTGAAACTGCTCCTACTATGAACCTTGAGGTGGGTCTGTTCCCTATTCCTACTGAGTTTTTGATTGCTCAAGGAAACGTTGGCTTACCTCCTGGCTTACTTGTTACTACCGCTGCTTTCACTACTCTTGATTCCAAAGCTAGAGGTACCGTTAAAGCTGCGTCTAGTGACTACCTAGATTATCCCTTGATTGATCCTAAGATCTTCGAGAATCCTCAAGATCTACAGTCAGCAGTCACCGCATTCTGGACTCTCCGAGCTGCTCTTCGTAACGTATCTGATATCTTTAATTATGAAGTAGTTCCTAGCTACGAAGCAGTTAATACAGTTCAGCAATCTATTGACTGGTTAAAGGATAATATCAGACTTGTAGGACATCCTTGCTGCACTGCTAGACTTGGTGATGATAGCATGGGTGTGCTTAATTCAGATTTCAGTGTTCGAGGAATTCGTGGTCTTTATGTTGTGGATGCGTCTTCTATGCCGACCTTACCTACTGCTAATACTAATCTGCCCTCTATGATGATTGGTGTTCTTGGTGCTCATGGAATTCTTTATGGATAAACTATAATACTTATAATACTTTATATCTCGCCGAGATATAAATGTAAATAGCACAGAACTGCGAAATAACGAACCAAGATATTAATTAGGACAGCCATACCTTAACCCCTTCCGTTTTGGAAAGACGAGATCATCATTGTTCTAATATCTTTAGCTGACTCATATAAGAAATTCTGACCATTAAGTGACATCTGTAATTATTTCTTGTCTCGTCTGTAAGTTTGATAATTTCGTCGTAACTACAGTTACAGACGAAAATCAATAGTACTGCCAAACTCAGCAAAACCTAAAGACTATAAAATATATTGAAAACGTATACCTTTTACACACCTCTATCTCTTACTATGTCTGACTCCTTAATCTCCTCAATTCTTCCTACTCTGATCTCGGCTATTGATAGAAATGCCAACGATGTTAGTCTTAATTCTCTTCTGAGTAAGTTTCCTGCAGATACCTTGAAATCTATTTATAAAGACTTTCCTCATGTCGTTTTGTGTGTTTTGGTAGGGTCAGTATCTATAGAGAGATTCAACCCGATCAAGAGTCATGTAGAGATGTTACTTCGAAGTTTCATTGAGATTCAAGATCAAGAGGCCTCTATCTACGTTTCTATTGCTAATTTACTCACAGACTTCAAGAAAGGAACTGTTCCTTCTCTTAGTGTATCGATCTGTATTCGTGCTTTTGTTGAAGCCTCTAGTAAATTTGAGGAATTTAACCCAGTTCTTCAAAAGGATGGTGTGATCGGACGTCTATATGGAGTGTTCTCGATGTATAATTGCCTTGAGTTCTACAATGAATTCCTGGTTGCTTACGCATACAAGAACCCTGTATTTGTAGCTAAAGAAATGGTATCCGGTGAGATTGTCTTTAATTCGGATATACTGTCTGAGTTAACTACGGAGTTCTTCTATTTCATGTTTCTAATGCATTCTATAAATAAGATACCTAAACAGATTCTCTCTCATGTAGTTGCTAGTCCAATTAATCTCAAGGAAGCCATCCGTGCTAATTCATCACTTGCCAACTTAGCTGTTAAACATGCCTACGAGAAGAAAGATTATACTGCAGTTCTCTGGAGTCTGGACACTGAATCGATATGCAAGGCATTTAGTGCCTTGGGTCTGTCCTACAAAGGCACTATTATTCAAGATATAGTAGATATGGAATATGAAGGATACGTGCCTGCACTGACTGTTCTATCAATGTTCGTGAAAACTCGTAATCTTGCACTGCTTTATACAGTTAAAGACGCTTTTGATTGTATCGAAGATTGTGGGGAGTTTAGTCCTAGTCGTCTACACGAGCTTGTCAATGATGTACTATAATTGATTATTTAGACTGATATATCTTCTAGAAGATATATGTTAATTAGGAGAGGGTGAACTGATTGCTGAATAAATTAGGAGACTAGAGAAGTTAGGCATCCTGACAGATTTGGCCTATCTTATTCACTATTTACAACTAAATCTTATATCATTACTTAGATATTAACAATTTATATTTCTAGAAATAAATTTAGTTATCTTAAGACTCTCAATATAATACAAAATTTATTGTAAAACGAAGAATGGAGATTAAGTTTCCATTTCTCATCACTTGTCTCCTTGGGCTAGTGTCTTGCCAAGCCTTTGGAACTTATTTCACCAATAGATATTACCTTGGGTCAAATTGTCAAGGTAATCCTGTACATATTTATCAAGTTAACTATGATAGCGATCCCACTCACATTTGTAACCCTATAAATTGTCGTGATGATACTACTGGAGCACTCCCCGATGGCTCCTACGACACGATATGTAGTCCTCTCCTAAACGCTTCATCAGGTTTCTCCCGTAGAGATCATATAGGAAATAATGGTATGATAGGTGGCTTTTGCGATAAAGTAATAGAAAGAACATTGGTACATCCTTCGTTTTGTAGAGTATTCGGATCTTATTATCTTCCTACAGCCTCTTCATACAGAACAATGTGTGTAGACGGGATAATATATGAGTACAGCTACAATAATACCGAATGTTTTGGGATAGGTGCGAAGTCAGAAAGGGGCTTCACGTCAAAGGTATGTGTTCCGATAGATCTAACTTCTAACGGTAGAGATGTAGAATGTCCGACTTTAGATTGTGGTACAGCTATTGAAAGTCGCATGGCACAGTATGCAACTGCTGCTTATACTAGACAACAACAGAATTATAAAGTTAGAATAGGTACTACATCGATAGATACTGGAATCATTGTAGCTCAACAAAGAGGCTGGAGAACTCTACTACGGGGTCAGGAATGGTACATGGTTAGAGATCTCTGTCTAGATGCTTTGGTTATTGTTATCCGTGGCACTGTTAAATATAATCCTTCTGATCTTCTAGATGATTTGACATATGACGCGGATCCCTTAGAAGAAGGTTATGTACATTCGGGATTTAATAGGAGAGCTAATCGTATTCTGGAAGAAATAAATTCTGTCTATGGTATGGATAATCTGGCAACGGAACACCCAACTATATATATATTACTGGGCATTCCCTTGGTGCAGCAGTCGCTTCTTTACTCACATATCATATGCAGGGTTACACTACTACAGTTAAAGGATATGGCTTCGGAGTTCCTAGAGTTTACTCTGGCAACTTAGACTTCTCCCCTTTCTTTACATCATATGTCTACTCTAATGACATAGTACCTCGCCTGGGTGTGTCTTATCAGCTACAAGAAGTATGAACGAGTGTAGTGCCAGCAGTATCGGTCAAATATTACATTTCCTCCGAATCGGTTTACCTAATGTATTAGGTTGTCAAAGTCTGGCTCAAATGCTGCTTTCTCCCAGCATTAATACAGAATACAATATTCCTGGTGTAATAAAGCATTACAGCGACGGTGCTTACGCTACTACAGTTTCCGCTAATTTGTTCGATATTGTACATGCTGAAAACGTAATTGATTCTCATAGTTCTAGAGTTTATGCTAATAGTCTCGGTTCCACTCTTGTATTAGAAGAGCCTGATCCTCAGAAACTGGATAGCTGTCCATCTCCTGCCATTTGTTCAATATATCAATTAATATTTGGATCTCGTAAACGAGCCCTTGATTCTGTAAAACTCGTCTCGCTTCGATCTTTGTACTGTGGTCTTTCGAACGGCGAAATATCCTGCATTGATATATCGGGAAATAAACCAGATATATCGGCTCTTTCATCTTATCAACCTTCTTCTCTTCAAGTTTGTGCCGATCAACTTCTCTTTGCGACAGGAGGAAAAATTTACATTAGTGATTTAACACAGGTTCAACCACTATATAATTTGTCTCGTCTTGATAGCTCCTTTGTCTGTAACGACGAAGGTCAAATCTTTGAAATTCATGGGGATACAGCTTACGGTTTAAGCGAAAACCACAACTTTACAATTTCTGGTACTCTTTACCCTCATTTAACTTCTTCTTTCTTTATATCTGTGAAAGAAAATACTATAAATGTAATGAATTGGAATACAAGTGAGAGTAGAGGTTCCTTGGCCTTATCTCAAATATTGGATACGACGATAATAGGAAATGATATTTATATACTCACAGGAGTAACAGTCGAACAATTAAAACTGCAGTCTGATGGAAGCTTGACTAAAGTGAAGTCTTCTCCAATACTACCAGAGTTTGTGGCTATTACTGGATTTGGAAATAGGTTGTTAACTTTATTATCTAATGACGGAGTTCTGGTAACAACTTTAGCCTCGAACATTACTCTAGATTCGATTCCAGAAGTACTCACTCCCACTAACATCCCAACAGAAAGTGTATCGGAGTCAAGCCTAACTTCTTGTAGTCTCATACTGACTTTGCTTTGGTTCCTCGTGTAAATTTACAATTCAGTCTTATATATATTACTTCCTGTAATATATCATCACTTAGATATAACATGTGCAACTAATTTCTTTCTTATATCTCTAACTAAATCGTCATCGGAAATATCCTTGACCGAATTGTAGTCTAGACCTATTAATTCCAAGTGATGCCTCCTTAATTGTTCAATTAGAGTAGGATGTAAGTCATCGATATCATGTCCATTCACATTATAGTCTTCCAACATAAGACTGACACCTTCATAATAGACATAATAGGGAAGATTATTAGCATACATAGGAGGATCTGAATAAAGTCCTATAAGATTCCTGTGGCTAGGAATCATATCGTGTTTGCTAATTACATCTATATTAGGTTGATATCTCCTACAGTACTTCAATATCTCTGTATAATTAGTTCTTTTACCTGGAGAATCGGAAACTATTATTCTGTCACAAAGAGACAAGGGAACCGAGTCATGAAATACAAACTCGTCTCCACCTGTCCTCTCAAATGATGAAGGATTTTGTAGTAACTCGTCAGGAAATTTTGTAAAGTGACCAATTATACCAAAATTCCAATTTCTATTATAATGCCAATTATTACCTCGTAATAGAGCCAGACTAAATATGAATTCTACGTCACCAGAAGTAAAACTATGACAGTCTTTATATCCTGACGACATGTAGACGTCTGGATACTGGAGAATATTGTATATAGCATATCCTCGTGGCTATGCAGCACATGAGTCAGATAATTGGGTATACTAGTGATATAATCGTTGTTTATACCTCTTTTCGCCAGCTCAGGAGGAGTAAATATCATACCATGTTTCAGTATACTTATTGCCGTATCAATACCTGTTTCATGACTAAGATGGAATAAAGATAACAGAAGTATATTAGATTCTCTGTTAGAATATTTCTCGGGAGACAGAAAGTCGGGATAGTTATTACTTATATGTTCTAGTATAGTCTTAACATCGATATTTGTTCGTCTAATCCCTTCTAGCCAACGGCTGTAACTATATACTGAGTTATCAGAAGATTGAGAAACGCTAGAACCTAGAGCGCTAAGAAAAGATGCAGATAAGAGATCTGGAGAATCCATATTTCTACTATTTTCAGACAGACTTCTTTAGATTACGCCCCACTTTCAAACTAAGAAAGGAAAATAATATGGAGAAACTATACGTCGTAGGAGCCATGTTCTCATATAGTTGTTCAGATGCTATAATGAAAGTTCTGATGAACAACTATAGTATTTATACAAGTAATACTATAAGAGCTGCTATTCGGTTAGTACTTATACTCTCTAACCTTAGAAGCATAGCGTTTAGAAGTCTAAAGCTGCATATAGTTTACTGGATACTCTCATTTCTAAGGACGTATTGTTTTCTGTACGCTGTAAAGCACGTAGACATAACTACGATAGCAATGATAAATTATAGTTGTTCAATATTCACTCTTATCATATCTTCAATATTGAAAGAGACAGCAACCAGAAAGCAATATATTTCTGTTATTATATGTATAATTGGTCTATACATAGGTCTAAAACCCAAATTTAATACAGACATGTTGAACGTGGCTATAACTACTCTCGGAGGCCTAGTAACTTCAGTTGATAAATTTCTATTGCAAAGATTGTTGAAGAATAATAATATTACCACGATAACTACAGGAAGTAATCTATTTATGATAGTAACAAGTGGTATCTTCACAAGTATAGAAATGCCGTGCTTGAATGATTTAGTAGTCTTCATAGTTGCAGGAGTATTAGGATTAGTAGGACAAGTATTCTCAACGAAAGCCACAAGACTGGGAAACCACTCTCAGCTGGCACCTTATTACTATAGTATCTTTATATTCGGAGTTGGAATAGAATGCTTGATACATGGAAATCTACCATCTCTGCGAAATCTGATTGCAACTGGAATAATAGTTAGTGCTATGGTAATTAATAAATAATGTATATAACTTTGTTATATACAGTTAATTCGTCAGGATATCAAGAATCACTTTGGAGTCGGATAACGTATTTTCTGGATCTATTCCAAATTTAAGATCTGATATACTATCCTCCACAATACGAGTCAGTTGCGTAAGATTAGTTTCTGGATCCATAATATTTACTACAGCAAGATAGAGAGCTTTTCTATATATGGACGAACATAGAATTGTTAGAAGTAACATTCCAACTATAGCTGCAATATAGGAGACCAAGCCAGCTACGGATATTAATATTATAGCAAGGATAGAGAAAATAGCTATCTCCATTAAAGGATCTTGCATTAATAAAGATATCCGACTGAGTTCGTGCATTAATCGAGTTCGGCTAGCCGCTTTATCGATATCCGACTGAGAATCGTAGCTCTCAAGCGTACTCGATATAGTTCGTAGATGAAGAGGAGCATCTTGTAATCTACTCTTGATTCTATTACGAAGCCAAGAATTATTGTTGGAATCCAGAATTTGGTTGATGGATCTGCTAAGAAGAACAAAGTTCGACATTATTTTAGTCTTAATACGAGTAAGACTGATTGGTGTTATGTCTAATATGTATAAGATTACTTAGGCAGAAGAGCTTATTATAACAATAAATCTTCTTGAGATGGTAGTGTTTACTCTAAATTGAACTTAGAATCAAATATCATAAATTCTCGAAGGTAGAGGATATTCTTTGCAATATTTTCACAATTGCGCTTACTTCGTCATAATTCCCATACATCACAAATTGCAATGTATCAAACATCAAAATTTAATAGTTTAGCATGTTCGGCATCCACTATAATAATTAAACTTCCGAACATAGAGGATATAACTGTTGCTAGAATAATTCTTACTAGTTGATTCACTTCAGCAGCGGAGGCTAGAACATAGATAACAAACCAAAATGATAAAACGAATATAACAGTGAAAGCCGAGAACTTCATTAATGTTATATTTTATTTAGGCACTGTTTGTAGATATTAGATCGAGTCGTCGCATAACTATCATAGAATGATTTTCGATTATTGTTTCTTTATGTAGCTAGCCAGCACTTCTTACGTAAATTCCGACTACTCCAATCATCATGGTCTGTTCCATTCTTTCTACTATTACCGACGGAACAATTTTTCTCCCACAAAGTTTACAGAATCCCTCAGCCATTGGCTTTCCAATACTCAGAAAATAACGTCTCATATCGCAATTGTCACCAATCCACCTTCACATTCGCGGATTCTGTAATCGGTGGATTGGTGACAATTGGAGCAGGGGTAATTAAGCTGGGAGCTCATAGTAGATTGTTTTGAAAGTCATATTTTAACGGGCAGGTGTAACTATGTAAGTAGCATAAATATTTACTTATTTACATTTATAAATAATTAGTACACATTATATCTTCGTAATGTATATCTGAAATTTTCGTGTCTTGTATGATGTCGAGTTCTTCCAATTCACTTAATCAAACAACTTCCAGATTTGAGGCGTATAACCTTGCCCCAACACCTCTCTATACCACTGTAGTCTTTTATCATAATGTCTCTCATACATGTCGTCTTGATGAACTATGTCTATTACTAAAGGATAAGTAGCTCTCATAACTCTACCTACTGACTGTTCAAAACTTGTAAGACTCTTTATACTGTCACAAATAACAAATGCACTAATACGTTTGCCACCCCAGTCATCTGCTGCTGACTCTTCGTCAAATCCAAAGCTCATCTTGCCATAAGTACCTAGAAGAATATCTCCATCGTTGTAAGACTTTACACTACCATGAAACTCTGCTACTCTGTATCCACCGTACAACAAAACATCTCTGACACGATACAAATTCTCTTCAGCAAAGAATAGCAATAATGGTTTATGTCCTTGAGGCAATAGATTTTCAATTACTATTCTCCAGATAATCTGCATATAATCCATTCTTGTAGTATTGTCGTCATTAACAAACAACGACTTATTAGTTCCGCTATACTGTTTGTTGCCTTCTTTATCATACTTTATTATTGGTCTGACACCATTAACACGATAGACTGGAAATTCCTTATTAAGTTTAATAGAATACATGTGAGGACCCATAATCGTCTTGCCTATCTTATGAAAGTCATCTTCTCTCCAAAATCTAGCGGTACAACCAATGACATACCGTGGAAATACACTAATCATACTATAACAGTCCTGAGATGTACATAGATATGGCAACTCATCAAGTACTAATGTTCCTATGCTTCGGAGTATATCTAGAGGAATACCTGGGGCAACTGATCCTTTTCTGTAGACCCTTTCGCTATAGGCACAAATGATATCTGCATTCGTGTAATCGGCACCGGGTTCGGCAACCATCACTCTGGCATTTGTGTATTTCTGCATAGATTTCTGCCACTGAAACGCTAAAGCCACTGCTGGTGTAATTACTAAAGTTCGGAGCCCCAAAGTACCAGCAATACTTGACGCTAGAATCGACTTACCAAATCCAGTATATAATTCTAGAGTCAGAGTTCTGTACTGTTTAAAATGATTAATCGCGTGATTGAAGACGGGTATTTGCCTTTCTAACAGTGGGGCAGTTTGCCATCGCGTTGCAACTATACAGTTATTAGGTATCACCTCACACGATCCAGGCTTAATTTTCGTATTACAATGTTCGGCATATTTAGTACCTACATGTAGGGGTACTATGACTGTCTTATCGTCAACTACCATACAGAAGGATAGACTTTCCTCTGGTGCTTTCTTACCACGACCATAGAACTTCGGCTTCTTGGTTATGGTACAGGTTGATTTGCAGTCTTTGACAAACTCTGTTCGTAATAGAACTGCCATTTTATATGTTGAAGTTAGTATATACACTGGTACGTATTGATGCACGTCGAAGATTAAAACACTAAATAACTCATATTATGATGACTATCCTATAATTTCATATACGTTTCACTTGTAAATGTATATAAGTAGTTTATTGATATCTTGAGATACGGATAACTTAGTTATCTTCGTCTACCGAAATTGTGATTCTTCGTCGAGGCAAACAAAGAATACTAGATAAGTCTACTAATTCAACATTTGTGAACTCGGAAAATTGACTACTTAATTTGATCATCTTATGCCTCTGCATAATATTAGTTGCTTCAGATATGTAGAGTTCATTTACATAATCAAACACCGAATCACATTCATCGATAAGAACAAGCTTGGACATGTTAATTGCAGACATAATTGGAAAATTAACTAGAGATATAGATATATGGAAAGAAGATTACTACTTTTTTTTCAATTTCTAATTTCTTCCATAGTGGACAGTTCTTCTGTACGAGATATATACTTACTTCTAATCAAAATAACCTTATAAAATGCAGAATGACTACTAAGTTCAATTATTTACTTACTGCTTCTAATCTCAAAGAACAAAATCTATCGTTAGATATCGACTTTCTGCAAGGTTTATATTCTGCACAACTATTGATCGATGCAGAGCAGAAGACTAATAGTGTCAATTTAATTAGTGAAATAGGTCAAATACAGACATCGTCTAGCTATGGCTACACATTAACTAGAATTGATAAGATTTCGGATGAAGTCAAAACTGCAGTGGTCGAGGAAAAGTATGATCCTTCGACTTCTGAAGTTAGGTTTCGATTTTTACCCTATATCGAACCAGATGAAGTTCCAAGCGCCTACAATAAAGCTCTTAATAATCCATTATCTTTTTCAACCATAGGACTGGATATCATTGGAAAAGAATACGATGTAACAAAGACTCCTTTCCATGTAATAGGTAACTTTGAGACACCTAGCAGCGAGAGATTATTAGACTTTATGTTTAGTCAACATATCTATAAAGAAGCTGGTTCACCTGAGATCGAAAAAGCTAGGTTTGATACTGTGTTTTCTATTACTTCCGACAATGATCTGGCTACTTACTACATTGGTACCACAAGCGATGCTAGAAATACATTCATGGTTAAAGTTATTTGTCAGAACATAAGCATGTTTCTTCAAGGTTTCTTTGCTTTCTTCAAATGGCTAGTAGAGACGGATATAGCAAATAGCAGTAGAATGACTAAATTCGGTAGAAAATATCAGTTAATTCCTGTATTCTATCTTTACGATTATGGAAGAAATATAGCACTTCGTAATACCTCGGATAAGGTAAGTATGGAATCTCAGCTACCAATCAAGATTACAACATTAGAAATCAAACATTAATATATAACGTTAGTTATATATTGTTGAGCTAGATATGTAATCAAGAATAGATAGTTTAGGCAGTGTAGTTAATATCAAGTACTTAGATAATTAAGTTCTTCTACAGAACGTAATATCTGTGGTACATTATAAATATAGAAACACCAATATTCTTGAATTTCTAGTATATAAATTACAATAGCTAGACGGAGCAAGTATAAATGTCTACTTCCTCACTTCAGAATATGAGTTCGTGGTTATTTGACCTTTATCCATAAACATATTTAATCAATTACTAGGACAAATCTGTCCACAAATAACTTATTAGCACTACTTGTAAACATCTTTACAAGTCGTAACAGTCTTGAGCTTGTAGATATATTGAAATATAATTCCACAGTACTAAAGGAAGAAATAGTCCTTGCTAGTTATGGTTAATTACTAATTTCGGGTAAATTTAGGGAAGTCAAATTGAATTTCTATGCCAAATTCGAATCAGGAAATTACTGAGGTGGTCACCTTGGAAATCCCATAATTAGTAGAAGTTAGTAACTATGGAGAAAGAAAAGAATATCAATGTTTAATACAGGAACTTATAGAGTATATTCACACCATAAAGAGAAGAATAACAATTACATGTTACATCCGGAAAAATGCTAATATTTCCCATACAGTATAGTTAGAAACTGTGCTATCGATGCAACAGACTAATAATATAGAAATAATAGTCTGATAATAATTGAATTTCCATGTAGTAATGAAATATCAATGATTAAACTCTATGCTGCTAATATTTCGAAGTAAGAGTACCCAATAGCAATAAAATATAAGAATCGGTTTCTTATATTTAGTTAATTAATACGACGTTCTTCTCTTGTGATATAGATATACTCTATAAGTTCCAGTATAGAATAGTGAAATAAATAGATACAGAGAAATTACTAACATCTACTAATTATGGGATTTCCGAGGGAACCACCCCAGTAATTTCCAGTTTCGAATTTGAGTTAGAAATTCAAATTTGACTTCCCAAATTTACTCTAAATATTTAGATCGATAATAGCGACTACATGGACTTAAAGATTCCTACTTTTGATGATTAGTAAGTATTTCGATATCATAATGAGAATTATGTATAACTGAATCTTTGTGGCTTCTGTTAACTAACGATAAACAAAAGGAGAAATTACAAATCTACAGTTAAACAATATTATCTATTTCACTTTCTTATAACTGTTATATCTTGAGAACTAACTTTACTTCTTTGAAGTAGGAAGCTTTAGAAATTACCATACATAAGAATCTCTGCCCAGACGAAAAAGAAATATTGATTTGGAGGCACAGTATACTATCATACATATCTTCAATAAGATATGTACTTAATTTGCTTACATTGTCACGGCTAATTTAGTAATATTAACAGGAAGCTGCGATTCCATAGCTTCCAGACTCCAGACATTCTGCAATACTACTTCTCGACCATAATCATAAACATACAGATCCGGAAACATAGACTTAGATAGATATTCGTTCATTATTCGATTACCTCTGGATTTATCAGCAGTTTCTGCCACCCATTTGAAGTAAACAAAGAATCCCTGTAGAAATTGAGGAATGTTATTAGAAGTTAGCTTAATCATGAAAGTATCTCTGGCATCAGGACTGGCTCCAATATAATATCTACTAGGCTCCATATCACTATTAGACTCGAAGACAGAATTAATCTGTCCATCTGATACTTCTTGAGGTGCCTCTGCCGCTAAAAGTATATCAAATCCATCAGTCATGAGAACTTCGGCTTGCCAACCTGAGAAGTTTGCTATGATGTGGTAAGGTGTTTTGGTCATATCCCATCTTATGTTGTTAACATCTAGTAGAACGGGATTAAAAACTAAGACGTCAGCTAACAGACTGTTGTATGCTTTTGGCATGTCGGCTACATCCAAATAATAATCTCGAATTAAATTTCCTCCTCTTTCGTATTCTCGAACTTTAACTGGTTCTAGTGGTAAAGTAGAATTCTTTATTGTGAACGGATTTTCCGACATAACAGGAAGTTGTCCTATTATGTTTAGAAGATTTCTACTCATACTATACTGCTCCATTCCCGCCAATAATTGAGCAGAGTAAATACCTTGGAGGAAGTCCAAGCTAAGGGACAATGTTTGCTCTACTTCCTCTGACTTAAGAATATAATCAGCGCTCATAGTTTTAGTAACAGTAATAATTTCTACTTTTATTTTATTCGACACTTTCCAGTTTTGAATGGCTTACTATCCTTGATACAGAAGCAATTAAAGCAAGATATCTAGTTTTATGGATACAGCTAAAATTTATGTTTATCATAAGACAAATAGATATCTCGTCTCATCACTATTACCAAATATCTAAGCAATACGACAAGATTAGTATGCGGCTTTCACAGCTTTATAACCTAGCATACATCTAAAATCGGAAAATATTGAAATACCAAATTTGTTTTCCTGGCCAAATTACTAAATCTAGAATTACTGACCTAGATCCTTTCTCGATTTAATAATAATTTGACTATAGAGTAGATGTAAACCGATATATCAATACTTATATGTATTATTAATACATATATTGTGAGCCATCAAGAGGATATAAGGAATAGTTTCAACCAATTATTAATTTAGACATGGAATACACTATAGTACCTGAGTCTATCTCGGGTTCGGAGCTAGACGAAGAATTTATACAATCCAATGTAACGATAGTACTATAACCACCTATCATACGTATACTTGGCTTACCAGACCTCAATATTGTGTTATGTAGTTCTAATCTGGCGAACTGTTTACCAAATAATTCCAGCAATATTACATGAGTATCGCTGCATTCATAGTAGCCAGATAATCTTAAAGTACCGGCACTCTGTAGCAATCTAATTATGCCTTGCGCCTTGTCTGGATCAGGATCAGAAAGACCTTTTGCTACACAATGTCGTATATCGCAACAAACATCACCAGATAATATTCGAAGGAATTCTTGTTCACACCTTACATAATTTCCAGATATTCTTGTCTTTCCTGAGACGGTAATACCTATTTTGCTAGTCAACTTATGGAATCTCAAATCACATTCCATATTAACTGATCCAAGAGATAAGACGTTAGTATTATTTAACTTTACATCGAGTACATCAACCAGAAATAGAACATTGCTCGATGCGTTAATTTTGTTAATCTTACCTGATAATTTCTTGACACAAAGAAGAATACCATCTCCCTCAGACTTCAGATTATTTATATTAAGGTCTGACTCCTCTCCTTTAATTATACAGTTTCCATTGAACTCTAATTCTTCCAATATTAGCTTGGAGAAAGTTCCAGTTATCCATGTCTCTGTATTCACGAGAGCAGAATCAGAATTAATATCTACATTACAAGAGATAGTACCGTTACAAAGTAACTCATCCACGACTAACGATAACTTACCCTTACCTGAAGCTTTATTAAATTCTAATGACTTGGAATTTATATAGATATTACCATCGTTAATATTACAGAGATTATTACAGAATATGGAATTCGAGCTTAATCGCAAATTTCCCGCGTCATTTCTAATTCCCAGATCACATTTCATCTGACCCACTAAGAAGTTATTGTCTGAATTGTTAGTTATTCCAATAGACTTGCTGACCAATTTATCACATTTAAATTCGAATCTCGTTCGTGAATCTAAACAAACGGACTCTGACTCTAATATCCTGAGATCTAGCTCGCAAGGACGAAATACTCGTATGCAAGCATTAGCACCTTTTGTTCTTATACTACAACCAATAAACTTGTAGTTACCTTCCGAGGTAACTACTATTGCCGAGTTTTCAGAGATTATTCGACTGTCGCGAACAAGAACTGTGCTAGAATCAACATTTAACCGGAATAGTATACTATCGTCGAAAGATGTAATAGTTCCTCCAGTTATCGAGACATGAACTGGTGTTTTTGGCTCGAATTTAGTGTTTAAAACTGAAAACTCAGACAGAACCCATATAGCTGATTTAGTTGCTATATTTTGTAATTTGTAGCTACCAGCTGATAGGTAGAATGTCGGAACTCCTTGAGACTTAGACAATAACTCATCCAGATTCACATTGGGACATACAAAGTTAACGTATTTATTTGGAAACGAGCTCGACGTGTTAAATTCTCTTGGTTCGTCCAAGAATGTAGCTCTTCTGTTGCTCTCTACTGATGGTGAACAAGGAGCACTCAGGCTCACATATTGATTACCGCAGCGATCTGTTTTCAGACAATACTTAACTTTATCCTGACTCATTTTCAGATTCAGCATAAAATTATTAGATATAATATGTCTATGTTTGGAATTCGTGGCTCAAGACAAATCCAGCGGGGATTGGCCAACAGATCCAATGCTATCAATAGAACAGATAAGGGTCCTCGAGTATCTGTAACTACGTCAACTCCGACTACGGATTTAACTGAGAAATACTTAAACCTGATAAGTGATGGCCGAAGAATTCAGATGGCTGGAATGTATCTACATTTATTGTCACCCCAAGAATTCCGCAAATACTGTAATGCTGTAATTGTTAGCTACGTCAAAGGAGTGGTGGGAAACAAGATGAATGACAATCTGGAGGACGCTAGATTTGGTGCCATAGGTAAAGAAATTTGTGGAACATGTATGTTAAGGTTTCCTCTATGTCCTGGTCATATGGGACATATTCCCCTACGATATGAGGACGGAGCTAACTATTCTCCGGGTGTAACTCTTGACTACAGTGTTTATCATCCACTTTACATCAAGGAGTGTGCTATGCTCTGTCGCATGGTTTGTATCCGATGCAAACAGTTATTATTGGATCCCAGTGAAATCGCCAAGGTTGTTAATGATACTGTCGTAGATGCTCGTGTTAATATTAGATTCATCTACGATCGCGCATGCAAGATATCACAGTGTCCTCATTGTAGTGAAGATAGAGATGGTTTAATACAGCCCACCTATACTGTAGATCCTCCAACCAATACTATCTATTATCAGTTCATGGTCCAGAAAATAGGAGTTAATAAACCATCTCCGTTCACTACTAGTCAAGCATATGATGCACTTACTACTATTGATCAGAATCCAAAGATGCGCAAGCTATTGGGCTTTACTGAATTCCCAGGTACCAATGATCGATCTAGTCCCAAAGGTATGATTATGTGGTTGATTCCTGTCTTACCTAGATTTATGCGCCAACCTTTCAAGTCCGAGAATGGATCATTAACTCCACATCCTAGAGTAGCTAAATATCAAAGTATTGCTAAGTCTATGGCCGTTATTACCGAGAAGCTGAAAGATGCTTCTGACATCGTAATAAGATTAAAGAATACAGTAACAGAGAAATTAAACGATGTAATTAATCAATCAGCCATAACGTTAGCCTCAACGTTTCCAGAGGAACAACTATCACAAATTATTATCGAATACGTCAGCAATCCAGACAACTTGGAAGAAGGATCACAGATAGGAGCGAGTCTGTTCAACATTCTATCACCAATAACAGACAAGTCCCAAAGATACCAAACAATAGTAAATTTGATTGTTAAAGATCCTTATAATATAGTCTATTTGGTCTGGTGGTTGAACCCTTATTCCAATGACCTCAATACTCTTCAGTCACAACTTGCTACGATACCTCTGCACAACAAACAGATTTACGTTGCTTCTATATTCAATAAGTCTGTTCCTGCAATAGATACCAGAATTGAAGTTCCTCCTACTTTCTCTCCTAATGTATATAACGTACTTAGTGAGGTAGATATAACACAACTTCTTGGTCTTGGCCTCCGAGAATCTAAAGATCTAAGCTTTCCTCCAGAGCTAGCTCAGGAAGAGATTAAGATGAACGCTATGCCAACTAACCTTAGAGAAAGTTATCTTTTGAGCTTATTATCTCAGAGACTGCAGCCATCTTTAATTACTCTGTTCCTGAAGAAGCTGTTCCAACTAAGAGAAGTGGAGCAACAAACTTACTATGCTTATGTTGGTGGTATTATAGATCAGTTGCCTTTACAACGCAAGATTGCCGTTCTTCATACATTACTACAACAAAAGCTTCGAGAGAGTGCAGGTATACCACCTGTCAGATGGCTAACCACAATGTATCGAACACCAAACAATGAACTTACCATGTATAAATATATCGTACACAAGTTTGATGTTTACAGATCTATGGGTCCTTCCACAGTAAAGAGAGGCAAGGAGACCAAAGGTAAAGGCAAGCCCAAGAAAGAAGTTGATGACGATGGGAAGATTCCTCTATCTCCGAATATTGATTGGATATCAGAAATTTATAATCCGGCTGATACCACATTCATAAAGAAGATCATAGCTAATAAGTATGCCACTATTAGACATGCAGTGGTTGACATTTACACGACGATAAATAAGAAGATGCCAATACAAGCAAGAGCTTCGTGGATGGGTACCTATAAATATGGAAAGAAGAACTTCTTCCGTAGATCTTGGTTAAACAAAAGAATCGGTGGTTCTGCTCGTTTTCCGATTGGTCCTGGAGTGGATCAGAAGTTCGGAGAGTACGGTATACCCAAGATAGTCAAGCACGATCTTTATCGAACGGAGATAGCAGATCCTGGTAATGTGAACAGACTCAACGACCTTCTACGCAAGAAATGCATTAACTCTGTTGAAAGGGGCACTATGACTCAAACACTATGGGAAGGCAATACTTATAGACCACCACCTCATAACTTCCGTATTCAAGTCGGAGACAAAGAAAGAGGTATTCCTCCAGATATAGTTAGAAGACACCTTCAGGATGGAGATCTAATCATAGTCGGTAGAAATCCCACTATTCATCACTTGTCTCTACGAGTTCACACAGTTAAGATTCGCGATACTTTTGCAGGCAAACTCAATTTAAACACTGCTCCTCAATACAACGCCGACTTCGATGGTGATGAACAGAACGTCTTCGTTCCCGATAGTGACGAGGCTATTAGCGAAGCCAGGAAACTTATGCATGTGCAGAACTGTCTTATTAGTGGTTCTACTAACAAACCTGCAGAGTCGCCAGTGATAGATGCTTCCACTGGCAGCTTCCTTATGACTCTACCAGATAGATACGTTAGCATAGACAAGTTGATATGGATAGCATTGAGTGCTTACGAAAGGACAGGAAACATTGTGGATATCCAAAGCCTTCTGGAGAGAGGTGGTAAATACAATCTTTCGTATCTCAAACCTAAGGTGGGTGAGTATGAGGAGATTGTACGCTTGTTGTCTGGTTATGAATTCGAGAGTCCTACTCTGTCTGTAAAGAATGGAAATGTAGAAACTGCAGAAGAGATCAATTACAACGATTGGATGAAATTTGTGAGTGAAGCTAATCCTACTGACGTCGAATATAACTTAGGTGGATACTCTGTACCTCCAGACTATGAGTTCGTGAGTAGATACTTCAAGATAGAAGGCGATAAGGTGATACAAAGGATTAAGGCTCCTATAAATGAAGCTCTAAGATTATTTAAATGGTTGTACAATCTGGATGCAGCACCTGTGACAGCTTTGATAGGCTCTCTACCACTCAACTTTGACTCCAATAGTATTCAAATACGGGGACAGGAAGTTACATTAAATGATCCAGTCAGATATGTGGACCTTCAACTTCTAGAGGATACGTTACCTGGAATTGAAGTAATAGTCTCGGGCTCCTCAAGACTAATGTTGATAGATTTATTGCGAAAACATGAAACTGAAGTCAGTGGCCTTCCTATCATAGCCGAACTCACTAAGGCTTCACAGAACAGTGCGAATGTCACAGATATTCTGTCACGTATGGATAGCTTCATTTCTACACGCACTATCTTTTCTATAGTCTTTCCTTCTGACTTCAAGTACGAGTATGGTGGTGCTATAGTGAGCGATGGAATTCTTCGCTCGGGTCCCCTAGTAAAATCAATAATCGGTGGTACTAGTCCGTCCATTCAAACTCATATCCTCCATGAATATGGTAACGAGGTGATGGGTAATTATATAGATACTATAGAGTCTATAACAACAGCATATCTGGATATGACGGGTCTAACTCTGAGTGTGTCTAGTTGTTTATATGGAGATGAGAGGTTGCAAGATATCAAAGAAAGAGTTATTTCTCGAATGGAAACGGAAATTAGCCAGCTGGTGCCACCGACTAATGAGGTTGATAGAATAACGTACGAAAAGATTCTGTCGTCTAAGTTGGGTATCATGCCGCAGATAGCTAAGAAGATAGTCGAACTATTACCGCGAGATCATACTCTGAGAGCCATCATTGATGCAGGAACAAAGGGTAAGTCTGACATTATCGCTCAAATGCTTAGTATTATAGGTCAAACATACATCAGTGGCAGACGTCTACAGCCTCAAATGACCAATAACACGAGATGTCATCCGAGCATGGTTCCAAATTCAACTGATATTAGTGCCCACGGATTCTGTAAAAGTTCTCTTATGTATGGATTATCGCCCAAGGAATATCAGGATCATTCTGCCGCTTCCCGTCCCAACGTCTTGGATATTGCTACAGGCACAAGTAATATTGGTACACTCAATAGAGGTTTCTATATGCAGTTGGCAGATGTAAGAAATCGGCATGATGGAACAATAAGAGACGATGCTGGTAATGTTATAGAGTTTCGCTACGGAAATGATAACTTCTTGAGAGGGCGGTATGGAAAAGATGATAAAGAGAATGACGGTGGAGGTCTTCTACGTATGAAAATAGGAGAGCGCGAAATTCTTAGCTTTGTCAATATACCGTTTGAGGCTCTAAATCTTAGTAGTTACGGTAGTAATATATTCAAGATATCTTCAGAACCTTTCAATCTTAACAATATATCGAAGATACTGAATTATCCAGACATCCGCAGCAGGTATCTAGGTAAGATTGATTTACCTAAGATTCTAGAGTACATAGCAACCGAGAAAATCCCGATGACTGAGCAACAAAAGGAACTATTAGAATCACTTAACAATGGTCTGGCATTAGAGAAGATAGCTAATCAATTATCTGCAGCCAATTTCATTCGATCCAAGGGTATAGAGTTGCTAGGTTATAAGCAAGAAGTATCTTATCCATACTTGACCAAGTCAGGCAGAGATATCATTCTCTACGTTGATCCTCGAGATATTCCCAAAGCACATAATGTATTGAAACAATATAATTACACAGCTATTAGTCAACTGTAATAATCAGATTTATACATATATCTATATATGTATAATAGCTAACATTACAACAAGTACTGTAACTAGCATTACAACAAGTACTGTAACTAGCATTACAACAAGTACTGTAACTAGCATTACAACAAGTACTGTAACTAGCATTACAACAAGTACTGTAACTAGCATTACAACAAGTACTGTAACTAGCATTACA